TAACCCCTGTATTCCCTGATCTCCAGTTGAGCCTAATATTCCCTGTATTCCTTGTAATCCCTGTATTCCTTGTAATCCCTGTACACCGGTTGGACCTAATAATCCTTGTAACCCCTGTATACCGGTTGGACCTAATATTCCTTGTAACCCCTGTATTCCCTGATCTCCAGTTGGGCCTATTAATCCTTGTATTCCCTGATCTCCAGTTGGACCTATTAATCCTTGTATTCCCTGTATTCCCTGATCTCCAGTTGGTCCTATTAATCCTTGTATTCCCGGATCTCCAGTTGGCCCTAATATTCCCTGTACACCCTGTATTCCCTGATCCCCGGTTGAACCTAATAAACCTTGTATTCTCGCCCGTTGGACCTATTAATCCTTGTATCCCCTGTATTCCCTGATCTCCAGTTGGACCTAATAAACCTTGTATTCCCTGTATTCCTTGATCTCCAGTTGGACCTATTAATCCCTGTATTCCCTGATCTCCAGTTGGGCCTAATAACCCCGGTATTCCCTGATCGCCCGTTGAACCTAATAAACCTTGTACCCCAGTTGGACCTAATAATCCCTGTATTCCTTGTAATCCCTGTACGCCGGTTGGACCTTGTATTCCCTGTATTCCCTGAACGCCCGTTGGACCTAATAACCCTTGTATTCCCTGATCACCAATTGGACCTAATAAACCCTGTATTCCCTGATCTCCAGTTGGTCCTATTAATCCTTGTATTCCTTGTATTCCTTGATCACCAGTTGGACCCAATAATCCTTGTATTCCCTGATCACCAGTTGGACCCAATAATCCTTTATCACCAGTTGGACCCAATAATCCTTGTATTCCCTGATCACCAGTTGAACCCAATAATCCTTGATCACCAGTTGGACCCAATAATCCTTGATCACCAGTTGGACCCAATAATCCTTGTATTCCCTGATCACCAGTTGGACCCAATAATCCTTGTACTCCCTGTATTCCCTGATCACCAATTGGACCCAATAATCCTTGTACTCCCTGTATTCCCTGATCACCAGTTGGACCTAATAAACCCTGTATCCCAGTTGGACCTAATAAACCTTGTATCCCAGTTGGACCTTGTATCCCAGTTGGACCTAATAAACCTTGTATCCCCTGTATACCCTGTACACCAGTTGATCCTAATACTCCCTGAATACCAGTCGGCCCTAATACTCCCTGAATACCAGTCGGTCCAACCGACCCTGTTTGGCCTATCCCAGTTGCACCCGTAATACCAGTGGATCCGGTTGGGCCAATTAACCCTTGATTCCCTTGATTCCCTGGTATCCCCTGATCACCTATTGGCCCGGTTGGGCCTGTTGGGCCTAAGCCGCCACCACCACCATAAGAAAATTGAAATTGTTTAGTTTGTTCTGTGTATTTTAAAATCTGAGAATTTAAAGGTTTTCCTGTTTGAATTGGAATATTATTTATTGATATTGCATTACATGAATCCGTTTCACTGACTCTTAAATTTCCAGCCATTTTAATAGTTAACTATTAAAAATGTTTAATAATTCATATTAAATAACATGCTTGGGGGTTTATTTTCTCTAATATGGATAGGAGGATGACGACGTAATCCCCATTTATTATTATCACCATATACAGTTGCCCAAATATCTAATCGAGAATTTCGTTGTTCTGTTAACAAATTATTTGTAACATCTGACACAATTACTGATATAACTTCATTTATTAATCTTTCAATATAATCTGCTGGTTCTTTAGAACCTTGTGGTATAATATAACGAGTATATATATCACCAATTGGTGGTTTAAACCCTCTATAAACATCATTCATAACTTCAATAATCCGTTCACGAGGAATAATAATACCAGCTGGATATATCCCGCGTAACATACCTGTTACTTTTGATGAGATATATTTAACTGTCTGTGGAGAAAAAAACGATCTTATACGTGGATTAAAATCAATATATCCAACATGTGATATCGTTTTAGTATTCATCATGGTATTCATCATGGTATTCGTATTTCCTTTAGCGCAGGGTCGTCTGTTCATTTTTCTATAAAATTATAATTTTATGTTAAATTTAGTATCCAAATATTTTTATTAACACGTCGAACCGTTGAACCGTCGAACCGTTGAACCGTCGAACCGTTGAACCGTCGAACCGTTGAACCGTCGAACCGTTGAACCGTCGAACCGTTGAACCGTCGAACCGTCGAACTGTGAGCTATCGAGCGGCGAGCCGAGCTCGGTTTGTGATTATGAAGATAATGTTAATGGAGTAACAACCCCCCCATATCTATTATATTCTTTAATTCGTTGGTTAAAATGTTTTTTTAAAATTGGAAACTCATCTAATAAATCTATAACAATAGGAATACAATTCAATCTTCGCATACATCGTCCCAAAAATTGTACAAAATAATTTTGTATATCTGCTGCAATAAATAATGCATCAATCGCCGCATGATCAAATCCTACACCTATTTTACTAGTTGTACCAATTAATATTTTACAATTACTATCAAATTCTCGTTTAGTTCCAACTAAAACATCACAGTTAATATTATGTAGTTTAAACAAATCTAATAAAAGTTTTGCATGATTAATACGTTTAACTAAAATTAACCATGTTTTTTTAGGAAACATTAAAACAGTTTTAACAATAATTTGATTACGATTTTCACAAAGTGCTTGTTCGTTTAATATATGATTCCAATCTAATCCTTGTCGATTGTATTTAACTTCTTTAGGAGTAAAATTTGTTTTTACTGTGTATACATGATGTTCACGATGTAATTCATTACCAACTATATTTGTTCCAAAAAACCACTCTATCGCTTTATCAAAATTATCATATCTAAAAGGAGTTGCTGATAAACCTAATACATATTGTGGGTGAACTTTATAAAAAGCTTGTAATAAAATTTTACTAATTACTTGATGTAATTCATCAACAACCAGAAATTTAATATGTTTTAAATCATGTCTTGTGATTGCGGTATTATCAGATTTTAATATTACTGGATTTATTATGAAAATATCTGCTGTTTTATCTAATAATACTCCAGATTTTATATGACAAATACGTTTAGATGTATATTTTTTAATAGATTCAATCCATTGTTTTGTTGGTAAATCTTGTTTCACGATAATTAAAGTTTTTAAATTAAATCTACATAATATTTCTATTGTTGTTATTGTTTTACCAAACCCTGGATATGCTGACATGATTATTGATCCTTTTTCATGTAATTGTATTAAACATTTATCTCTAACAACACATTGTTTTGTATATAATTTTCCATTAAAATTTTTTGGTTCTACACCCACTGCAAGCGGAGACAACGACTTATTTTCACAAACTAAAGGATGTAAACGCTCACACGGCGCATGATTAACTAAAGGATTTAAATCAGCATCAGCATCAGCATCAGCATCAGCATCAGCATCAGCAACTAAAGGATTTTTATCAGTAAATAAAGGATTTTTATCAGTAACTAAAGGTATATCAATAACTAAGGGGTTTGACTCACTATACAGCGGCTTAACAACCGAAACTAAAGAATTTGACTCGGTATACTGTGGCTTAACAACCGAAACTAAAGAGTTTGACTCGGTATACTGTGAGTCGGCTGGATAAACTATTTGTACCGGATCAATAGGTTCGAAATTAAAATTATCTCGAGTAAAACTAAATGGTAAATAAATATGAGTTTTATCAATATCAAATATTGATATTTCTTCAAAACCATCTTCAATAATTAAAGTATTTTCAATAAATTTTTTATCCTCATTCTCTATTGTATCAAGTGATAACCTATACGACATTTGTTTATCATAATACTTGAAATGGGTTAAAATCAAAAATACTAAAATAAAAAATATGTATTCGTTTTTCATGGAATGTAGTAAATATGTTAAAGAACCCAATAAACAACATATTCTTCACCAATTAGCACTTGGTAGAGGTGGGTTATTTATAAAAAAAAATAATAATAATATTCTTGTGACTTCAGATGGATTTTTTAATATTCCTGCTCATTATAATGAAGAGGCACATAAAGATTTGATGAATAAAATTTGGAAAACTGATGATTATTCTAAAATGGAAGAAACAATTAAAACATCAAAACTTATTTGGGGAAATACAAAAAAAAAAGATAAATTGTATCTTTTTACTCAATATGCCGCACGCGTAGCCCAAACGCTACCACAGTCAAATATACAAAAAATAAATTTACAAAACAAAAATACAACACGAGCCATAACCGAGTATACTCACTTCGGTCATGAAAATGCTGATTATTTACAAAAACGAATGATTATGAAATTATTGGCTTTAGCTTTATTATTAAAATTAATCAAACCAAATGATATAACATACACAGAACATTGTATAACTAATGTTATAGAATCATTAACAACTCAATCTACTTATGATGAGATGCAATTTCATTTTGATTATACTCTTCCTCTTAAAGAATCACCTAAACATGTTAATTTTTTACCATCCCAAACATCAACTTTATCTAGTATAAGTGATTAGTTTTGATTAATTTTTTTTAATCAAAACTTATACCGCAGTTATACAACAGTTATACAACAGTTATACAGTTATACCAGCAGTTATAATAAATCTTGTTTTAACCACAAATTAGCATATCGAATAATATCATAATCACGTATTAAATATGGGAAATTTTTAAGATTTTGACATAATTTTTTAAACCGTTTTTTATCTATTGTTTGAGTTTCTGAATCTAAAACCCAATACCCTAACACAAATCCAGATGGATTCTTATATTTCGCCTCTTTCACCACTTTACTTTTTTCTACTATAAAAGTAATTTCTTTTTTTGTGATATATATAAGTTTTCGTGTCATTAAATCTGTTGCTAATCGATCAACATAAATAGTAAATCGTTGAGTTGGATCTCTGACACTTAAATCCTTTCCACATGTACCCAATTGTTCTGTACCTACATTATTATGAGAAAAAAATCCACAACGATCATAAACATTATATTCATTATTATATTCATTTTCTTCGTTTTCTATCTCATTTTCTATCTCATTTTCTATCTCATTTTCTATCTCAAAAAAATCTTCATTTTCTGTTTCCATTTTATTTCTTAAATTTAAATTTAGTTGTTTTCAATTATTAAACATTGGTTAATAAATAAAACCACGCTCCGCCGCGCAAACGCTATAATGGAACAACTGGATCATTTTTATTACATTTTGTATTCATTTCTGCTTCTAATGTAATAAATGATTCAGAGTCAACTCGCATTAGAGCTGCTTTATGAAATCGTTGGGATGAAACCCGAGTTAATCCAGTACCTCCAATATTTGGAGAATCTAAAACACAGGACTCTTCAAATTTTTCAATTGGCATTAATAATTCACTTTCTATCTCAACTCTAATTGTTCCTAAAAATTTAGAATCAATTTTATTCAAATTACACGTTTGTGCTTCTTCAGAATTAAAATCATAAAAAGTTAATTTTCTAGAAGCGTGTAATGGTCTTTCTAATATAATTGTTTCATTTTCATTAATACGAAAACATCCAATCTCTTTACCATCAATAAAAATTTTAGCGTTTGCTCGTTTTGGGTTGCTATTATGCAATAATACTTTATATTCAGTATTATGAGGAATAAAAAAACAACCATCATGATATTCAATGATTTTATCTTCAGACATTAAAGATAAAGAAAATTTTGCTTTATTAATTGACATTTTAAATACTATGAATAAACAGATAAAAATTCAATATTTTTAATTATAAATTTAATTTACATACTTTATCCCCGCTAATAACACATTTTTTATCCATCGCTACGCTCGTCGAGCTATGCTCGGCTTCGCCTTGCGAAATATTTTTTTGAGATGCTTCATGAGCCGAACTCGAGGGTGATACCAAACATACACCAGTTGACGAATCGCAAGATGTCACATCCAAATATTGATCGGTGCGCTCGGGCTGTGCTTGTTCGTGTTGTGTTTCATTTATTGTTATATTTTGTAATTTAATAAGTTCTGTTTCTATTTGTTGTTGTAATTTTTGAGAATTCAATGCATTTGTTGAAACGATCGGCGTACTTAATTTATCACAAATTTCGTCTTTTCTTTGTTCTGTTTTTTCTTCACTACAATTTGCGCTCGCACCTTCGTTTTTAATCACACGCTCCGCCGTTGTTTTTTCCGCCGTTGTTTTTTCCGCCGTTGTTTTTTCCGTATTATCTAATTTTAATGTTTGCATTGCACTCATAAGTTTACCTACGTCGGGTGGTTCACCCCGTTCAACCGCTTCCATTGTGTCTGTTACTGTTTTAAGCGTATTTCGGGTATTAGGATCAAAATCATCTTGGACTGATGCAATAACAGTATTAACAGTATTAGTTAAATCTTTTAATTTATATTTCCCAGAACTTAACCCTCCTCGTATATTTTCAACCATATTTCTAAAATCAGGCATTTCCATAATCGCTCCCACATTAGTAATATCAGAAACATTATCAACTGACGACCTAATTTGGTCAACAACATCAGCAAACATTGGATTGTTTTCTAATGAAGTCATAACTTTATTTATTGATGATGGTTTATAGATATTATTAAATTCTTCTTCTGATGGTTTTTCTCCAATAAATAAATTCAAATCAATATTTTGTAAATCTAACCAAAATTGTTTTGTTTGTTCTATAGAACCAGTAATAAAATTATCCATTAATAATGTTAAATTTTTTTTCCCTGTTTTAAATGCAGGATTTGTAAGTACACTAATATTAATATTGGGATTCTGTGTAAGAAACCGTCGAAATAAAATAATTTCATTTTGTGTTTGTTCTGTATCAAGTTTTTGTAAATATTTATTATATGATAAAATCATTGGATATTTTCGTTTATTAAACGAAAGTGATTTAAAAAAATCAACAATAGCTTGAAATTCCATTTTCTAAAACAACTGTTTGTTGTTAAATGTTTTTTTTTTTTTTATAAATAATTTCACTAATTTTTATCTATATTTATACTTATTTTTAATGTTTAATCTTTGTTAAAATTAGAAATGTATCTTCTTACTAAAATGCGTGTAAATAAAAAACCATTTACGGTATATTTAATTGATACACCAGATACAATTAAAAATCGAATTGCAAAAAAATTAAACACATTAACTAAATATGTTAAATTTAACCCAGATATTACTCAAAATATTATTGAAAAAAATCAAAATATAACTGCTGTAAATGTTTTATTACCTTTTCTAAATCAAACTAATTTAAATTTTCCAATTGATACATATAATTTAATAAACCCTGCGAACGCAGTGACTGTTCCAACCGATCCGACCGATCCGACCGATCCGACTATTGTTACGAGCACAGCAAGTAATACAGGAACAAATATGTCACATGAGCCGGGGGGCATAGTTGGATCAACATTAAATGAATTTACAAGAGACCAAGCAGAATTATTTTTTATAATCACTCATGAAGAAATAACAAACAACACTGATCATAATTTACAACGAATGATATTAAATGAGATGAAACAGAATTTAGAAACAGTAGATATTATTGGACTTTGGAAAAAGAAATCAACCATTCTTCAAAAATATCAATCTGAATTATTTCAACAAACACAAAAAATAAAAGATCATGAACAATTAGCAAAAATTTTTGAAGAAATACCTGAAGTTTCATTTAGTAAATTTGAATCAAAAGAATCACAATTTAATGTTCTTTTAGGTAAAACAAACTTAACCGTTTCAGAATTTTTTAATATTTTAAAAACAACCCCATTAGTACCATATGCTACAATGGGAAGTTTTTATAAAATATATCATACATTTACTCCGTCAACATCATGGTTAGAATTAAAAACAGAAAATGCGATTTTATTAAAAGTTAATGGGGAAATTGGAGGTGATTTACGTGATTTAAAAAATCCCTATAAAAAGTATACACAAGCAGCTATAACTATAAATAATAAAGATATTATTGCAACAATGCATATGAATATGGGGCATCGTAATATATCTCGAAAAGAATTTATAAATAGAGTAATAAATACATTTGCATTAACATTAAATGAATTAAATTATGATTTTGTAAACACAGCGAGCACAGCGAGCACAGCGAGCACAGCTGAGAGTGATTCACGTACTCAAATACGTTCAGCTGAGCACAGCGACGAGCGCAGCGAAGAATGGTCTGATGAAGAATGGTCTGATGAGGAAGACGGGTCTGATAAAGAAAACCCTCGCGAGCGCAGTGAGGGAAAGGGAAATGAAAACCCTATTATACTAAATACAAATTTAACAAAAGAAAATCCAAATGAAAAAAATATAGTAGAAAATTCTGTAATTGGTTATTTTAGTTATCCAAATCAAACTTTTTATATTCCGGTTTGGGCGGAATTAACTATGAATGATACGGTATTTTCTTCATTAATTGCAATAGATGAAGCTCAACGAGTTTCTAAAATTAAACAAAATGTTTATTTACATGTTCTTAATACAGATCATGATACTATAAGTTTAACCGTAAAACAAACAATAAAAGCAAATATGTATGGATTGTTTCGAATTGGATCAAATTATACAATAGTTCGTATAAAAACAAAAACACAAGAACTCGCACAAAAATATCAAAAAATAATAGCACGATTATTTACATTATATAATTCAGAAGAAAATGATGTATTATTAACTTATCGGCAATATTTATCAGATTTTTTAAAAGAACCCAATACTAAAAAATTAAAAAAAAATAAATTAGAATTAGGAGATATTGCTCCTGATATTTTTGTCCCAAATTATTCTCGTAAATGTCCAAATAAACCAACTATTATATCAGATGAAGACGCAATTAATTTACATCCAGAGATAATGGATGGTGTAAATAGTGAAGATTTTAATAATGAAAATATTAGATTAACAACATTACGAAAATTAAATAATATTACGACGCCCCCATCATTAATGAGATTTCCAGTATTTGGTGAAAGTCAAACACGAACATATCAATGTCAACATGATGGTCCGAAATATCCTGGTCTTAGAAATAATCCACTTAATAATAGAGAAACATTTCCATTTATACCTTGTTGTTTTAAAAAAGATCAAAAAATTACTATTGGAAGTAAATGGAAACATTATTTTAATCGTGAACCATTACGGAAACAACAACCCCAGGTACAAGATTTATTTGTAACGAATAAAATTTTAAAACCAGGGTTTAGTGGAGTTTTACCAAAAACTATCAAGAAAATGTTTAGTTTATTACATTCAGACCCAAAACATACATTTGTGAGAATCGGTTTAAATCGTACCCATAATTCTTTTTTAGAAGCAATATTAGTTGCAACTGGTAAATTAAAACATATTAATCCAACAAATATTATAGCGATGAACCAACATATACAAAATTTAATGAATCCAGATTTATTATTAGCAACAAAACAAGAATTATACAACTATACTATTCCCGAAATTCAAGAAATATTAAAAACTTCAATGAATGCCACATATTTCGTACATTTAATAGAACAAGTTTATGATTGTAATATATTTATATTTACATCATCAAATAAAATGCCTGATGGGGAACTAATAATTCCACCTCATTCTCAAATGTATATTAAATTTCAACCGACAAGAGAAACAATTTTAATATATCAACATATGGGTAGTGAAAGTGATAATGCGACATATCCTCAATGTGAATTAATTGGTAGAAAATTGGTTGAAGCACCATCAGTAAATAGTGATAATGATTTACTAAATTATCCTATTATGAGTTATAGTGCTCAAGATGATTTGATAAAAGGAATATTTGAGGTATTTCAAAATATAAATAGATCATTTAATTTCGATAAATTAATTCTTCCAATTGCAATAAAAATTTTACCTGTTATTTCTCAAATTATTGATTTATATGGTAAATGTCGTCTTATAACAATTTCTTTAAATATGATTCACCCAAATTCATCTAATTCTTGTTCTATCGTAACAGATCCAATACCCCCATATGCTAAAAAAATATCAACAAATTTAGTTCGAGGTTCTATAAATACAATCAAAACTTTTATAAAAGAATATGATATTGAATCTAATAAAATTACCCTTATTCACCAAGTTATAATTAATAAAATTACAAGAGAAATTAAAGCCAAAATAAATAATTTAAACATAACTTTCCTTTGTAATGATCCAAATAAAATATCAAATTTAAAAATAATCCAAACAGAAGAATATAATGAAATATTATCTCCTAAAGATACTGTTATTGAAATATTCTGTAAAACAAAGAAATTAGCTAAACTTTTATTCCAATATATTTTATATTATTTATCTCATTATTGTCAAATAAATAATATTACTAATGAATTAACATCAAAACAATTAATTAATTTTATAATAACAAAAACTATAATCATTCCAGATTATAAATATGATCTAAATACAAATACAAATATATTAATGCCGAAATTTAATATTAATTCTAATTTTATGAAAAATAGGAAAGTAATTGTTACATCTGTGGAAATGCGTAAACGTATATTATATCAAATCCAAATGACCCAACAAACGAATCTATCTTTAATATTAAATTATTATAAATCAAATCGTATAACTGATTTTTTTGAAAATATTTCTGATTTTATTAAATTTCCAACAGAATATCTTTTTCAAGGTGAAACCACCGTTCATAATTTAATACATAATATAAATGTTATACAAACAATAAGTAAAAATATACAACCAGATCATAAATTTCCTTATTTCTTTTATAATACTTTAATTAATAATGATATTTATTTAGCTCAAAATACAACGACATTAGAACTTGCAATACGTATAATTAAAAATTGGATTGTTAAAAAATATCATCCATTTGATCCAATATTAATGAAAATACAACTAACACCATATCCAAATCTAAATATTGAAATAAAATTTTATAAGTATAAAAACACCCGTAATATTATTTTAATGGATGAATTAAGCAAACAATTATTTTTAAATAAACATATTGATGGTCATGGAATTATTTTGGGCTATCGAATTGATAATGTACCTCAATATACCACTTTATTACAAATAAAAAAAGAATAAAAATTTAAACTATTTGTGTTAAAAATGAATTTTAATTTTAACAATTTTACAAAATTAAAATGTCTGATTTACTTCCAATTGATCCTGACGATCAGGGTGTTCAAGGTTTTGTGGAAAAAGGTATTTGGAATGGAATTTCTGTTGTTATTAAAACATCAAAAAATGTAGATTTTATGATTGAACTTGAAACAGAAATTTTATCTAGATTAACTGATTTAAATTCTCCTCATTTTTGTAATTTAATGGGGTTTCTTGCAATTTCTCCTGGAGATCGGAGATTTAAATTAATTTTAAAAGAAATTAGTCATGATGGTTTGAATGATACTTTAGCTAATCTTATTTTTGAAAATAAAGTTAATCTCGTTGCAATGATAAATTGTTTAACACAAACAATGTGTGCAATTATTCAATTTGAACAATTAGGTATCACTCATTATGATTTACATGCAGATAATGTTATGATTAATAATACTAATTTTGATGTACATGTATATATTACACCTGAGAATGATACAATTGCAATTGAAACATTTGGTATTACACCTGTTATTATTGATTTTGGTATGGCCTATTTACCTTACTCGAAATATAAAGCAACAAATATGTTTTGTTCTAATGGATTTACTACAAGTATGAATGATCCATTAATTGATTGTAGATTATTATTAATGTCCACTACTCGTGATTTTAAAGATTTATTCAAAAAAGAATTTCCTAAATCATACTCAGCTCGTATGAAAAATATATCGAACGAAGAACGGAATGCTGCTGAAAAATTAAACAAAAACATTATTTTTATAAAAAAATATATTAAACAAATTAATAAAAATTTTAAACCTTTATGTTTAAAAGAAAATGGATGGTTTCAAAAAGATTATTTTCCTTCTGTTAATGAAGAACTTGTTGAAATAATGCCTATAAAATTAAAACGAGCTTCTGGTATTTTAAAATATAAAAATTTTGAATGGTTACTTGAATTATTACAACATGAACTTGTTCTTCCTTTATCACAATATACAAAACAATCAGAATCAATGCCTTTTTTTCAAGCGGTTTCTTTTTTTGCGGCGGAATGGATTAAAGTTGAGCATATTATTCGTAATACAACTGAAGAACAATTATTATTCAAAGAATTAGTTTCTATACTTAATATACAAGATTTATATTGTATATCTCAACGATATAAAAAAATTCAAGATAAAGTGAATTTTTCTAAAATTCGCTATTATATTATGTGTATGGCTGATGCATATTATGATATTTTAGTTAAAAAAAATATATCTAGTATTCAAATCAAAGAATCATTGTATAATAAATTAGAAAATAAAACAACAGAACAAATTCTACAAACATTGCCATTGCTTAATATTGAATATAAAATTGGTATGAAAGTGTTAATTATTGATATTAAACATAACAAACAAAAAGAAATTGTGATTACATCTAATAATTTAATTCAAATCAAACAAAATCCATCGATTTTTTTCCTTCATTTTTTTGATGAATAAATCATTGTTAACAAATTTGTACTATTACTAAATAATTTAATTTATTTACAAAGATGTTTTTGTTATATTTTCACTTATTTTGTGTTTATAAAACAATTAGAAATTGAATAATCTGGTGTCTCAATTTATTATAGACATATCCTTCTAAATCGAAAACAATGAAATAGTCATATTGTTGCATTTATACAAATTATAGTTAGTATCTAACCAATCATATGTAATATATTATTTTTTTATAAAAAAATGGCTAAAATAAATGAATTAAAATCATGGGAAACATATTGTAATACAATAGATGATTATTCTAAACATGAATTAATTAATTGGTTAACTAATTTATTACATTTCCTGATTCTTTAGATGCTTTTATACATTATGTGAATAATAATACAAAAATTATTATATCAAAACCTTTAAAACGCGAAGGAAATAATTGGTGGGAACATATAGTATATTACATCAATTATCGAAACGAGTTTTATGTAATTTTCTAACACAATATAAAGAAAAACCTTTATATAAACATGATTGTGTTAATGAATATACTCTTGATGTGGAACCATTAAGCCAAATCCCCCCCGAAGATTTAGTGATGATAGATGATAATGAAATACAATTTTGTTTTACTCTCAATGAAATTAAAAATTTAAAACATAATCCATATACAGGTAACCTGATTCCTTCCACGATTAATGCTAAACATTTTAGGGGGTATTCTCATGATGTTGATTCTGATAGTAAAAAAAACATCCTTAATAAAGGTTCGTTTAAATATTATTATGAAAATGGATTAATAGATATAAAAAGTAGATTACCAACCCAAATTATTGATATTGATAGGATGGATATGTTACCAATTGATAAATTATTACATATCTTAAATTTTGATGATTTAGATAAATTATTAAAAAAAACAAGACAACTAAGACCTATTTTATTGATGTTATTTCGTAAATTAATATCTTCTAAATCTTTTCTAATCCCTCAAGTAAATGATTTTATGACACATCTTAGACAACAATCTGATACTATATATGATAATGAGTTTGAAGATGAAGATCCGACTGACTTTATTTATAGAGATATAAGTACAGGTAGTACAAATTATAAGCGTAGAACGTGATAACAGTCGAAGTCAGAATATCAGTAGAAGTCGGAATACCAGTAGAAGTCGGAATACCAGTCGAAATTAATAAAAGTAGATATTTTGAACAAAAATCACGAGGTCAACCGTCTAGTGAATCATATCCAAATATTAATGAACCAATTGGAAGATGTGTCGCTAACAGGGGAACGATGTTCACGAAATACTTTACCAAATGAAACATTTTGTTGGCAACATAAATATTAACCTATAATAAACTACAGAAGGTTATAAAAATGTTATAAGTAATTTGGTTATGTTTTTTAACAATAATATAAAATATGAAAAAACATAATACCTTTGTTATTCAATGGTTTAAAAAAATTGGGCATCCGGAACTTATTGATCTCTGGTGTTCAAAAGAAAATCAAACAGAATTTTTAAAATTACGAGTACCAAATTCATCAGAAAAACGTCGATGTACATGTTATATTTTATTTTGTATTGACAGACGACCAATTTTACAAACTGAAAATCCATATCTTCCTAACACACGAATTACTGCTTTATTAGCAACAGAATGGCGAGAACATCGTGATAATAATGATACAATTTATAAAAAATACAAATTACTAGATACTAAACAAGTGTTTATGAAAAAACATGAAACAGAAATACAACAAAATTATCCTCATCTTACTGAAGAAAATGTTAATTTAGTTTTAGAGAAAATGTTTGATCGTGTTCATCTTCGCGAGCATATTTAACTATTTTTGGAATACTGTAGATAAGGAAAATGTAAAATTATTTAAGTTAAATTAAAAATAATTTAACTTAATATTTGATCTGTGTTTTTATAAAATTAGATATAATTTAAAAGACTTAGTACTTTTGTATTGAATAAAACGAAACATATTGAACAAATAACTAAACATATTTTAAACATCATACGTAACAAAAGTATATTGGAAGAAGATAAAATTGAAATGTTAACATTTTTATTTTCACAAAAAAACTTAGTTCCTTCTTTTGAAAATGAATCTAATAATGAAGAAAGGTATATTAACTTATATAATGAATTATGTAAATCATTAGAATACCAAGCTATATTACATATTGTTGTCATAAATGACATATATTTCTATTATGCAATTTTTAATTATACGTATTGCAATTGATTCATTAGATAATTGGCAACATACTCCTTTTACAAAAGGACTACAACGAAAATTTCATTCTATTAAATAAACTTTATTTATATTATTATAACATGATGTTAATTGGTTCAATGCAACCTCAAAAAGATGTTGTAAAAAAAAATATAACATTAACATCTCCCATAGAACTTATAGAATGGGGTTTTGATGATACCCAAAAAAATAAAAGTCTATTTTTAAATTTCAAAAAAGATATCCAATCTAATTCCTATTTTCAAAATATTGTGTTTAAAAACCCAATATTACATAATCAAATTAACAACCATAATATATTTGATCCTAATTTAATTAATAAATTAGAAACATTTTTAAAAATACATATACCCAATAAAGAAGTACAAAAATGGAAACAGAATTTAATATTAACTAGAGGAACGTATTGTTTGACAAGTATTCACACGATGTAAATACTTGTCTAACATTTGAGTTATTTTAAATAATCTGATAAATTATGTTTACTTTGAAAAATTTCATTAATACTTTTAGTATCATTTTCTAAATAATATAATTTACCTAAAATTCGGCCATATTTATCAAAACCATAGAATTTTAAATATAAAATTTTATTATGTGTTAGTAATTTTAAATCATCTCGTAAGATTTTTGCTTGATTTATAATTTCATCACGATTTGGTGTTTTTAATAGAGGTTTTAATTCAGGAGCATTATATCCCATTAACCTAACTTTCCATTTAAAAAATTTTTTACTATCCGGATATTGTAACACACATGTACATGTATCGCCATCATAAACATCCACAATTTTACATTTATGTAAAACAATTGAATCAAAACCAAAATAATCAGTATTGTCCGCTGTACAAAATTCCATTTTAATTATCAATTTTAATTTAAAAAATTAAAATTGATTTAAGACTCAAGACTCAAGACTCAAGACTCAAGACTCAAGACTCAAAATAAAAATGTTATCGAATATACTTGTTTATAAGGAAGTAAATTTTGTTGGTATCCTAATCCTATTGAAATATACAATGTTTGTCCCATACCTCAAGAAATAAAACAGTATGTTTTGCCTTATGTTGATAAATTACAACACTTTATCAACACTATAAGAGTTAATCCTAATTTTTAAATATTATAATACATACCTAATTTAGTACCTTTTAATGTATGTAAAACACCTAAACGATTCATAGTATTTTTTATATTTTTTAATAATAATGGGGCTATATATGGTTTTTCTAACAATTTATTCATAACCGGATCGTTGTTTATTGTTTTTGGATCAACAATAAATTCAGGAATACAATTTTGACCAATAAAATAAGAAATGGTGGGAGATGTTGGATTTAAAGGATTAAATAATTCTGAAATTTTGGTACAATTATACATATTTAATAAATATTTTTGATGAGCAATATTTCGTAATAATATTTCACTTGATGATAAAATAGGATTTTGATTAGCTCCAGCAGATAACATATTTGCATTTGCACTATATTCTGTATCAATAGCAGATGATGTTACATACTCACATATTGGATCCCATTTTACAGAGCATCGATTTGTTAAAAATGCTTGACATGGACGGCTATTCTGACCATATGTATCACTGTTACTACCATGATTAAAACGTTGAGAAATTGTATTACCAATACATGATGTTAATGGATCATTATTAAAAATTGGTAAAGTATTTACTTTACTATCTCCTAAATTACGAAGTTGTTTATACATTTTTAAATAGTTTTTAAAATTTGATTGTTGTAATTTAGTTTTTAAACTATTATTAATGATGTGGTTTCAAAAAATATCTCAACTATCAACCCAATCATCAACCCAATCATCAACCCAATCATCTACACCTCCATGTGATTTAAACACCCTATCGTTTAAACAACATGAATCCCAGACAAATGATTATAAACCAACAATAAAATTCTTTTCAAAATTACGTTATTATTCAAACTTCCATTATTCTTTTCAAATCAAAATAGATTATCCCCCAGATATTCCCACTATTGTTATTGATTTTTATGATATTTGTGAAATATGTTTGGATATGACTTCAGTGCAAAATTTTAAAACATTATATTGTTGTTCTACAATGATTTGTAGAAATTGTTGTCAAAATTGGTTTGACTCTGCAACACCAGAAACTCTTCGTAAATTTTATTGTCCATTTTGTTTTCAATTACCTCAACAGTTTGTTTTGCCTAAACAATTTAAATATTTTTGGGATTCACTCCCAAAAATAGGTAATTCTAATATTAAAAGTTGTGCTTTTTGTAAAAGACCCCACCAAAAACAAGAAGAAAGGTGTCAAGATTGTATTGTTAATACATATTTTGAATGTAAATTTTGCCCGGGATGTTTTACGCCATCGGTTAAAATTAATGGTTGTAATACTGTTCAGTGTTATGTATGTCAAATTACTTGGTGTTACATGTGTCAACATAGTCCATGTAATTGTTTAAATATGAATAGAATTGTTACACCACGTGTTACACGTGTTATACCACAACCAATAATTAATACACCACGTGTTACACCCCGTGTTATACGTAAAACTCGAAGTAAGACATGTTTTGTAACACAACGTGTTACACGAAGTAAGACACGTTGTATGACATGTTTTGTAACACAACGTGTTACACGAAGTAAGACACGTTGTATGACACAAGTGCAAAAAACCGAATCTTTTATAAAAGGTTTTAGAAGACAAACAAGAGGAAATTCAAATAACTTGAGACAAACGCGATCCCAAACCAGACTCCAAAATGGATTATAATTGATATTTTGTTGTTTTTTTATTTAACCAAATGGTTAAATAAACATGCGTGTTTTATTTTCCAATGTAAGATCACGCATGTGGTCACGCAAACATTTAGTTTGTTTCCCATGAACCACTTCCGCCCCCAGTTCCGGTTACTCCTCCGGATTGAAAATGTCCTAATAATGTACTATTATTATCAAAAAACATTACAGCTAAATATACAGGAGTTGCTGTAAATGCAAATGATACTGTTTGTGAAAACAAATCATCTACTGAACTATTTAAATAAATATCCCCAAAATAAACACCACCCCCTGGTATTGCAATACCACCAGCATTTCCATTAAATGTATGTTTTATAACAGTATCAGAGGTTGTGGTAAGTTGAAATTTAAAATAAAACAACATACTTGCAATATCACATTGTGCACTAAATGAAGTTATTTCTGATTCCGCTTGTTTTGTTTCTTGTGGTACACTCTGTTTCTCTTTTGTATCTAAATTAATATAAGGGGTAATTGTAATTGTTTTTAAATTTGTTGTGGGAATATCATCTTTAATTATTTGAATTAAATTAGCCATTTTAAGTAAACATTATTTTAAGTAAACATTAATTTTCATGGACTTCATTAGTATTTGACTTACAATATTTCCAGAATAAATAAGTTACAAGTGCAGTTATTAAAATATTCCACATAAAAGATACATTTAACATATATAAACTTCCATATGTAATTAACATCACTAATAAAACTAACCATAATATATTTTGATTATTTACATTACCAGTTGTGTTTCGTTGAGTATATCCTTCTCGAGGCGAAGACGAATATGACCGATATGATCTTGCGGACCCATGTTGATCAGGAATCCAATTTTCATTAACAGCATCATTTTTTTGAGAATCCATTTTAAATAACAAAAAAAATCATAATAATTTCTGAGACACTATAACAAACACAACGAAGGTAATATTTAGATGAGTTTATACTTTGAAATAAAAGTATTTAAAATCACTAAAAGTTTAAGTTTAAAAAATTATTAATAAAAAATGTTACATTATTCTCGTATAGCGGAGTTACTTCAAAAAAAATTTAATTGTATTATTGAAAATGTTTATGGTAATAAAACAATAGAATATATTTGTTTTAAAACCCCTGGGGATATTCTTTGTTTTCTTCATATTCCTAATCAATATGAAATAACACTTGATGGTATTAATTTAAAACCCATGAAACTATGGACTAAACCAAAAGAAACGTTTGAAGCAAAATTAGTAAGTTCTGACCCAGAAATCCCTATTGTAAATATGATACAAGCAAAAAATTGTCCTGATGGATATATTAAATTTATAAATAAATTAAAACCTTCACTTATTTCTCTCCCGTATAAAGTTGGTTTATTAACCCAAGAATTTATATTAATTACACACTGCGATGGGAATTATGTCCAAGATAAAGAAAATGTAACTGAGTTTGGAGAAATAGATATATTTATTCATAATGGAATAAAACAACCACGATTGTTTTTGGTTTTTGATGTGGAAACATTAATACATAATAATGTAATGCTTGAAATAAAACGTGTTTATAATAAAATATTTGAATTAATAACTCAGTATACGGATAAAACTTATCAGTAAAGGGAAAACATACACAAACAAATTAACGGACCTGGAACGGGTGGTTTTTTGTGATTTATCCCATTCAGCAGTAAAACTATCTTTACAATATTATAAAGATGTATCTGAATACGAAAATTAATATTAAATTATCTACCGAATTTACTTAATTTATTAACTTATATTTAAAACCATTAATTTATAACTTGTAGTTATAAGATTTTACAAAATCATATTAAGGTAACAAAATGAATTGTTAAACAATGAAATAATTGATTTTAATAACATAAATAAATCTTTAAAAATAAATGGAAAATTATGAAATCTGTGCTAAAAAAGAAACCCAATTTGATATGTCACAACCAAGTATACCGCTTTATAGTGAAAACAAATCATACTCTATAGAAACTCCAGATTCACAAAATGAAAATCCTCCGTCATATGATGATGTGGTACAAAAAAAAAAAACTTTCCAAAATCTACGTGAATACCGGAAAGAATATATCTTTAACAAATTTGAATGTTTGAAATTCAAAAAAAATACAAATATTTTTCGGTTGTGGAATATTTTGATTCATAATGATCGATGGTTGATATTTATTATTATTTCATATATTTATGATATACTTGCAATAGGGCGTTTTTTTTTATGGAATAAAGCTGTTACTAACACTTTTTATACTAATTATCAATGGTCAATTTCATCATCAGAACCGAAATGGTTCCCTGTAACATCAAAAGAAATAATTATGGTGTGTGTATGGGTATTTACATACTAATTTGGTAAAATTACCAAATTATACAAAAAATAGTGAAAATTCTCAGGAAAATCCATGGACAATTATTAAAAAGCAATGGACAAATTGTGTCATTCATAAATTCCTTTTAAATATATTTATTTGTTTATTTAATTTGGTTTTGTTTTTTAATCCCTATTTATCTTTTATTTACTATTTGTGCTTTTATAATATTACTTTCAACCTATACATTTTTTTATGTTTGTATACCTATATGTCACATGATATGGTGGATCACAATTATTTTTCTTTACTGTAGTTTTTTAGGAATATTAACATTTTGTTTCTTATTAGATTTATTTTTAACTGGTATTATAATATCTCTTATATGTTGTTATTTTATAATATGTTACCCAATTCGTCTTGTGGGATTTATCGGATGTTATTTAACATACAATTTAATGGATTTATTATGTCATAAATATCGGTGTATGATAAATTAAATATATAAATTAAAATTTATAACTAGACAGTTATAAATTGAAAAAATTTTTAATTATAAACAATAATTAAAATGGTTTATTATCTTGAATTTGATTCTACATTTCGTAACAGAAATAAATGGTCTAATCCAGCTGAATTTGAGATAAATATCTCGAATTCCGGACAATCATCATCAAAAAATGCGGTTGATCCGGTATGTGAATCTATTCCAACGCAATGTTGGACTTCACATTTATTCGATACTCAAAACCCAGGGCCGATAATACAAGGAGTTGTAAGTAACCCGAATATTGGTTATGCAACATCAAATAATATTATAATAATATCAACCTTACTTAACACTTTACAAACTGTTGATAATTATTACGTCAATGCTGTATGGAATAATATCACAAACCCAACACAATATTCCAGAATTAGTGAATATAAATATTTGGGAACGAACGGGGTGAATGATATAGGAAAATTTACATTAAAAACAAATGTTACAGTTACAATTGGAGATGTTTGTAGTATATCTGATGCGACTGACATATCATTAAATTTATTATTTATTCCTAATGGAAGTAATTTAGAAAATGCTTACACAACTTTTGTAATTTATAATGAATCACTAAACCAATATCGAAATATTAACGAATATTTCGAAGATACGGGATTAATTCAAATTAATTCTCCTCCGTTGGTTGGTTGGTTAAATACTCATAATTATTGTTTACGACGAAATCCACCTGGACTCGTTTCACCAGCTAATCTGGGATCAACTACAACGAATATCGTTTTAGGAATACCAGCACAACCAATCGATGATGTTTATAATGGTTGGTTTATTAGAATTCCTGAAACCACTTATGACGGAACCAATACCCCTCCTGAAGGTGAAATTAGACGTATTGTTAATTATAATGGTACTACATTTACAGCCACTGTATCACCTCCTTTTTCTGCGCCCACAGTCGGTTTGATTGTTGCATTACTACAATTTTCATACGACAATTATGGTTCTGTATCATATCGTGGACCAATATTAAATGAGCAAATATGTAGAGTTCGATTAAATAAACTAATATTACCAAATGTGTATTTAAAAGCCCCAAAAGGAGGAAAAACATCATTTTTACCATATGTTTATGTTGAATTAAGTAATATTAATAATCCAATAAGTAATATTTTAATTTCAAATAATCCTAATAGTACTCGTGCACTATTTACAGCTACTATTCCCAATATATCAAATTTACACACAGCACCATTTGTAATATTAACAGGAGATGATATTGAACAATTGATAAGATTTAAAATCGACACTACACATAAACTGAAAATATTTTTATCAAATGGGGATTTATTTTTAACGATGTTTTTAGATACAACAAATCCTTATCCCCCAAATGAAAAATTACAAATTAGGGCATTATTTTCTGTTAATACTGAAGCAAAAACATGTTGTTCAAAAATTATTACCAATTCTGACCAACGAAAAATGTAAAATAATTGGTAGTTGTTTTTCATTAAAAATTATGATAATCTTTTGTAATAATTATTAAAAATTAAAAATTGGAATGGAGTTAACAATAGAACAAAAAAGAGTTTTTAATTTAATTAAAGAAGGAAGAAATATTGTTTTAACTGGACCCGGAGGTGTCGGGAAATCAACATTATTACAACACATTAACACAGCTAGAAATTGCAATAAACAAAATATTAAATCTCAATTAACAGCAATGACTGGGGCCGCCGCAGTTATTATTGGTGGACAAACTTTACATTCATATTTAGGGGTCGGGTTGGCTATAGAAACCCCAGAAATATTAGTAAGTAAAATAATGTCTCGTCCCCAAATATTATTAAGATGGCGAACAATCGAATTATTAATAATTGATGAAATAAGTATGTTATCTAATAAATTATTTTCAAAATTATCTACAATAGCACAAATTATACGAAATAATAATAGACCATTTGGTGGGTTACAATTATTATTATCAGGAGATTTTTTACAATTACCCTGTATACAAGACGATTTTTGTTTTTTATCTAATGATTGGGAAAGTTATAATTTTAAAATTATTGAATTACAACAAATTCATCGTCAAACCGATTTAAAATTTCAAAAATGTCTACATAACGCTAGATTTGGGCAAATGACTGAAGATGATATAGAATATATAACAAGTAATGGAACTCTTTTTCAAGAAAAGATACCAAGCATAAAACAAAAGATACATACAACCGGGACCGGGGAGCGATCTACTTCACCTGAAATCGAAAATCATCAAATTCAACCAACTGAAATATTATGTTGTAATATTGATGTTGATGATATTAATATGAGAGAATTAAAAAAATTACCCACCCAAGAAGAGTTTTCTTATGAACAAGAAATCATTCGTTATATTCATAAAAGTATTAAATCGTCAGAAATTGACAAACGTTTAATTAAACGATGTAACGCTCCTGAAATTGTAAATATTGCAATAGGTGCACAAGTTATGTTACTTATAAATTTAGATATTGAAAATGGATTGGTTAATGGATCAAGAGGAGTGGTTATCGGGTTTGATCAATATGGTCTTCCTTATGTTCAATTTAAAAATCAACACCGGTTAATAAATTTTCATGGTTATGAAATTAAAGATGGTGCCCAAAATTTGGGTATTATTTATCAAATTCCACTTAAATTGGCTTATGCTATTACTATACATAAAAGTCAAGGATTAACACTCGATTCGGCAATTATTGATTTAGATGGTGTTTTTGAATATGGGCAAGCTTATGTTGCTTTATCACGAGTTAAAAATATTAAAAGTTTAGAGTTATTAAATGCACATCCAAATTCGTTTCGTGCTCATCCAAAAGCAATATCTTTTTATCAAAATATGGTTATTTAATGTTTGGAAAATTTCCAACATTATTGTTCTCTAAAGCTAATATTTGAATTTGGAATTTATTTTTTTTTACATTTACAAACATGGGAATCAAGAGCATGACACAACTACTAAACATTTTACCCCATTCATATAAACGGTTTAGACATATTAGTGAATATAAAGGTCAAACTATTGTAATTGATGCACCAATGTTTGCTCATATAAATATTATTCATCCTGATGGATATATCAAAAGTACTATTGATTTATTAACTTATTTGTTATCATATCATATAAAACTAATTTTTATATTTGATGGGCAAAAACCGGTAGAAAAAAATTTAGAAACATGTTTACGGCGTAGGGAAAAACGAAATAGATTAGATTATTATCGGGGGTTAGAAGAAGATTTATTTGTTTATAAAAAAACAAATGTTTGTTCTCCAGCATTATTATCTTTACAAAAAAAATTAAAATCTAATTTTACTCCTAGAATGATTCAATATTTTATTAAAAAGGGAAAACAAAAAATTAGTATCGTTACAGAAAATGATTATATTAAGTTTCAACAAATTTTATCTCTCTTTGGAGTGCCTTTTTTAATTGCTAAAGGTGAAGGAGAAATTTTATGTTCTGATTTAGTTAAAAGTGGACTTGCTGATGCAGTGTTATCTCGTGATAGCGATGTTTTAGCAGCTGGAACCCCAATTATTCTTTTTGATTTTAATTTTCAAAAAAATACTTTTACCGAAATTCGAATCAATGAATTATTATTGGAATTAGATTTAGACTACACCAGTTGGTTAGATTTATGTATATTATGTGGTACTGATTTTAATGACAAACTCTGTATTCTTTCTGTTGAAGAAATTTATGATTTAATTAAATTACATAAACGTATTTCTCAATTACCTCTCAAAGAATGTTCTGAAGGAGGAGTATGTCCAAATCTACCACTTTCGGAAGATATAGATAAAATACGTAATCTATTTACTCTTTCAATAGAAAATCAGATTACAGAAATACCAAAAAATAATCCACTTGATTTTGAAAAAATCGCAATGTATATTGTTGATAAAAAACTAAATATTTCATTAATACACCTAAAAAGAGTGGTAGAAAAATATAACAAATTTTTAAGTAAATCCAAATCCAAATCCCAGTCTATTTGATTTTCTCATTAAACATTTTGGTGCAATAAATTTTTACTTATAAATATTAGTTTGTAGAAAAAATTGTAAAATATTTTTAATATTTTACAATGATTTAGCAAATTTTTTAATCAGAAATTAGGATGGACAATTATATATTTCCCCACTTTGTGCGTGAAATTCACGAAATAAATGACAATCTACCGCATATGATTTCATTATACCTAATAATGTGACCTCCCCAGTTATACGTTCTTTTAAATCTCGTTCTAATTTTTGATCAATCATTATTACATTTTCTTTACTTAAACTTTTATCCATTTTAGCTTGTTTAGACATATTATTTAATTCTTTTTTTAATGTTTTAATAGTTTCTTTTTCCTTTTCACGAATTTCTTTAAATTCTTCTCCTCTTTTTCCTTTAACACTTTCTAATTTTGTTATAGATTCTTGAATTGATGTGTTTAAATTATTAATTCTTTGTTCAGCCATACTTAATCCGCCTTCTTCTATTTCAATAGGATAATCTGCTAGGTATTTATGAATTCTTACAACCCATTCACCAGAATTTATATTAAGGTTTTTATGACTACAATATCGTGCTCCACGTCCAATTGTTTGAAGTTCTTTATTATAAAGTAAAAACGGTTCTAAAATATGTATGTTTCGTAAATCTTTAAAATCCACCCCTTCATTAAATTTTTGTGTTGCAAGAAATATTTGAACATATCCCCCATTTTTATTTTCTGGTTTATTAAATAATTTTATTAATTCTTGTAAATTAGCTCCAGCATTATGTTGTCGAGATGCATTTTTTACTAAATCACTTGTTATGGCCAACATATATCGTTTTTTTAAACTTAACATTGGTTTTTTACCATTATTTATTAATTGGGCTGTTTGATGATCAATTTGTTCATACCCCTCCTGATTTAAAATTTTTTGAATAGCTAAAATACCTTGTCCAAATCCTCTATTTTCAAAAAAAGCACTATAAATATAATGTTTTTCAGATTCATATTTTTTAATTTGGTCTAATAATACAGGAATTTTACAACTAAAATCTTTTAAAGTAATATTATCAAAATTAAACATAGCATTACTATATTTACGAGCTTGTTTATAATAATTATCAGATTTATTAATTTCAACTAATTTATCCCAATTTTTATTATCATTTGTTGTTTTTGTAATTACTTCAGCATATTTTCTATATTGTTCTATACCCATTGGTATTGAAATTGGTTGAATTCGTTCAATTTTTGGATATTTTGATAAATCAGCACTCATATTAAAATAACTTACTAATCCTTTTATAGATTTTCCAAAATTTTCTAAATCAGCAGGTTTTTGTGGAATAACGATTTTTCGGGAATCTTGATCTCGAACTAAATTTAATAAATTTACTATCTCTTCCATTGTATCTCCTGGAGTCGCTGTTAAAACTGCAATGTTTAAATGGGAAATTAAAGGATTTTTAACATCTAATAAAAAATCTCGAACAGCAAAATGTTCTCCTTTTTGATTTGGTAATGGTCTAAATAGATTATGAACCTCATCAATTATAAGTATAGCATTTTTTAATAATTCCCGATGTTTAATTACATGTTCTGGTTTTACTTGTAATGGATGAAAAATTAAAAGATAATGTGCTAATTGAGCAAAAGTAAAAAATTTTACTTTTCGTTTTTCAAATAAATTTTCGACTGTTTCAGGTTGTCCTTGTGGAGTTACATTTTTACGAAATCGTGGATATAATTCAGCCGCACATTTCATAAAAGCTTCTGGGGGATTTGATGCTAAAGCTTCAATACTACTAACAAAAACGATTGTTTTATCAGTATCCCAAAATGCTTCCATAATACCAGCAGCAGTACATGTTTTTCCACTTCCAGTACTATGCCATACTAATATTCCTTTATTCTGTACTTTACCTCCATTTTCTTCTTGAGCTTGTACAAAACCTTTAAACAACATATTTATCACCGTTTGAGGTTGAGATATTTTCATTTTCTGATACCCTTCACATCTATTCCCAACACCAAATAATGGTGTGTATGATTGGGGACGAACGTCTAATAAATTTAAATAGTATTGTTGTAAATAATTTTGTATATTTATTTGTTTAATATTTTTTGGCCAAGTTGATGGTAATTTTGGGATAATTTGTTGGGAATCTTTATATTCAAGACTTACACATTGATATAAATTATCATCCCATTCACATAATCGATCTTTATTACATTGTAATGATGTTTGATGTATATCTCCATCTAAAACAAGTCCTTTACTTTTTCGATATACTTCATTTTTTGATTGTAATAATGTTTTATTTTCATATATACTACAACGTGAATCACTTGCTTTTACAAAACATACTCCTTTATCAACAAAATTTTCTCGATTTAATGTATGGGGTGCCCAGTCACCATTAACTTGTTCACATTGATCTTTAGTTCTTACATTTATAAAATATAATTTAGTTTTATTTTGTTTAATATCTTCTTTATTAAATTTATAACAATTAATTTTTTTATATGGATTAGAGTTTACATATCTTGATACAACTTTATATTTTTTATAAAAATCTGGTTCAAAAGGATATTGATATTCATCATTTTTATTTTGTTTTCGACATAACTCATCACGTCGAGCTTTTTCATCTTTTAATGTTTTTACTGACATTTTTTAATCTTTTTATTTTATTCTATTAATTTGATTAATATTAATTAATCAAATTAATTATTCCAACTAACTAACCGATTCCAACTAAACGATTCCAACTAAACTTATGAATCAATATTAAGTGTCTTCTCCATCATATTGTATATTACTTAAACATAAATCTTCAAGATCATGTCCCCATTTTCCATCTGTTTTTGCTCTATTGATTAAAAAACATCCAGAATATCGTTTAAAACATGGTTCGACTGGGAGAGTTGTGGTGGTTTCTTCTTCAGCATACATTGTTTGATAAGCGTCAGCAATATTTTTAACTAAAAATTCTCTTGAATATAAACCATTTGATGAATAAATCTTTTTCTTATAAGGTCCATTATGTATTGGATAATCAATCACAATAATTAGTTTGTTTAATTACAATTTCTTCTTTTTTGTTCATAGTGTTTAATGATTGTTTCAATCCTTCTGGGGTTAATTTTACATATGGAGATTTATGTTCATAAATCTCACAATTAACACAGTCGACACAATAACGAGTTTCAAAACTAATATTTTCCATTTTCCATTTTAATATATAAAGTTGTTATATTTCAATTTTTAAACACAAAAAACATTTTCATCAGCACATCCCCCAACGCTTGTTATTATTGTATTATCCATTGAACTACAATCATCTATTGTAATTTGTGTTGCACTCCCATCGGGGCAAAATAATGCATTTCCTATATTCCCAGTTATACTTGCACTGTTTTGATATACATGTATATTAGGACTAGTACTCCCCATACTAACACTTGCTGATATAATTACATGCGATAACCAGGCTTTCACACCCAACATTAAAACTTTTAAGAGTGTATAAAATTTTATTAAATCTTATGTATTATTTCTGTTTCTGTTTCAGGTATTGAATATTAATTTATAAACATAGTAACAAAGATATAAAATTGATTTATAAAGAAAAAAAATATATAACAAAATGTCATTAGAACCATTATTAAATACCGAAAATCATACTTATGTATTTTCTGTTAAACATAATGATATAAATCAGTTTTATATCAAACACAGATCTATGTTTTGGAGTCCTGAAGAAATAGATTTATCTAAAGATTTAAATGATTGGATAAAGTTAAATTCTGATGAACAATATTTTATAAAACATATTTTAGCTTTTTTTGCTGCAAGTGATGGAATTGTAAATGAGAATTTACTTGAAAATTTTTCAAAAGAAATCCAATATCCTGAAGTTAAAGCTTTTTATTCTATACAAATTGCTATGGAAACTATACATAGTGAAACATATCGTATTTTAATAGAAACATATGTTCCAGAGTTATCTGAACAAACACATTTATTTAATGCAATTACCACACATCCTTCAATTAAACAAAAAGCAAATTGGGCACTTAAATGGACTAATCCTTTAACAAATAGTTTTCAAGAAAGATTAATAGCATTTATTGCGGTGGAAGGTATTTTTTTTTCAGGTTCATTTTGTGCTATATTTTGGTTAAAAAAAAGGGGATTAATGCCTGGTTTATCTTTTTCTAATGAATTAATCTCCCGAGATGAAGGACTACATTGCGATTTTGCGATACATTTATATAATAATCATGTTAAAAATAAATTACCTAATTGTCGAATTCTTGAAATTTTAAATAATGCACTTATTATTGAGAAACAATTTGTTATTGAATCTTTACCTGTTAAACTTATTGGTATGAATATGCAATTAATGACTGAATATTTAGAATATTTAACAGATAGATTATTAATACAATTAGGATGTGAATATTTTTATAATACTAAAAACCCTTTTGATTTTATGACATTAATGAGTTTAGAAGGAAAAACAAACTTTTTCGAAAAACGAGTTAGTGAATATAAAAAACCCACAACACAAGAAACGTTAACTTTTACATTTGATGAAGATTTTTAATATTTATAAATTTATAACTAATTTAGTTATAAATGTTGAAACCCTATTTATTTTGATTTTCTAATTTATCTAATTCAATTAATTCAGCTTCTTCATTATCATATTCTTCCCCATATTCTTCATATGTGGTACCATATGCGCCATATTCGCCATATTTTTCCCCGCATTCTTTTTCCCTATTACCATTTTGAATATAATCAGCATTTTCTCCATAATCAGCATTTTCTCCATAATCAGCATTTTCTCCATAATCAGCATTTTGTCTATATTCTTGAGAAATAGATGGTTTATGTTGTCGTTGTTTTAAATTTTCACGGTGTTCAGCTTCTTGTATTAACCACTTTGCATATCCTTGAATTTTGTCTTGTACAAGCAATGGAACTGTATTAAAAATTTTTTGTGCAGCAATTTGTTCGGGCGAATGTGTGGTTGATTTATCAGTTTTCCCACCCGTCATAGTGTTTACATATGCCGCATATTCTGTTGTATTGGGAAAAACCATGGGTCTTGATGAATGGTGATGGTGATGGTGATGGTGATGAGGTTTAGTTCGAGAACGAGATAATTTAACCGTCTTAACATTCATTTTATATAACATTTAATAATTAATTTAATTATTCAATTATTCAAGTTATCCATTCTGGGACCATTTCGCTTTACAATTAGTACATTGTGCGAAAGTAGTTGTTGGTTCATCCGCACTTCTGGTTTGTACTGGCATAGAAAATACACGAGAACTACCACATTTACATTGTATAACCCCTTCCTCAACTTCATATGGCTTTTTAATATAATCATCCTGTTCTTGTTGTTGATTTAAATAAACAGAATATTGTTTATGGAACCATCCTAATTTTTTTTGTTTTATTATGTCTTGAATATATCCTTCTTTGTTATTACACCATTTATTAGAAATTAGATCTTCATTTACTTGTGCCATTAACCAAATTAAATCTGTTTCTAATTCAATACTTACTTCTTTGACTAATAATTCAATATTCTCGTTACAAAAATCTTCGGTATCGTATAATAAATCATTAGATATTGGTGTTTCAGTTTCCGTATACCGATCAGGTCCAAAATCGGTTGATGTGTCCAGTTCGCGAGCTACCTCTGAACTGGGTTCGATATTAACCACTTTTTTATAGTTTGGAATCTCTGCCCCCAAAGATCTATCGGTGTCTGTTAACAGAATATTAGATATTGTTTGGGGAAGCGCTTGCGCGCCGGAGCGTATATTGAGAAAATGTGTCATGTCCATTAATCAATTTAATAAATTTAAAAATAAAAAATCAAGAATTACTCTACTCTTAGTATTTTTAAAATAAATTGTTTCATAATTTTTAAATATTGAGATGGTGGGGATATTTTGAAATTTTATAATATCAATTATTTCAAATTGGCGTTTTAATATTACTATACTTGCTTCACTTATAATATTATTAATTAATGGATCATAACAAGTATATAAAAATAAAACGGGAGTGGTATTTTTCATATTCGGCTGCGCTTCGCCTGGCGTATATAGTCCCATTTCTGTTAGGTTATACGAAACGAATTTTGGTCGTTGACCTGAGCCGGCCTTCGCGCTTTTTTGTGTGGGAGAATTTAAATGTGAAAGTTGTTTTTCTTGGTCAAGTGCACTCTCTGATTCCCAGGAATTGAATGTTATTAAACCCCCAAGTTTTAAATTATATTTTAATACTGTACTTAATGCGATTGTGACTAAACCCACTTAATATAATATTATTAGGATGAATGCCTTTATTTTGTATTGATTGTATTAAATTTTTAATAAAAAACATAGCTTTATTTTTACCTTCAATATCTTCCCAATAATTAATACCAACCAGTATATGGAATAAAAGTATAAAATTTTGGTTTTAATTTTGGTATAATAATTGTAATATTATAATCTTTTAATAATGTAAATATTTCTGTTTTCCAATCTCGGGAATCACTAAACCCACATAAAAAAATAAGATGTTTCATTTTCCATCAACTTTTCTTGATAAATGATAATTTAATTATCTTCTAGGGGAAATTGTTTTTGGTTCTCTAATAAACCTATATTCATCAGATGGAATATTAATACTTCTAACAGGAGCAATATATAATCGTTTTTTTTGCCAAAATTTAGTTGGTAAATTTTGCCATAACATCAATGGAGAACAATGTTCTGGATTTAATGGTATAATTTCTCGTATAAATTGTATAGTGGCTTCTTGAGACATATATGATCTACCTAATATATATAAACTTATTTGCCATACATCAATAACAAATTTGCTACACCATGAACCAGAATTTTTATGACCATCCTCAAAATCTTTAATTAAATTTTTTAATTCTTTACGAATACATGGTTTTTTTGTTTTACATAATGATAATAGAATATTCAGAGGTTTTGCATGACATCCTTTTGATTCTGTATTATGAAGGAATAATGTAACTTGGGGGATTAATTTATTAATTGTTTCATAATATAAAATATTACTATGTAAATATAGCCATTCTTTACCTTTTTTATTGGGTTTAAATTCAATTAAATTAGCTTTTGTAATAGCTTTCCATTCTGGTTTTTTTATTTTTGAAATATAAAGAATATCATATTGAGATTATTCCCATTGATTTTACAAAATTTCCATCTAATTGTTCAATAATTATTTTGGAATGACCTGGAAATCTAAATTCTGACCCGGCAGTAGGATCTATTGATAAGAATATAACTATTGACCCAATATTAATAAGACCTACACTAATATTTTGACTATGAATAATAATAGCTGATTGAAAATCATGGAAATCATATGGAGATGGAATATTAGTGGAATAAAAATTATATAATAATGAAAATTGTTTTTTTGATAATCTTTTTTTTACAGCATTATAAATAGTGTTTATCCGATCTATTGTACTTGGGATATAATGAAAATATTTTTGAAAAATATGAAAATCCCAATTATTTGTTGTACATATTGCATTAAATCGACAACGTTCAATTTGAGATAGAGTTGTTTTGTAAATAGGATGAAGTGTTTTTAATTTTTGTTTTTTCCATTGATCACACATTAATTGAGTAATTGTCATAATATCACGTGGGGTCATTTTTTCTCTATACACACTATAGTTTTCTTTATTAGATGTATTTTCATTTTTTCTATATAATTTAGGAGAAATTTGTTGATGCCAACCCTCATCACATCGATCAGCTTCTCGTTCACTACATATTTGTATTATAGGTAATTAGCGATACAATAAAAACCAGTAGGATCACTTTCATGATCACAATTATCACATTTATCTTCACATATGTCACACATACTTTCATATATATTGGATCGTTCGTTGCTCGATCTTCGCGATCGTTCTCGGCTTGATGATCGTTCGCGGCTTGATGATCGTTCTCGGCTTGATGATCGTTCTCGGCTTGATCGTTCTCGGCTTGATTGTCTATTATATGGTTCTTCTATCGATTTGAAACGGGTGCTCATTTTCTGATGATATCATTTTAATTTATGACTTTCATTTTTAGTATTAAAAATGAAATTGTTGACTGAAGAAGAAATAGTAACAATTTTACGAAAATTAGAACAAGAAAAACTATGGTATGCTTGTATAATTTTAGGACAGGATTATTTATTTATATACCCAACATCGATTTTTATAAAAGAAGAAATCGCATTATGTTATTATTGGATAAATAAACCAAATTTAGGATTGGAATTATTAAATGATATAAAAAATTGTTATAATTTAGATGAAAAAACATTTATAAGAACAATTTCGAATATGAGATTTTTCAAACAAAAACTTCTTTCTCACGCGACAACCGAAATGAGCCCCTGCTCAACGGATAGTATCAATAACCAAGTGCATTTGAGCGAAATAAACATAAAAGAAGGTGAAGGGGTATGCGCCCCTTCACCTCGCGATGTATATTTGAGAGCATCTACACAAACCGGACAGAGCGTTTGTACGGCCGCCGGCGGTGAGCTGAGCAACGTTGGCTGTGGTTCGGTCCACTCACTGCGTTCGCAGGGCATCGGAACTAGGACATTCCAACAACGGGGATTACCAAATGGTTTAAGCGGTTTATTTACTTTTTCGATTACGAGTTGTAGAAGATTATCTCTTTTTATAGAAACCATAAACTCTTTTATAACTAATTTTTCAGATATTAAATTAATTAGTAGATGGATTTGTATTGATGATAATTCGACAGTAGAAGATCGGATTATAATGAAACAAAAATTTCCATTTTTTGAATTTATTTTTAAACCAATAGACAGAAAAGGACATTCAATTAGTATGCAAATTTTAGCAGATATAGTTACAACCCCTTATCTAATTCATATAGAAGATGACCGTATATTATTACCAAATAATGAAAATTTATCGAATATTATTTCTATTTTTAATGAAAACTCAAATATCGGTCAAGTGTGTTATAATATTAATTATATAGAAACACTAGATGATAATATTAAAGGAGGTTTATTAAAAAAAACAAAAAATGGATTATATTATTATCAACATGAATATTTTTCAGACCCTAAAGAACAATTACAATATGGTTTAAAATACGGACCAAATTGTTCATATTATCCACATTTTTCATTATCTCCCAGTGTTATAAAAACATCAATTTTTAAAAATTGTAAATTTAAACAAGAAATATCTTTTGAATTTAATTTTGGACTTCAATATGTTAAAAATGGTTTTTTAACATGTTTTTTACCCAATATTAATTTTATTCACAAAGGAAGATTAACCAAAGATATTTTTGATTATACTAAACTAAACGCCTATGATCTGGTAAATTCAGTTCAATTTTCTCATTCTGTTAATTACAAATGTTTTGTAATTAATTTAGATCGGCGAAAAGATCGTATGAAAAAAATATTACAACAACAATGTTATCTTCCATTTTTTACACGTTTTTCGGCAATTGATGGTAATAGTTTAATTTATAATCATACTTTAGGATTATTATGTAAACATGGTAATTATAATATGAGACCAGGAGTTATTGGATGTGCTTTATCTCATCTAACTTTATATCATCAATTATTCAACGATAATGGGGTTAAAAATAATCACAACGATCATAATCCCAAAGATATTGATGGATATATAATATTTGAAGATGATGTAGTTGTCACAGAAACTTTTTATCCATCTGTTAAACGAATATTAACAATATTTGGAATACAAAATATTAAACCAGATATAATTTTTTTTACAACTGTACCTAAAAATTTTAATTCTCATATTTTTACGCAAACAGGTATTATAAGGAAAACATCTGTTAAAGATATTAGTTTAGACAGTAATGGTGGTACAGGTTGTTATTATATATCAAAAAAAGGGGCAATGGCTGTTTTTACATATTTGGAACAAAATACTTTAGATGTTCCAATTGATATGGTTTTATTTAACTTAGCACCATATATTAGTATTTATTTTATTTTTCCTCCAATAATTACTCAATATGATAAAGATACAATATCTGATGTTCAAAATGATTATTATGAAATTTCATCATTATTAATTGATCATAACCAAGCTAATTTAGCGCTTGCAGCCCCGAACCCGAAAGATGGTGCAGACCCGAAGGACAGTATAGCTGGTGGTAAGTTAAATATAAATTTTTTAACTAAAATAAAATATAAATGAACATTTTTTGGAAGGATAAAGTATTGATAGACTTTTTATATTAGTTTCTCAGACTAGCGGTAAATATTGTTTTACCAAGTAGGCAAAATCCGCTATTTCCAAGTATACAATTTGGTTTAGTATAGAAAGGAAGGTTAAAAATTGAAATTTATAGATTATAAAAATTATTTAAATAATAAATATGAAGCCAATTATCTGTTCAGTTGATGGAAATATCGCGGTTGGGAAAAGTACATTATTACAAGAAATTAAACTAAAAGGGTATTATGTTCTTGAAGAAGATTTAAGTGATTGGGGGGATATCTTATCTTTTTTTTATCAAAATCAAAAACGTTGGATGTTTACATTACAAATAGCGATTTTAAATTCGATGTATAAACAATATATAAAAATTCAAAATTTGACTACAAAACCAAAAAATAATATTGTTTTTATCGAACGGTCTCCTTGTGCTTCAATGATATTTGTTGAAATTGGTAAAAAAGAAGGTTATATAATAAATGAAGAATATGATATAATAAAAAAATTATATGAAACTTTAAAATGGGAATCTGATTTAAATGTTTATTTACAATCCTCTGTTAAAGAATGTTTTTCTCGATTAAAAAAAAGAAATCGAATCTGTGAACAGAATGTAACTGAATTATATTTACAAATGATTCAAAATGAATATGATTTTGTTTATACACAATTAAAAAATAAAGGACGGCCAGTAATAACATTAAATGGTTTTAATCCTATTGATGAATTAATTACAGAGTTAAATTTACCCACATTAAATTTATCCACATTAAATAAATTACAGGATGTTGCATATTTAGGACATATTGTAACAAACGATATGATTAACACCGTGACGAAAGCAGAAAAAGATGAGAAGGATGATGCTCGCGAAAATACTCATTGTATAAATAGTATTAATCTCAATATTTGTACAAAATAATCTCAATATTTGTACAAAAGGAAAAGGAAAAGGAAAAGGAAAAGGAAAAGGAAAAGATGCTCGTGCTCGCATTGATTGTTTTAATCACAAAGATGTTTGTACTCATGTTTCAGCCTAAATATGTAAAATTGTTTTAAATTTAAATCTAAATTTAAATCTAAATTTAAAATTAAATCTAAATTTAATGAATAACAAATTTAATGATAAAGAAAGTAAAGAAAGTAAGATTTAATGATAAAATAGATATTCATACACTTTGTGTCTGGGATTTTGCATATCGCAATGCTCGAATTGGAAATTGGGCTCAAATATATTTAGATAATCAACGGTTTAAATCTCGATGTATTACTGTTGAAAAACAAATAAAAAAAATATTTAATCGACAACATCGAAATATAATGAAATATTATATTTTTCTTTGGATATCTATTGAAATTATTAAAAACTTGATATTTTTAAATAATAAAATATAAAAAATTTAATAACATGTTTAAACAACAGTTTATATCTGAAATTGCATTTAAATATAATATTCCAATTTTAACATTGGAAAATATATGGACACGTATTATTAATACCCCATCGCAATCTGATTTCGCTCCCCCAGCCGAGTATAGTGATTCTGATAGTGATAGTGAAAGTGAAAGTGAATCTGAAATTGGGGAATCAGAAAACTGTAATCACCGTTTTTGTCTTGATTATCAATCCGAATCTGAATCTGATTCAGAAGTAGAATCAGATATGGAAGTAGAATCAAATGATGTTTTAACTCTTACTAATAATATGATAGAAAATTTCACTACATCTGAGATAGAGATATATTCATATTTTAATAATAAAGAAAATTTATGTTCTTACGTAAATAGTTTCAATACAACAACAATATCACCTTGTAATGAAGATTTAATTAAATGGTTAAACTCCGAAGTGCAAATACCCGATTTAGATAATGATATATCAACCTTGTCAACAGAAAAAAGAGTTCTCCAACAAAGTTATGAATATCAAGATATTGACATTAATAATTACATTGCAAGCAATGTGTTTTGAATTGGGTTTACCATGGAATAAATCTGTTAATGAAATGGTGGATGTAATAAGAGATTCAATTTAATTGAAGGGATGAATTATATTACCCTTCATGCTGACGCGAGTTTAAACACAGTATTACTGGGTAGAGTTAGATTTCTAAGAAATATTACCAAATGGTAATATTTCGAGTTGCTTTAATCAAATGTAAAATAACAACGTTTGTCCAATTAACCCAAAACGATCTATAAACACAAGTTCTATAAACACGAATTCAATGCACAACTCATCCGGCCTTGTGTTGAAATTGGGGCAACACGCCGTTGCCATAATTCTGCATTACGTTTTCGCATTAATCTTTCTTGTAAATCAGTACGAAATAATAACGTTGCATCAGTAAAAGTATTATTTGCGATTGTTTTAAAATTTTGCAGATTTGTTCCACCTCGTGCGGCATCTTCGCGAGCAGTGTTTAATTGTGTAAACACATTAGTATTAATTCCATCTTTGATCCTATTTTGATAAGTTAATAGATGCTCACTGCGTTCGTCTTTATGAGCGATGTTCGCGTTGCTTGTACCAATACGAGCATCACCATACGTGGGGGCCCATGGAAATATGTCAATATTATTACGAGTAATATAGTTTGGTCGTGTTACGGAATCAATATCATCATAAAAAAATTTAGGTTGTCCATTTAAAGAATCTAAATAATATCGAGAATTTGAACTATATCCAGACAATCTAGGGTCATATATATTATAAAGATTTTGGGTTTGGGATACACTCAACTGCGCTTCACGAGCCGAGAGCGAGGCTCGACGGGCTTCGGCCGTTTCGGGTCGCTCTGGCAACACCTCAACTTCAGTTAATTGATCGGTCGCAACACGTTTGTTTTGTTTATAATTAATTGGTTCAGATGTTTCATTAGTAGGCTCACGTTGCCGGTTTTGTGCTGTTTCAGGGAAAGATGTAAATTTAACAAAATCATCAGTAGAGGTGACAACAGTTGGATAAAAATGAGGGGTGTAAGAAATTCCAATATTACTTTGAATTGGTTCACTAATTAAAGATTTTTGAAATACACCTGGTTGTATAGTTTGGGTTAATAAACGATCTCGTGCTTTGGCTGTTTGATCGCCTGGGATCAAAACATCATTATCAACGTTTGTATCATTAACTGAGTGTTTACGTGCCGCATCAGTTGCTCCTCGGTAATTATACTTTGTTTCGCTCGAATTTGTCGAAGCATATTCACCATATCCACTTCTATATGTATCAAAATTAGTTCTTGAGTTTATTCCTGATTGGATAACTAAATCATTTACTTTCCAAGATTTAGTATCATGAGATGGTGGGGCTATATATGGCGGAATAAAAGTTTTAGGGTTTGGTCCCCCTGCAAGTAATTGGTTTTGAGAAATATATAAAGAATCAAATCCATCGGGTAGAAATTGTTCATGACAAAAAATTTTGGAATTTTTATCCTTAGTTATACCACGTACACCATATTCAGCCATATATGGGTCTGTTGCGTTTGTTGCGTTTGTTGCGTCTGTTGCGCGATGTGAAATATTTGGAGAAAACTCTCGCATAAATAAATTTACACTATTTGGTTTAACTAAATCTGAATTATTTTTAAAATTTTCAACAATACTCGGAGATTTTTTTGAATAAATTATTCCTATTAATATAATACTAATTAAGATTAACGTTATACTCATACATGAATCATAAAATAATAAAATACTTGCAACAAGTAAACAAAGCCGCATTATAGTATTTAATTTTTTATTCAAAGAGTCATCTTTATTAGGTATTAATTGAAATGACTCAATAAGCGTTTTGGGGTTATGAAACCAAATACTTTCATCGATGTTTCCGATACCATTTGTATTTAAAATATTTGCAACGCTCGGTTGTGTATCCGAAATTTTATTATCCATTTTCATTCAATATTATTTTATCTCATATCAATAATTTGTAATTTTGGGAATAAAGAAAAAATTCGTTGTCGCAGGTGAAGAGTAGGTCATATTTTTAAAGAATAATTGAAGTTGTAATTTTTTTTTTATTCCCAAAATTAAAGATGGCACTTTTGGGAAAGAAACCTAAATATATTAAACAAGATCCAATCACCCATGTCTTAACACGACCTGATATGTATGTTGGTTCGAAAGCAATCGAATATAAAACTGAATATATATATAATGAACAAACAGGTATAATATTAAAAAAAGAAATCTTAGTTAGTCCAGCATTGGTTAGAACTTTTATAGAGATTTTATCAAATGCGATTGATAATTTAGAACGAGAACCAAAAATGAGTTATATTCGTGTGAATATTAATTCAACAGGTTGTGAGATTATAAATGATGGATCATGGATTCCTATTACAATAAATAAACAAACTGATGGGGATGATATGTATAATCATACTTTAATTTTTGGTCATTTACTATCGGGAAGTAATTATGATGATACTGAAAAAAGATATACATCAGGGAGAAATGGATTAGGTGCAAAACTAACCAATATATTATCAAAAAAATTTAATGTTACCGGGATTGATCCTGAAGAAAAATTAATATTTTCACAAACATGGTCAAATAATATGAAAACCGTTTCTCCCCCTATTATAACAAAAACAACACGAGTTAAAGGTCAAACTGCGATTAAATGGGAGTGGGATTGTAAATGGTTTGGCATTAAAGAAATAAGTTCAGATATTAAACAATTATTTAATATGTATGTATATAATACAGCTATGATAACTGGTTTAAATGTAAGTTTAAATAATATTAAATTACTTAATACTGTTTCAAAATATTTTATTCCATTTATTGATACCACCCCAACAGAACAAACCGAATTATTACGTGTCGGAGATGAAATAACAAAAGTATTTGTTACAGCATCCCCAACCAGAGAACACGAAGTTTTCTCTTTTGTAAATGGTATCCACACAAAAAATGGTGGTCGCCATGTTACTGCTTGGATTGAAGCAATATGTCGACCAATTATTGAAAAATTAAAAACCAAAAAAGGAGAACTAACTTTAACTTTAAAAGATATTAAACCTTTTTTTAGATTTTTAATAATAACCCGTGTTGCAAATCCCGAATTCGATGGTCAAGAGAAAAACGAATTAAAAGCTCCATTAATTAACGCAACATCAATTAACTCATTACAGGTTAATAAAATTTTAAAATGGAGAATTGGTTTAGAAATTAAAGCTTTAATAGTAAATAAGGAACATAGACAAGTTTCAAAAGCAATTGCCGCTGCTCATACTAAACACCCTCATATAGATGGATATGATAAAGCTAATAATGCTGGAACTAAAAAAAGTAAAGATTGTATTTTAATTATTTGTGAAGGGTTATCAGCTAAAACATTTGCTGTAGAAGGGATTAATCACGGATTAAATGGGAGAAAAGGAAGAGATTGGTTTGGAATATATCCTCTTAGAGGCAAATTATTAAATACCCGTAATGCAACATCAACAAGTATTCGTAAAAATACAGTAATAACTAATTTAATAAAATTATTAAATCTTGATTATAGCCAACCAAATAATTTAGAAAAAATCGCTTATGGTAAAATTTGTATTTTAACTGATGCTGATGTAGATGGTATTCATATAGAAGGATTATTATTAAATTTCTTTCATTCACTATTTCCTAAAATTTTAATTGAAAATCGTGTAATGAGTATGAAAACCCCAATATTACGATTAACACATAATAACAAAACAACATATTTATTTGATGAGAAAACAATAAATAATATAGAATTAGAAAAAAACACTACAATTAAATATTTTAAAGGACTTGGAACAACTAATCCAGCAGATGTTAAAAAAATTTTTGGTATAAAATTATTACATTTTTCTGAAGATCCTAATATTCAAGAATCATTTGAAATTGCTTTTTTAAAAAATAAAAGTGAACAACGTAAATTATGGTTAGCCCAATATTCTCCATTAACGATTACAGATGATTCTAAAAGTATAGATGATTATACTGAACAAAATATAAAATTCCCTATTTCTCAACATTTAAATTATGAATTAATTAAATATTTTTATGATAATTGTAAACGCAGTATTCCTAATATATTTGACGGATTAAAAGAATCACAACGTAAAATAATTTTTAGTGCAAAAAAGAAACAAATTACAAAAGAAATTAAAGTTGCACAATTTGGTGCATATGTTGCAGAAAACACAAATTATCATCACGGGGAAGATAATCTTTTTAATACAATTGTCAAAATGGCACAGTCATTTACTGGTACTAATAATTTACCATTATTCGTCCCAGAAGGAATGTTTGGAACAAGATTAGAAGGAGGTGATGATGCATCAGCACCAAGATATATATTTACAAAATTACAACCATATTTTAATCTGTTATTTCCACCAATTGATGATCCTTTGTTAATTTACAATAAAGATGATGGGGCTAATATTGAACCAACTTATTATGTACCTATAATACCATTAATTTTAATAAATGGGTGTATTGGAATTGGGACAGGTTGGATGTGTTCAATCCCTCAATTTTCTCCTAAAGATATTATCAAAATATGTGAATTATGGATGAATACTTTTGGAGATCGCGGTGATCTTCGCGAACAAAGTAAGCATCGCAACGATAAAACTACTGGGTCAGAGATACAAAAAAATTGTCAAATTTATCAAGAAAAAATCGACACATTATGTCCATGGTATCAACATTTTTCAGGAACTATTGAATCATCTTCAGATACAACATTTATTACTCGTGGAAAAATAGAAAAAATATCTGAACGCAGCGACGAGCGGCGTGAGGGAACAATGTATAAAATAACAGAATTACCAATAGGTATGTGGAATAATAAATTTAAAAAAATTATTGAAACATCTGATACTATTATAAATTATAAAGATCATTCAACTCCAACTAAAGTTCATTTTATTATTGAAGTATCTTCTACATTTAATGAAGAAAACTTTCTCAAAAAACTTCAAACAAATTTAAATTTAAATAATATTGTGGTGTTTAACGAAGATGGAAATATCACAAAAATTAGTTTACAAGATATATTTAAAATTTGGGGAGTTAAACGTTTACAATTAAATAATGAACGAAAAATTAAACAATTATCTTTATTAAAACGTAAACTTCATCTGATAGAATGTCAAATTAAATTTATTCAAAGTGTTATACAATCCAAAATTATTTTAACAAATAGTGAAACAACTATCAGTCATATTATTAATACCACAATTTCTCCAAATGAGGACATAGAAAAAATGTTATTAGATTTACCAATAAGGTCACTTACAAAAGAAAAACAAAAAAATCTAGAATCAAGTTTAATAAAAATAAAAAAAGAAAGAGATTCATTATCTCTGAAAACAAATTCGGATCTTTGGTTTGAAGATATTTCAGAGTTAAAAAAATGTTTAAATATTAGTACATCTCTAAAACTAAGAGCCTAAGAAACATTAAAACGTAAGACATTAGACATTAAAGAGACATTAAAACGTAAGACATTAGACATTAGACATTTAAGAGACATAAATTGGTGTAATATGAATTTAATTAAAATTCATATTAAGTTAAGTATTATTACTTATTTATAGAAATGTCAAGAGTATAATGGCCCATTTATTTCCTACTTCTTTTAAAAATACACAAAATCAAAATGGATGCACCGACGAGCGGAGCGAGGTTGCACCGACGAGCGGAGCGAGGTTGCACCGACGAGCGGAGCGAGGTTGCACCGACGAGCGGAGCGAGGTTGCACCGATGAGCGGAGCGAGGTTGCACCGACGAGCGGAGCGAGGCTGCACCGACGAGCGGAGCGAGGCATCTAAAACAACGCAAAATGTAGATACAGATAAAGATGTTTGTGAAAATAAAAAAACAAAACACAGCGCAGTTGGCAAAAACCAAAACCACAACTGCAATGTATCAAAAAAATATGTTAATATTGAAGAAACAATACGGAAATTTTCTGAAGAAAGAAAAGATGATATAAATTATAGTTATCCCAAAGAAGATTTTTATTTGGAAAAAAATATTAAAACAAAATTAAATTACAAATATGCTGGTTGCATATTTCACTCTCTACTTCATAAAGAAAAATTACAAACAATAGAATCCTTTTTTTCAACTAATTATGATTATAATGATTTTGATACTAATATATGGGTTATATCATTTACTTTTAATTATTATAACAAACAAAATGACAAAAAATATAATGCACATAAATATCATAATATTTCTAAAATATTAATACATTCAAATATATTAAATTTTAACCAATTAATAATAAAAGTTTTATGTCAACAAATTACTGAACATTTAACATTACTACCAATTTTTCGTTTTATATGGGATAATAAAGATGAAATTGTTTCACTCAATAATTTTTTATTATCATTTTATGATACATGTATGTGTATTATACCTGATACAGAAGATTCTATACTAGATGAATTAGAAACAATGTTTAATATAACAAATAATATTGAAGAGAAACGTAATATTGTTGATGTTATATGGCGGAAACAACCAGAACGTGGATTAATATTATTAAACCAACTTAGACGAATAGATAATCAAAATCAAAATATCGGAAAAAGACATAATAACGTTTATACTGATTCTCAAAACGTTCATAATACAGATATTAATCAATCATGTCTTTTTGTCGCTCTTAATTTGATAGAGAAATATTGGAGACCCTGTGATAATGATGAACTTATGTTAGAAATATATAAATCAACAAAAATAACCTTACAACAATTAGAAGATATATTCAATAATGTTACTAGATTTAATACCAACAATATATTTGATAATGAACAAAAGATAAAATCGTCTAAACATCATATAGATACTTTTACATTAAATATGTTATTTATTTCAGTTTGGAATTTTATTCAAATATCTAATAATAAACTGATTTTAATATCTCGATTAGAAGAAGAAATAATAGATGGATTTAATTATTGTTCTACTGGGAAATTAGGAAGATTATGTTCTGTTATTCAAGGTTTCACTAATAATACAGATTTTATTATTAATATTGGTGTTAATGATGAAATACAAGCAATATTAACACATAAATTTAACAAAAAATTTCAAGAAAAAGAAATTGATCCTTCAGATGATGATACGATGTGTAAAACATTAGATATTATAAATGAAATAGTTATAGAATATATAACACAAACAATACAAACAACGCAAACACCAGAATATGGGGAAAGGTTAAATGAAATTAAAACAAAAATAATTCCAATTGTTGAACAATATATTGGCAAACAAATATTATTTAACAATACTATTGTGTTAAACGATTTAAGTTAAACAGGATAATTTCACAACAAAGGATATTCAATATGAAACAAAATATTTCAAAGCGAAGATTGATAAGTTGAATAAGAAGAGTTGAATTTTAAATTATAAATAAAATTAAAAAATAAAGTATGTCATTCAAAGATACATCCGCTTTTTTTATCCAAGATCAATGTTTTTTTGGTTCATATCCAACTCAAGAACAGATTTTTGAGTTGGAAGATTGGGGTGTTGATGTTATTATCAATTTAACCAGTGATACAGAACGAAAAATAACATTGTATACAACGAAAGTTGATGTTATTCAATTAAGTATACCAGATCATGGAATTCCCAAAGATAATATTGAATTCTGTCGTCTTGTTGTTAAATTATGTGATATGATTGAAAATGGGAAAAAAATCTATATACATTGTAAGGCTGGTCATGGTCGTTCTGGGGTGTTAGTTGCTGCTATTTTGTGTTTAAAATATTCGATTACCCCAGATGACTCTTTTTATTTAACAACCAAATACCATTCAACTCGTTTAAAACACGCAAAACGACCAAAAATGAATACGTATTGGAAGGCTAAAGGATCCCCCCAAACAACAGAACAAAAAGACTTTGTTCGATTAATTTTTCACCCTTATAAAATTTCCAAAATTTGTGATGAAACAAAAATTTGGTTTTCAGGAAAATATGATAATTTTTTTTTATCAACATATCTCAGTCCTATTAAAGGGGAAGGTGGTGACCAATTTTATAAATATAGAATGTCTTTATTTAGATTTATATAAATTTTTTATGTTAAACATAAAAAATCGACTTGCCCTAAAATACTAAATCCTAAAATTTGACTTGTTGATATTATTAATAAAATGATAAAGAATGATAAAGACGGATATAAAAAACCAAAAATTAGCTATGTTAATGGTTAATAAGATGAACCCCTCTTTAAAAAATAAATCTTTACTACACTTATATCTTAATTTTACACCTAACATTACATTGTTAGGTAATTTGTTTGATGAAAATCAAGCTATAATTGAAATGTATATTGAAAATCAAATATTTTGTTTTAATAGAGATCATAAAATCTCACTAATCTTACATAAATTAGCACATAAACATTTTTATGTTGAATCAATTTCCATTAATGATTGTGCTCGAATTGTGGCTCACGCAAACGAAACAGATTTATTTGAATTACAAATTACTTTAACAACATATTCTAAAAATTATATTTCTTATAAATTATTAAGTTGTTATGATGAAATTTCATCATCAACAGTATTTAATTTCAATAAAGGTATTGAATCAAAATGTTATGTATATAAAGATCATTCTTCAGTTCAAAATTATTTTGAAAATAATGAAGTTATTGATACTAATATTCATAAAGAGTATGAATTTTTAAGAATAAAATCTATTATCACATATTCTCAACCCCAGCTACAATCAATTGGAGATGTTCGAGAACACATGGATTTTTGGTCAACATTTGGGTAATAAATTAATTTTGTATTTGTGGTTTATTAAAGTATTAACATGAGGAAAATCACAATTAGGTTGTTTTTCTTGTAAAAAAGAACACAATGGACCCCACCCATCAGATACATTAAATTTTAAAAAATTAGAAAATTTTGTTTTAATTTGTTTATCATATTCTAAATATATTTTTTTTCCTATATCTTGATTAAATATAGCATCATGAAGGTTATAATTTTGTGTAATAGGATATTTTCGACATTTATCAAATAAAATCATAGCATCAGAAAATAATGGACATTGTGTAGATAATAAAGATTTGTGTTTGTTTATTACATTTAATGATAACATCATATATTCACTCCAACTTTTTGCGAAATCATCAGGATTTCGTGTCGTATAAATCACAATTGTGTTGGAGGATATCTTTATTTTTTCAGAAAATAAAATAAATGGAAGATCTGAATATATTTGATATTGATTCATATATTTATTAAAAGAGGAGAAATCATTTTTTAAAAATGATGTAAAACATTTTATATCATTTTTAGTTAGGTTTTCTGTTAAAGTTATCCCATGTAATATTTTTAAATTAGGATATAATATTTGCAAAGCAGATGTTAATGATTTTGTCCCAGTTCTTGGTAAACCTAAACATAAAAATTGGGATGTTTGTGCGTCATCGAATGGGGTTGTAGGATGCGATGGTTTTATTAATTCTTGCGATAACGGTTCAAATTGTGTGAAATTTGTCTTATATGAATTGGTTATATGTTGGGGTATATTATCAAAAAATTTTGTAATTTGTTGTAACTTCCCACATGGTTTTTTTTTTAGTTCTAATTCATTTATTTCAGTAACTGGGTTATTTAATGTATTCATTTTAAAATATTAAATAATCCTTTAAATTTAATATTTTTTATTTATAAATGCAAACATACACCGTAGCTGAGCGCAGCGAAAGTAAGAGCATGTGTGTTGGACAGTTCCATACAAACATCGTTAAAATATCTACTCAAAATCAACTAGAAAAGAAACAAAAACGCCCAACCTCGCTAAGTATTGAACCCATTTATAAAGTGGAGCGTCCCGACGAATGCGAAGGATTGAATATAAAAATTGCTGCAGTATTAATTGTTAAAAATGAATCAAAACGAATAAATGTTACTATTGAAAGTATAAAACATGTAGTGGATAGTGTTATCGTTTTAGATACAGGTTCTTCAGATAATACTGAAAAAATTATTAAAAATAAATGTCAATCTTTTGGTTTAACATTACATCTAATAACTGATAATTTTGTTGATTTTAGTTCTTCTCGTAATCAAATCTTACAATATGCTGACACATTAGATTATAATTTTTATTTATTACTTGATGCAAATGATGAAATAAAATTTAACAGAAAAGAGTTACTAAAAAGTCTTCGTCAAACAAACACATTAAATAATTTTGATTCCGCCGAAAAGGCTGATGAAACCGTTAATTTAACAAACCCTGTTTTACCCAAACAAAAGTTAACGCTCGTTAATCCACCATATTATGATGGGTTGTATATGCAACAACAATGGTTTACAGGAGATACTAAAACACCGAATATAACATATTCCAATATTAAATGTATTGCCGCACGTAAAGGGTTTAAATATTTTGGTAAAATTCATGAATATATAGAAATTAACGTTCCAAAACCAATAAATACTTTAAATAAAACATCGCTAGTGATTTATCAAAACCGGGTGTTAGATAATGACGGAAAAACAAAAAACAGATGGAAACGAGATGTTGATCTATTATTTGAAGAATTAAAAGAAAATCAAAATAACTCAGCGAGCCCTGCGAACGCAGCGAACGCAGTGAGTGGACATACTCGAACTCAATTTTATTTAGCTCAAACATTTGAATGTTTAGGTAAGTTTATTTTAGCGTTAAAATGGTATAAAATAAGATCGGAAAATATAGGATTTATTGAAGAACAATTTCATTCATTATTGAAATGTGCAGAATTAACAAAAGAAGATGATAAGCGAGTAATATATAATCTTAATGCATTTAAGATTCGACCACGGGCAGAACCTCTTGTTAATTTAGCAAAATTTTATAGATTAATAAAACAATATCAATTAGCATTTATTTTTGCTAATTTAGCATGTGAATTAGAATACCCTATCAATGATCTTTTATGGGTTAATTCTCAATGTTATAATCATGATCGATGGCATGAATTAAGTATTAGTAGTTATTATGTGAATAAAAGAAAAATTGGACATAATGCGTGTAAAATAGCAATAAAATCAGGGGTTGAACTTGATTTAAATACAAAAAATTTAAAATTTTATGAAAAATAAACTTGTTAATTTTAAAACTCAAAAAACAAAATGACGACGTTAAGAGAACAAAGTATAATGGCTATTGTAAAATGTATAGAAGAACAAATTTGTGAAAAAGAAATTAATGAGTTGGATATACCAAAAAATATGAAACAAGAAATTAAATTTGATATTAAAGTTATAACAGCATTAAAAACATTTTTTAATTCTACAGATGCAATAAATATTTTTTTTGCGAAAGAACTATCATTTTATGAATATTATGATGGTTTACAAGTCACCGGAATTGGAATTCAAAATAAAAAAATAGATACTTTAATTAGTGGAGATTGGGAGGATTGGGAAAAATTTTATAATAAATTTATTCCTAAATGGTTGAGTTTTTTTCCTAATTTAAAAGAGTTGTCATATTTATCTCGTTTTTCTACAGAGACAGATTACCATTGGTTAGATATCCCTATTACTTTAGAAAAATTAATAATTGAAAATACGGATAAATTAAATATTAATCGAATGAAAAAAGCAAAAAATTTAACTATTTGGAGATGTTATGGTTCTGAAGAAGATGAAGAGTATACAGACGATGAAGAGTATACAGACGATGAAGACTCATTAATTCGAGTAAAAATTTTTGGAAATAAGTTTAAATCTGATTTTTCAGAACGAATGGACCAATAATTTTTTAATATGTTTAAAACGAATAGAATAAATATATGATTGGTTTAATATTATGATTTTTATTGGGTTTAATATTCATTTTACACCCAATAAAAATATTGAATTATGGTTAAGTATAAAATAGTAAAATAATGGATGAATTTGAACAAAAAGTTTTAAAATTATTGAAGATAAAATAAACAATAAATTGGATAGTAATTTCCAATAATTAGATTGTTGTCATAAATGATTCTATACCTATTTCTATTATGCAATTTTTAATTATACGTATTGCAATGATGAAAATTGAAAAATAATAGAAATAATACTATTTTAACTAAATGGATTTAATTAAATCAACTTTCCAAGTACAAATAAATGATAATGTTATCAAATTAGAACCGATAGAAATAATAGAACCAAGAAACCACGAAAAAAAGATAAATCCGAAAAGTCACATAAAAAGTAATATCAAAAGTCATATCAAAATTAAAAGTTATCTCTATAAAAAAAAAAAAGAAAAACGAAAACGTGATCAACGATATCATGAAAAAAAAAAAACACACCAAAAAACATTAGAAAATAAAGTTAAAGAATTAATTTTATCCAAAAATAATTTAGAAAATGAGGTAAAAAATTGTAAACAACAAATTATTATTTTTAAAAATAATTTAATTCAAATTAGTAATAGTTGTATCAACTAATAAAAAATATCCACTATTAGTATAGTTGTATCAACTAATTGAAAATAAAAATAAAATAAATGTAAAATGTGGTTATCTATGGTACAATATATAACATCCGGTTTTGAATCCAGCGCGAAAATGAAGTTTTTTAAATTATTAATATTATTGGTTGTTTTAATATTACTTGTTGTTTTTATTTTAAATTTATATACCCATCAAAAGGGTACATATACAAATTACACTTCAGAAATTTTAACTTTATTATCAAAACCAATAAATTATACCAAAAAAAAAAGTTTTGAAAGTAAAGGAGAAAAAGAATGTCGAAAAGTTTTAGAACATTTATTTAAGCAACCATTTCCAAAACAAAGACCATCATTTCTTATTAATCGAATTATTAAACAAATTTCGCCTATGCAGTCCGTTCAAATGAGCATAAACGAGCAAAAACCTCCGCCAAAACGTATTTATAGTGAACGATGTTTAGAATTAGATTGTTTTAACGAAACATTAAAAATTGCTGTAGAATATAATGGTGAACAACATTATAAATTTATTCCGTTTTTCCATAAAACTGAAGAAGAATTTAATAAAATGGTAGAAAGAGATAAATTAAAAATTAATTTATGTAAAAAAAACAATATTTATTTATTAATTGTTCCATATCTTATCCAAGTTTGTGATATTGAAAATTATATAACCAAAAATTTAAGATCCGCAAAAGTTTATCCTAAACGGTAGAGTAATTTTTAGGATTGATCGCTCGAAGATATGTGACTGTTTACGAATAAAAAAAAGGATAAAATGGAACATAATCGTATAAGAGGATTGGTTATTGAAGATGTTAATTCTCGAATTACTACAATTTTTCAAAAACATCAACCAACATGTAGTAATATCGTCGATCAAACAACGTTTTTAAGAGTAAAAAATGAAACAGTAGAATTAAGTATAGATATAATAACTGATTTAGTAAAAATCAATAGTGTTTGTCGAGAATTAGAAGAAAAATATTTTGAATCTTAAATCAACGCATTTATAGCTTGTGTACACATAATTATGAAGTTTTATAATTTTAAAATTATAAAACAAGTTTTGACCGGTTTAAATTACTGTTGTTTTAAATTTACAGGTCCATATCCAACTGTCGTTCCATCTACAGTAACTTGATGTGCAGGAAAAGGGGGGTTGGCATTATTATATGTTCCAGAAAATGTAGTATAATTTAAATCGTATTAAATACATAAATTTAACCTCATTATAAATAATTGTTAAATAAAATGACAGTTTATCCTATAAAATATAATATCACATACATGTTTAATAAAAAATTAATTCTGTTAATTATGTTAAATTTAGTTACTAGTTGTTCATCAGGATATTTTTGTAATAAATTTTGTCCACCACAAATTCCTAAACCGTGTTATATATTTGGGGATTGTATAGATCAAGGCCACGATGACAATTTATTTTGGGTCACACAATTGAATACATATTTTAAAGATAGTCTAACACGATTCGATTCTCTTATTACAGAAATTACATCTTTATTACACATACCAAACCATACATTTACGATTTATGAAGGTAATGGACCGTCGCCTTTTTGTACAAACTCTTTACATAATATTATTACAAATAAGATTTATTTACGGAAAACATATAACGCATATAATTTGGCAGAATTATCAAAAAAAACATGTTTTTTAGGACGCGATATTTTCGCCCAAATATTATATGAATTAAATAAAATATTAAAAAAACTTAAATCTTTGTAATGATTTAATTATTAAATTACTTTATAGTAATTTTTCAAAACATTTAAGTAATTTTTAACATTTAAAGTAATTTTTCAAAACATTTAAGTAATTTTTAACATTTAAAGTAATTTTTCTTTTTCTTCATATAAAGTAGTTATAGGGAATTTTTGAATTATCCCTTTTATGTCATAAGTATAATTTCCAATATGGTCTCGATATTGGTTCTCAGACATATATCCCCCAAATTTTATTAAAAATTCCCAAGGCGGAGATGGTTTTATTATAATAGGTTGTATCATATTATGCATATCACAATACATAGTTGCTAATAATTGTGTACTATTTTTATATTTAACTGGATCTTTAGTTTCTAAAATAAAAGCTTTTATACAATTAAAAGAACAAAATAATCCATTTGTTGCATATTGTTTTGTATTATTTGATATTTTAATATCAATAGGACAACCTAATATTTCAGATGTTTTTGGGATTGTTAAAGTACACCACCAACACGCATAAGATTTTTCGGGAATTATTTTAGTACATAATGATACATATTGTATTAATTTTTTTGTATCAGAATCTACTAATTTTTGAGATTTAGTAGATTCTATTAATGTTATATTTTTCATTTGTTTTACAATATTTATCGCCTGCGGCCGCGCAAGCGCTGGTTTAGTAGCGACAACACGGACGGTTGAATTTGACTTGGTTAATGGCATTGTTTGTTGCATTGTTAAAATAATTGTTAACTCAAAAATAACAAAAATCAAATTATATCCTGAGGTTTTAAACTTCTAACGAATATGGTCCCTATACTTCCACTATAACTAACTTAAATCAAAATTATAATGGATTGATCCACACCCACTAACACCAACACAATATACCAACCAATATACCAATACCAATACCAATACCAATACCAATACCGACACGACACGACACGACACGACACGACACGACATGACACGACACGACACTAACCCCTCCATTAAAAAATCCACGAATCAGAGTCATCGGTCTAAGTAGAAATTGATTTTTAAATTTTTGTAACAAATTTAGGAAATGAAAATGGATAGATCAATATTAACACGAATAAGAGACATGTTACCAAATACCGGGTTAACATGTGGTTCTGTACAAACAATTCAAGAAATTTCATATTTAATTAATCCAATTCTTTCTCATAATGAAGCTGTTGAATTTGTACTTCAAATTCCTCAACAAAATATTAAAATCCATTTATGTAATTTAATATATGATCAACAACAAATTAATAGAACATTAGACTTATCTTTATATTTATATGTTATTACAATATTATTAGCAGCACCAGGTCGCTCACATGCAGAAACATTACTAATATATAATGTTTTGGATACTATAATTGATCACGAAAATACAGAAGAAGCTGATTTATTACAAATTTTTGATATTATGGTAACATATTATCCTTTACGTAGTCAACGTATGCATGATATTCTACAAAATCGTCACATAAATATAAATCAACAAATAAATGTGCCTCCCCAAATATTTAATCCTGGATATATACATCCAAATCAACAAAACCCAGTCAATCAAAACCCTAACGTAGCGATCAACCAAAATATACGAGGTTTAAAACAAAAAATAACTGTATATGATGACACTCAAAATGTACATACAACATCTATAAATAAAAGTGTTATAAATGCATGTGAAACATTATTAAAAAAATATCCACCTCTTATTATATGTAAAAAATTATGCCACGACGAGCGTAGCGAGCAGCCATCTGAACTAAAATTATCTTTCCAACAAATTAGAAGAATACCTAATTTAATTAATATTAATTGGTTACTATTTGATACAATTGAAACAATTAAAACAAAATTAAGTTCTGAAATAAATATACATTATGATGATATTATAATTGGGGTTGATGAAAAAAATCAAGATGACAATGGAGATATAAATTATACATGGATAACTAATGATATGAATGATATTCCAAAAATAAGTAAAATTTTAAAAAAATCACATAAAAAAATTATCATTAAGAATGATATTAATTTAATACCAAATTTAGTTTTTATATATGATAAAGATAATATACGATCCACAACATGTCAAAATATTGATAATGAAATATTAAGTTTTATTACTAATGTTTTTCAAGATTTATTTCAAAATACAATCCGTTATAAAAATCTTATACACAGAATACGATTTAGTGCTGTTCGAGATATTAAAATTTATGATATTTTAAACTGTGTTTGGAAATACATATTTCATCATATTTATAAAGAAGAATTACAGTTAAGATTAATCGAAGAATTAAAAGATGCCGATGGTGTGTGTTCAACTGGTATATTGTCAAGAATAATAAATAGTTTTCAAGGTTTTATTACAGAGACAGAAGATACTAGTTTAAATATACAATTAGATATTAAAAATGAATTAATTGGAAAATTAAGTCATATAATTAATAAAAAAGCATTACGACAAGAAATAGACCCGATATGTGATCCTGTATTATTTCGTAAAATAATAGAAGATATTATTAATAATGAATTTGAAAATATTAATAAAGAATATAAAGAAATAAGACATGGAGAAATACAATTAAAATGGATACAAAAAATTATGGATGATGTATATAAAATTTGAAATTATTAATTTTCACTTTGTTGGAAAAAAATGTTTCTTGAAATTATCTTAGTAATATTGATTCCACTTTTTAGTTTTTTTATTAAAAATTCATTTATTTTTTTACAACCCATTTTATTATCTTATACAAAAATACACCATATAACTAAAACCCAAATCACAGAATTTATTCGATCTATAGGATATTTATTTATAGTTGGGGGTATTACATCTGTATGTTGTTTAGGACTTCCTAATACTTTTGATATTTCTTTTTTTGTGGGGAGTATTATAAGTAGTATTATATTAAATCCTTTGCGAGAAGCTGCTGGTAGATTAACAATTCCATCATTTATTAGTAGTGGGTATCAAGAATTTATAAAAATACAAAAAAAATATTATGATATTGAATTTTTATTAACTGATAGTATGAAACAATTTGGTCGAATAGCAATTGAAGATTATGCAAGAGATTTAGAATATGAAATTGGTGTAACTAAATATAAAGATTTATTTGAAAAAGAACTTTTTAGATATAGTGTTGGTGTACAGCCAATACATTTTTGTCCTATAAAAATTCAACAATTTTTATCAAAATATCCAAATTCAATTAAAAAACCTATTATTCGTTTTATAACACAAGATGTTGAAAGATTCCAACATCCAAAAACCACCCAAGATATGTCAACACAATCCAATATTAAATCCAATCTTCTAATAAGTACTTCACAAAGCGACCAACCACAACATAATCCTATAAATAATCTTATAAATAAGATTTATAAATCAGATATTAAACCAATTAAAACTATGATCGCTTCCGCCTCACGAAAAACACCATTAATGTTTATAGGCCCACCGGGAACTGGAAAAACATTTCTTGCAACTACATTAGGAAGATGTTTAAATATACCAACTCAAATAATAAATTTGTCTACATATCAAGATGTAAATGGTACTTATGGATATAAATATAGTGATAATGGAAATTTTGGGTTATTTGAAGATTTAACTATTGGAGATTTAAATACAAACAATTATCAAAACAGATTCGTTGTATTATCTAAAGATAAATCTTTATCTTTAGATAATCAAGGAAATTTTATAAATAAAAACGGCTCATCAATTCTTCATCAACTTTTAGATACTAAAATAACTGAATTATCTATAAGACGATATGATGGGGCAACTATTAATATTTCTAAATTAAATTTTATATTAATTGCTAATGAAACTTTTACAACAGTATTAGGGAAAGATAAAGCAAGAGCTTTAGAAAGTAGAATAAAAATTATAAATTTTGATGAAGGGTTCTCTTGGGACAAAAAAGAAAAAATAGTTTATAACCAACTTAAATTATTTCCAGATTTACAAAACGAAATATGTAAGTCTAAAATTCAAAATATTATTAATTATGATCATAATACTCTTCATCATAAAGGTGTTCGTATTTTACTTAATGTTATAAATGAGTATATTAATCATATACAGAACTCGGATATTTTAGCAGAGTTATTATGTATAATATATTTGATATTGAGGAAATTTTTCAATCATATTCATAATCTTTTCACATATTCTACATAATTTTAATGGTAAATTCTACATAACTTTTAATGTAATTAATCTATTTATAGATTAATTACATCTTAAATATTATTTAGCAAAATTGTACACTAAATTCAATGAGTTATAAAATGTTCAACAAATAAAAATAACGCCCATGGAGGGGGATTTGTAGGGCCTGGACCTATACCTGTTGTATATATTAAATTCTGGATAGTTGGGGCAAAAGGAATAACATCAAGTATAATTGAATTAATTGAACATACCATATTTGTTTCTGTTATTATCATTTCTACTTTAATTTTATCACCATTAGTTAAAGTAGATAATTCCGGATATGAGGAAATATTATATTGTTGAGAAAATGCGGCAGAACCTGCACCAGACCCTTCAATAGATATTCTAAATCTAGGTGCCGATGAGAATTCATCTCTAAATACTAAATTAACTTGTTCCACAGATTTCCACACAACAATAAATTCTGGTAGTATTGAATTAATAGTCCCGGCGGTTAGTGGACATGTTAAAGCACCATTTATATTCATACAGAAAATCTGATTATCTGATAAATTAGCTATACTTGCCGTATTTACAGTCGTTTGGGGATCTGGTATCTGCGCCTGTAAAGCAGAGATATTTCCGGTATTTCCGGTATTTACAGTCGTTTGGGGATCTGGTATCTGCGCCTGTAAAGCAGAGATATTTCCAGTTGTTTGGGAATCTGGTATTTGAGATTGTAATGTAGTTATGTTTGTTTTACATATAATATCATTTTTATTCGTAATTATATCTGTTTTATTTGTGGTTATGTCTGTTTTATTCGTAGTTATATCATTTTTATTCGTAGTAATGTCTGTTTTATTCGTAGTTATATCATTTTTATTCGTAGTTATGTCATTTTTATTTGTGGTTATGTCTGTTTTACATATAATATCATTTTTATTCGTAGTAATGTCTGTTTTACATATAATATCATTTTTACATATAATATCATTTTTATTCGTAGTTATGTCTGTTTTATATCATTTTTATTCGTATTAATGTCTGTTTTATTCGTAGTTATGTCTGTTTTACATATAATATCATTTTTATTCGTAGTAATATCTGTTTTACATATAATATCATTTTTATTCGTAGTAATGTCTGTTTTATTCGTAGTTATATCATTTTTATTCGTAGTAATATCTGTTTTACATATAATATCATTTTTATTCGTAGTAATGTCTGTTTTATTCGTAGTTATATCATTTTTATTCGTATTAATGTCTGTTTTATTCGTAGTTATGTCTGTTTTACATATAATATCATTTTTATTCGTATTAATGTCTGTTTTATTCGTAGTTATGTCTGTTTTACATATAATATCATTTTTATTCGTAGTTATATCATATTTACATATAATATCATTTTTATTCGTAGTTATATCATTTTTATTTGTAGTTATATCATTTTTATTTGTATTTATACTTAATGTATTTGAAGTGATATTTGTTGTGTTATCTTCTATAAGTGTAGAATGTGTATTTAATGTCGTTAAATTTTCAGATATATACGCTGTGTTTGTATTATATCTGTTTAATCCAAAATTATTTTGACTCATTTTGTTATAGGGGGGAAAGTATTTTGTAGGGAACAGACTAATACCTGGTTAGTCATTGCTAAAAACACTAGTTGGAGATTTTTAATAAAGATGTTGGGATCCATTTACTCACCACAGAACTAACCAATAATTTATAATAATGGATTAATAACAACACGTCGTATCTCTCTAATATTTTCTTGAGGTTGATTACATGTTTTATCCTGCCAAAAACGGCCATCTATTGGCTCTCCCCAGACAAAACTATAATGTTGTTTAATATTACTTCTAGTTGGTATTGTTTGTGTTGGACATTCATCTTTAAACCAATCTTTAAAATACATATATAATGTTGTAACAGTAAGTCTTTCTCCATCTTTATCAAATACACATTGTTGAGCAAATTGTCTAAAAATATCATTATTTTGTCTATACCGTTCAGTTGCTACACGAACTTTAAGTGGTTCCCCTTGTTCAAAATATCGGATGGTTTTCCATCGTTGAATTAAATACCATGCTAACGGTTGAATTAATTGTGGTATTTTTTCCGCAAATTGTTTATCCATTGGAAATTTCTTTTGTATAACTTGTTCTTCATAATCTGTAGGACAATCAGTATCTAATAAAAATTTGCTTTCAAAAGGAATAACCCGAACCCTAGCCCAAAATGCAGCATCGGCGTTTTTAATAGTTGGTAATTTATTACAAATTAAAACAAATTTAAACATAGGGTTTATTTCTCGCATCTTTTTTCCTTTTTCAAAAAGATCTCGTCCGAGATATGAATCACCACCTGTAAATAATTTAATATTTCCAATATTTATACTTTCATCTGGATCTGGTTCTTCCATAACAACCCATCTCACACCATCTCCAGATCGAGCTAATTCAGGATTTGCTGCGCCAGCTTTTGGTTTTTTTCCTGTAATAACACATGTATTAAATTTTATAGCTAATTTTCCTAACATTTTTTCGAATAATGTTTGAGTTACTGTTTTGCCATTATTACCAGTCCCAGTCCAAAATAACATGACTTTATTAGGATTTCCCCCCACAAAAACTCGACAAGCTTGATCAAGAAAATATTCCCGAATATCGGGATCTGGAAAAACTTTTTGGAAAAAATCATCTACTTGCATTACTTTTGGATGATCAATTGTTCCGTAATCAAAATAATCAAGAGGGATAGAATTAGAAAGATAATCTTCCGGATTACCATCTCGAAATATTGTACTTTTAAAATCATAGATCCCATTTTGAAAAGCTACTAAATATGGATCCATATTTAATAATTTATCAAATTGATCATTATAAAATATTTCTTGGCATTCTATCATTACATGATTTTTAAATGGGGTTGATTTACATCGTTTCACAAGTGTTGTAATATGTGTTAGTTTTTTCTCAAGAATTTTCCTGTCATCAGCTTCTTCAGCTAATGCTAATTGATTTTGTATCTCACGTTTCTTTTTTATTAATTGTTTGATAATTATCCCCTCATTACAAGAAATACGAGCACGTAAATCAACACCACTATCAATCGATCTCCAAATATGGTTTTTAAATTGATACCACTCTTTATTTTTTATTGATGTACAAACAAATTCCCCCCCATATTCATTATATAATACTCTTGCCACATCAGCGTGACACCCATCCATTGCTTCTAATATTTGTGTTTTTTTATTTGCAAATGCTTCATATGCTTCTTTATTATCAAGTGCAGCGTAATGACGTAATGTACCTAAAGAGTATTTATTGGGTCTCATATCTTCATGCCATAAAGATAAACATTCACTTTCATTAAAAGTATCTCCCATTTCTGAAAATTCTAACCATGTTGTTAACCCATCATCATCTCCTTGTGTAATATTCCATAAACAATAACCAAAACGTAGCCAAGTATGTCTATCATTCGCTCTACTAATATTCATCATTTTTAATAATTCTTGAGCTTGAGCTAAAGTTTCATCAACAGAAAGTTGATCATATTCTTTTCTTTTCTCTTTAATTTTTTGAAATTCAATAAATAATGGAGTATTTATTGTGGATTTGGGTGTATAGTAATAAAATGATGCTCTGTTATATAACGATATAGATAAAATTCTTGGTAACATTTCCATCACTTTTCCATAACATTGTATCTCTTCCATAGTTTCATCTTCATGTTTATTTACTATATAATCTCCTAAAGCTGTTTCAAAATCTGTTTCAATACACTCGTGTACCATATTTGTTATGTTTTTTCCGTTTCCGTTTTTTCCTGTAGAATCTGGATTTCTAATATAACATTTAGTAGCAATATAAGGACATCCGTTATTTTTACTAGAACCATACATTAACCAATGAACATTGACAACATTAGTATCTAAAATTTCAGTAACTTGTAAATTATCAAAAATACCAATAATATATTTTTTTACAATAGGCATTAAATAAACTTTTTGTATTGTTTTTTCAATAAAAATTTTAGGAAAATGTAGATGAAATCCATTTTTTATATATTTTTCTCCGCAGATTTCAATCTCAATTGGGTCTTTTTCTAATAATACACATGTATATACTGAATTACAAGGATTATCTATCACTTCTGTTATTGCACGATTATATGCAATAATAATTTGTTTAATTTGTGTTAAAGAATAAACTGGTTGGGGAAAACGATATGTTTTTGGAAGATTTTTTTTTTTCACACGTAAATCAATATCCACAAGTACTGGAATTTCTTTTCCAGGATTTTCAGCTAAATAAATTGGTTGTTTTAACTCTAATGCTTTATTATATCGGTTCCAAAATTCTTTTATATCAATACCAATAGAATAAACACCTTTCGGTATACCCATAGAAACATGGGAATGTGAAGGATCATTTGGGGATTTATGTTCGCGTAAAAATTCATTTAGCCTACTTTTTTGTGTTTCCTGTGCCATTTATTATTTGTTATTTCTTGATTTTTTTCTAATCAAATTTTAATCCAAATCAGATTAACAATTTTTAATTACTCTTAATTTTTAGTATTAAACAGGATTTTCTTTCGTTTTTAAATATTTATTTAAATTTTTCGAAATATAATTTAATTTTTCAATACGTTGATATACTGATGAATGAATAATTTCATTAGGACCTGTAATAATTCGTAAATATTTTGGTCTGAAAATATAGAAATGATTTCGAGAATTATGAATGTCTCCAAAAATATGTTTTTCATCTAATAAAGTTGAATATTCTTCTAATTCTAATCCTGATTTTTCCGCTTCTTGTATCATCCATAATAATGATACATTTGATAATAAAGCACTTTTATTATCAGGAGTATATCCACCCCCTACATCAGAATGACTTCCAACAAACCACATTTGTATTAAATTTTGGTTATCATTATTTATGTTTTTCCACAGGCTTGGTTTAAATTTTTTCCTCATTTCATCTATAGCCAATGCATGTCTAGCAACCACTATATTACTTCCCATTTTTGTATCATAAAAAGATTCTGATGATTTGAAAGGAATTCCCAAAGCCCCAACAGTATCCCATACCCCTACAAATTTAATTTTACAACAATTATGTGTGTAATTTTTTTTATAATCTTTCATAATATCTGAATTTGGTTGAAATGATGGGTGGGGGTTTTTGTAATTTAGAAAAGTTTCATTAATACGATTCGCATATTCATGGCGTAAAATACCACAATTATTTATTAATCCACATAAACTTCTAATTGTGTATGCACCTCTGCTAAATCCAAATAAAAAAATTTCATCTCCTAAACAATAATTATGAACTAAATAACGATAACAATTTATAACATGATTTTGAAGACTACTTCCAGTTATCCCCTTATATAATTTTAGTGTCATTAAACTACTATTAGACCCAATACCCGGATCATAAAAAATTTGTTGGGGAATATCAGTATTCTCTGTTTTTAATAAACGTGTAATTTTGAGTACATTGGTAGGAAAATCTGTAGCAATATTAACTTCTGGTTTATTCCATGTGCCATCAGCACATATTATTATTCGTTTCATTTTTATTTTAAAAAATTAAATATACTAATTTCAATAATTCCGAATCTGACTGCTTTAACCGATTACTGTTTATACACTCTGGTTAACCAGTCACTGTTTATACCCATTTCAAGTATAGTAAAAGTTAAAAATGAAAATAAAAAGTTTTTAATAAAATAAAATGAGCACTACATCTAAATATTCATATGTAGAACATAAGCCACCAACATTACAACAATGTGATAAATGGAAAAAAAACCCAGAAATTAATCCTTTAACTAATAAATCCATTAAATTTGAGGGTCCTACTTATAAGTGGTTTCAAATGCATTGTTGTCTTAAACATATTCCTGTGGCGCCGCAGAGCGGTAAACGACAATGTTATTCAACCCCCATTTATTTCAAACCCAAAATAGAAAACCGTTATATGTCGTTGCGTAATGAGTCAAAAAACTCGAACTTATCTGAAACAACTATATTAGATACTAATATAAAAAACATTGGGAAATTAAAAGTAATGTCTCAACATAAAAAACCACATAGGGGCGGCTCACCAGCCCAACACATCGTTACGAATACGAGTATAAAAAATCCTTCATTATCCCAATGGTATAATAATCGTATCGCAACAGGTCGTGATATAAAATTAGGATTACAACAAATAACATCAAAACAATGGGATATGTGTATGACTGGAACAAAATCTCAAAATTTTAGAAAAAATTTCACAAATTTAAAAGAAATAGGAAAAGGAACTTTTGGACAAATATATAAAGCTACTTTAAACAATAATGATATTGTAATTAAAGAAGCATATTTAAAACCGAGAGATAAACGTTTATTAAAAACATCATCTCATGAAACATGGGAAGATATTCCTAAAAATACCTATCCAGAAGAATATAGTTTTATGACATTTGTAAATAATATTCTTTTGCAAAAACATTGTCCTAATTTTTTATATACATATAGTATGGCTATGTGTGATGGTTGTCAGGTATCAAGTTTATTTGGTACAGGATCAAAAGGTTCTTGTTATGTATCTTTTATGGAATTAGCAGATGGTGATTTATTTGATGAAACAAATTTATTTGCCGAAGCACAATGGAGTATTTTATATCAAATATTAGCGGCGGTTTATTCCATTCATCATTATTATGCATTATTTCATCGTGATATTAAAACTGAAAATATATTTCTTCAAAAAATAAAACCCGGTGGTTATTTTAAATATGTTATTGGTAAAGATTCATATTACATTGAAAATACTGGATATATTGCATATTTAGCTGATTTTGGAGTCGCAGAAATTTTTTCCCCAATACATACTAAATCAAAATTTTATGGGGAAAGAAATGCCGAGGTAATGGAATCAAAAAAAAGTATAGCAGGAAGCAATTTGTATTGGGATCCTATTTTTTCCCAAAAATTTGCAGTTTATAGTAATGTATATGAAACTCCGAAAAAAATGAATCCAGCAATAATTGAATGGGAAGATATAGAACAAAATAAAATGGTTTTAGGTACTATTAATAACTTTGGTGTATTAGATATCATACCTGATAGACCAGTTGATTTAAATGATAATCGAAAATTTCCGTGTATAGATTTTTATTATGATATTCAAGATGTTATTCGTATGTTTATGGGGGGAAAACAAACCAAACAACCGTCATGGCATGACGGTATTCTTAATTTGGATCCAGACTTGCGAGATATTTTAGAAAGTGAGGGATTTATAACCGATCTTGAAGATACATTTTATATTCATGGGTCAGTTAAATATACTTTAGCTGAAGAAATGTTATGTCAATTATATAAATATCAACCTAATAAAATTGATATAAAAATGGAAAAATTACTTGATGTTTTTTATTTATAAATTTCAATGAAATATTTCCTGTAAAAGGAAATATTTCCTATAAAAGGAATTATTTCTCACAAAGTTTATGGATTTAGGTTTATTTTTGATATAACTGATATAATCTCTGTCCATTATTATGTAATGTTGCATATCCTTCAGGGTTTTGCCAATCTTTTGGAATCCAATCTAACCCATTTTTAGCACCTACTAATTCGCCAACAAGTTTCGCTATAGTATCTGTATCACCACCTAAATTTGCTGCTTTAATTATTGCTTTTTCAGGTTCTAAATAATGTTGTAAAAAACAAACTAAAACACAAACATAACATTGTATAGCTTTGATTTGAAATAAATCATACCCAAAGATATTTTTAGTTACATTACCTTGTATAAGTATTCCATTTTGTAATGTTATAAGTAATGGATATAATTTTTCATTCCGTAATTCGGCTGTTATGTGTAAAGCATAATTGTAAAAAGTATTACAAGATTGACTATCATCATTTATAAGGGATTTCAATAATTTAATATGTAAAAAAGCAACATCACTAGCATCTTTATTTTCACCATGAGTACAATAAGTGGCAAGTTTTATATTTTGACGTAATTGTGAATCAGAATTATGTATTAAAGCAAGGGGTGCTATTCGCATTACACCACCATTTGTATCAGCATTACCTCCCAGTGTACAATCATTCCAATTACTTAGAATATCTTTTGTTCTTTTGGAATATCCCCGAAAACTGTTTTTAACAACATGATGATACATTGAATGTATTTTTTTAACCATTGAATGTGGTGCTTTATCATAATAAAAATTAATTAAATAATCACTTAATATTAAAGTAAGTTCAGTATCATCAGTATATTGATTTTTTATAAATTTTGTAACATATCTTTTTTTTGCTCTAATATCTGTATATGTTACATTTTCATTAAATGAACCAAGAACATCTCCTATACATCCACCATATAATACACCAATGATTTTTTTCTCTAATTTATCCATTTATCTTTTTCTTATTTTAAGAAATTAAAATCAACTATCATGGTTAAAAATAAGATTTTTGAGTAAATTAAAAAAATCGTAATCAGAAAGTTGTGTTTTGAATATATTCACCAAATCAATATATAATTGAGAATTTTTAACTAAATCGTCTACACTTTTTTTGTGTTGTGAGTTTGATCGCGCTCGGCTACATTTAACCGCACCGTCGGCTGGCGGTTGCTTTTCGCAATATAGATACGGACTCGTACTCGTTTCATTTTCACACTCAATTTCACTCTCTGTTTCATTATGGTGTAAACCCGGCTGGAGATCTTCGTTCGCGAAGGAAGGATCTGTGCTAAAACCGCTTTCTACTTTTAATTTATCAAAATAATTAAAAATACGAGTATGAGATTGTGATCCTAAAATTTTTTTTAATTTATGCTCAGCAGTACTTCGGGCAGCAAACAATTGTTTTTTAAATTTTTGTTTTTCAATTAAAATAAGTTGTTTATTTATTAAATGATCCCAAGGTAGTTTTGTAAATAACCCCAAAATTACATATCCTAAATTTTCTAAATCTGATATTATAGTAATAGGATTTCCCCTATGCGCATCTTCACTTATATATTTTATCGTTCCTCGATGTTTATGTAATAATTGTGTTGGAAAATTTTTTAATGATGTGTTTTCCAAACATTTGGTAGAATATTCACAATCACTGTGTAGCAAATTACGTTGTATCGACAGCTGGTTACATTTCGCCTCAAAACGAATATTTTTACTTTGTTCACAAAGATTTTTTTGATGGGGATGTAATAATGTGACTAAACCAAAATCTGCAATACAAATTTTAGTCGGATTAATTAAAATATTACTATTTTTAATATCACAATGTGCGTATCCATAATTATGAAGATATTGTAAACCTTGGATAATATGAGTTATTATATTAAAAAGTATTTCTTTAGAAATATTTCGTTTATATTGAATTAATTTTCTTAAATCAATACTAAATCGTTCAATTATTATAAATCTTGTTGTTAAAGTTGTTCCCCCTGATATAAATATTGGTATATTAATTGATTTATTTTCTAATGTTTTATATACAATACGTTCGATTTCTAACTGGGGATCAGATATATTTTGGACTTTAGCAACTACTTGTATTTGTTCTAAAAAATCCGTTGTTTTTAGTTTTGTATTTTCTTCACCCAAAATATCGCTGTCTTTATGCTCGTTTTGCTGTAAACTTTGCTTAGGAAAATCAAAGTGTATTTTTGGTTCAGTATTATTTTTCTGTATACATGTATAAATACGACCAAAACCCCCGGTTCCTAATTCATGTTTTAAATTCCAATGTAAACCTATATCATCAATAACAATCATTAGTTTAACATCATATAACGTAATTACGTTATATGATTTTTTTTTATTCCATAACAACCTAATTTTTATAATTTAACTCTTTAACTAAATTATAAATTCCAACAAACTGTTTTAATTAACTCTTGAGAACCATGAGCAAAAAAACATTGAGACTTAGAACATTTAGGATAATAGCGACAAAGTTTTGTTTTATAATTTCGTATAATTTTGGGTTTTGTTATAGTTTCTTTTAATATAGATTGTAAAGGTAAAGTTAGTTTATTTTTAGCATCCCATACCCGTTTACTTCGCCAAGGTAAAGTTAGTTTATTTTTAGCATCCCATACCCGTTTACTTCGCCAAGGGGCACCACCGTCGCCCGCTTTGTTTGGACAACTACAAGTGTTAACAGCTGTGGTCTCACGAAGTATATCTGGTGTTGAAGATATATCATTGGGTTGTATCATTTCATTGGGTTGTGTAATATTGGGTTGGGTAATTTCATTGGGTTGTATCATTTCATTGGGTTGTATTTCTGATTTTAAATCAATACCGTTATTAATTTTTAATAATCCTATCTCTCTGTTTAAATGGGTCGTTAGACCGGTTCCTGTGTTTGTAGGGATAATAATAGTTAGGGGTTTTAAAACCCTTATCTGTGTATTAGATGGAATATCTAAAGTTTCCATAGAATTTGTTTTTAAAAGTTTAAATAACCAAGTTGGAGATTTCATCTATCTTATATTAAGGTTAATTTTACAAACTAAAATTTCAATAATCGCAATTTAATAAAAAACATCTGGTTCAATAAAATCGGGATTTGGTTTATCGACAGTACTTTGTGATATATTTTGTAATATATCCCCTTTCTGTAATTTTTTATAATCTATTTTTAAATCCATTAACCCAGTTCCAATTTTAGGTTGATTTCCACATATAATCGCAGCACTTATTCCAGTTGTTTTATCTGTTTCAGTTCTCATTGCTGCTGCTAATAAAATATCAGCACTTTCTTCGAATGTTGCTTTACTTAAAGGACCAACGTCATTACTTCGCATTGTATAACGAGTTATAGAACTTGGTTTGCCTTTAAAAGTCATTTTATCAACAAGTAATTGAATATGTAATGAATTAACTCCATGAATAATATTTTTTAAATCTTGATATAACATTTTGCGGACAGCCCCAATTCCTAAACATTCATAAACTTCCCAAAAATCATTACAATATATTCTATTATTGTCTATTAATGGATGAGCTAATATTTTAAGTAAATTTGATCCTTCTGTTATAACACACCATTCATTATCAACATAATCTAAAAAAATTTCTCGTATACCAGGTATACCACAAATTGCAACTTTATGTAAACTTGTTAAATCAACCCCAGTTTTTTCTGTATCAAGAAAAGTTATTTTTATCCCAACAGATTCTATTGAACATGTTATATTTGGTAATTGGTTTAATTCTTTAAGTAGAACAGTAGCAATTTGGTATGGATTAATTCGATTTGAAAATAGTTTTTTTAAATTTAAACTAAATTTAATCGTTGTATAATTATCAATAAATTCTATAATTGGTTCATTAATTATAATATCCCTAAAACTTAAAAATTTAATACTAGAACCAATTGCTTTACGTAAAGCATCAGATGTTTTATATTTTTTAATAAAAAATAACGAACATGTTTTATTTTTTAACTTTTTCGTCATATTTAATATTTCGTCTAATCGCCCAACTGATGATTGTTGTAATTTTCCTGCTGTGTGAAATGTATTTAATGTTGTTTGTGTTTGTTTTTCCCCAATACTTTGAGCACCTATAATACCGACCGCTTCTCCGGGAGTAATACGACTAGTATTATATTTTATAACAATATGATCATGAAATATTTGGAATTGGGTTGGATCAAGGTGTATATCTTCAAGTTGTTTTCGGAGGAAAGATTGTTCCTTAAAAAAAATCGGTTTCCAAATTTCAATAGGAATAGGTGGTTTTATTGTACAATTTAATAAAACTTCATCAATTTGTTCTTTAGTTAATTTTTTTAAATTAGGATTTTGTATTTGATTTTTCAATTGGTTTGCATATCGTTGTATATTAATTGGTTGACAACCAAATTTTGTAAAAGTTACTTTACATGGATCAAAACCGTGATTACCAAATACATATTGATATATATTTTGGTTAGCATCTCGAACACTGCCATCATATCCGATTTTTAAATCTTCATTTAATTTTACAATCGATCGTTGAATATATCCAGATGTTGCAGTTCCCATTGCTGTTTTTGTCATCCCTTCTCTCCCAGTCATTGCATGAAAAAATAATTCGTCAGGTTTCATCCCATTAATAAATGATGATGCAATAAAACCACGACTACGATATTTTCTTGCAGGATCATTAATTATAATACGAGGATAATGAACTAATGTTCTTCTATTACCATCTAATGTTGGGGATGGGCGTAAACCTGATAAATTTTGTTGTCCTAGTAATCCTGTAATTTGAGCTATATTAAAATAATCTCCTTTACTACCTGATGTTACTGTACTAATAAAATTATTATCCGGTTTTAATGCATCTTTTGCAATTTTTAATCCCAAATCTTTTGCTTTATTTAAAGCACAATTTATTCTTGATTCTTTAATTAATTTATGTTCTGTGGATTCTGCAACATTAGTTGCTTCTAAAAAATATTTATGAATAATATTATTTATTTCAGTTTCTTTTTCTTTATTTTCAATCAAACAATCCTGAATACCAATAGAAAACGGATTTATTTCTAACCAAGCATTTGTTAAATATAAAATATTATCAATAATAGTAGCTGATGTATCAGGATCATATTCATCTGCTATTAAATATAATATTGATTTTTCTGTTCGGTTTAAAATTGTCGCATTAAATGTTCCTGATATTAAAACACCTTTTAATATTTTAAAATTATGTTGCGGATATTCAACATCAAAATCTGATGGAAAAATAAACCCAAATAATCCTTGAGAAGTAAACCCTTTTTCATTTCGTAATTTTCGAATTTGTGTTAATCTTTCAATATAATTATATTTATGATTAACTCGCATTAAACATTGCATAAAATCTCCGTTAGACATTAATTGAGGTTTTTTTGGAGTCATTAAAAAAGAACCAGTCAAATTATCTTGAATAATTACCATTTCTGGTTTATTTTTTTGTAATGATCTTGTATTATATTTCGCATTAGATAAAAATTGTAATTCAGCATTTGCTTCTAATGTTTCTTCAACAAATATATTCCCTTCATCGCCATCAAAATCCATATTAAACCCCGTTACAATTGCTAAATTAAAACGCATTGTTTTCCCAGGTTTTAAAACAATTTTCATTCCTTGCATAGAATTACGATGTAATGTTGGTTGACGATTAACAAGGACATAATCTCCTGTTTGTATATATCGTTCTACAATATCACCAATTTCTAATTCCATTTCATTTTTATAAGGTAGAATAGTTGGAATTAATTTTTCTTTCCCATCTTTTACACGATAAATTTTATCAGTTTGTTGAAGTATCATTTTACAATTTGTTACAATTATTCTTTTTTCCCCCCCTTCTATCACACGTACAATTACGTCCCCATGACGTAAATGAGTTCCCGGTTTATTTATAACTTTTGGAATTTCAATTCGTACCCCATTTTTTTTTATAACCGTTGTCGCCATTTCAGGAGTGTTTACTAATGTTTTTAGTTTTTTTAATGTATGTTGATTAACATGTACGGGGATTGTGAGTGTTTTTCCAAATTCTTCTGGTATACCAACTTCATTTAATTTTAAGGTTGGGTCCGGACCAACAACTGTTCTAGCAGTACGATCACATCTTTTACCCATTAGATTTTGTCGTACATGTCCTGTTTTTTTTGTTATTCGTTCTTTAATACCTGTCATCGGTTTATGATTTGTGTTATGAATTGCTTTACCTTTGGAGTTATCACAATATGTTAAAATTTTAAATTTTAAATCATTAATTGTTTTTTCAAATAATGTTTGTGATATATTTACTTTTCCTAAAGTATCATTATATTTTATTATATCAACTAGACTTATACTTAGATCATCATCACTTGTATTATCCGGGGTTTCCATACGGGGGCGACAACAAGTCGGAATAACTGGAAACTTAGTTAAAACTAAATTTTTAGGATGAAATAAAGTTTCATCCACATTAAGAATCCTAACATCTTCATCTTGAATTAAATCAAAAATCCTTTTAATATCTGATGGTTGCATTATTCTTGTGGTTTTTTCATTTTTAAATTTTAAATGAGCAATAATATTTGTTTCTCCAATATCAAATCTAATTTCTGGATGTGGATTTGTACATCGACCACAAAATGATATTTTATTACTAATATAATCAATTATACTATCATAAGTTCTAAATCCATGAAGATTTAATTCTTCACGAGTACATAATAATCGACTACATTGAAAACAAAAAAGTTTTAACATTGTCGCAACTTGTTTATAATATAATATTATTGGGGTATTAAGATTAATATGGCCAAAATGGCCAGTACATTTCCATATATTACCTTCACATGTAAGACATGTCTTATTATTTTCAATACATCCTAAACGGGGATCATATACAGTTCCTTCTTCTACAAGTAAACTCGGTTTATAAATTTGACATACGGATTGTTTTAAAACATCCTCATCAGAAAGAATACCGAATTGGATTTTTGTAATTTCTGATACCATAGCTGTATTATTTTTTAATTATCTTATCTAATTAAATTTCAAAATTTAAAGATTTACTATAATTTTATAGGTTTATAAAATGACAAAACAATTAGAACAATGTATTTTTAATTTAGAATTAACAAATACATTAAGTTGGAGATATACATGGTTTATAAAACATTATAAATCATATATGGATTTAGATTGTATTTGGTTTACAGATGGAGGAGATGATGATCATGAATTACATACAATTTATTCTAATATTTATGATAATTGGAATACTTTAGTGAAAAATTATGCAATCTATAAAAAAGGTTCTAAACATGAAAAAAAACAAATTCTTAAATATGATGGTGAAACTAATAAATTTAAAATTTTTTTAAAACATGATAAATGGAAATCTTCTTCAATTAGAGAAGAGTTCTTTAATGAAGATTTTTATGATATATAACATCTGTAACCCATGATACCTTACCCATATTCTGATCTTTACCTATTAAACCCAAATGTTATACAATTTGTATGTAATGTCATACAAATTTAAAAATCACTTGTATCCTAATTTATTTTTTATCATGAACCAATCTTAATACTAAATTTGCAAAACTTTCACGTTTAGTTGCTGTGTCAACAGCGATTGTTCCGCCTCGATATTTTTTAGGAACATTAGAAATAAAAGGAAAGAACTGAGATGTTGGATTTAATGATGTTGTTAATTCACCAGCATTGAATGGTTGACTTGCTAAAATATCTGCCACAGAAACAATAACTAAAGTAAAAAAGAATGTAAAAAAATGATCACGGCCAATATGATCAATAAAAGCTTGAGCAGTTGTTATATCATCTACTGATTTGAATCGTGATAAATAATCCCCAAAATCCCAATGATATTTAATAATATCACTTACAAATTTTATATCATCTTTTTCAAAACCAAAAGCTGTGAGTAATTTTGGCATATTAAAAACATCAATATGTTTCATATTTTCATCTAAAATTGGTAATGTTTTTACCCCAGTAATATAATCACTTCCAACAATTGGATGAGTTGGTATTGCATAATAAACGTAATCATGATCTCTTTTTAAAGAATTTTTATCAGATGGATTCATTTTACCAATATCATGTATAAAAGCAATTGCTGCAATTTTTCGTTGCAAATCGTTTTTTTCTTTAGGTGTTAAATTATCAATTATAGAATATTGATTAGTTAATATTTTCATAAGTATTGATTCAGCAAATAATAAACTCCAAACAGAATGTTCATATAAATTACCAGCATGGAAATCAACATTAAAAGTTTTATATAATTTAAGTTGTTGAATAAATTGTTTAACAATATCAGCTCCTTGTTTATTTTTATTATGTTGCCAATCTATTGTATTATCTAAATTTCTTTTTAACCATTTTAACGGATTACAAAACATAAATTCTAAATGAAAATATTGTTGCCCTTGTTCTAATGGTGTGTTTGCAGCATAACCAGCATAATCTTTTGATTGAAAATATTTACATAACCATGTAGCAAATGGGATATCTACATCTCGATATGAACGTCTCACTTTATTTTTAATATCTATTTCACCAAAACGACGTGGATCATAATCAACTGATAATTTTTCTAATTTAAACATAAATTTTAAATGATCTTTTGTTTGTTTTGTAATATCTGGATCATTTAACATTCTCCATAAATTAAAATTATTATCTAACAAAATAAAGACAACGTCTCTTCTTAACTCATACACATTAATACAATTTTCTTGGCAAATTTTTGAAAATTTATCATTTTGTTGGGAATATAATTTAGCTACTCTAGGATCTGCAAACCAAGATGTTGACACTTTTAAAAACTTACTTACACAATACGGTATATTTTCATTATTTCCATTCGATTTACGCATTATATCTTGTTGTAATTTTTTATAATCGATTTCTGATTGTTGACCGAATTTATGAGGGTTATAAAATAAAGGTCCAGTCGGAAACTCAACATTAGCATTGGCTAAAGCGCCTGAGCCATGATATAATTGCATACCTTTAGGAAATTTAACAACCTGCCATTCACCATCAAAATAATAAGTTCCACAAGAAAAATAATTAAACGGTATTTCTGCCCCTCCTATCTTAATTGTTTTAACTACTCCTGTTTTCCAATCCCAATGAGAATCAGATATTTTTTGACATGCCATTTTATATTATTATATTTTCCTATTATGAAACTAATAGTGTTGATTCAATATTTCCGTAAATGGCAGTGAAGCAAAAAATAAATATGTGTCTGGTTTTTCGCCGAGTGTAAAAAATGATTTTTTAAATTGTTTAGTTTTTATATAATTAAATAAGATGGATACTTTCGTATATGATTGGGTATTAGATAAAGAACCAGATAATACAAATATCCGGGTTTATTGTATTTCAAAATCCCCAAAATCCGATAAAGTAGAAAGTTCTAAACTTTCTAAACAACAAACAATATGTTTACGTATTGAGGATTTTGCCCCTTATGTTTATCTAGAATTACCCAATAATAACCCTGAAACAATTCGTGGAATACAAGACGCGATTTCTCCCTATGTCATTAAAACAGAAATATTAAATAAAACTCATCTTTATGAAACATTTAATGTTAACCCAGAATCTTTTTTTTTATTTTGTCAGTGTTATTCCCAAAATGATATTAAACAACTATTATATTTTACACGATCTGGTATTTTATTGCCAGGATTTGGCATAATTAAAATTAAAATGCACGAAGTAGCAGCAAGCCCTATTTTACAATTAGTATCATTACGGAATATTCCGATGGCAGGGTGGATTTATTTTACTCCTTCAGACACAATAACGAAAGCAGAACAAACAACCTCATGTGATAAAGAATATATAGTTCCTTGGAAAAAAATATTTCAAAGTTCTTGTATTAGTTATATTGAACCAAAATGTTTAGCATTAGATTTAGAAGTTAATTCAACTAATATGGGTGCAATGCCAAATGATAAACCTGATGATAGAATTTTTCAAATATCTTGTGTCATTCAAGAAATTTCTGCGACGAATGAAGTGCCCGTTTACGCGGCGGAGTGTATCTTAAACCCAACAAACCCAAACCCAAACCCAAACCCAAACCCAAACCCAAACCCAAACCCAAACCCAAACCCAAACCCAAACCCAAACCCAAACCCAAACCCAAACCCAAACCCAAACCCAAACCTAAATACGGGCTCACAACCATTTATATCTCAGCAAAATATTGAAAATAATGTTTTTCAAACAGTAAATATATCTCCTTCCAATAAACCCTCCCAAACGAAACGAACACCAGTCGTCGAAGTGGTGGGTACTAAACAAATTCGTAAATATTTATTTACGCTCCCCCCTAAAAATATTAAAAAATTTTTAGAATCACAATTATTAAAAGGTATTAATTGTTTTATTTGTCCTGATGAACCATCTTTAATTAAAGATGTTTTGAATTTTATTAAATATGAAAAACCCAATGTATTTACTGGATTTAATATTTTTCGATTCGATATTGATTATTTATTAAAACGATGTAATCGTTATTATTTATCAGATTTATTTAAATCTTTAGGTCGGAATGAAACAACTTTAAGTTCTATTGAACAAGTAAAATGGTCATCACAGGCGTTTAAAAATCAAGAATTTAATTTTGTTAATTGGGAAGGTATTTTAATTCTTGATATGTATGAAATTGTTCAACAAAATCCTAGTATTAAATTAGATACTTATAGTTTACAAAATGTTGCATCAACATTTTTAAACACAGGTAAAGATCCTGTTAAAGTTAAAGATATTTTTTCCGCTTACCGTACAAGAGAAAATATGGATATAATAGGAAAATATTGTGTCAAAGATAGCGAATTATGTTTAGAACTTATGAATTATTTTCACACTTGGATTGATTTATCAGTAATGGCAAAAGTATGTAATGTTTCAATGTTTACTTTACACACCCAAGGACAACAAATAAAAACTTATAGTCAAGTATATAAATATTGTTTACATAATAATATTGTTGTAGATACAGATGGATATGAAGCAAAAATAAACGAAAAATATACAGGAGCTTATGTTATAGATCCAATCCCAGATTATTATGAATTTGTAGTTCCTTTTGATTTTAAAAGTCTTTATCCTTCTATTATTATTGCATGGAATATTTGTTATTCTACACTTGCTCCAAAAAATACCCCCCTCAGTCAATGTAATATTTTTGAATGGGAAGACCATATTGGATGTGAACATGATCCTGGAATTATAAAAATAAAAAATTTAACAACAGAAATAGACAAATTAGAATTACGAATTAAAAATTTAATGAAAAAAAGAGATGGGATAAATATGGCAACATGTCCAGTTGGAATAACTGTTAAAAATAAAAAAGCAGAAATTCAACAAGTAATTAATAGTTATAGAGAAAAACAAAAACCATTCAGAGAAGAACGATCAAATTATAAAAAAAATAAAACCAAAGATAAAGAAGATTCAGATGGTAATATTATTAGTGGTATTGTTTGTGAGAAACGATTTTATAAATTTTACAAAACAAGTGTAAAACAGGGGGTTATTCCTATTATTATCCAAAATTTATTAAAAGCGCGAGCAGATATACGTGCAAAAATGAAAGATTGTTCACCCGAAGAACGTATTATTTTAGATAAAGAACAACAAGCATATAAAATTTCTGCTAATAGTATGTATGGTGGTATGGGTGTGAAACGAGGTTATTTACCTTTTATGCCAGGAGCAATGTGTGTAACATATATTGGAAGAACCGCTTTAATAAACACAAAAAAATTGGTTGAAGAAAAGGGTAATGGAAAAATTATTTATGGAGATACTGATTCAATTTATGCTTGTTTTCCCCACCTTCAGGGTGATTGTATCGATACACAAATTACAAATTTATGGGATTTTGCAATTAAATTAGCTAAAACAATTTCAGAAGAATTTCCAAACCCAATGCAATTAGAATTTGAACAAGCGATTTATAGAAAATTTATTATTTTTACGAAAAAACGTTATATGTATCAAGCGGTGAATAGATCTAATAATATTATAAATGAAATAGGAAAAAGAGGAGTTACTCTTGCCAGGCGAGATAACTCTAAGGTATTACGGTTCCTTTATGAAGAAATTATAACTAAAATATTTAGTAAACCCCCCCAAGAAATTAGACAAAAAAAAGAAATTGAAGAAATTTTACAATATATTATTGGATATATCAATGATTTATTTCGGAATCGTATTTTATTAAGTGAATTTATTATAACAACATCTGTGGGAAATTTTGAAGGGAATATGACAAATAATCATCTTGGTAATTATAAAATTAAAATATCAGAACTACCATCTGATGAAATTACTAAAAATAAACTTTTAAATGGTCGAACAGAACGAGATTATTATATTTCGAGTATGCCCGGGCAAGTTCAATTGGCGGAAAAATTGAAAAAAAGAGGAATCCCAGTAACTGCCGGTTCAAGATTAGAATATGTAATTATTAAAAAACCAGGTATGGTGAAAGTTGGACCTAGAATGGAAGATTATGAGTATGTAAAAGAAAGATCATGGGTTCTGAAACCGGATACTGATTATTATTTAAATGCTTTGATTAATCCTATAGATCAGATGTTATTTGTTGGTTTAAAAATTAAAAATTTTATGCGAGATCAATATGTTATTCGTATGAATAATGAAAAAGTACTTAATGATATACGTAAAATGGGTTTTTCAAAAGTTAAAATTCAACAATAATTATTTTAGGAAAATCACTTGGGTTATTTAATTTTTTAAAATTAAATAACATACAACACAATTTAATGAATCAGTTTATTATCCACCCAGATCCAGTTGACATTGCTGTATGGATACTATGATCACCATTTACGATATGTGATGAAGTCCCATTAATTGTTTCAGCTCCAAATGGTAATAATTCTACTCCTCCCCCCGAATTCCCTTGATTTTCAACAAAAAGTAATGTACACCCAGCCCCAACACTAGCAGCTGATGGTAATGTCGCATTTATAGACCCGGTAGACGGTGGCCCAGAAACACCAAATTGAATACCTGTATTTCGGTTTACTTGGGGACCAGTCGGATCGCCTGGCGGAGGGCCTTGCGGTAACGCAATATTTGTTGTAAACCCGGTATTCCCAGTTATACTTGCTACTCTAACTCCTCTATTTACTTCTAATGCCAACATTTGGGTTGCAGCTGTAACTGTTATAGGGGTATCCAAAGTAAATTGATATACTGTATCCGCTAACCCCCCGGGTCCGGCAATTATTTGATCAAATGTAATAGTTGTTTGTGATACTGGTGGCCCAACACCAGTATCATCATTATATAATGACACAAACCCATCAGCGGTTCCAGGCGCAGCATTTTTGGATACATATCTCACAACATCAAACGTACCTAATGTTGTGGGTCCATAATTTGATGATGGATTTAATGCTAAATTAAATCCTTGACCTCCGGATGCCCAATTTGTTGAAAAAGGTATTGTTAATAAATCAACGTTTGGATATAATGTATAACCCGGAATAGGGACACCATCTCCAGATCCATCAAAAAACCAATTTTTAGTATCTAAAGTAATTCCATTTGTTATTGTTCCTGTGGTCCGTTTTAAACTTAGATTAGATTGAACTCCTGTTTCATCTGTGTATGATAAACTATCAACACTCCCATCATACGTAAGTGTAGTTATACTTTGGTTAATATCAATATTCCCACCTCCAACCCCATCATTGAACGTCGCAATCTTATTTCCCACAACTGTATCAGTGACTGTTGGGGGGGCTCCGCCTCCGGGTAATGTAATACTCGAAATAACATTGCCTGCACGGTGTTAACTGACTGAAATCTATTATATTAGTAATATCCGTTATTTGTTGTGCGGTTAAACCTGTAAAATTTAATACAGCCATTAAATCTAAAATTTGTTGGGCTGATAATCCTGTAAAATCAATACTTAATGGTGTTGTATCTCCATCCCCAATTATTGATGTATCTGTTGTGACCGTTAATAATGCATTTACTGGTATTGATACTACACTCGCATCACTTTGTAATTTTATATCTGCCAACATAGATGTTGCATCTATTGTGACTGTACTCCCGCTTTGTAATGTAAGAACTAGATTAGAACCAACGACTATCCCACTAACAATCGGATCGCCAGGAATTAAACCAGCGACAATTGTTTGAAGTGTTAATATATCACCGGTATTTGTAGATGTTTGTGGATCCGGTATCTGAGCTTGTAACGCCGCAATATCTCCAGTATTTGTAGCTGTTTGTGGATCTGGTACCTGAGCTTGTAACGCTGCAATATCACCTGCATTTGTACCTATGTCTCCAGTATTTGTAGCTGTTTGTGGATCTGGTATTTGAGCTTGTAACGCCGCAATATCACCTGCATTTGTGCCTATATTCCCGGTATTTGTAGCTGTTTGTGGATCCGGTACCTGAGCTTGTAACGCCGCAATATCTCCAGTATTTGTAGCTGTTTGTGGATCAGGTACCTGAGCTTGTAACGCCGCAATATCTCCAGTATTTGTAGCTGTTTGTGGATCAGGTACCTGAGCTTGTAACGCCGCAATATCTCCAGTATTTGTACCTATATTCCCGGTATTTGTGGCTGTTTGTGGATCTGGTACCTGAGCTTGTAACGCTGCAATATCTCCAGTATTTGTACCTATATTCCCGGTATTTGTGGCTGTTTGTGGATCTGGTACCTGAGCTTGTAACGCTGCAATATCGCCTGTGTTTGTAGCTGTTTGCGGATCTGGTACCTGAGATTGTAATGCCGCAATATCTCCAGTATTTGTAGCTGTTTGTGGATCAGGGACCTGAGATTGTAATGTAGCAATATTATTTTTATTAAGTTGAATTTGTGGATCTTGAACTTGGGCAGACGGTGATGGGTTAGACCATGCCGCGCCAATAGTGTTTTGATTTAAATTAAAATTCGGATTGAGTGCCATTTTATATATCACGACTTTTTTTTTACAGTAATAAAATGAGTAACTCAAAACGTTGGAAAATCGTTTCTCCAAATGAAAAAAAAGAAAATTATTCACATCCTAATGAAAAAGAAAATTATCATAAACCTAATTATTTTCACAATCAATATCCTCAAAAATATCCAACTTCAAATTGTTTAGCTGGTCAAGGGAAAACGTTTTTAATGATTTCATTTTTACTTATTTTATTACTTGTAATATTAATACAATAATCTAAAAAATCTTAATTATATAAAAATGAATTTAACAAAAAAACAAATTGGAGGAATTTTTTTAGCTATAATACTTGTTATTGTTGTAGCAATTATTATTTATTTTCAAACTAAAAAAGATACACCGAATAAAGAACCAGAAACAACTGAACAACTACCACCAAACCCTATAAATCCTCCCCCTGAACCAACACCAACACCAACACCACCACCAACACCAACACCACCACCCCCAACCCCAACCCCAACCCCAACATCTAAATGGGATCCAGTGAAAAAACAAGGAAATATGTCTACACATGTGTGGTCTGCAAGAATATTTGATGAAATATTGGGATTAGAACCTGGTACAACACCAGTTGATTATGGGGGTAGTGTAAATAATAATACACAATTTCTAAAAAATAAAACATTTATAACTAAAGAAATCGCAAATTTGTTATGTGGTAATCCTTATTATTTCCAATGTCAAAAAGGAACAGATGCAACACGTCAACAAGTAAGTAATGGGGGATTATGTCATTGTTTAGATGGCAATTCAATTAATTATTAAATTAAAAACAACTAAAAAAAAATTGGTCTAAACTTGAAATAATTTAACAAATTATCAATTAAATATAAAAGTACTATGTCACGCGAAATTACAAAACAAGATTGTCGGCAATGGTTATTACTAAAAACTAAAAATCCTATTACTAATCGTAATATTAAAGAAAATGGACCAGTTTATAAAAAATTAGCTGCGGCATGTAGTCGTTTGAATTTAAATTCATCTGAATCAGAAGATGATGATCGAAGTAATATAGACAATCGATCCAGGATACGTCAAACACAACGATCTCGGCAAGCAAACGCCCGCGCAAATATCCCCCGAGATCAAACTGTTGCCTCTGGCACTCGTTCGTCCCGTGGTGCGCAGCGAGCAAGAAGTGGTAGCAGAAGTGGTCGCAGAAGTGGTACAAGAAGTGGGTCTGGAAGTAGTACAACGAGACGTACAGCTGGACAAACCGCTGGAGGTGTTTGTGCCAGGTATAATAGACGAATAATACAACCAACTTTAATACCTTTACCTTCACAAGAATTTATTGTAGATGCTTTAGATGAAAAAATAAGATCAGGGTTTGTAGTGGTAAATGATAAAGTTGGAACTGGGAAAACGGCTGCATTCTTATTATGGGTATTTACTAGAAAAGCAAGAGGATTAGATTATAACACTCGAATAATTGTTCCTCGAAATATTATTTTTCAATGGCAACAAGATTTAGATAATTTCTTTCCTGGTGCATTAACATATCAAGTAGTAACAACAACAAGAAATTATGAAAATCATCCAGTTGATGTTCTTCTTTGTATTGAACCTACAGCTCATTTACCATTTAATCATATTTATACATGTTATGATGAAGTTTCCACAATTACAAATAAAACATCAATTAATGGTTTTTTACCATTTCCATCAATTCTACTAAGTTCTGATACTAATATTGATTGGAGAACTCCAACACGTATTATTGGACGAACTTTAATCCAAAAAATAATTCAATCAGAACAAATCGGATTAGAAAATCATGAACGAACTCGTACTTGGAGTAATGCCTCATATTTAAAGAAGTTATTAGATCGTTTTGGTCCAAAATTATTACCTGATATACATATGGATGATTTAGTAACGATTAGACCATCTCAAACGTTACAATTTCAGGACCCGATAATTAAAATACATCAATATGCGATTTCTAGAACAGCAAATGTGGCTAGTGAATTTTTAACACCTCGAATGGTTGCTATGTTAAAAGAAAATGATATGAAAACGGTAATTAAAACATTGAAAGATGAACTTGAAAAAAGTGGTGTAAAAATATCAGCTAATATTGGTAATGAGGATAATAATTTATTATCTTGGATTAAATTATTGAAATTAAGAGAATTAGAAAAAGCGGTAGCTGATTACAGACTTGATAAAAGTGAATTTAATAAAAACAAAATTAGTCGGATTAAAACACAAATTGCTGAATTAACAGAAAAATATACTGAAATTTTAGAAGGAGATTGTGATATATGTTGTTGTCCATTAGCAGATCCTGTTTTCTTACCATGTTGTCAACATGTTATTTGTCAAAATTGCAAAAGTCAAATTGATAAATGTCCATTTTGTCGTAATACTAGAATGTCAGGTTTAACTGTTGCTGCTTTAACAGCAGCAACCACTGATAATCCAGTTATCAAATCTTTACCAGTTGTTGTTGCTGATATTGCAAACAATGCTAGAGCATTAATTGTATTTCAACATTATAAAGGAAATCTGGAAGAAGATATTCAACAAGAAGTACAACATTTACGTGGAACTGCTTCACAAAGGAATAAAATTGTCCAAAATTATAAAGCAGGTATTATTAAAATATTGTTTCTTAATGTAGAAACAGATCATTCTGGTGTTCGATTAGAAAATACAACTGATATTTTATTTTTAGAAAATCCATCACCAACTGTCCAAACTCAAATTATTGGACGAGCATTACGATTAGGCCGTGACGAGAATTTACCCTTAATAATTCATAAATTAAAATTAGTACAAACAGATAATTTATGTACAGTTTAAGATTTTCTAATTATTAAAATTATTTTATTAAAAATTATTTAATAAAATGACCCCAAAAATTTGGTATAATACAGATTGGCAAGAATATTGTTTATCTAAAAAAGGAAAAATAGAGTTAATAAAAATTTTAAAAAATAGTTTTAAATCAGATAGTGAAATTGAAAATGCATTTTATAAATATGTTATACACATTTCACAAAAATTAAATATAAATATATCACGTCGCAGCGAGGCCGAGCCGAAACCAGCGGTGTGTTTCAAGAAACACCAAATATTCATAATATATCTAAACGAATATTATGTGCTTTTATTGCACAATATGTCCCAAAAACATATGAACATTCATGTTATAATACTGAAACATTAGATGGAACCCCTATTGCATATTTTAATTCTAACGAATTAATATCATTCAAAGAAAGTGAACAAACTCGCTCTGCTAGCAGAGATAAAAAATATTGTTTAACATTTGATGAATTTTTAAAATTAGATAGAAACCCATATACAAATAATAAATTTACCATTGAATTTTTAAAAAACATAATTTTGCAAAATAAACAGAAAAAAAAATATCCATGGGATGAAACGATTAAAATACGGTATAATTCAACAGATGAAATATCTGTTTATCGAAAATTAAAAATAGATTTATCTCGAAAAATAGCTGATGATAATTTTCAAAAAATAGAAAGAACTCCAAAACCGGCAATAATTAAAAAATATAAACAATTTTACCCAAATATAAAACAAGATTATGATATTTTATCTCGAATAAGTATTCTTTCCAACTTATATCTTTTTTTAATACAATATAATTATCAATATGCTACATTAGAATCACACAACCAACAAACTCAAACAAGACCAATTATAAATATATTACAAGCTCAATTTGCAAACACAATGAATGATCAACCTACATGGGGAAACAGAGAAACATCAGATTTAAACCAATCTGATTTAAACCAATCAAATCCATTTAATTTTCCAATAACGAGTATAATTTAAATTTCATTTTTGTTTAAAATGACATATAATGCTCCAAACCATTTAATTACAATTCCGCCTGAGATTTTTCCAATTTCGCTCCCCAGCACAACCGTTCAATCGCTGCGTTACGAAAACGGTTTTTGGACACCGCAAAACTCGAGTTCGTTGGCAATACCAATTTTTCAAAATACCAAACTGGATACATTATTTGGTTTTATATCTATTTATTTTCCAAAAATTAAACAATTAATTGAAATAGCGGGGTTACAAAAATTTTATAGTGATAACCAAACTACTGTTACTATGTTTATTCCAAGGTATATGCTGCATGACCCGCAACCAGACATAATTGTATGTTCTAAAATGTATAGTTTTTCAAACCATATATTACCAACAAATATTCACGAGGCGACGGTACCGAACATAGTTACTGCGTTCACAAAAAGACTACAACCAAGCATATCAGAAACTTTGTTCGAACAAGGTTCAGCCCGTACATTTATACAAAATATAACAATCCCACATTTATTAACAACACCTGTATTATCTTCTACACATAATATGATATTATATTCAATAAAATCCCCAAATTATTTATTAATATCAAAAAATAAAGGTAATATTTATATTAATATTGAAAATATTATAACAAAAAATAAATATTCTAAAATAATAATTGGAGATATTATTTGTTTAAATGGAATAATACATATTGTAGAGTAATATTTGAATTAATCTTTAATTATATATTTTTAACAAAATGAAACCATTTAATTCATCTGATTTTTCTGATTCAACTAATTCATCTGATTTTTCTGATTCAACTAATTCAAGTAAAAAAACGCAGCGCTTGTTATCTGATCCAAAAAAACCCTATGGAATAATAAAATCATTACATACTCCACTAAAATTTATAGAAAAATCAAAATTAAAAAATTATTTAATTTTAAAAAATCCAAATGGAAATTTTAATAATCGGATTATTTTTACTCTAAATGAAATTTTACAACATTTAAAACATATTATTTCTACAGAAGTACTTTATGATATACAAAACCCTGTAATTATTATATGTGATATTCATCTTGATCATGCATTAGATATGGCTGCATTACATTTGAATCAAATTAAAGATCAAGTTTTAAAACAATTAGAAAACGTTACAAATCAACCACTTACTGATAAAGGTTATATTTATAATTTTAATTTGAAATCACCCGGTTGCGCCGAGCGTAGCATCATTGCAAATAACACAAGCAAACGGTAACACCCGAACCACAAACGACCATACATTATCACAAAATTCATTGATACCTTTACAAATCTCTCTAAAAACTTTAAAACCGACTCCAAATATAACCCAAACCAAAATAGATATTAATCAAACCAAAATAGATATTAATCAACCACATAATATAAACCATAACATAAATATAGCATGTTTAACCCCGAACAAACCTATTTTAACCACAGATTTATTTATTGTAAAACCCTTATTTTATGAAGTAATTCAAACATTATCAACCCCAAAAAAAGAATTTACATATTTAGAATTACAAAATTATTAAGTCAATATATTCTACTTCATAAAAAAAAATTTTTTGATAACCGAAATATTAAAGTTGCTCTTGTATTTAATGATCCATTAGGAAAAGCGTTTAAACTTTCAGCTTTTCATAGAAATCAGGTAACAGCATTATTAAAATATATAATACCACTCGCAAACGCTCGAACTGAAAACGAAATTTCAGATTATGAAATTATAGATTCTGATTCTGATTCTGAATATGATTTTTTAGATGAAATCTCTGATTTGACACCAATAACAAAATTGTAGAATAAACTTTGTAAAAATGTTTTTAAACTTAAAGTTTAAAAACGAAATTATTTTAATCTTTCAAAATCTCAAATTAATTATTAGTATTAGTATTAGTTTCTTGGTTTTTGGATGTAAAAAAAGATATTATTAAAAAAATTAAAACAACAATCAACCCTATTATCCATGGGTTTGTATAATATTCACTCCAAGAAGTCCCGGAATCATTTCCACCTGATGAACCTGATGCTGATGCGGCTGCATCGGGGGGAGAAAGCCCCGGACTATTCTGTTGATTTGCCGAAGAATTATCATTTTGATTTTGGGAATAAATTGAATCAGCGCTAGCGCCATAAACATCTTTATTATACGGATTTTCTTTAAAATAAACCATTTTATAATAACAAAGTATTTTTTTAACTTAAAATGTTTTTTTTATTAATTGCAAATAACTGGAATTTTATCTCACAAATGTTTTTTAAATTAATCACAAAATAACTGGAATTTTTTATCTCTAGAATATCCTTTTTCTTTTAAACTTTTTAAAGCTTGATTTGCTGCATCTTTTTCTTGAGCGACATGTGTATTTCCATAACCAGTACCATATAAACTTTTTTGTCCATTTTTTTCTAAAAATAATTCTGTTCTTCCATCTTTATGACAATATTTTAATATTCCAAAACTTTCACGAACATTAGGTAAATCAAATAATTCTTTTAACTTTGTTTTTGCATCAAACAAATCTTCACTTTGTAAAGATATATCTTTAGTAGAAAACAATGTTTCTATAAATGTATAAATAATCCCATTACCAACCCCTGGACTAAATTTTCTATCTAAAATATATTTTGTTAAACCAATAAATGCTTCAAATACATCTTCTAATAATTTTTGTTTTTTTTCTAAATTACTTCGTTCTTCAGGAATCGCTTTTATATATGGCCAAAACCCTAATTCATCAGCAATTTCGCTCCATGATTCACTTGATACATATTTGATTTTTAATCGTGCTAAAATTTTAACACCACCTGGGCAGTTTAATTGTGGATATCTATTGAAACAATACCACACTACTGCATCATTTGCAGTCGCATCACCTAATTGTTCATATACCTCATAATTATATAATTCATCTATTGATGGTGCGGTGAAAATTTGTTGATATTGTGATATTGAATCTAATAATATTTGTTGATAATGTATTTTTAATTTTGTTTTTATAAACACGGTTTTTAAAAAATCCACTGTTAGGTCCATTTGTAGTTTTTAACTATTAAGAATTTATTATTTCAATTATTAAATCATCACAACCATGATCACAACAATGATTACAATCATGAGTACAAACATGATTACAATCATGAGTACAAACCATGAGTACAACCATGAGTACAATCATGAGTACAAATATAATCAAAATTTGATTCTATTATTATATATTTTAATAGTTTAAAAATGATTGTAAGTATAGATATCGGTGAAAAAAATTTTGCTTATTCAATAAGTAATTTTGAAAATGATGTTTTAAAAATTATTGATATTCAACATCATAATGTTGTTGCAACAAGACTGGTTAAAGACCAAAATATAAATATTTCATGTCAAAATATCACTGACATTTTAAATTCTGATCCTAATATTTCATTATGTTCAACTGTTTTAATTGAAGAACAATTTCAAGGTAAACGAGGGACTAGTAGTAATAATAGAGCAATTAGAATATCCCATCATATATGGGCATATTTTCAAGTTAAACACAACCCATCAATTTTACGGTTTATAAAATCTTCATTAAAAACTCAATATTTTTTAGGAAAAAATAAATTAACACAATCACAACGCAAAAAATGGGCTGTTGATATGATAATAGGTAATAATAGTAGATTATTACAATCAATACATGCTATTGATCATTCTAAATTAATAGAAAAAATAAAAAATTATAAAAAAAAAGATGATATATGTGATTCTATTTTACAAATGTTAGCATATTTTGAGTGTTAATCTCAATGATTACATGTAATTGATAATATAACTGTATATTTTTAATTCATCGTATTTTTCTATTAAAGAATTTGATATTACTTTCCAACCCCCAATAATATAACAAACATAAATTACTCTGTATATATTTTTAATTCATCGTATTTTTCTGTTAAAGAATTTGACATTACTTTCCAACCCCCAATAATCAAACATATCAATACAATAATATAAACTATAAAAACAATTTTATGTTCCCGTGGTAAATTGGTGAAATCCATTTTACAATATCAGGTTTTTTTTTTTTATTTTACACACCGACAATATGATACTCCACTTTCTTCGTTTAACAATATAATATCTCCAATTTGGAAACCATAATATTTACAGATTACATCTGTGCTTAATATTCGACGTAATTTTGTTAATTCTTTAGGAAATATTGATACTTTTGTATGGCTCGGAACTGTTGAGATAATTATTGGATCGAATGATAAAAAATCAAACGTAAAAGTTTCAAAAAAATAAGGCGTATTATGAGATGAATTTAATTCCACAATTTGTTTTGCATCAGGAGTTAAAGATAAAACATGACATATAATAATATGTTTTGCTCTATGTTGGGTAGTGGAAAATGACATAATATTTTTAATAACTTGGATAGATACTTTATTTATTGGTATAAAAAACATAACTATTTTTTGATTAACTTTCGATGTGTTTGTTACGTGTTGAATAGCTTGATTGCTCACGGACGTCTCTTTGCCGTCACTTTGAAAATCAGATTCTATATTCGACTGGTCGCGGTCGCGGTCACGGTCACGGTCAATGCGCATCGCAGTACCTGAATCATTAAAATTTTGACAAATAAATCTTGGTTTTTTCCCAACAATACCGTTTTCATCTGTATCTACAAATCTAATATTAGAATAGTTTCGACGTTCTAACATTAATTTTGCAAAATCTAAAATTCTATCATCAATAATCATATTTATTTTTATATCAATAATACTACTTACTTTCAAAATTTATTAAACTTCACATTACAAAACTGATTGGTTCTGTTTCCCACAGAGATGCCGGCCAATTGAATAAAATTTATTATCTTTATATTCAACTGTATCTATCACAATATCTGTAATTATAGTTCCTTTAAAAATTGGAAATTGACATAAACATTCAGTAAAAACATATTTACTACCCATAGTATCTCCATTAACAATTACAACCCCAAAATCACCTAAATCAATAAACATACGAGTCCCATTTACAAGTAAAACCACACCTTTCGCATATTTTCCAATTTTTGGTTTAGACGCTTCCGCAATATAACTTATAATAAAATGATTTGTTGAATCAGCACGAGAGATATATGAATCTATAATATTCATAGATAAAATTTTTTTTATAAGACCAAATTCTTTTGTCCACATATTTTGTTTTGTTTCTCGTAATATTTCTATTATATGTTTATCTAATAAACAATCAAGTTTATCTGATGGTAAACTGATTTCATCATTGATTGTTACAATATCATTTATACTCGAGCTCGTTGCAACATCATAAAATAAGTGAGACACATTTTGTGTCTCGATCAGTACCTCGGTTCGCTCGGGTCCGCTGTTACGCGAAGATTGGTTCATTTTATTATATCTTAATTCTGAATTGTAATAATCAAAAATAATTAGTGTAAGTAAAAATGGGTATTTTTGTGAGTGAAACAAGAATTTTTATTCCTATAATATTACTGATTCTTTATATAATTATGTTTATAATTTATAAAAATCGATATCTCCGACAATCTAGAATACCAACCAAGCGAGATATAATGATATTTGAACCAAATATATTTAAACCTAAACAAAAACCTAAACAAAAATTTAAACAAAATTATGAATATTACACTCCGGTTGGATATAAATCTTTATTTCCTGATAATATTATGCGCCGATGTGCTGACGGACCATATATGGCATCATCAAATAATTATTTAAATCAAATATGTCAATATTATCCACACGCTCGTACACATTTTTGTTCTAATGGATATCGAGGAAAACCAATTAAATTTCAATATACACCTTTATCTAATAAAAAATGGGAAAATAATATTTGTTCCTCTTTATAATTATAAATTTGTATTAATAATAGAAATTAAAAATATTATCCATTTCCAAAATGTAATTTTATTTTGAAATGTACAATTATTCCAAAAATTTATAACATCATATTCTTTAAATAAGAAATAAAATATTTCTATTTTTTCTTTCTTAATTTCTATTATTAAATTTTCCCATGATACTTCATGAAATGTGGTTAAACATATTTTTTTAATTAATTTTTCACCAATCTCCCACATATTAATCACCGATAATTTATGTTTTATATAATGTCGTAAATATATTAGATTAGTGTATATATTTTGAATATCTTTTGTTTCAGAAAACAAATTTTGCGTGTGATATTTATCCATAAATATTATATCTCGCAGTGTTTGAGCACCGATAGGCGGTGATTGGGGATGTAGATGTGGTGGAGTTCGCTGCGGTTTAGATATATCACAATGCTCGGATACTCCTCGCGTGGTATGCCCCGATACGCCTCGCGTGGCATCTTCACGAACGAAATGAGCATCACCAATAAAACGATTTTCAAATATCCGTAACAGTTCATTAAGTAATTTTTCTATATTTTCTTTTAATAAATATTTTTGGTCTAAATGGAGTTGGAATATTTTTTCGTTACACAAACTCGCCGTGCCAATATCAGGTTCTGACACATTCTTATGTAGCTTCTGGTCGTGAGATAGAAACTTTTTTTCAAACTTATCACCCACAACCACAAATTCATCACCAATATCACAACACCCCACAAAATCATTCACCCTATCAAATTCATCATTATCAAGGCCACCAAAGCCATTAATTTTTTTTCTATCAAATATATCATTAACTTCACGTGATGAAGATACAGCCGGCTGTCGCTGTCGAACCGAGCAAGGCGCCGCGCAAACGCTCTCATGTATATAATTTTCTGTATTTTGATCTTTATCAGCTACAGCCATTAAATTTTCTGTAATTTGAAAATCGATATTGTTTTCAGTATAATGAATCGCTCGCTGCGCTGCGCTTGGCGAAGCCGGTCGGAGTGTGGCGAGCAAAGCAGATTTTGGGGTTTGTTTTGACATTTTGAATAAATATTAAAGAGTTTAAAGTTTTATTTATAACTTTTATAACTTTGATTACTTTAATAGTTGAAATATAAATATCATAAACACATATTTAAAAAATGTTACAAATTGAACCAAATACCAAGGATTTTATGTATGATCAAAATGATCAATATACTGTTAATTTTTATATCCCTAAAAATACTTCTATACAAGCAAGAAAATATACCACTATTTCTTTGGGATTTGTTGGATTAATAGAAAAAAATTATATTGGGATGATTTTTACCTCAAGAGAATTATTATATAAAGGGTGTATTATAGAACAACATCCAATGTTATCAGGAAAACAAGAAAGATTTGTAACAATAATAAATTTTACAAATTCTGATATTATTTTACAAAAAAAAACTAAATTAATTATATGTTTTATTACACCTGTAGTAAATAAACCAATTTCGATATATAATGCAAAACAAGATAAAAAAAAAGTAATTAACAAACATAATTATATTATTTTTAATAATATTTTACCGCCTGCTGCGATAGAACAAACCCTTAATCAAAATCCTGTTTTTCCACTTCTATCTCCACAAATTAATGGACAAAATAATGGACAAGATAATATTTTATATTATGCTATAGGACGAAACGGACATGATAAAACGATTCAGATTGGATATGCTACGTTGTGCAAACAGAAGCGAACATACTAGTTTTCCTAAAAATACAAATAAAGATATATGCGAAACCACCTCTCGCGGCTGCGCATCGGACATGTCTACCAACATACAAATATCAGGATACATGGGAATAGTAAATACATCTGAAAAACCATTTAATATACATCCTAATGATTTTCTATTTATGATTTATGGTATTAAAATAAATCTAATTATTTAAGTTATATATTAAACTTAATATATAACATTGAATTAGATACGTATAAATTTTAATTTATTGGATCATTCATATATTTTAAAAATCCGTCAAATTCTTGATCTTCAGGAATGTGGGAAGCTTTCCGCCCTTGTAAATATTTTGTTTTCCAATTTTCTTCTAAATATGGATATTTCTCAGCTTTTTCACACAACCATTTTAAACAATTATCTTTTAATTCACTACATTCTTTTGTTTTATTAGCATGTTCACTAATAGCATAACGTAAATGTGCAAGTTTAACACGATATGTGATATAATTTGTTTCATCATCATCTGTTGGGTTTTTCTCGACATCAGCCATAAGTTCTTGTTCTCGTTGATATAATGTTTCCATTTCTTTTTGGTCTTCTCGGCGTTTATTTCGAACATTTTGAGAAATTACGTGTTCAGTTTGGTTTTGTAAATCAACTTCAGATAATGAATCTGAAAATCCTTTAGTTGTTAATGGAAAAGGAACACCAATAGTACATGTAAAAATAGAATTTGCAGAATCAACATTTTGAATAAGTTCGTCAGCATAATCATCTGCTTCTTTTTGAGTATAAAATACTCCTCGAATTTTTGCAGCACCTAATATTCCTTTTTTTTTATTAGTATGATAATCCCATAATTGTTTATATACAGATTCTGACACTTCAGGTTTAATATTATTTAATAATTCACGGAAATTAGGGTCATCATAATGAATATATGAAAATAAAGCAAATCTAGGATTACCAGGGATAATTGGATCAATAAATTTTCTATTTATTTTTGGGAAATGAGTTGTTCCAAGTAAACACCTTTTTGCCGCATTAACTTGTTGTTGTGTTAAAGGGACACTAGCATCAGATTTAATTGTGGGTTGAAAAGTTTTTTTTTCAAAATTCATATTTACATTACAAGAATTTTATCCCTAAATGAAAAATGAAAAATGTTAAATTTCAAGAATTTTATCCCTAAATGAAAAATGAAAAATGTTAAATTTCAAGAATTTTATCCCTAAATGAAAAATGCTAAATTTAAATGTAATGTCCAAACATGTTAAAAAAAAAACCCCCGAACGCAAAAGATATCGAACACAAAAACGAACTCGTCGAGATCCTCCAAAAGCTAAAATAAACAGACATAACATATTTCAACATATAATTTCAACTCCAGATAATGAGTTATATTACCGATTAAATGAATTAATATTTAAGATAAATGATAATGAACTAAAATTTATGGATATGGAAGGTTTTAGAAAAAACCATAAATTAATTCATCCCCAACATAATAAAACAGTGAAATCATTTGAAGAAAAAGTAACACTTAACAAACCAATTGATGATTTAGAATATTATCCCAGAAATAAAGATGTTATAAAAAGTTATGCTAACCAAGAGTCTTATAAATTAAGACTTCTTAGAATGTTAAATATATTAAAAACAAATATACCATGGATTTTAATTAAACCTTTTTTTATTGCTTTTGAGAAAAATAATACAGAACCTGATATAGTCGAATTTTTTGATACATTTCTAAATCATCCTGATATTAAACAACAAATTTATATTATGAATCAATTAATACAATCTAGAATTCCAACTCCTCTTCCGAAACCTAAAATATCTTTTCCAATTTTACAAAATTTAATAACTAAACAATTAGATATTACATTACATGAAATAGATGAAACACAACGCGCAAATACAAAATTAATAAAATATAAATACACAATAAATTGTGTTAGTGAATATAGGCGAGCACCATGGATGCATAAATTTACAAATATTCCTATAAAAGGATTTGTTAGTAATAAAGCTGAAAATATAATTGATGTAGTTATAACTATTAATGGGAAAAAAACTGATTGGTATAAAGTTACATCAAGATGGTATAGAGAAGCATGTGAAAAAGGCCGGAATTTTTCCCCTAATACTATAGGTTATTTATTAGTTGATAATTCTATTATCATAGAAACACAAGAAATGTATAATGCGTCTTTAACAAGTTGGAATTTAATTAAAGATATTAAATTTGTTGAACCCACAACTAAAAGTTTTGATACTGCATTTTCCATGTTACAAAACAATTTTATATTAAACCAATTACCTGATAAATATATTAACGGAATATGTAGTTCTTTAAATAGTGAAACAAATTATACAATGGCACAAGATCTATCTAAAATATTAGTTTATTTAATAAAATTATTAACAACGAAACAAGTTCATCATTTTCGTGTTAAACACCAACAATATGATCCTAATATATTAATAAAATTAAATGAATATAATACTTTACCAGAAATATTTAAAGATCCTATGTTATCACAAAATGATTTTAATGAAATAAATGCAAAAATTTTACAACAACGTAAAATAATCGAATATCAATTTTATAATAGATTAAATACAACCCCTGGACAACGAATACATACTTCCCCTAAAATAGGTATTTTTAAATTAATAAAAACTCATAATTATTGTCCAAATAATATTGGAGATGATGTATTCTTATACACTGACCACGTTAGCACACTCGACACACGTAGCGGAAGCGAATCCGGGGTTTCAAATAGGGAAACTCTTAAACAAACCCAAAAATTAGTTTGTGTTGATAGAACAAAAATTAATAAAAGCGGATTTATTAAAATTGAAAATAGATCAGACCCCGACGACCCCGACGACGACCGCGCACATCAAATCATTAAAACCAAACAAATTCCCAGTCAATATTTTAGTGAATTAAAATTAATAAAAAATCCAACATTACCAAATTCTGATATTAGTAACACCGACACCAGTGCAAACGCGGTTATACCCATAGAACATTCTGAAGATGTTCGCGTTGATCGCAACGATATTCATGAACATATCTCTGATCACATTAATTTACCAGAATTAGCACCTGGATTATTTAATAAACTTTCAGTTGAAATTGCGTTATTAACACCTATTTATTGTAGTAAATGCAATACAGAAATTTTTATTCCAAAGTTTCGGAGTATAAAAAATGGACAAAAAGTCCAGTTTTGTGATATTGATTGTTTTGATTCATATTCTTTTTAAATATTCTGTACATATTCTGTACATATTCGAGATTTGTCTAATTGAGTAACCCGAAACGCGGCCTAACATATCGATACATCTTCTGCTTACAGTACTTGTTCCACCTGTCGCCGGTTTATGTTTACCCGCTTGATAAGATAGTTGAGTTAAGTGTTAAGATATGAATTGGTAAAAGATGTATAAACCAAAATCACCAATTCCATATTCACGAAGCCGCGCGAGCACTGCGAGCGATCAAAAACATATTACGCGAGGTGCAGTAGATACACAACGAAATAAACGTTTAGATCAAGTTTCAAATACTTATGAACATGATAATAAACTCACACGATATGTTGAGCGAGATGTTGAACGAGGTGATACTGAATATCAGCCGCGTAATGAACATATACCTAACGAAAAATATAAAGAGTTAGATAAAACAGAAAAACGGTTATCAAACAATGGAAAATTTCGAGAAAAGATTTCATATAATTTCAAAGATTATGTGCATAGTGATAGTGAATCCGATCACGAAACTGATGGGTCCAGACCCAAATATTCATCACAAGGTGGGTCTGATCTGATGTATAAACAACCTAATCGGGATTCTACTCAGGGGGGTCATACTTCACGAGGGGAAGACGAAGATGTTTCACGAGATGACGAACGAAAACATAGACGTGTTAAAAAAAACTCTGATTATCCATCTACTTCTCAAGACGACACAACTGGAATGTTTAAATATAGCTCGCGTGACGCAACTAAGCATGCTTCACGAACCGATAAGGGGCAAGATCTTCATAAACGAAACGAAGATCTTCGGGAGCATCGACCAGGTGGGTTCTATTATAAATTCGAAAAAAATCATGAAGGTGCTCGTGATCGTAATATTGACCAATTATCAGAATCAACAAATAATTTACAGTTAAATACTAATTTCGCCCGCGCAGCTCCACGAGAACGAGTAGATTATCTGCACGAGCGCAGTGAGTATCCGCACGAGCGCAGTGAGTATCCGCACGAGCGCAGTGAGTATCCACCTAAAATTCGAGAATTAATTACTTTGTGTTTAAAAGAAGAAGGTGATGTTAGATTAGCTTTAAAAGGACGACTACGCCAATCATACATAAAAATATTTGAAGCATATCAACCCAATTTATCTGATCGAGATCGATCTATAATAAAAGGCGGGTTATGTTATTTATATGATTTTAGTCGTGTTCGTTCAATTGATCAAGATACTGCTAAATGGATGTTAGGTATTAAAGAAATCCCTATTAGTCATATATTAAATTATACAAGTAAAAATATATTAGAGAATATAGCAAAATCTGTTGGTTTATCATATTCCGGAAAACGCTCTGAAAAAATAGTTATAGAAATAAGAACTGTGATTAATGATATAAAATAAAAACCAACGCCATAAACGTATAAGTTTAATATTATTACATAATATTAAACTCTAGTGATATAATCTGCCTCATGCTTGGGTGGTTCAGTTTAAGAGTCTCTCGATGCGCTGCTGTCTGTTGGCGGATCTTTCATTGTTTTATCCGCGGTTGCTGTAAATGAACTTATTGTACCAAGTAAGTTTGCTCCTGTTTTTTTTAATATAATTCTACTAATAACAAACAATACAATATTCATTGTTATCATCATACCTAATCTCATTTCTGCTGGCCATTTTGGTCCAGACGGTGTATATGATTTTTGAGCCATTTCAACAAGTAATTGGTCATAAGTACTCATAGAAGAAATTTGGTGTTGGGCAAAACCTTCCATATCAAATTGTAATTTACCTAATGCAACTTCACAACACATAACAAAAACAATCATATATCTTTTCCAATTATCCACTGATGATTCTAAAGCTAATTTTTTTGTTAACATATCATATTTCTGAGTCATTAATTTGGGGTCAGAAAACAAAGTAAATTCTGGAATTTGAGTATTTGGATGCATCCTTCGTAAAACTTCATATTTAAAATATACAGCATTTCTTTCTTTTTGGGTTTCTTCTGTTTCATCAAGATAGTGTTCTTTATTTATTGATTGTTTATTTTTTAAATCAGCAAGTGATGGTGGATGTTTCGCCGTATCTTTTACACCATTTGTACCAGTAAGTTCATTTTGGGATTTTTTTGTTCGGGATCTCACAGATCGGGACCGTGATCGTGACCGTGATATTGATTTAATTTTTTGTGTGTTTTCGCTTTCCAAAGTTTGTGATTTAACTTCATTTAACATTGATTCTAATTGTTTTTCAACACCATTTACTTCTGGATGCTTAGTATCTTTTTCAGATATCGAATCATGTTTAGTTGTATCTTGTGTTGTTTCTCCGGGTATTAATTGAGCATACTCACCCTCCCCGGCTTGTACGTGCGACCCACCCCCACCCCCACCCCCTCCCGTCGCTCGGTCATTAAGATAGGCTTGTTGCGGTATTTCATCAGAACTGGTTTTGTCACTACGATCTGATCGGTGGGATGTATGCTCTCCTGTGGTTAGTGTAGTATCCCTAACATCAGGGGGCACATAATGTTTAGATGCATGCCTGGTTGAACCGGTTGCTCCGTCTAACGTGCCATATTCAACTTCTTCTTCACTTGAGCCATATTGTGTATCAATTTCATGAGCCTGATTTTGTCTGTCAAGCTCTGATGCGCTTATATTGCGTTTAATCACAACATTTCGTTTTTCAGACAAATTAGGGGTTGATATAACTGGTGTTTCAGACAAATTAGGGGTTGATATAACTGGTGTTTCAGATATTTCCCGTAGAGAAGCAGATGACCGTTCTCGTTGCGCTTGAATAACAGAGGGTTTAGAAATAACAGTGGGTTTAGAAATATCTGGGGGTACATAATCTATATTTTTTAATCCATTTCTTACTTTATTTTTATTTTCAAGTAATTCTAAATATAAAAGAGGCATCCTAGGAAATTGTTTTATTGGTAATACTCGTTCATAATCCTGAAGAGGAATCTTTTTAATTAATACATCACTCATTTTGAATTAATATGTTGTTTAGTTAACCCAGTTACGTTATGAACGACCGAAGGCGGTGCTTTGTTCCTGAGTCGTTATCAATAAACATTCAAATTACAACTATTTATGTACTATTTGTAACACTGTTGACTCGAAATGGTAATTGACTTTGTATTCTTGTATAAAATCTTTTTAATGCATAATCAAACACAAAAAGTTGTGATGAAAGAATACCTATTCTTGAATATAAATCATCTGTTAAACTAGCATATTCAATAATAGCTATAATACAATACAGTTGTATTATAACAACAATTAATAATTTTAAATCACTTTTTGATTTAGGATCAATTTTTTTGTATAATTCTACAGCAATGAGTTCAATTATTAATCCAAATAAAAATCCAAGAAAAAATTTACTAATTTTTTTTAATATCATCTTTTATTGTACGATTATGTTTTATAAAACCACCCTTGAATAGAAATATGTGTTACCCGGGGTTGTAAGGGTGTATAACAAATAACAGGGGTTCTTTGAATATGTGATGTTCGTTCAGCAATTAATTTTTGCCATTCTTGCGGATTTTCTTGTTTTAATTTATCATCATAAATATATTCTTTAATACTTGTTTCTTTGGTGTCTGTTCCAGACCCATGGTCTTGGTCTTTGGTTTTCGAAGTCATTTTTAATTATCAAATTGTTTTTTAATTTGATAATTTTAAAATTTTATGTTCATAAATGCTGGATGAAAATTTAGTCAAAATTTTATGTTCATAAATGCTGGATGAAAATTTAGTCAAAATTTTCTGGGTGAATTAATTCAAGTTGATTCTCACGGCATTTAGCAATATGTACTGAATCCAGATCTAACACATCTCCTTCAGGTCCAACGAATCCAACTACTTTTCCTAGCGTTTCATCCCATACAAGATCATCAAGAACAACAAGATGATTGTATTGATCAGTAGTCGCTGTTAAATCTTCGGGTTTAACAGTCGGAACAGATCTGATTGGGGTCCCCTTAACTTTTCTCACTGGTCTAGATGCCGAAATTGCAGGTTCCGGCTCCTCATCTGAACCAGATGCCTCTCCCCCTGAACCAGATGCCTCTCCCCCTGAATTCCCGAAATCAGTTTCATATTTCCTAAGTGCTTCGAGTAGAATAGCCTTATTACCAGAAACAGTTAACCCACGTTGTCTGTTATACTTCTTCAGTGTTTCCACTGTTAGTGTCGTTGTGATGTCAATAAGTGCAATTTGCTCCTGATGTTCTCGAGCAAGAGCTGGAGTCTTCTTACGACCGCCGCCGCCGCCAGATGTCCCGGGAGCAGTTGCAGTAGCAATCGTCCCATTAACGACAACACTTTTTGCAATCGGTTTCTTAACTGCATTACGAGTACGAGGGGCTTTAACATTTGCATCGAAATAAGTATTCCAAACATCAGTAATGTCTGTTACACTAATCTCAAATTTCGTACTCAACTCTTTAAAGAATCCAGACTTAAGTTCTTCTCCAATAATTCCAACTAAGTGTGTAGTAGTCATAACCATATTTATACTTTATTATGTGGTATAATTTTAAACGCATAAATTTCAAGTTTTGAAATCACGACTAATGTAAAAAGTCACTATGAAATCGATATCAATGCTAAATGTAAAATCAGAACGGTAATGTTGTATTTATGTAAAATAATCACATTGTTCCCCAAAAATTTATTTTTTCCCATTTTGCATCATTTTTAACTTGATTTAATGCATTATTTTTTCGATCTAAAATACTAGATTGAAATTCTGTTTCAGGGATATATTCACTTAAACCTAATGATTTAAGTAAACTTGTTTTATCAACATTACTGCTGGTATTATAATTTTTTATAATTTGATTAAATAATTCATGTATAAGGTTTGTATTTTTTCCAGCTAAAATACTTGATATAAATTCAGTTTTATTGATATGTTCATTAATATTGAGGGTATTATAAAAATGTGTTAATTTTGATTTTGCTTTTATTACCATATCTGGTGTTGGTTTTTTTGTTAATGTATTATTAGTTTTAACAACATGATTAAATACATCAATAAACAATTTATTTTTCATGGATGTTTCAAATTGATAATTTATAATAGGAAAAATCATTAAAATTTCCCAAGATGTTAATCCTGATTTTTTTAATAACATTTTAATATCTTCATCTGGTTGGTTATTTAAATATTGTTCAAGTAATTGGATATTATAAATAGTTGTTAAAGATTGTGTTTTTTTTGTAAAATACAGATTACGTTCTGTTATATATTCATTATATAAAGGTTCTAATAATTTCCATCGTACTGTTAAATGTTTAAATGTTGATTCAAAATATCGATGTAAAGTAGCTAAAGTACCGGCAGAAACCTCCTTATTTGTAATTCTTAAAATACCTTTTGTGAGTTTTATAAGATATTTTTTATATAACTTCTGTAAATCTGTTTGATTATTAAATATCAATCGTAAAGTATTTTGATAATCCCGACTTTGATTAATTACCCAATGTTGTACCCAAATATTATTATATGATACTATTCTCTCACGTTGTATATCCTCTTTGGTGATTTCATTTTCGTTGTCTCGAAAATACATTAAAGAACGACCAGATAAATTGTCTCCTGCTTCTTTTGTTGCGCCTAAAATAGGATCTGATTTATCAAACCAAACTAGTGTATTTGGTTTAGTTACTTGAAGGATGGAATAAAGAGTTGGATTTTTAAATTTTTCCAATATCGCTTTTTGATTATTTGTTTTTAATGTTTCTTTAATCCATTTTTCTTTACTTGTATTATAAACATCACGTAATTCAACATAATCGGAAAATAAATCTGTATTTATTGTTATTCCTAATGTTAAAAATAATTGGTTATAGGCATAATGAACTGGGGATTTATAAATTTTTTTATTAATTTTTATAGGTGATATATAAGTTGGATCTAATAGTGTATTAGATATATTATAAACATCTTTTAATTTACTTTCTCGAATTTGTTGACGTTCATATTTTTGTTCTTGTTCGTATTCTTGTTCTTGTTCTTGTCGTTGTATTCGTCGTTCTTGTTGTGCTTGCCTAGCCTTTTGGGCTCGTGGTATTCGTTGTGCGGTCCATGAATTTTCAATACTTGCAATATTATCAATACGACTCGTATTAGTTTTGTGTAATGCTTGCCAAGATGTTTTATCTATTTGACTTTCGTGTCGTTCAGAAACACTTAAAGTGTTTTTTTTTTGAGTTTTAATATCTTTTTCAACATTACCTATCACAGTATGTTTGGTCGTTTGTTGCGTGCGTGGGGCTTCACCTCGAGAAGTAATACTTCTTGTATGTGGTTTTTGAAACGGAATAAAATCTAATCGTGATAAAATAATATGATCTAATTCATTTTCTTTATAAAGATTATATAATTGATTTTCATATAACAGAATTCGTTTTTCTTTATCCATTTGTTGTTTTTTTGCAATTTCATACTCTGTTTTAGGTATATGTGGGTATTCTGTTTCTAATAAATAAGTTAAATAAATATCAAGTAAATGTGTTTTAAATTGAGCAATATGTAAATTTTCTTTGTTTTTTCTAATTGTTTGTTTTATAATTGGAACTAATTTATTAATATCATTTAATTTATTAGAATAATTATTTTTTGGGATTTCATAATGTTCAGCTATATATGGTTCATTACTCGCTACGCTCGCTACACTCCTCCGGGTTTTGTTTTTATTCCTATTAATAAATTCTTGTAATTCTTTAAAAGTGCTATTATCTGGGATGCTCACTTCGTTTTCGAAAATGTTTGTTGTATTTTTATGCGTATTTTGATCTAAAAGAATATTTTCGATTTTTGCAATAACATCTAACACAATTTGGTTAGAAATTTCTTCATTTGTTAATTGATTTATAGAAATATTAGGATCATATCGTAAATTATTTAATAATGATAAAACTTTTTCATCATTAAAATATAATGTTTTACCACGAGTTTGAAATAATAATAAACGTGTTGATTTATCTTCTAACCTACTTCGTAACCCTTTAATTAATTCTTTATTATAAAGATTATGATCTGAATCCGCTTTAATTTTTAAATATGATGGAAAAGGATTTCGAGAGATATGTTCTTGCATAGTTTGTCGTAAAAAACTTTCTTCCGGTTTAAACATATTAATATAAATATATTGTGTTACAGAACACCAATTAATATTATTAATTGTTAATTTAATATTGGCATGATTACTTAATAAACCAAATGGTTCTGAATTAGGATTAAATAATTTAATTATATGTGGTTTTTTATCATATGTTGGTTGGTTATTTAATTGATTAGCCATTTTTAATATAAAGTTAAATTTAAACAATCAAATTTCTTTTTTATTCATCCGTGAAGCTTGTTCCTCGATGGGTGAGGGTGGGGGGGGAGTGAGACCCAATCTTGCGAGTATTAAATTTTATATACAAAATGAATAGTGAAATACTACAAAAAAATATTCAATTAAAAAATAGTCAAATTCCAATGTTTTGGAATGGGACAAATATAATATTAAATCCAGTTTGGGAAAAAAAACCATTTCCACAATTATGGAAAGGAAATTATCAATCAATCGAACCACATATTTCTACCAGAGAAGCCGGGTTTCTTCCATTATATAATATTCCTGAAACCGCCCCCCCTCCTATAATAAACACTTTACCTAATTTAGATTTTGTTTCAGGGACAACAACACGGATATTATTTCCAACATCTCAATGGTGTTTAAATAAAACCATATAATTTCTGACAAACACTGATCACTTCCACTTCCTTCGTAGTGTTTAAGCAGCTGAAGGTTAAGAAAAACTCTGGCTCCCAAAAATATGTTAAATTAATTTAAAACAATAAACTATGAAAATTGAATTAATTATTTTTAACATATAATATCTAAAATGCATATTATTAAAATGGTTACAAATAAACCCAGTTAACTCAGTTTTTGTGCGGCCACAAGTAAACGATCTTTGTGAAGAAAGTAATAAATATCGTGGAGATAAAATACAACATTCATTAACCCAAAAACAAACACAAAAACAAACACAAAAACAAATACAAACACAAACACAAACACAAACACAATTAAATATTATTCTTTGGAATATATGTTTAGTAATTGATATAAATATTTTTATGTTTATAGATAATATAAGTTGTTATGCTCAATTTCGGCTCATGCGGCATTTTTATAAACAAAACAATATTTATTTTTTACCTTTCCATAATATTATCCATAATATTTTTTATAAGATGTATAAACATTTACAATTATTACATAAAGATGTTATAAGTTATTATTTAAGTTTTCAAAAACCTATTCAATTAAGAATTTTAAATTTAGGATTACATATTCAACGTATGTCATTTAATACTTCTGAAGATGCTCGCGTTGATCGCAACGAGTGTTTATATAAATCAAATAATTTAGATAAAATAATAAATTTGTCAAAACTTTATTTAACATTTTTTTGTCATTTAAAATTACCTCCATTTCCACATAACCAAAATAGAATAAATGTATTATATTATTTATTAGGTTTAATATTATTTATTATCCCTGAATTTTTATTTAAATTCATTTTTGGTTTTTTTATATATGGGTTATTTGTATGTTATATTATGTCAGGGACTATAATATATTCATATATTCCAATTTTATTTTTTATTGAACATTATAGTTTAATATGGACAATTTGTGTATTATCTAGCGCCTGTGCCGCCGTAAGTGTTATTCAATTTATTTTTTATCACATTATACAATATTTTAATTATTTTGGGTATGCCGCAGGAAGCGCAGTCAAATATATCTTTATCTCGCTCATAAAAATAATATTGGTTTGTTTAGATTTGTGTATCTATTTATTTATCCATATTATGATTACATGTTATTATATAATTTATGTTATTTTTTTAATTTGTCGATTTATTTTAATTTTTTGTTTAATAATTTTCCAAACACCATTATTTTTTATATTGAATAGGAAACAAAAATGGTTTCATACTAAATATTGAATGAGAAAAAATGGTTTCATACTAAATATATTGTTAAATATGAAGTTGTGAGAAAATGCGCACCATCAGAAGTATCTCGGGAATAGAGGAGAATGACAAATAAAAAGTTTAAATAAATTGAAAATGTATTGGAAAATGTATGAAGGTATTGGAAAATGTATGAAGGTATTGGAAAATGTATTGGAAAAGGTGTTGGAAAGGGTATTGAAAAATGTATGAAGGTATTGGAAAATGTATTGGAAAAGGTGTTGGAAATGGTATTAGAAAATGTATTGGAAAATGTGTTGGAAAGGGTATTGAAAAATGTATGAAGGTATTGGAAAATGTATTGGAAAAGGTGTTGGAAATGGTATTAGAAAATGTATTGGAAAATGTATTGGAAAAGGTGTTGGAAATGGTATTAGAAAATGTATTGGAAAATGTATTGGAAAATGTATAAAGGTGTTGGAAAGGGTATTGAATATTTTTTTAGAAAACATTCTAAAAAAATAAAATGGGAATAAAACATTTTTTTAGTTGGTATAAACACCATCCTCAAATGAAACATAGTCTTGTTACACGCCCATCTCATATTGATCATTTACTTATTGATATGAATGGGATAATTCATGAATCAGCACAATTTATTTACAGGTGGTGAATATAAATCTCGTATTAATTATCACCTTATAAAACATGCTGCACGAGCCGGCGAATATGCTCACAAAGATAACCCACCTCCTAATATACAAACGCAACATTTGCGATTATATGATTGTATTAAACAACGTGTAAATGAAATTATTTCGTTTATTAATCCCCAAAAAACCGTTTTTTTAGCGATTGATGGAGTTGCTCCAAAAGCAAAACAAAATCAACAAAGACAACGACGATTTAGAACAGAGAAATTAACTAATTTTGATTCAAATTGTATAACATCAGGTACAATTTTTATGAAACAATTATGTAATAATCTAACAACAACTGAATGGTTACAAACTGATGCAAAAACAATATTATCAACAGATAATCAGGGTGAACATAAGTTGATATATTGGATTCGAAAAAATAAAAATAAAAATGATTATTTTTGTATTATGGGAGCAGACGCGGATCTTATCTTATTATCTTGTTTATTAGAAAAACAAAATATTTATATTTTACGTGAATTTAACTCCCCACGTATGCGCACCGCCGCTACATATATCAAATACGCCAAATGGTCATGAAGATGCAGCAACGAACGCAACGAGGGATGCGCACGAAAATACAATTTTTATTAGCTAAACAACTTTTACCAATTAATATTGAGGATTTTTTAATATTAAGTTGTTTAGTGGGTAATGATTTTTTACCAGCAATACCATCAATAGAAATAAAAGAAAGTTATCCTGAAATCGGAGCATTAGATTATCTAATAAAAAAATACAAAGAAATAATTAAAACAGAAAACTTTCCCCTTGTAAATAATGGATTCATTAATTTTCGTTTATTAGGTAAATTTATTAAAAGTTTTAGTTCAAGAGAATTGAATATTATGATTGCGAGGGATCATGATCAATCACGATTTATTAATTTTTTATGGAGATCTGTTCAAGCAAATTGTACTTCGTCCCATGACTACGAAACCAAGCATGATCAACCCGAGGAAATTGATAATTTCGTTCATGATGTTGCACGAAACGCAGCTGAACATCCCGAGTTTTTTACCGAAATTAAAAATCTAAACACAATTGATGCTCACTTAATTCGTAAAGATCCTAGCAAAATTAAAAATAATGGAATTAAGACTAATATAAATAAAAAAACCTTAACAAATATGATAAATAATTATAGAAAACAATATCATATTACAAAATTAAATGAATGTAATAAATCTGATTTAGTTTATAATTATATGAAAACGGTTCAATGGGTTTATCAATATTATACTACAAATTTTGCATCTTGGACATGGTATTATCCTTATAGTTATGCATTACATACAGATGATATGGCTCGTTTTATGCCTTCAATTAAACAATTTTATTTTCCAAAATCATTTCCATGTAATTTTAACCAACAATTATTACACGTGATGCCCTATGATAGTAAAAATTTGTTACCTAAACATCTTCATAAAATATTTATTACTCTACCTTTTGATATTAAAATTGATCGATCAGGGAAAAGAGAAGATTGGGAGGCAATTGTTATTGTTTAATACTAATTTTAATGTGAAATTTGATTTCTTGAAAAATATTCATTGATTTGTAATTAAATGGAGATTAATACAACTACTGACTATCGAAATTATTTACAAAAAAGATTGTTTGAAATAACAAATGATGAAATTAGTTCTATTTATTTTTATTTAAGTTATTATCGATATACTAATATTTGTATTTCGGGACATGGATTAAGTAAAAGTAATTGTGATAGAGAATGTAAATATCTAATTTGGGATAACAAATTGGATTGTGATATGAATGATCCAGATAAAAAAGTGAAAAAATTATATTGTGAGTTTGATTTAATTATTAAATCAATAATTAATTTTTGTAAATATCAAAAAGAAATTAACCAAATCACCTATTTAATTAAATTCAATTGGTGTAAAATAAGAAATATACAAAAAGAAATTAACACATTAAATAATTAAATTACAAACAATGAATTATACATAATTTAATTTTTTTCTCAAAATGTTTTAAAATTCGATGTATTAAAGTAGGATTTTTATTGGATAAACCACCAAAAAAAATCAAATTATAAATTTTGTATAGATAAAAATGTATTGTCATGGTATAAATAAAAATTGTTCTAGATTAGTAGAAACCCCTGATATATTTTGTTGGCAACATATGGATCCAACAACTGATATTTTTAATGAAGTACCATATGTTGTTCAAAAAAAGATGCAAAAATATGCTAAAATAAATTTAGAAGAAGAAATATTAAAAAAACAGTTATTTTATTTAAATTTACCTACACATAAAAAATCATATGAATCTCTGGTACGCGGGTTATCGAAACAATGGGAAGTATCAACCCAATGGGAAGATTGGTATAATGAAAATAACGAATTTATACATACTGTTCAAGATGAATATAATAAAATGCCAATAAAAACATTAATTTCATTACTATCAGATTATGTTTTTTGGTTTCAAAAAATCAAAACAAAAGAAATTGTAATGTATGTGACACAGAATAATATTAATATCCCTATGTCACATACAGTAGTTAATAAAAAATTATGGACAGGGTTTATCAAAGAATTTCCTTTTGAAACAATACATTTAATATTAACAAACCCTACATTTATAGATTATGGAACATTATTAATTAATAATAATTTTTACGAACAATTTATGAAACAATATTCGTTTTCAGATTTTAAAACGTGTTAATTTACTAACAAAATGTTACGTGATATTACACGTATCACTTTGTTATTACATTGTTATTACATTGTAATGCGTCTGTTCACACTTGATTAGACTATTTATAACAAAATTTTGTTATAAATATAAAATTCATTAATGTGAGTATCATAATAAAACGCGTTTGTTTATAATCTTTTAAATGTTCAAAAAACGAATGATTTAGTGAAATGTAACACATTTTCAATATGTGATAAATGAACAAGAATAAGTAAGATAATTTAATCAAAATCTATAGCTCTATAATTTGGAACAAAACCAGGAATTATTTCATCAACTCTTTTTGCAAAAGAGACATATTTATCTGGAACATTTTGGTTTCCAACATTATTAAAAAAATCTATTTTTTGTTGTAATATTTCATGTTCGTAATTTTGTTTTGTTTCTTTTGGAAGTTTTGGTTTCATCCAAATTAGTTCCATTTTTTCCCCTTGTAAATTTTTTAATAATTGGAAAACAATAAATGTAAGTGATTCAACATCGGTTTTTCGGCTCATTCGCCCGATATGAGCATCTCGTGCCATATAATATGGTGTTCCATTTCCTGCTTCTTTTTTATTGATAACATTTTCATTTGTTTGATTATAACTTTTAGCCATACCATAATCAATTAAAAACCATTTATTATTTATACCTTTCATAATATTTTCTGGTTTTAGATCAAGATGAAGATAACCTTTACCATGTATATATTCTAAAGATGTCATAACATCATTAATAACTTTATCAATTTCTTTTTGAGAAAATTTATGTTTTTTATCAATTAAATCTTGAAGAGAATAGTCAAATTTGGGTAAAATAACATATCTATATTTAATATTTAAAGGTATTTTTGAGATTTTATTAGAATCTAAAAATCCTGAATCAATAAGGGACGGGATACCATATTTTGATTCATTTTTAGCAGGATCTTGTATATGACGATATACACTTGTTTCAAGAAATAAAGAACCCCCCTTTTCAGGTTCTAATTTAATAACCATCGGTGAATTTGATCGGGCGGAACCTCCAATATTTGTTACATTATATAAAACCCCAAACCCCCCAGATCCTATAATAGAACCAATATTCCATTGTATATCTGATTTTGAAGTAAAATTTACTCCTTCAAAATTTATATGATTTTTTACTCGTTTATTAAGTGTATGCGCCGTTTTCGGTTGTATTTCACTGCCCTCGCTGCGCTCGCCTCGACTCAGGCTGCGTTCAGCATCTCGGTGAACACGTACTGTATGAATTTGGGGTTGTTCACTAGTCGCGATTACGTTACGTGTAGTTTGAACACGTTCAACTCTGGTTGGAATATGATCTGTATCTTTACTGGTTTGTGAAAAACTCGGGTGTTGGTCACTGTCAGGTGGTTGATTTGTTTCAATAAAAATAATAATATCTGCTTTTCGTTTAATTTTACTTGGTATTTGTATATTTTGATTTAGAGCCAAATTTTTTAGTTGTGGTATTGTTAAATTGGAAATTTGATACCCAACATCATTCCCAGTATTTGTTGGTACTCTTGCTGCGTTTACCGCTCTACCAGGACCTCGCCCTTTTTGCGCTCCAGGTAATTTTACTCTCATAGGCGATGATTGTTTCGCTCGTGAAGATACCCTGGGGGGTGAAATTCGGCGTGTTGCTTGTCTCCTGAAACTTGGTTGATCTATCGTATTCGATGAATCGGTATCTGAATCCGAAACGTTATGAAAAATTTGCATTGATCGTTCCCGGGGGACATGTGGAACATGTGTCGATACTTCGCTACGCTCATCGCGGTATCCAACACGGAAAGCAGCATAAATTTCATTTTTAATATCTTCCATAGGAATATTAAATTTGCGTGCAAATCGAGGAGCTAATGTTAAAATTAAATGATTCCTTATTACATCATTGAAATCCATTGTTTTCTTTATTCATAATAAAACTTAATCCAAATTTACATGAATCAAATTTTATGGATGTAAATCAAATTATTACATAATTGTAATAATTTGTAATTTTGTAGTCAATATTTAAGACGAACAACTTGTACATGGTCGTAGTGTTACTTTTGTCGCATTAATAGCACTTTTTGTTCGTAAATAATACATTCCTGTTTTCAAACCAATTGACCAAGAATACATATGCATAGAACTAATTTGAGTTATTTTTGGTGTATCAATGAATAAATTCATTGATTGAGATTGATCAATAAAACGACCACGATCTGCAGCCATATCAATAATATCTTTCATTTTCATTTCCCAAACAGTTTTATAAATATTTTTTAATGATTCTGGAATATTAAGATGTTGAACAGATCCATTATATTCAATAATAGAATTACGAATATCAGGTGTCCATTGATTTATTAATAATAAATCATTTACAAGATGATGATTTACAGAAATAAAATCTCCTGATAATAATCTTCGTGTAAAAATATTTGATGTGATAGGTTCAAATGCATCAATATTTCCCATTATTTGAGATGTTGATGCTGTTGGCATCGGCGCAGTAACTAAAGAGTTTCGTACCCCATATTTTTTAATTTCTTTTTTTAATAATTCCCAATCCCATCTGCTAGAACATAGAGTATCTGTTATATTATTTGGGGTGTGTATATTATTTGTTTTATTTAATGGTTCAATAAATTTATTTTTTGTATCATAGGCTGCATCTTCCTGATCTTCCTGATCTTCCTGATCTTCCTGAGCTTCCTGAGCTTCCTGAGCTTCCTGAGCTTCCTGATCTTCCTGATCTTCCTGAGCTTCCTGAGCTTCCTGAGCTTTATCTCCTTCAAACCGCACGTTCGAGCTTCGCTCCGCCGATGTGGTTTCTGCCCATCTAGCATGTTTATATGAATCCCATAAATCAAACTGTAAAATCCCCTGTGATATTGGTGAGTTTTTATATGAATCATAAGATCCATAAATAACAGCATCTTCAACAGATGCAGTCAACGCTGAATAATATATTGTTTCAAAAATATCTTTATTAAGAATTTTAGCATTATCAGAAGTAAATGGTAATTTTAAAATTGCAAAGACATCTGCAAGTCCTTGAACACCAATACCAATTGGTCGATGTTTTAAATTAGAATATTTTGCCTCTTTAATTGGATAATAATTGTTATCAATTATATTATTTAAATTATGTGTTATTTCTTTGATTATTTTAGATAATAAAGTATGATTAAAAAATGTTTCATTTTGTGTTGTTGTAATAAATTTCGGTAAACAAACAGAAGCTAAATTACAAACGGCGGTTTCTTTATCTGATGAAAATTGCATAATTTCAGTACATAGGTTAGATGTTGTAATTGGTCCTAAATTCTTTTGATTTGTTTTATAATTAATTGTATCTTTATACAAAATATAAGGATTGCCTGTTTCAATTTGAGCTCGAATAATTTGTTCCCATAACCATTGAGCTGGGATTTTACGTTTATATTGGTGATTTAATTCATATTTCATATATAACTCCTCAAATTGTTTACCATATGTTGTATCTAATCCAGGACAAATTGATGGACACATTAATGACCATTGTTTATTATCTCTAACTCTTTCCATAAATAAATCAGGAATCCATAAACCATAAAATAAATCACGTGCACGTTGATTTTCTGATCCGGTATTTTTTTTTAAATTTAAAAATCCAATAATATCTGCATGCCATGGTTCTAAATATATTGCAATTGATCCGTTACGTTTTCCTCCTTGATTAATATATCGTGCTGTTTCATTAAAAACACGTAACATTGGTATAATTCCATTAGATTTTCCAGAGCCTTTAACACTAGATCCGGTTGCTCGAATATTATGAATACTAACTCCAATACCCCCCGCATGTTTAGATATAATAGCACAATCTGATAATGTTTTATAAATTGATTCCACACTATCACCGGCACATGGAAGTAAAAAACAAGAAGACATTTGGGGTTTGGGTGTTCCAGCATTAAATAATGTTGGTGTTGCATGGGTATATAAATGATTACTCATATTGTTATATATTTCAAAAACTTTAGTTAAATTATCACCATGAATGCCTAACGCAACTCTCATTAATAAAAATTGTGGACGTTCCACAATAATTTTATTAATTTTCATTAAATATGATGTTTCTAAAATTTTTAAACCAATATATGTATATCTAAAATCATTATCATGTTTAATTTTGCTATCTATTAATTCAGAATTCTGTTGAATAATAGTATAAATATTTTCTGATATCAAAGGTTCAGGTATTTCTTTGTTAATATTTGTAAATAGTTTTTTTGCTGTTTGGGAAAAAGATGGTATTGTTTCTTTATGTAATTTTGTAATAAATAAACCAGTTGCTAATTTTTGATAATCTGGGTGTATATCAACCATTGTTGCTGCTGTTTCAGCAGCATAACTATCAATATCATAAGTGTTAATATTATCAAATAAACCTGTTATTATTTTTTCTGTAAATTTATCAAAATTAATATTTAATTTTGTATTTAACACATCAGGCGTTTGCGCTGTAGGCGTTTGCGCGGCAGTAGGCGATATGTTAAAACGCTCTCGTTCCGCGGCGCAAACGCTTTTTATAAAACGTTGTTTCAATTTATCAAAATTAAATTCTTGTTTAGTTCCATTACGCTTTGTTATTAACATTTTGATTGTTTTAATTTTAAAAAAATTTTATCAATTTATTTTTTCATTTATCTATCAACAGTACTTACATCACTTAATGATTGGGATCTTGAACCGGATCTCGAACCTAATCTTGAACCTAATCTTGAACCTTTTCTTGATATGCCTCTCCCTCGTCTTAACATGTCTCTTTTTTGTTGTCGAGATTGATAAAATGCAAATCCAGTTCCTAATGCACCAATAATTAATGACGCAATACCAGCATATAACATCCATGGTTTTCGTTGAAGATAACGAATACCTGAAGAATTAATAACATCAGGAGCAGCTGGAACTAAACCAGAACCTTTTATTTTCTCAACTTGAGCCCAACCATTACCTAGATATTGATAAATATAAAAATAGATTGGATTATTTTTATTTGTTGAAATATAATAATCATTTAATTGTACTGTTCCAAATAAATTATTAATAGTTGCAATATCATTAGGTAATTTTGGGTTTAAATAACCCCAATATATTTTTCTAAAACTTATTGTTATTAATGGTCCTTGGGGTTCCCATTGTATATTTTTTTTATACCATTCAGTTGTTGTTTGATTGAGATATACATCTCCTTTTTTCGCTTGATTATTAACAGATGTATTATTTGCTGGATCTGATGATGATTGAAACATCACTGGTTTGCGAAGAATAGACATATTATCAGGTTTGATAAATTCTTCACAATTTTTAGCAATTGATCCAAAAAATGTTGTTTCTGGGGTATTTAACATTGTTATTAAACCTTGACTATTTACATTATATGCTTTCCAATCAAATCCTTCACATGACTCGTCTTCTAAACATGCTTTAGCAGCGGCAAATGCAGTTGGATATGCTGTACTAACAGAAGAAGAAATTGGAGTACAAGCACTTGTATTTTTAATAAAAGATGAGAAAGCAGTATATTTAATATCAGGATCTCCTGTTGCATAATAAAGAATTACTAACACCAATCCAACAACCATAATTATTGGGAATAAAAATTTTAATATAACATACCCACCAATCATTACTCCAATTATTGGTATACCAAGTAAAGCGATAGCAATTAATGCTAAGAAAAAGCCCGATATTCCTTTTGCTTCTGCAGTCGCAGATTGATCTAATTGATTAACAACATCTTGAATTAATTTATTTTCTGAAACCGCTGTTTCCGAACAATTTTGTAATATATCATACATTTGGGTAAATACATTATTTGTTATATGTACATTTCCGATTATTCTTTCGACAGTAATTGCCTGGTGTTGTTTTGTGAAAGCACTACAAGTTTGACTAATAGTAGTCATTAAAGAAACAGACCCTTCAAGAAGGGTATTAATCGTATTATTTGTATTTGCAAATTGTCCTAAATTTAATCCAGATGTTATACTTTTTGATTCTTGTGCTATTGATTGTATTAATGATTGTTGTGCTTCTTCTGTAGATAAAGCATCTAATAATGTATGCATATTAATTGTCGCTTTTTGTGTAAATTTATTACCAGATATATATACATCTCCTTCTACATCACTGACACTTATAATTTGACTTTGATTTTGACTAATTTCTGTGTTTTGAATAATATTTGATGAAACTTCAGCTACAGCTTTAGTTATTACATTACTAATATTTTTAGAATTTGATGCTCCCATTGTTTTTATAACACAAACAAAATAACTTTATTTTGTTAGCTTCGTCTCGTTATCACTCGTCGCTGCGCTCGTCTCGTTATCACTCGTCGCTGCGCTAGTATATTTGATGATATGTGATGTGTAATATGTAAATGTGATATGTGATGTGTAATATGTAAATGTGATATGTGATGTGTAATATGTAAATGTGATATGTGATGTGTAATATGTAAATGTGATATGCTAATGAAACATACGATCTTGAATACTTTTTGGGTATAATTGTTTATAAAAAACTTGTTCATAATGATTTAAATTATCAGCTTTTGTTCGAAGATAGTCAATTTGTTCCGGAGATAGATATTTCATATTTTTATTTACAATTTCTCCAGCTTCCCATGGTGTTGGATTTAATAAAATTATTCTTTCAATATAATCACAAATAAATTCATTTGGTAATTGTTTAGGAACTTTTGGCCACGCCATTTTATTATATAAAAGTATTATCTATATAAAAATGTCTTTTCAATCTTCAACAGTAAAACAATTAAAAGAATTAATTAAACAACGGGGTATTAAAGGATATAGTAAATTAAAAAAACAAGAATTACTTGAATCTGACGACGCTTCAGACGCATCATCGGCTTCCACTCGAGATGTCTCTCCCCAAACACAGCGCCCCCGCCGTGCGGCGCTTGCGCGGCCGGTGAAACCAAATCGGGGTAAATCTAAATATATTCTCAAAAGTAGTTTATCTCGGCGATCTTCGACTACACGCAATCCATATGTATCTCCTCCTCGAACTACAAATCGTGCCATTCAGGACGATGGATCTTCAGATAATCCAAATGCGTCGTGGAAAGTAACAGAATTAAAAGATTTATGTAAACAACGAGGGATAAAAGGATATAGTAAATTTAGAAAACAAGAATTATTAACTTCAAACACACAACCACAACCGAGAGCACATCTGAGCCCGGCGACCGGAGCAATACCTCGTCGAACAGTGAAAGTTCAATCCAAAACGAAACCAAAAACGAAACCAAAACGAGGACAAAGCCCCTCCCGCGCACGGTCACGGTCAAATTCTATGCAATATAGCCCAAGCAGGGGTCTACCTAAAAGAGCACAACTAAGCGCAACGAAAGTTGCGGGAGAACTCAAATCAATTCTAAAAAAACCAATTTATACTTCTGATGAGGATGAGGATGAGGATGAGGATGATATAGCTGAACCCCGCAGACGCCCAATCTCACAGTCTCCGCGTAAACAAATAAAAGCTATTCATAGATCGCAGCTGAAAGTCCAACCACCCAACCAATAAATCCTCAACTGCAAAATATAAAACCTGGGTATGACGGTAACAAAGTGTTTACGGGTGGTGTGTTATTAGCTAATCAATATAAAACCCAAAATCCAATTGGGTGGTGGATGTCAGAAAAATATGATGGATATCGTGCGATGTGGGATGGTCAAGATTTAAGAACACGGACAGGAAATATTATTAATGCACCACAGTGGTTTTTAGGTATACTACCACCATCAATTGCGTTAGATGGCGAATTATATAAAGGACGAGGAAAATTTCAAGATTGTGGTGTATTTAGGAGAAAAGTAGTAAATGATACAGATTGGTTGGATGTAACATATCATGTGTTTGATGTACCATCTTATAACAAACCATTCGAAGAACGAATATATTATTTACAACAATTAATTCAAGAAAGATGTTCATATATGAAAATTTTTAAAGTTCCTATTAATATTTGTCCTATTATAATGATTGATTTTATTAAAATCACAAGTCAAAATCAATTTGATACTTTTTACAATGATATTATTACAGCTGGAGGAGAAGGCGTTATGTTACGAAAACCTGGAAGTTTGTATGAGAAAAAAAGATCTTCAACATTATTAAAAGTTAAATCTTTTACGGATGCTGAATGTAAAATTACATGTAAACCTGGTTCAGGAAAATATGCCGGTTTATTAGGAGCATTTAAATGTAAATATAATAATTCTGAATTTCATTTATCTGGGATGACAGATGATGTTCGTCATTCATATAAAACATCCCATCCCATTGGTACTATAATAACATTTAAATACATGGGTTTAAGTAACCCACGACATCCGGTTTATCTTCGTAAATATATTTCCAATGATTAACATGATTATTTTTTGCATTTACAACACAAAACACAATAATTGATATCTCTATTACTAAACCTGATAATAAAATGGATAATACGACCTTATTAGTATGGGACAGTACGAAGAAACTTTGTATTAATTGTATACAATTTGTAGTTGTGATAGTGGATGTGATTTTGTAAAGGTCGAGGAAAGTGTGATTTTTGTGGAGGGTGGGGGGGGTGTTTTAACTCATCGTACACTTAACGGGGGGGGTTTAACATCACCAACTGGTGAAAAGTTGGCCGAAATTGTAAATAATCTTATCAAAGAAAATAGATTTGATGCAAAATATAGTATGGATGCGATTGTTTGATTCTAAAGAGAAATAAATGGTGTTTATATTATTGGTATTGAAACTAGTAAATTTAAAACAGGGTTGTCGAAATCTAAAATTTAATCTGTTTAGATTAAATTTTATGAGTAAACCGATAAAATTTAATCTGTTTAGATTAAATTTTATGAGTAAACCGATATTTAAAGGACGACTACGCCAAATCATAAAAATATTTGAAGCATATCAACCCAATTTATCTGATCCGTAATTTTCGATAAACCAATCCATGTGGATCTCTCGCTCTCGTTGTGCATCTAGGTTCATAGTTCATATGACATTGCTTTGGACGTGATGTAATTTACTCATTTTTATATTAAACAATTAAAATGACAGAATATATTATTGGGCGGAAATTTTATATTAAACAATTAAAATGACAGAATATATTATTGGGCGGAAAATACAAGGAATTCAATCTCCGTCATATAGACCAGGGAAATGTAGTTGTGGTGATTGCACTATTTTTACTGATAGAGTACCATGTGGATTTACAAAAGGTATTCGAGATTGGCAAATTAAAACAGACACCTGTTGTGGTAGTTTTTGTACATTCCAACCAGTATGTACCGCACCAGCAAAAGCCGAATGTGACATTGGAAAAAGTAATACAAATCAAAATCCGTTAATAAAACATGAATGGGATAGACGAGCTCCTTATTTAAAATGTACATTTGATATTAAAAAAATCAATACTAAACCTCAAATTATTAATTATGTTGATACTTTTGGAGAAAATGATAAATTATATTCACAATATTGTACTCAAAAAGTTAATACATGTCCCCAAAATATGTCAGAATGTAGTCGTATTAAATCAATAGGTGATGGTGGAGATATGTGTCGTCAATGGTTTGAAGCTCAACCAAATCATGTTAAAGATTCAACGATACAAAATTATTGTTTACGATATAATACTGATGATTGTAAATGTGTTAATAGACTTAATGATTCTTCATACAAAGCAATGAAAGGGGCACATGTAATAAATGATGGGTGTTGGTATACTGCATGTGCTAATACAGCAAAACATCTTATTCCATCTCATCTTAAAAATCCGTCATGTCCTGATAAACTTTGTCAAATCATATTTGATATAATGAAAACTGGAAATGTAACAATAGAAAATGTTCAAAATGACATTGTTTGTCAGTTTGAAAAACCGCCTCCAAACCCAAATGGTGGAGATGGTGGTGGAGATAGTAATGAAGAAAAACCAAATATTACTGATGTTTTATCATTTACAAATGCATATACCAGAGAAATAATTGCATCAGTTGCAATAATTGCAATTATTTTCGTATTATTAGCGTAATATTTTGGTTTAAAAATTGGTCTTAACATTGACCTTGACCTGGATATGGTAACTTTAAATTCAATCTAAAATCGAATTTAAAAATAATTAGTTTCGGAATTATGATAAAAAGTTATCATAATTTAAATTATGATATTATTAAAATGTTTAATTATTCTTTATTTCCACATTCAAATCATGTGTGTGAAAACACCCCTACCCGGGAACATATATTAATTAAATTAGTATGTAATTGGACAACAGGAACAAATTTATGTAAAATTTGGAACAAATTTAAACTCAACAATTATTCTAAATTATGTTTAGTTGGTGATGATACATCGTTTGAAAATGTTAATTTTATTATTGTTGTGAATGATAATACAGACTATATACCAACTTTGAGTAATTTAGCTAAAACCATTTTTATAAAAATGGAACCAATTTATGTTAATTCATTTTGGGGGGAAATTGATGAACGTTTATTAAAAGCTAAAATTTTTCATGCTAATTTAAAACCGTTACCTCCACTTCATGAAGTATCTTTAGTCATTGATAACCCTAGTGAAACAAGCGGATTAAACAGCCAATTTACTCGAGCGAAACAAATATTACCTACTGGGAGTTTGTCAAAAAAAAGTGAGGTGGCTCCTCGTGTATCTATGAAAGAATTTAATATGATTGAGTGGCATTTAAATAAAACAGCTGAAGAATTATTAAATATAAAATTTGAGAAACATAAATCTTCATTTAATAAAACAAAAGGGAATACTATCTCCTCAATACTTTCAAGTAAGTTATTTTTACCAGGACATAAATTGCGATTAGATTTTGCATTATATGCACAAACATATTTTAATTGGGATGCGTATGGGAATGGTTTTTCGTATAAATTTCCTTGGAAAAATTTTTTAGGTAATATAAAATATAAAGATGATGCTTTAATACCATATAAATATACGTTTGCGGGAGAGAATATGTTAATACCAGGATACTTTACTGAGAAATTAGTTGATGCTATTTTAGCAGAATGTTTATGTTTTTATTTTGGACCTCCTAATATTCATGATTTAATAAATCCCCAAACATATATTTTATTACATCCTACAAATTGGGATATATGTATACATCAAATTACAAATGCTATAAATAGTAATCAATGGGAACGAAGAATAGATATGATTAAAGAAACAAAACTGAAAATTATAACTGAATTATCATTGTTTCCACGAATTAATCAAATTATTAATACATATTAAATTTGAGGTAAAACAATTGATTTAAATAAATTAAAAATAATTAAACAAATGAAATATGTTATGTTGATTTATTCAGGGTAGAGGATTGGAGGTAATGGATTAGATGATTTGAGGTAATGGATTAGATGATTTGAGAAAGATGGATGATGGATGATGGATGATATGAGATAGATGTAGATGGATGGGATTTGAAGGATAAAACAAATTATTCATGTAATACATTCATATATTGTTCTATTGTGTGAGGATTCTTAATTTTGCAACAACAAAATTTAGAATAAAAATTACAACATAATTTTTCTTGGGTTACATCTAATTTATTATGAACGTGTCTGTATTTGCAACCTGTCGGAAATTTAATAACAACATCGTTAGAATTAAAAAATCGTTTTGAAACATCAACATGTTGTTTGTATTTTTTAACGAAAGATTTATCCCCTACTCTAGGTGATCCGATTGTTTGGCAATGGACATGTTTATTTAAATCACAAGATGTTCCTAAAGCCCCTATTGTTGCTAATGCGCCACCATATGAATGACCAAAAAATTTAATAGTAATTTGGCTAACTTTATCAAAAATCTGATCCGAAACTTCTCGTATATGCTCAGCTGCACCTCGAGCAGTATACGGTGTATGTCTACAAACGGTGTTATGCGCGGCTCCGGCGGGTTGTAAAGGGGAAACTATTTGGTTACAAAATGATCTATCGTGCAACGCTTGGTTAAGTTTTGCCTCTCGTATTTGTATTTCTGAATATATAAAATCTCGGATATAAATCCAACCATCATAAAAACCACTATGAATTTTACCATATGGGGTTGTTGTTAATGAAAGTTTCATATCAACAAAAAAATCTTTGATTGAGTCAGTTCCTCTAAAAACAAAAATAATAGATCGTAAAGTGTTACAAATATAAAATTGGATATTATTTAAATTAACAAATTTAATATCTGTAAATTCTTTGTTATTTATTAACCAAGATTTAGGTGATTCTAAACTTGTCTGTATCTGTTCGCTGTGCATCTTTATTTTCTCTTTTTTTTCACAACCAAAACGATCATCACTATTGGTACTTCTTTCTGTTGCGTCGCTGTCATTATCATTATCATTGTAGTTATGTAACATATCTTTATATGAATTAAGACATAAATGTCCAACAGTTAATGGACTTTCAATAATATCAATATTAGAATCAAAGGTGTGATCAATTATATTCATTTGTTATATAATATCAAACACATAAATTAAACACTATATTATGTGACTTAATTTATAAACAAATAATGATTAGTTTTTAAAAACCATAATATAAAATGGCATTAAGTTATTCAGGTTTAACAAATTATGGTAAAGCCACATTACCTTCTGTAGAAAGTTGGGGAACTAACTCAAATATTATTAAAGATCCCCCAAGATCAATTCATACAAGAAAAATAGATAAAGTTGGGGAAACCTCTCTTATCACTAGTCAAGTTGATGAGAGTGGTGATCGTTTTTGTGAAGCAATTAATCGATATGCTCGGGGACAAAATCCGATGGTAAGTGTATCATATGGTCAAGGACAAAACAGACAACAAGAGGCGTTTTTACCTTATCGAATTGCTAGGGATGGGGCATTTCGACCTCCGGTTTGGAGACAAGAGGATTTAATACCGTTATCACGACTCCCACGTATTTGGACCACAATAACTACTCAACCATATAAACCGTTATTTACTAAACGTATTAAGAATTGTGGTGATGCAACTACTACTAAAGAAGTGAAAACCAAAATTTTAGAAATGGCTTGTCAAGCACAAAAAACAATAAGTAATTTTCCCAATTTGAATGAACCTCAACCACCCGTTTTAATACAACCACGTACACTTGAAAATATAATTGCACCAATGTCATCAACTAAACATAATATAGATAATTTTCATAAATTTAATCGAAATATTAAATTACAATTAAACCGACCAGGTACAATAGGTAATACAAATCCTAATGCTATTAAAGAGAAACCAATTGTATATCATAATGTTAAATTACAACCTAATCGACCAAGTACTACTGGTAATACAAACCCAACTGCTATTAAAGAAAAACCAATTGTATTAAGAAATATTAAATTAGAACTTAATAGACCAGGTACTACTGGAACTACAAACCCTAATGCAATAAAAGAAACTCCGGTTGTGTTTCAGAACATTAAATTACAACTTAATCGACCAGGTACTATGGGTAATACAAACCCAACTGCTATTAAAGAAAAACCAATTGTATTAAGAAATATTAAATTAGAACTTAACAGACCAGGTACTATAGGTATTACAAACCCTAATGCAATGAAAGAAACTCCTGTGGTGTTTCACAATATAAAATTACAACTTAATAGACCAGGTGCTAAAGGTAATACAAATCCGAATACGATAAAAGAAACTCCGATTGTATTAAGAAATGTTAAATTAGAACCTAATAGACCAGGTACTACTGGAAATACAAATCCTAATGCAATGAAAGAAACTCCTATTGTATATCATAATATTAAATTAGAACCCAATAGACCAAATACTATAGGTAATACAAACCCAACTGCGATTAAAGAAACTCCTGTGGTTTTCCACAATATAAAATTAGATCTAAATCGACCTCACACATCTGGTAATACAAATCCAACAGCTAAGAAAGAAACTCCTATTGTATATCATAATGTTAAATTAGAGCCAAATCGCCCAAGTACTACTGGTAATACAAATCGAACCGCTATGAAAGAAACTCCGGTGGTATTTCATAATATAAAATTGGAGCCAAATCGCCCTCAAACATCTGGCAATACAAATCGAACCGCTATGAAAGAAACTCCGGTTGTATTTCATAATATAAGATTAAATCCAAATCGACCTCAAACATCTGGTAATACAAATCCAACAGCTATGAAAGAAACTCCAGTTGTATTTCGTAATGTTAAATTACCTCAACAACAAAATATACATATTCATAGTAATATTTCTAAATCTGGTATTTCAGAATACACTCCAAGAAATACTTTTAATAGATTACATCCATCACTAAATCCTGGTGGAATTACAGGAATAGTACAGATTCCCCAAATAACAAAAAATAATCCGATAAAAAATCTTATCAAACATCGATAACGTAGCGTTGGGTGCAGTCGTAGGTGAGTCATTAATATTTAACACTGATATTTAACACAGATATTTAAAATTAAAGATGATAATTGATTCAGAGAACAACAACTAATTATAATATAAAACATGTTACAAAATCACGTAAACAGTTTTTGTGAAACCGAAAAACAATGTGAATTGATGCTGAATGAAGCCAGAGCCAGAGTCTGTGTTTTACAACCAAGGATGCATTGTGAACTCAGCGTTTGCGCTGACGGTGAGCAGGAGCGAAACATAAATATAGTATCATATTGTGGATGTTGTAAATTAAACACATGGAAATATGAACCAATAGAAAAACAATTTAAACATAAACTTAAAGCAGGCGGTGTACTTATGTGTAATAAAAAAATTTTAATTATTCAATCACGAGGAGGAATGTGGGGTTTTCCAAAAGGTAGTATTGAAAAAAATGAGAGTATCTCAGATTGTGCAATGAGAGAAATTCGAGAAGAAACATCTATTCATATAAATATATTACCAAATGATAATAATGTTAAAATAAATGATATATTTTTATATATTATTGAATTGGATGAATTCCCAATTATTAATTTTAATAATATTTTTTCCCTCAAAGAAAATGATTGTAGTGGAATTGGATGGATTAATATAAATTGTTTACAAAAAATTATTCAGGCGCAGCGCAAGCGGACCGAGCGACTCTACTTCCCCCGCGTATACACAGTCGCAGGCGGTGTTTGTAAAAATGACACACAAGAAACAGCTGCAGGGGAAGGTGTCTGCGTTGAACGAAAACACATCCTAACAAATGCAGTATTTAATTCAGCATTAAAAAAATTTGTAAATAGATTGAATTAAGAAATATTACCTAAAATAGGTAATATTTCTTTAAGAAATAATTATTAATCTATTAAATAAGATTTTGATAAGTTAATGAAGATACATCTCATATATGTCATCTTCTAAATAAGGAAGGGTAATTAAAACAATTTGTGTAAAACCTTCTTGTTTAGTTGGAAATTCAAAACTTTTTCTAAATTTATACAGAACAATTTTATTTAAATAATTATTTGTAGTAATTAATCGATGAGTATTATTATGAATAGCATGTTCTAAATCTACATTCATAACAAAACATCTTGTGGGTATATTACATAAATTAATATATCTAGCACGAGATGATATATCTGGATTAGTATTATCAATAACAATTGAGTAACCTTGTGTTAAATACGTTTCGGCAGTATTAACACATTTTTTCCATGTTTTTAAAATATCTTGACTAATAATTAAGAGGAAGTAAGTAATCTTTTACAAAACTAGATTTTCCAGACCCAGGATATCCCACCATCACTATAATTTCTTGTTGTGTGGTATCTAATGGAACTTCTTTTTTTGATAAACCCGATGCTAGGTTACCACTTAATGAATCACTTGCATCTCTGCCTTGTAATTCAAATGGTTGGTCCTCTTGGTTATTATCGAAATATTGTTCTGGTGTTTCAAAAATAATATGTAGATTTAGAGCAAATTTTCTATCCGTATCAGAAAAATCTGGTTTTAACTTTTTACCACGTTTAGGTGTTCGTAATAACCTACCAGCGGCATCTCCAACATAAATAATATTTTTTGATGTTACATTTACATATTTTTGAAATTCCCACCAAAGTAAAGGAGACGGTTTTCGATATTTTGAACTTCCAACTGCAATAAAAACCCAAGTTTTGTTATTTATACCACTTGCAAATAAAAAATCTTCTATTTTTTGTTTGAAAATATCAACATATTCATTTTTCACTGCGGTGCTTTGATTTGTAAAAATCACAATGATATCATCATCAGATAAAGATTTTAATTTTTTTAATACATTAGGTCTATATTCCCAATCAGATGGATCCATATGATCAGGAAACGTATGATTATTTTTAGGTTGAATTAAAGTATGATCTAAATCAAATGCAATAATTTGATCTTGTTTAGTAGATGTAGTTCCAGGATTACGCATAATAAAACCATCATAATTATTCCAAGTAGCCATTTTTATTGTTTTTTATAAATAGAAATCATTTATCAACTTTTGAATATAATCATGTCACTTACAAAATTTGATTATTAATATTATGTTCCCAAATATCAACTTAAACATGGTTATTGAATGCTCAATATGTGTTAAAGACACATCTGAATTATATTATTCTTGTCCTTGTGATAATATAACTTGTGTTGACTGTTTAAATAATACAGTTTTATATTATGACAAAATAGCTTGTCCTGTTTGTTTTAATCATTTAAAACTTGGTTTAGAACCAATAATGAAACATATTAATTATCCAACTCCTTCTTACGAAGAAATAATGGTTGCAATTATATTAAAAGAGATTCAAATACTTGATCTTACATATAAAAAGTGTGTTAATTTAATTAGCAAAACAACCGATGACCGGTCTACTAAACTTTTAAAGTTTGATAAACTATTAAATAGTTTTATAACTAAAACATTATATGATGAAGTGGTATCTGAAATTGAACAAAATTATGAAAAACAAAAAGAGTTATATCAACAAGAATGTATATTAATTAAAAACAAAAAAGAAGCGTTTTTTAAACGAATTATTAAAGAAACAAATTTCTGTTTAATTTGTGATATTAAAATACCAAATACTGCGACAACCGCAGCGAAGGATGTTCCCGAACATATTTGTAAAGAATTAGATTCATTTATGAATATAACTCAAAACTTCAAACAATGTCCTGATTGTTATATGTTTATTGAAAAAAAAGGAGGATGTAATGAAATGGTATGTAGATGTGGGGCGGTTTTTGATTTTTCAAAAGAACGTTTTATAAAAGTACAATATAATGGAGGGATAAAACAACAAATAATATATTACAAAATATTTAAATTACATAAATCTGTTAAATCAGACCATTGTAAACAAAAACAATTACGTAAATGGTATCAGAAATTATATGAATACAAACTAGAAAATCACGAAATCTTTTTATTTAACAAAACAACTAATTTATTTAAATTATATGTTTCATATCCAAAAGTTTATGCAGCCGAGCATGATTTCTCTGATCAAAAATTATTTCCATCCCGCGGACCTCCTTTATTTAATACGATTCCTCTTAATTATGAAGAAAAAGCTTATTTAAAATTTGAGACAAGTGATGATTTTTGGCATAATAGTAATACATTAGCAAAAATGGTGAGAGAAGAAAATGATATTCCCGAAAAAGCAACATTAATGATAGAGTTATACAATTTAAACTCTATTAATTGGTTGTTTATAAAATCATTACGATCACGGAAAACATATACTACAACAACATTATCATATTTACTTGATATTTATGATAAAACAAATATTCAGCCATTTTCAATATGGCATTCTTTTTTTAAAAAAATTAATAATAATTCAAATTTATCAAATCAAGAATTACCATTATTTGCTATGACCTAATTAAAAATACATTTGTCCCGAATTATACAACTCCTATTTTATATGATTAAATCATATAAAATTATTGATTAAAAATATTATTTAAATTAATAATATCTGGTTCAGATATATCATCAAATAATTGTTTTAAAATATTTTGAAACGTTATATTTTTAGGTACACTCCGATCATGATATTTTAAATGATTAAAATAATCTTGATCTGTCGCAATAAGACAAGATTTATATCTTATGATTTGAGTAATAAATGATTGAAATAAATCGTAATTTGAAACAAATACTAAATTTTGTAATAATGTTTGAAATACATCGAATTGTGTTGATTTTAAGAACTGTTTTTTAAATATATTTGTTTGATATAAAGCTTTATAAAAAGTTCGAAATAAATTAACAATATAATTACTTATATAACATTGTAATTTGTATGTTAAACTTGTTAGTTTTGTATCTAACACCCATAATCGTAAACCATCATTTGTTATTGTTTTTAACACATAATATGACCAATTCTCTTTAACGGCTGGTACAGTTGTTAAAAAACCAATTGGATTATTTTGATATGGTCCAATTAACCCATATTCCAAAACAACAGTAATATGAACCATTAATAATGATGGAATACAACATTGTTTTAAAATAGTATTTAAATTAAAAATACTTAATTGTGGTGGGCGTAAAAATGATCTTAATTTAATTTCTTGTTGTAAAATTAATTCAGATTCTATAATTTCTTGAGAGTTAAATTGACGTAAAGATCCTGGATATAAACTTAATCGAGAATCTATAACTGATAAATTACTAATAATATTATTATGACATATATTTGATTGTGTAAATGCAACAATATTTTTCTCTAATTGTAATTTATATTGACATATATTTATTGCGCCTAATAATCCATTACGAATTTTTTTTAAATTTATCCAATCTTCCGGTTCAGTCATATCTTCCGGTTCAGTCATATTTTCGACGGCGCCTCGAGCGGCATTATCGTTGCAAGTAATGCGAGCATCACTAATGTCGACATCTAAAAGATCTTCTGTAATAACTTCAACTAAATCTTGAAGAGTGGAATTATAGTCATCTAAAGTATATTTTTCAAGTTTAATCATCATTGTTGTATTAAGAGTATTAATATTTTGTTTAATAAATAACATAGTGAAATGTGAAAAAGAATCACATTGTGTTTGAACAAATTGTTGTTGATATTGAATTTTTTCTAATTCAGTTGTAAATCTATATGCATTATAGTAATGTTTGGGGATATTTTCTAAATTTATTTTTGGTTTTGTAGGAAATATTAAATCAATGAGAGTTCCAGTTTGAGTTGAATCTTTTTTTTTTATTAACCCTAATATAGTCCCTACTTTTATTACATCTAAATCTATTAGATCAATAGGAATTCCCATTTCTTTGGCTGATGTTTCTTTGCGATTTTTATTTGTTACTTCATAAATTCTACGATTTTCTATTTCTTCATCTAAATTGTCTAATTTTTTTTGTTGTTCTGTTGTTAATATTAATGACATTTTGTTATGATAAAGATATTCTTCCTTTAAATTACTTCTGGATACTTCATAAGGCGAAGCCGAAGTCGACACGGTTCACCTTACGTTATATTAAAATATTCGAAATTTATGAAAAATCGTTAACCTAAATTAAAAAATGTAATAATTATTTTAAATGAATTTGATTCAGTATCATTATCTTCGTGTGGAATATTATCAAATTGTAACCAAAATTGTTCAATATCATTTAAAAAAAGCCAAGGAAGTTTAGAAATATTTTGTCTACCATTACAAAATTTTATTTGACATAATCTTTGTGGTCCTTGTTCGACTACAATGGTTGGTAGATATTGTTCTAAATAATTAACAACATTCTCAAATCTAATGTTATTAATAAATTTAATAGTGGTTTGAGTGATTTTAAATTCTTTATGAGATTGGGTTGTTTCTTTATTTATTGACATTTGTAATAACACAAATTTTATTACATTTATATTAAGATTTGTAATTATAAATGTTAATAAAATGTAAAGATGTTTTTATTATTACAGTTATAATTGCATTAATAATAGGAGTATTGAAGCAGGATGCTTTGTATTTTGAGTGATTAATATATATTTCTATTTGTGATATGAAATAACATGTTAAAGGATACTGAGAAACAATAACAAAAGGTCGCCCTTGGTGAAAAGTCTGAGCCATCTTTTATGTGGCCGCCACAGTATATCATTTAATATTAGAAACAACAGGTATCAATTGGTGATGTTTTAGAAACAAATATTATATCAATAGGTGATATGTCTTATTCATCATGGCATTTAACCCATTTTCTTTTATTTTTCTCTTTATCATATAAATATCCTAAATGTCAATCACTTATCTTTTTATTAGGTGTTTTATGGGAAATGATAGAAATTATATTAGAAACAATTCGGAAAAATTATTTAATTTCTAATAATAAAGATTACATACCATGGTGGACTCAAGGAGCTGAAAGAGCTGTAATTGATATCTGTATTAATACAACATACCTGTTTGCTATGTTTATACGGTCGATATTAACCCCAAAAAATCAAAAAATCAAAAAGTTGGAGTAAATTTCCAACCAAGTATATGAAATAAATTTTTACAAATAGTGTCGTGGAATAATTTTCTATCTACTGTTTTTAAAATTGTAAAATCTTGCATTTTACAAGAATGACCATGTCTTCGTAATAATTGAAATAATAAATATTGTACATTCATAAAATTTTTTCGATCTAATTCTTGAGGTTTATCTTTTCCATGTAACTCATCATATAATGCAACTAATTCTTTAAAATCTCCAATTAATTGTTCTTCTAAATCTGTTATATCATCTATACGTTTATTTGTAAGGTTATAATAAATTAGATTAATATTTTCATAATGTTTTGAATATTTCAACTCTTTTAAAAACATCATTATATGGTTTCTACTAATTTTGGAATATCTTAAATATGTTTTTTGATTCCCTAAACATTGTTTAATGGGTTCAATTGGGTCAATATGTTTAATGGGTTCAATTGGTTCAATATGTTTAATGGGTTCAATATGTTTAATGGGTTCAATATGTTCAATATGTTTAATGGGTTCAATAGGTTTAATATGTTTAATGGGTTCAATAGGTTCATTAATGACCTGTTCAATTGGTTGATTTTGTGTTGCACGTATTTGTGCAACGTTTTTTAGTTGTGTATTTGGAAATGGTATATTCGGAAAATGTGTATTTAGAAGTTGTGGAAGTTGTGAATTCGGAAGTTGTATATCTTTAGAATCAACTCTTGATGCGTTCGTGTTTTGCGGTGTGTTTTGCGGTTGTAGATTTAGAGATCGATCTCTAAGTTGCTGTTGATTATAATCAGTAATAACTAATAAACGATGTGCAGTAAATTTTTTATCTAAATCCTGATAAATAAAATCAGGTATACGACAATTTTGTTTTCCCTGATATTGTTTAATACAATCTTGAAAATGTAAAACTCTATTATAAATAAATTTACCAACAATATGTACTCGAGTATAATCTTTATGAGTAATTCCAGTTTCTATTGAATATTGTTGGGTTGCACAAATTAAACATGTTTTTCTATTAAATTCATCTGTTTCAAATTTATCTTTATCTCCATTTTCACAAGATGTACAAAAATTTTTTGGGGTTTCATTAATTTTTTGGGGATTTGTTGGAATATCTATATCCCATTTTTTTTTATCAACTAATGATCTTGCCGCATCTAAATATGTAATTATTAATTTTGTTTTTTTTTTTAATAATTCAGTTTGTTCTGATTCTTTTTGAGATATTGGTTGTTTTAAAACCGTTGCATATTCTAAAAGAATAAGTGATGTTTGTGCGAAAAAAAAATCAATAATAAATCTATCTTCTTTTTTTAAAACTTCCTTTTTCTGTTTTAATTCATTTTGAATTATAGTTGTTAGATTATATGAACAATCAGTTAATATATTATCAATCATTTTAATAACTTGTAAATTAGCTGTTTTTTCGTCATCTATTTTTTTTGATAATTTAGAATGTAACGCAAGAATATTTAACATTTTTAACACATATACATCAATATTTAAAACAATTACCGTCTTGTTAATTCAATATTAAATTTAATATTGAATTATCATACAACTGATACAACTGTATTTAAATTATACAAATCATACAATTGTATTTTATCTGGGGGAATTAATATTTCCCCATTTGCCATATTCATGGGGAGATATACGTTCATTTCCAGAAGAGGGAACATCTTCCCCCCGGATAAAATAATACAATCTTTTTAGAACATTTAAATTTTTTGGATCATCTTTCCGACATAAAGTATAAAAGTCATCATTATCTAATAGTTCCAAAAAACTATCATCATCTTTATTTATTGATTCATATCTGTCTAATGCTTTTCTATTAGCAATAACATAATTACACATTATTTTTCGTTCTGGCATTTTTTTAAACATATTATTATTTTATACTTAATAATTATAGTCTAACTATGTTAACCATGTTGTATAATTATTCATATTCAAAGAGTCAGATGAAAAATTATGTGTAATTGTATTTGGTGTTATATTGGAAGATATGTTGTGTTGGATTAATTTGATATTAGATACATCTTGTTTAATTTGTATAATATCGTTGCAAGCAACGCGAGCATCATTTTTCATTTTTTGAATATCGTTGGAAGCAACGCGATCATCTTCTTTAATTTGTTTAATATCGTTGCAAGCAACGCGAGCATCATTTTTCATTTTTTGAATATCGTTGGAAGCAACGCGAGCATCTTCTTTAATTTGTTTAATATCGTTGCAAGCAACGCGAGCATCTTGTTTAATTTGTTTAATATCGTTGCAAGCAACGCGAGCATCTTTTTGAAAATTTAAAAAATCAATATTATTTATAATATCAGACATATGTTTAATAAGATCATCTTTTTTTTTTCGACATCTTGCTGCCGCTTCTCTATTTAGCTTTTTTCTTAAGATCGCTTTTTCGGCAACACTTAAATTTTTTATTGATTTATATTCTAATTTTGTTCTTTTTACTGTATTTTCCCAATCAGTATCAGTATCAGTATAATTTGTCGTTATTTCCCCGTTTTCGGCGGCTTTGGCTCGTGAAATATCCATTTAGTTTTAAATATTTCTTAAAAATTATAAAAATCAAATCTTATTCTGCAACAAGTTATAATTGTTTTAAAACAGATATTATTTTTTTTAATTCTACATCATTTTCTGACGCGTCATCAGAAAATTCAAATGGTTTAATTTGAATACAATTCATCGGTTGCGCACTGTAGACTTCGGGGTGATCGTCTATAATATATGTTGATTTTATTGTAAATTCTGGAAGATTAAATTTTTCTGATAATAATGATAATGATTTTTGGGTTTTTTTAAATTTTTGAGACTTTTTACAATGATGAGAGAAAAATATATATTCTAATCTCCGTTCAGGATGATTTTTTAAAATAAATTCATCGATTATAAATAAAGCGTAAGATTTTGATGCGGCAGTCCAAACACTTACTTTGAAATTTTTAAATAAATAATCTAAAAAATTTTGTAAACCCGGTCTTTCAAATACTTTATAAGCACCCTCCATATCTTCCCATCGGAATTTATCCCATTTTTTCGAATCCAAAGGAGTTTCTTCATGAGTTGCGATAGAAGATATTAATGTATTATCCAAATCTAAGAGTATATTAATATAATTCATTTTGAATAATAAATATAATATCTAAAGAGTTATTAGGCGGAATACTACGTTCACTAAATAATTTACGTTATTTTGCTTTTGTTATTTCCCCATTTTAGGCATCGGCTTTGTTTTCCTTTATTAAATAGAATTGATCGGTTACTGCGGTTATTCCAATGGATTGAATACATCATCAACATTTACTAAGAAATAAAATCTATAAATATTTGCTAGAGATAATAACGAACTATCACGACCCCAATCGGTATCAAATTTAATGAGTGTTGGATCTTTTAAAAGTTTTTTCATATTATTTTTGATGTAAGTGTATAATTCTTCTATAAAGGCATGTTTAATATGTTGGGTTGTAGGTTGAGTTGTAGGTTGGGTTGTAGGTGTTTCAACAAGTTTAGAATTTGATGGTTTTAAATAATCAATAGTTTTTACGTCATCTATCATTTTGTGAAATTTTTCAATATCGTGTTCAAAATCTTCTTCTATTTCTGTAAATATTGTATCCTCCATTTCCGAATATGTGATGCTAAACAAAATCTCTTCTAATTTAGGAAGTAGATCACGTTGTTGATGTTTTATAGTACTTTGAAATGAATGATTTTTTATATCATTCCAGTTGGTAATTGTTTGAAGTATGTTATTTGCATTGGCAAGGATATCTAAATGGGAATTAGGAGAATTGGGGGAATTAATAAATTTTATTATTTTAATATATTCTGGATCGTTTGGATCATCAAAATAATCATCAGTATTATCTGCTTTATCCGAATCATATGGAAATTCAGTCCGAACTATATATTTATTATTTACCACTATAAATGGTATAAATATAGAAACGAAAGGTTTGGACTCTATATCATTATGATATCCAAACTCCATTTGTTTAGATAATTCTACAACACACCCAGAAATAATAGCTATATTTGGAAATTTTTTATATTCATTTAATATAGACGATGGGGCTATCATAAATTTATGTTGAGATTTTAAAAATTTACTTATAATATTTGTTGGATTACCAATTTCTAAAAAAATATCTCCAATAAACACCAATTTTTCACCTTCTTTAATCATTTCAGCTGAATGTTCTAAATTTTTATCAAATATCAAAATATCTCCAGGTTTACATTTATAAGATTTTCCATCAATTGATGTTTCACCTCCTTTTTTAGCTGATTTAAGATAAAATATCAATGTTCTTGGGAATGCATGTGATGAAAAAGATTTATTCACATCACGATGTGTTTTAACAAAATCACCTTTGTGATATTTTACAAATTCCCCTTCATATTTACTAATTTGCCCCCAATCGCTTTTGAAATAAGATCATACATTTCACCAATTTTACAACGAGAAGCCTTTTTTAATGATATATCAACTCGTTTTTCAAGTTTGGTATTAGTTTGATATAAACGAGGCGCTTGTTCCCAATTTAAACATTTCAAACTCTCATCATATAGTTTTAAATAAGTATAATTCTCAACATATAGACGGATTGGTTTGTTTTGTTGCATTTTAAATATTATTTTTTTTGTTTTAAATTGTCAAATTTTATCATTATGCAAGAGGAAAATAATTTCCTATTGTTCCAGAGGACATTAGATTTCGATTATTGTTCTAACGGACTGTGGCGACCCTGAAAGTCCGCTGTTCTAGTTGTTGTCTCTCGTTCTCAATACACGATACTGCACGCATGTGCTCAGAATTAGTGGCCTTCATTATGCTTTATTAGGCCGCTAAAGGACCATTATATTTCGATTGTGTTCTAACCATTACAAATTATAGATTAATCGATTTCCATTGGTGTTGGTATAGACATATAGACATATTATAGACATATTATAGACATATTATAGACATATTAAGATTTTTATATGCTCGGCTGCGCCTCGCGCTGCATGCTCGGCTGCGCCTCGCGCTGCATGCTCGGCTGCGCCTCGCGCTGCATGCTCGGCTGCGCCTCGCGCTGCATGATTTGTCCACATTTAAAACCAATTGTATTTAGAAAAATATCAAAAATATCATGACAATCAAACATATATTTTTCATAAAACTCAAAACCAATTCCTAAAACAAACGTTTCCCAAAACAGATCAGGGGTAAAATACCCAAACAAAAAATATAAACAAAAATGTGATAACCCCCAATATGTTATCAAACAATCATTAACATCTGTGTTATCAGCGTTTATATAATATTTATCTCCTCTACCCTGTTTTATTATTGAATTTAAATTTTTAGTTTTCATAATACATGATCTGTGTATTTCTTCTAAATAACCACATCTTTTTTTTTTTTCAGTTTGAGAACAAACACTTATAATTTGGGCAAATTCTATTGCATAAATGTATGCAATAATATATAAAAATAAAATGATTATATAATTACTCTTTGACACACTATTATGTTGTGATGCGGGGCGGCGGTACTCGCTGCGCTGCGTTTTTGGGAAAAAAATTCGATATTGAGACTTCATTTTTTATGAATAAACAAATCTTTATCAAATTTATTTTATTAAAAAATTGCATTTCAAATAGTATCTTTTATGTTACAAACTATGATATACCAATTTATAAACAAGTATTAAAAAAAATAATAAATTATATTTACTTCTCCGACTAACAATAATTTCGCTTATATATCCCAAAGACGTCTGAATAACAAAATTGTTGTATCTTTGCTCTTGGGTCATCGTTAATCGCAACACGAGCATCACCTCAATATTGTTTTAAGTAAAGAAAATTAGTGATAAAATGAAACTAAATAAATACTTGATTGGAAAATTACAATATATTCTACCCGAAGAAACAACATATAAATATAAATTAGATATTGTAGAAAACCAATATCCGCCATCGCCTTATGTAACACAAAAAATTAATAATTTTAAACATCAATTATCTTTATACCCAAATATATATGACCTCAAAGAATTACAATTAAATATTGTTGAATATATAAATCAGGCGCAGCGCGAGCGGAAAGAAATTTGTACTGTAAATAACATCATTATCACTAATGGATCAGATAATGCACTCAACATATTATGTGAAGCATACATAATCCCAGATTGTAATATAGTTATTCCGATTCCAACTTATCCCCATTTTCAATCATTTGCTGAGTTAAAAACAAATCCCATTTATATTTCTATAGAAATATCAGAAAGCGAAACAAGTTTTTATTTAAAATTATCTAACAAAATTGATAAAAATACAAATGTATGTTATTTGGTATCCCCTAATTTACCTTTAGGATATGTATTAACCTGCAAATTTGTTGAAAAATTACTTTTAGATTTTCCTAATATCATGTTTATTATTGATGAAGCCTATGTTGAATATGGAGGTGAAGATCATATTCCATTAATAATTCATAAAAATATTATAATTACAAGAACATTTTCAAAAATGTTTGGTTTAGCTAGTTTACGACTAGGTTACATCATATCTCATCAATTAAATATAAAAAATTTATTACCATTAATTAACCATAAAAATATAACATCTTTAGCTATAACTGGAGGAATTGCGGTTTTAAAAGATAAAAAATATTATGAAAAATTACGTGATGAAACACAGAATTTTAAACACTTTCTAAAACAAACAATAACTCCATTATGTAATATAAATACACCTATTTATAATTTGAATGTTAAAGGAGGAAATTTTTTTTTATTATTTTGTTATAATCCCCAAGCAGTATGTGATATATTTAGAAAAAACGGTATTATAATCCGAAATAAAGATAAAAATATTCCCGGAGCTGTAAGAATTACTATCGGTACTTTACCTCAAATGTATGATGTTATACTTATTATAAAATATATAAATATTGGATATATTTTAAAAACTCAAATAATTTTATTCGATTTAGATAATACTTTAAGACCAACAAGTAAAAATTCATCTAATAAATATATTGATTGGGATGTTATAAATATGTGTCAAAATAGTTATATATGTAGTAATAATACATCTTATACACCAACAGAAATATCAATATATTTGGATAATTTTGATATTAATCGTATATTAACTCCATTAACCGCTTTTTTAAATGTTATGAAACAAGAAAAATTAAAATTTAAACGAGATTTAAAATATTCAATTATTGGGAGTAAAAATATTGTATCTTGGTTTCCACATGCAATACCATTGAGCAATGATACTGAAGCTATTTTTTTAGCTAATAAACATTTTATCAATGATGATATTATTATTCAGATTTGTAAATTGGGTCGACCCCTCGCTAACGAAGGGAGCACCCGAGAAGCGCGGGGGGCGGGGGTGTCACCAACTGAGCAGTTGGAGGCTACCTCTCAAACAAAACAAAGGAGAGGGGTTGCGCTAAACCCAAGTAATATAATTTTATATTATCCAGATGATAGTAAAGAAACGAATTTAAATAATTATGCTGATGTTACTGAAAATGGATTGTTAAAAATCCCGGATATTGGTTCAGTAATAAGTATATTAAAACCATTTATAACTACGATTTGTATTGGTAAACCATTTTCTAAGTTTATTTTTCCATACTCTGTGCAACCGCACAATGTCAAAATACAAGTTACCGAACAACATCAAACAGGTGGAATCCACGACCCCGCTGCGTTATCACACATAAGGGTTGACCCCTTGGCGTTTCGGTTTGCTGATATTGCTCCCAAAAATCAATCGATAGCTGGGCCGATTTGTCGGCTGATCAAAACTCCCAACACTTCAGCCGTAGAAGGAAATAGTTATGAAATCGAACCCGAAACAGCGCTTGCGCAGGGGAGCGAAATTGTAGTAATTGGAGATTCAGAAACTGATAAAGAATTCGCTCAAAATTTAAACGCGTTATTTATTTTAAAACAGCGAAGCTCAGCCGAGGCTATGCTCGTTGGAGAACACATTTCTAAAGTAACAAATCATTTAGGTTCCGAAGATGTTCGCGTTACTAGTACAGGAACTGGGTTTGTCGGTTCTAATCACCCTCCTGCTTGTGAGGCGGATTGTTTGAAACAAAACGAGGTGAATAATTTTATTGTTACTAATGGATATATTACAATTATCACACTAACAACTTTAAAAATCTTAATAAATAATCTTAAATAATCTTAAATCTTAATATAAATAATTTCAATTATAGAATTGTAATGGTGACGATTTGGCTGGACAAAATGACCAGCCAAATTTATGTTTTACTATAAAAAAAAAGAGCTTGTTGTTTAAAAATATACATAATATTGTGATCTACTATTTCAGGGAATATTATTGTATTATTTTCTATTTTAATTAACAATGGGATCATTGTTAAATTTCTAGCTGATCGTTCATTATTATAAAAAAACCACCCAGATTCACATTTAATAAAAGCAACGGCATGATGAATATGTTCATCGTGTTTTGTAAATACTATTGCAGTAAGAGCAAAATCATTATAATATTGTAATGGATAAACTCCGTCAGCAACAGAACATTCGATTACAAAAAAATCTAATTTGATATCTAATTTTAGATATTCAGGGATAGTTTTACTATTTACATGGAGGGGTCTTTTATCAGTAAATATTGGTAATTTATCATTTTTAATAATATATTTTGATAAACTTTCAGAACATGTATCATAGTGTCCCCGTGTTTCTAAAATATTTTTTAAAGCAATTTCAATATACCCTCCTTCATAAATTGTTTTTTTACACATATGAGAAATTAAATATTTTTTAGTTTTTTTTATTTTTTTCAGAACAAGGAGTTAAATATTTAATAGGGATGTTATATAATTTTGCTATTGATGGTAAAAATTTTAATCTAGTTCGAATAGGGATAAATAAACTCATCATTAAACTATCAAACCAACAAGTACCACTTATTTGAGCCCATCCAATATCAACAGAACAATCACAAATACGTGTAAGAACTTGGAGATATAAAAATTTACGTTTATAAACAGATTCAATTATTTTTGTTAACTCTATTTGAATATCTTTAACATTTGTATTTAGTATTGTCGCGCTGTTTGTAGAAATATTTTGTTTAATTTTTTGTAAATCTTTTTCTAAATTATTTATTTCATTAATACTTTTTTGAACACCATCGGCTTCACCGTGTGAAGTATCTTTGTTTGCAAAATAAGAACCACTCGCATTTGTGCTATGTTTACTTTGGTCATTTTAAACAGACAAAATACTTGCATCATTTGTTAAAATATCAATTTCCATACTTTTTCCAGTTGAAGGCCTAGACCCATCTATATCCATAAAACTTTTCCCAGTTGACGGTCTTGAATCATCTATATCTATAAAACTTTTCCCAGTTGAAGGTCTGGAACCATCTATATCCATAAAACTTTTCCCAGTTGACGGTCTGGAATCAACCATAAAACTTTTACCAAATGGTTTTGATGAAAAATTACACATATTTTCTGAACTAATATCAATCATTTCAAAATCTATTTCTAAATCTAATTTTTCTACTCCATTAGAATTTGGCTTAATTACTATTTCCATATCTCGTATAGTTATATTCTCTATTTGTTTTTTTAACTGTTCTAAATAATCTAAATGAATAAAACAAAAAAGTGATTGTTCATAAGTTTGATTTTTACATTTTTTATGTGTATGTGTTAGTGCATTACAACTAGTCATTTTACTATTTGTTATTACAAAAATTGTTAGAAATTGAAAATTTTGAAAATAAAATTTTCAATTATTAAAATATAATAATATCATGGCACTTAACATTGAGGAATGTCAAAATAAAAAATATGTGAGATTACAAACAAATCCGAGATATAATACTTTTACACAAAGTATATTTACTGCTGGTGATATTGACCAATTTAATACAGTTCGTAAAAAAGGAAATCTTAAAGCGCGAGAAGAATCAGAAGAACCAGAAGTTGACAAATTACACTCCGCCGCGCAAGCGCTAATAAAGTTAAATTTTTGGGAAAAATTTAACAATACAGATTCAAGAGCTGTAATAAATACATTTAGTTATTTATTTTATAAATTTAAAAAAGGCATTTTTATCAGAATTATTAATAACAAAATTGAAACATTTCTCCCATTTTCTAATGCTCATTATAAAAATGAGTTTTCCGACCGAATTAAAGTGGATCCTAAGTATAATAGTATTCAAGGTTTTTTAAACGATGTTGCTGAGTTATCTGGTTATAATAACCAAAAACACATCCCACTATCAGAATGGTATTCTAATAATGGTTTATTCCGATTTGAATATCAAAAAAATGAAGGAGATAATAATGTTATTATATTAAAGGATATGTTTGAAACATTATGTAAAACAAGACAAATTCCAGATATTGAATTTTTTATTAATCGTCGGGATTTTCCATTATTAAAACGAGATTCTACAGAACCATATAATAATATATTTGATTCAAATACAGAACCATTAATATCTCATAATTATGAAAAATATATTCCTATATTATCTGGGTCAACAAATAAAAAATTTGCTGATATTGCTTTTCCATTATATGAAGATTGGGCTCGTGTAGTTTACCAAAAAACTGGGAAAGTTTTTTTACCATCTTGTCGAGAATATCCAATTATAAAACAAACAGATTGGCATAAAAAAGAAAGTAAAGCGGTATTTAGGGGATCATCAACCGGTGTTGGGATTAATAATATTACTAATCAAAGAATTAATGCTTTTGAAAAAGGATTAAAATCTGATGTTCTTGATATTGGAATAACATCATGGAATTTACGTGTTCGAAAAATATCAGGGTATCCATATTTACAAACAATAAAACGTAAAACATATCCTATCGCTAATAAGTTATCATTACAAGAACAAAGTGAAAAATTTAAATACATTTTAAATTTAGAAGGTCATGTTGCAGCATATCGATTATCTTATGAATTATCATCTGGATCTGTAATTCTATTAGCAGATACTAAATGGGATATATGGTATAAACATCTTTTAAAACCATTTAAACATTATGTTCCGGTAGATTATGATTTAAAAAATTTAGAAACACAAATATTATGGTGTAAAAAACATGATGAAGAATGTCGGCTTATTGCTAAACATGCTTTAAATTTTTATAATAATATATTATCAGAAACTGGAATGTTGTCTTATTTACAAAAATTATTATGGTCTATATCTAAGTTTTGTGGTGTTTATGAATATACCCCTGACTTATTAGCAATGAGTTTAAAAACCGAAAAAACATATTTAAATTCAATTAAGTTTACTGATTTAAATTTTAAATATGATTTACCACGCGGTCCGAGATGTGTTGGTAGATTAGATGGATTTTTGCCTGTTTTTAGATCTAAATCTATAAATAATTTAAAATTTATTAAAAATATTATAACAACAAGAAATAGTCAAATAAATTTGTATCAAGTTAATGATTTTTGTTTAATTAGTAAACAACCAAATAATTATTCTAAAGAATTAGAAAATATTCATGAAAGTTTTATTGGGTTGAAATGTACAAATACACTTATTTCTAAAATACCTAATTTTGCGTATATTTTTGGTCCTTTAAAAAATTCTCCTAATTTAATATTTGTTGAATATATTCCACGTAGTATTCCTTTTTCAGAATGGTTGCGATATTCGTTTAATTTTGCAGATTATATTAACATATTAATACAAATAAATCTCGCAATTCAAGTCGCACAAAATTTTGTTGGTTTTATACATTATGATTTATATCCTTGGAATATTATGATTCAAACATTAGAAAAACAAGTATCATTTAATTACCCTATTTCGGCAAAAAAATGTATTACTATTAATACACATATTATTGCAATGATTATAGATTATGGAAAAAGTAGAGGAGTTATATATAACAAAGAGAGTAATAGTTTAAATGATCATGGTTTTGTTAATTTATTTAAACCAAATTCTATTATTGATACTTTAACTTTATTATATAGTAGTTTGAATATATTACAAACACACAATAATCGCTCCGCCGCGCAAACGCTCCAAATTTATGATTTTCATAAATTATTAGCGTTTCCGAAAGAATTAAATATACCTAATTATACTGATGTTTCACGTTATAACAAATATAGTTCATTATTTAAAATATCAACTACTGGAAAAAAACCAATTGATTTTATTGATCATTTATATTACTCTTTTCCAAATATTGTGAAATTACAAAAAACAACAAACTTTTTTTATCAAACAGAACAAGGTAATGCATTACTTCAAACTTCTTATTTATTAACAAATAATGATAATATATCATTTTTAACATTATTAACACATATTGATAAATCAACACCACCTTTAAGCTCTAATATATTTTTTCAACATATTATTAAACTTTTATTAGTTAGACGGATGAATTGGATAGATAACGAAATTGAATATAAAGCTAATGATACTATCAAAAAGAAGTGGTTGAAAATGAAAAAAAATTTCATCCAACCACCAGCGGTTTCTCAATTTCCTATTTTAAATTTTCCCAAACCCAAATCTATATATATAGATGAAGATATAACACCAATAGAAGTTAATCGTTTTGCTAAATATGCAACATTTATATCAAATAATTGGTGTTCAATCTGGGTGTTATCACTTGAAGCATTTTTATTTGGGGTTCCTGGGACTGATAATCCCAATTTTCAAGAGTTTATCAATATTAACGGATTTGATTATTTAAATGCTATTTGTAGTCATAATACAATTTTAAAAATTCAACATTATATCTCTGCGAGCGCGGAGCGAAACCGCCCAACGAGCAGTGGACCCGGAATTAGCGAAGCCAGTTTTGAGACCGACGCTGTACTGCTCGAAACAAATATTACAGACAAACAACATCATGATCTTAGTGAACACAATCAGCCTGAAAGCTTTGGGATTAAAGTAAACAAAAAAAACACTTAAATTGAGAAACGGCTATTTAAACACGTAGTATCACAAAATTGTATTATGATTAATCATAATACAATCATCAGTATTAAATTGAATATTTATCAATATCGTTATTTATGAATAACTTTTGTATATTACATGTAAGTTTTTTATAACAACTCTTAATTAGTTTTAAATGATAACTTCAGTTAAATACAATATACTTGGGCAATGATCTGAACTTAAAATATTTTGATAAAGATCTGGTTTTAAAAGATGAGTAAAAATAACAACATCTTTAACATTAGGTATTAATTTTTGTGATAATATAAAGTAATCTAATCTCCATCCTTTATTATTTTCTCTCGCATTATTCATATAACTCCAAAAAGTATATGTCTTTTTATTAGGATATAAGGAACGAAAAATATCAACAAAAAAATCTTCATAAACATCAACATGATTTGTCGGAATATTTAACATTTTTTTAATTAGTTTTGGGGATGTGCATTGGTTCAACACTGAATGGTTCAGTGTTGCACGGTTAGCGTTTTCGCTGCGTTGTGTATTAAGTAAAAAAGAAAAATTATATTTTTCTTCTTTCGTCCAGCCAGCTGTTGGTTTTATTTTTGGATTTGCAATATCTATTTTTTGATATGCCACATTAAGATCTCCACATAAAATAACTGGTTTTATTTTATTTAATTTTCTCATTAGTTTTATTAATATTTAATCTTTTTGTTAATTCATAACCAGAATTTGGTACATATACACAAAGAAGAAAAAACCCAATATATTCAAGAATAATAAGTCTTCCTTCATTAAAAAAATCAGAAAAAAGATTAGATTCTGTCCCCCACAACGGAGAATTATAATTTACAAGAGTTTTTAATAAATCTAAAGAAGAGGGTCCAAAATTTACTGAAATTGGTTTTTTTTTAGAAAGAATAGCAACTCCCAAATATCCTTCTTTTTGAGCCGGAAAAAATATTTTATATGGAAAATCTGACATATCAGTTAAAAATTTATCAGGTAATTTAAGTTTGGAACATTTTATTTCTTGGAGACAAACAATATCTGGATTTTCTTTTATAATAAAACAAACCCCTCCTTTTTTTATCCACGCCCGAATTCCATTAATATTCCAGGTACATATTTTTAGGTTACATTTTTGGGTTACATTAATCGAAATATTATTAACAGCGTCTAAGCAGACTGAATCATCACCTGCCGCTGTGCTGCTCATCTGTGCACCACTATAAACGTTAAATAAATTATGCTTTATTGTTGTCATTTTTTTTATTTATCTGTTGATTAATATATTTCAAATTATTTACTACGCCACTCAAATGCTAATAATATGATTGTATTTTTTTAAAGTAATTAATATAAACTATCTTGATTCATTACAAAAATGAATCAGGAAGTAATTAAATTATTAACTGTGTTGTGTCGAAACATTTCATTAGATATAAAAATTACACCTAATATAAAAAATGATTTAAATTCGACTATAGATGAAAATAATTCGGAAAGTGTAAATACAAGTTCTACAGGTGTTGGTTCTGAAAAATTAAATAAAGAAACCATAATAACTTATATAAATACTTTTGAAAAATATTTAAACACCTTTAAAATTATAATTGAAAATACCTAAATTTTTTTAATTGATTATAAAATGGAGCGCGACGAACGCAACGGCAACGAGCCTTATGCTTATAAAACAGGTTATCTTAATGAGGGAAACAAGCGTAACACGGATGAGTATTTTAATAGTGAACTTAAATTTAGTCCGATTTTTCCGGTTACATTTTCAATCCAAAGTGTATTGAATCCAATTGAGGGTAACCACGCAAACTATACTTCGAGCAATTGGAGGTATTTTTCAGAAAATGTAACCCAAAATTCGATTATTTTACCAAATTTTTGGGATAATTTTCCACGTCAAATTTGTGATACAGCAGTCGGATCCCCCTCGATTGGCATCGGTGCGAACAACACGAGTATCCAGGTATGTAAATATCCTATAAAATATCAGGCATATCCACAGACCGAAACATATCCTAAATGTAAATTAGAAAAATATTTACACACAATTTAAAATGGAAGGAAAATCTATATGGGATGATAAACAAATTAATGAAACAAAAAAACGGATGGATCCAGGTCAATATTATAGATATGAACAAATGATGAATTCTTTGTTTAATAAAGTTTCAAATGACCCAAAAATTATTTCTGTTCATGCAGCAACTCAAATTAAGTTAATGTTACGTGATGGGTTAGACCCAACCATGTTAGATAATGATGAAAAAGAGATCTATATTTCAACATTTGGGGTGGAATCTTTAAAAGAATATGAAATACCGCGGGAGCATTTGTCAGATATAAAAACAAAAAACAGAAACGGTGCTTTATGAGGTGATGCCGAAATAGATTCAAAATTACACATAACTATTAAATTTTTCAGATCTTCCGGTCTTCCAGTCTTCCAATCTTCAGGTCTTCCAGTCTTCCGGTCTTCCGGTCTTCCAGTCTTCCGGTCTTCCAGTCTTCCAGTCTTCCGGTCTTCCAGTCTTCCGGTCTTTAAAAATCAAATTAGAACCTATAGAAAGAACCAAGAAACTACGAAAAAAGATAATCTGAAAATGTTAAATTCGGCTTAACATTTTTATTTCGATAACAAACTTATTAAAATTGTACAGTTAAATGATTATGAAGAATAAGATTTAAGATGGAAAAATGAAAGGAAAAATGTCCATACAAACCACATTAAATGCGTTTATACAAAATAAAAAAAAAATTACAGAATATCAAAAAATAATAAAAGATTTACGAGATCAAGAAAAAGATTTGGTTAAAGAAATTCAATCATATTTGAATGAAAAAAATGAAACGGGGGTTCGTATTGATGAAACAACCTATATTTCTATGTCTAATAAAGAAAAAAAAATAAATTTAACTGCAAAAGATCATCTTAAACGGGTTAAAGATTTATTAGAAACTAAAGGGATTAATGATGATGAATTTGTTAATCAAATATTAAATAAAACATCTGATATAATTCAATTACAAAAATTAAAAATTACAAATAATTAATTACAAGTTTGACAAACGACAAACGGTTAACTACAAATTAAAATTCTATGTACAAATTAAAAATTTTATTTTTTGTACAAAAAATCATTCTCAAAATGCGGTCAAAGGGGTTAGACTAATGGCTATGCCTTCGTGGGTTCGAATCCCACCCGATGCAGTACTATATTTCGTGAGAAATATAGTACTATTTATAATCGGTTAAGGCGTAGTGGGATCGTACCCCACCTAGTACTATTTATAATCGGTTAAGGCGTAGTGGGATCGTACCCCACCTAGTACTAAATATAGTACTATATTCTTATGGGAATATAGTACCTGTGGCCCAAATGGTTAAGGCGCCGATCTTATAAGTCGGAGATCGTACCCCGCCACAGGTACTATATTCTGTAGAATATAATAATTATATTGGTTAAAAGCTGATTTATTCCAATTAGACTAGTTAGAAATTGAGAGGACGTGATACGGATCGTTGTTTTTAAAACCTATAGGTTTTTTTCTAAACTAGAGAGTAAAGGTGATATCTGTTGTGGATTCAGATGTAAAAAATCAAGGATATAAAAAAAACATATGATAGGAAAACATGTATTCTTATATTCAAGAAAAAACTCCTGTAACACAAATAAATATTTTTTCATCAACAACCGGTTCGTCTTCAGATCCAAATGTTTTTGGTCCCCCTTTGTGGTTCACATTACACAATAGTTCTGTAACATATCCCGAAAATCCAACAGCTTTTATTCAAAATACAATGATTAATTTATTAACATCATTACATTTGTTAATACCATGTCAGGTATGTAAAGAACATTTTGTTAGTTATTTAGCAACAGTTAATTTAAAAGATGTTACAAAATCGAGAGAATCATTATTTATTTTTTTTGTTAATATACATAATTACGTAAATAACCGTTATAATAAACCACAAATGACAATTAAAGAAGCAAAACAATTATATGGTTTTGATTCACCACACGGTTCTGTAATACGTATTAAGTACTAAAATGTGCATATGGTAATGAGATAGAAAGTTTATTGAAACAATTTTCGTCATCACGATATCCTTCGTCTTGTAGAGCAGAGGATGCTACGTGGTCTTGGGCTTCGGGTTTATGTTGCCAATTAATTATTGGATTAAATTGTATAAAATATTGGTTGGGAACAACCTGTTGATCAGATGGAAAGGATTGCTTCACTTTTAAAAATCGTTTTTTATAAAATGTTTCAATTTCGGTAATATTTAAATTAAAAAAACTAATTAAAATTTTTAATATATTTAGTCCAGTATAGATGGTATATTTATTGATATTTTTTCGGGTTTGAATATTAGAGTTGTGAAAATACGGTTCGCTGGCTAAGTGTTGTCCCAGATTGTTTCTAATTTCTTTGTTGCAGTCACCAAAATTTTGTGAATATAAAAATTCTAAACAAATATGGATTAAATTCAAAACATCATGATTACGTCGTTCTGTATTTATTAACTTTAAAAAATCGTGTTTCCATTTATTTATTAACCGTTTTTCTCGCCGAGTTATGCTGCAAGTTCCCTCGCTGCGCTCGGCTGCTCCAGCTCTTGCTGATCGAGAAGTGTTTCTCTCACTCGAATTCACCTTTTGAAATATGCTCAGCGTCGCCTCGTGTGCCATTTTTTCTCTCAGTGAACTGCGCTGTCTCGGCTGTGTCCTCGGCTGTGGCCTATATTGAGTTATCTGTGATCTTCGCGAATGAAGTGAATATCGCTGCGTTTGTCGTATATTCGCTAAAATATGCTCACTTCGCGAACGAAACGCTTGTGCGGTAGAGCGATTCTCATTTTGTTCGCAACGATAACCAGATTTTTTCCGTAATTGCATATTATGTAAAGATTTATGGGAATATAAATCTTGTATTAATCTTAATCTTAATTGTTCTTTATTATATTCTATTTGTTGAGTAACAAGTTGTATATTTTCTAATGATTTATGAAATAATGTTTCAATACGTTGTAAAATTATAAAAGGAAATTTTTTATATTGTTGTATTTGTTTATTAAATTTCTGTTTAATATCAGAACAAGAATATTGATTAGAATAAAATTTAAAAAAATGGGGGTTATGATGAATTATTTTTCCTTTTATTTTCCCTAATTCCCAAGAAAATGTATGATGACATATAACACAAAACATTTGATCACAACTTCCAATTTCTTGTTCAATTATAATACCACAATAAGGACAATCTTTACAACTTTTTTTGATAATTGCAACTAAATCTATATTTTGTGGAGAACAAATATGATCGCTGCGCTCTGTTACGCGATTGTTACTTTTTGGAAAAAACCGCACCTCATCTTCATATAGCTGTTGTTTGATTGGTAATCCACAATGTGGACAAACATAAGATAAACATTTATAACATTTCTGGATCGATTCTGATTTTTTGGATAAAAATATGAAACAATATAAACATATTGTTTTATTAATATACTCAGCTCGCGCTGCATCTTCACGAACAAAGTGAGTATCATCTACAGCTGTTGAAACGCTTGGTTTCGTCTCATAAGGCATATCTTGTGTATTTTGGGTATTTTGTGTATATTCATTTCGTTTGCGGAAATATGTAAATTGAGTTTGGTTAAACTGTTGATATTCATTTGTAAATAAGTGTTGAGATTGTAGTTTTAAAAATATCAACAATTTTTTATGATAAATTAATGGAATGATAAAACGTAATGAAGGTAAATGAAAAGGAGTAAAACACACTAAACATTTACAATCCGGTAAAATTTCTTTTAAATATCTAAATAAACATTGTAAACAATATTTTGTTGTACAATTTAGACATTGATAAGGATATCTATAATTTGTAGTATATTTTAAACAACATATAAGACAGTTTATTACATCTTCCCGAACTAAATGAGTATTGCTCTGGTCATTGGTTGTTATATTGTATGTTGCAGGATGCTCGGCATCTGAAATTGTAGAATCTGTTAAATTTTTATTTTCAAAAACCCAATGAGCGTTTGTGTTGGTGATCATATTTTGAACTGTTTCAATCATTTTTATTTTACAAAAAAAATCACAATACTTAAATATTTTTGTTTAACATTAATAAGACTCTTTACATTAAAAAAAAAAAAGAATATAAACATCCATTTAAAATTAGTAAAACAATGGATAGAAAATCATGTATTCTATTTTACTCTAATTATTCACAACATTCATTAGATGTTATTAATTATATTAAAAACATCCCACTAGATTTTGTTACACTTGTTGGACTGTCATTTATAGCTGTTGATAATAATAATTTTAGACAAATTTTAGAAAAACAAAATATAACAACAGTACCTACATTAATTGTTATGTATTATAATGGGGATAATAAAATTTTTGAAAAAGATTACATATATACGTGGATACGAGATATTTTACAATCAATTTCACAAACAGAAGATGATCGCGTTGCTCGCAACAATAACGCCGAGATGGATACTCACTTTGTTCGCGAAAATGCAGCCGAGAATTTTGCGGGGTATGAGATGCCGAACATACAAAATGACCTGACTAACGAAGAGCGCAACGGACACGAGGGGTCTCATGATGCATCAATGAGGCATAACTCAATTCCATCAGAAAAATCGACGAGCGCAGCGATGCATAATTCCGTTCGTTTAAAAAGAACACAATTAAATCCCCCAACAAACCCACTTACACAACCAAATGGTGTTTTACCAACTACCCATGAAACTATAAATCAACAAAATACTGCGACGGGTATAGGAAATCAAACAGCTTCGCTGCTCGAGAAGCGGCCGAAAGCTGCGTCAAAAAAAGATATAACATCTTTGGCAATGGAAATACAAAAAAGTCGAGAATTAGATTTAAAACAAATACCGCATGAGGTTCAACCAAATATCCACCCATCATAACTTTATGAACGCAGAGCGATTAACTATTAATTTTATTTGAAATCAAACTTTACATAATTTAATTATTTTAAATTATGAATGGTGTATACCAAATTGCTAACCAATTATCTGAAACCCCAATTAATTTTAACTACAATCCAACCGCAACACCGAACCTACCGATTTTAACACTGAACCCAACCTCAAAAAACACAACGACTTCAACGAACCCAACGAACCCAACAGACCCAATAACATCAAAAAACATAATTACAACGAACCTAACGACTTCAACGAACCCGATGTGGTCTATTACTAGTATATTGGAACCAGATATTCCAAAACGCTCAATCTTTGAGAATTTAAACAAACCTAAACATACTGGAGACTATGACCATCACCCTCTTAACACTTTATATGATAGATGGTCAAGTGTCACTTCCCCCGCGACGATAACCCCAAAATTAAAATTTCAATATGAATGGCCGAGTTCCCAAGCGAAGACAACCCCAATTGATAAAATTGATTATAATATTGAGCGAATTGATATTAAACCCCCAAAAACCAAATCAAAATTCCAATATGAACAAATCATATCCAATGATGCTCAATGTGTGGTCTACTCAAACCCAAACATCGAAACGCCGGATAAGGTCGAAAAATCTCGTATTAAATACTATAAACAATGTACTGACTTAAATAGTTATTGTGGAATCTGTTTACGTCAATATACAACGAAATCACATTTGAGACGTCATAAAAAATCTCAACAACATATCAATAATTATTTTTGTAAACGAAGCAAGTATTTCGATACATCTGACAATTTCTACTCCCCCGATCAGAGGCCAGCGCAAAGCGAATGTGATGTTCAAATAATTAACCATTCTAACCCAATAAATAAATCACATATTTCACCTCCGCAAGCGCGTGGAGCGAAGCGCGGAGTAGCGCTACACTCTATTTTACAACGATTTTATAACTCACCTACATTATTAGGTAACACCCACAATGAAACATATTTTACTAAATTTGGAGAAATATCAAATACCACAACATGGAAAAGCGCGGGGGGCGAAAACCACAATGTAATAGATACTAACTTAGGGAGACAACTTGATACTGAGCAAAACTCGGGCGCTGCGTCTCATTTCGTTTATGAAGAAGTTTGTGAAGAAGTTTGTGAAATAAGAAAAAAACTAAATAAACGAAAACAACAAAAACCCAAACGTAATATGAATAGTATTTAACATTTTACAAATTTTGTAAAGTTAAATTATAGTTTAGGTTAGATTATGGTATGATTAAAAAATGAAATCATCAATTTGTTTTAATTATTAAAAAAATGAAGTCATCTAGTAATAAACACCCAGAAAGTGATCGTATAAATAACGAAAGATATAGGGAATTTATGGTTGATTTTACAATTGATAAATTACCAGATTTAGAAATAAACCAAAACTTTAATTCTGTAAACCCAAAAGAAATACAGAAACAACAACCATATGACGCTTCTCTGCGAGCAGAACGAGAATCCTATCTAACAAATATTCCGGGAATATTCTGTGATGAGCATAGTGTAGTATATCCCTCTATTCTATTACCCGAATCAAAACAAGTTATTGAGAAAAAAAACCGTGATATATTAAACTATTTACCTTTACATGAATGCAAATTCTACGATATTTTTAAATTTGGACAAAAAATTTTTTGTCACCAAAGTCAAGTTATTTTAACTGAAGATTTGTGGTTAGAGAATCCTAATACAGTCAACAATACAACTCACTTGGTTTGTGAAGCCGATACTACTCGCGCTGCGCTAAAAGCAAGGGGTGATAACGATAAAAAATCTTTAACTTTTATGAGAAAAGGGAGTCGGGGGGTTATTATTAATTTTATTAAACCAAAAAACGCGGCTGTAGGTGGTTCAGCAGAAATTATCCCTGTTGTTAAATTTTATAGCGCTAACCATAAACAACATATATTTCCAATATATTTATCTGAAGATGATTTACCACTTAAACTTTCTTATTTTTTATCTATATTTGATGATTTTGAATTTTTATGTGATTATTGTGTTCTTGATATAACCACAACCCCAAAACTTTTATTAAAAACTGCTTTAACTAAAGCATATTCATTTAATTCAATTATATTAACCCATAGAAAACACACCTTCTTTAATACTATTAAAGATGAACAATGGCAGAAAATACTTTTTGAAATATTATATCACCAAAAAGATGAAATTCAACAAATAACAAAAACATTATACTCTATAAATCCAACTTTTAACTTCCCTATAAAATTAATTCCTAATATTAAAGTTGTAATTATCACTCAAGAAATAAATCCATTTTCGCAAGATGTTCCTACTTTTTTAAATATATTTCGGGAATTAAATAGAACTAGATTTGCAGTGGGATGTAATATAGATATTACTGCTTGGGAAAAACAAGGTGTTTTATTTATAAATCCGTTATATATTAATGGTGAATTCGCGGAAACACCAACACCAGCGCAAACGCATAATGGAAAACAATACTCAGGAGCATTTGCGCCGCGAAACGATACTCACTTCGTTCACGAAAATAGCCGGTGTGAGAACCCTGGGGGTTTTCAAACACATAATGACGAGGGTTGTTCGCAAAAAATTCAATGTAATAGGGGAGTAGGACACCCGGTGCCAGGGATTTGGGAAACATTAATCAATATCATTTTAAAAAAATTAAATATGCAAAAAAATCTTATTTTTCTATTATGGGGGGAAGGAGTGTTTGATAAATTTAATATTCTTAATTCTAAATATAACAGAATTATAATGACACCATCACCTCTTGTAAATGAATTTGTAGGGTGTAATTGTTTTAAAAATGTAAATAATTATTTAAAAATGGCAGGCCAAAAACCCGTAAATTGGGATTTACCATAGTTTGTATTAAGATTTGCGATGTAGAACGTGGTTTGGAATTTTAATATTTTATTAGTTAACTAATAAAATATCTCCATCTATCATCTATCTTCTATCATCTATCTCAATCTCTATCATCTATCATCTATCTCAATCTATCTCCATCCTATCCTATACAAAATCAATCTATCCATTCTTTATCAATCTATCCAAAATCAATCTATCCATTCTTTATCAATCTTTATCAATCTATCCATTCCTTATCAATCTTTATCAATCTTTATCAATCTATCCATTCCTTATCAATCTTTATCAATCTATCCATTCTTTATTAATAAATTCCGTAGATTGATTAATAGATTGAATACACGTAAATATTGTATTAATAGAATTAAATTCAATTAAACGTAATTGTTTTAAATCATCTGTGTTCAAGGCTTTTTTTGTGATTTTCATACCTCTTTTTTTATGTTTTTGGATCCGTTCTTTTTTATTTTGTAACCATTCTTTTAATATTATGTTTGTGTTAAATAAATCAATTGATAATTGTTTAAAACTTTTTTTTTGTGTGACAAAACAAGTTATAAAATAATCTACTTCATTATGTATACAATTATGTATCATATATTTTATAATAGGTATAATACTTTGTATTTGTTGACATATATTAGCCAATTCATTTTGTTTCAAAGTAATATCTTGTAAATTATTAGTGATAAATAAATTATCCTCATAATTGAATATTGTTTTAGATCTTCTTATAATTGTGTTATATTTATTATTATAAAGGTATATTAAATTTTTAATATGTAATATTAATAAATCAAAAAATTCACAAAAAATTCCTTCTATTTTTAATGATATTTTTTTTGATAATAATTTTTCTTGAATAAGTGTTATTAAATAATCAAAATTATGGTTTTTAGTTACTTTCAAATTGTATAATTGAATTATTTTATTAATATATTGTTTATTAATTTTAATATAGAATTGTTTACAATTTTCAATAAATACAGAATCTTTATTATGTTGTATAATCTGTATTAATGAATAATTATCAAAATATTCAATTGTCCAATTTTGTATTTTTAATTCAGGGAGTGTTATATTTTTCTGTTTTGTTTCTCCACTTGCGGGGGGTGATCCTAATTCTTTCACTCCGGTAGATTCTGATTTTTCTTTCACTTTACTCTCATTTTCGGAGAAAAACTCTTTGGGAAATGTAGCATAAATACGTGTTTTACAAAGTTTTGATTTAGTTTTTTTACAAAGTTTTGATTTAGTCTTTTTACATTTTTCTGTAGATTTAATATAATTTTTTCTTACTTCAATTTCTTCTTCTTTTAATAAAATTATTAATGATTCTTCTTGTTTATGATATGCATCATTAATTTCGATATTTAAATTTTCAAGTATATTTGGCATATTCGGCATATAAACCCCTATATTTATGGTTAATTTTTTTAAAAATGGGAATAAATCTATTTTTTCAAATAAATCCATTAATTCAATGACTTTAAATAAATAAATTAATTCTATTTTTATACAATTAGATGGTAAAATTTTATATTTATGTGTATAATAATCATATTTATACATAATTAATCTATTACTAATAACAGTTTCTTTCGCTTTGGTAAATTTATATTGTATTATTGTCGTATAATTGTCTCCCTTATTAATCGCTTGTTGCGTTTTTTGTGTTTGTTGCGTTTGTACTGCGATTGTATCATCTTCATTTATGAGAAGAGTATCATTTGTTATAGGTATATATATAAAAGCGGGAGTTGTTTTAAAACGCAATAATGTTGGTGTATATGCTAAATCTAAAGCATTATATATAACACTCTGATGACAACATTTTGTTTTAATCGTCTTAAGTAAATTTAAATTTTCAGTATTAGGAACAAGAATATTACATAGTCTTTTTAAAAGGTCTTCTTCTTTAAAAAAAAGAATATCAAGTATTAAATATGATGGAATTAATGCCCAAAAATTATAATTTTCTTTCAAAATATCTTTGTGAGTAGAGCGAGATTCGGTATAAACACTAAACTCGGTTCCCTGAGAAGGCATAAAAATATCATTTAAATTATCATTATCTGATAATTTTTTAATAAAAAAAATTATCAAATCCTTTTTTTTTTGTTTTCGTAATAAAGATATTATACTTAATAAACAATAAAATTTTGTTCCTTTATATAAATCTTTATTATACAATATATCAAACAATAAATTGATATGATTTTTTGATATTTGTGTAATATTATCCCATGATGAATTCATACAATCGTCTGGATAATATCTAAATAATGCTTTTACAAAGCAATTTTTTAAAAACGGACTAACTTTAGATTGTAATAATGTGTTGAAATTATCATATATTGTATCAGGTTTTTGCATCTCTTCTTTCAAAATTTTCAAATTACATATTTGTCCTTTTGATTTTAATATTTTGTATAAAATATCTTCTGATATTACGATTTCAAGAAGATTTTCAATATTATGCTGAACTCTAGTTATAACGCAATCGACGGATTTAAAATGTTTTAAATCAGTATTTACTATAATAATGATTTTCAGTAACATATGTAACTCACAGCTTGATTTCGTATCAGAATCAATTAATATTTTTTTTGAAATATAGTTAGAATTCGGATTAATAATCTGATTAATGCTCTGTTGGGCTTCATGTGTCATGTTTTATATTAAAATTACAAGATGATGCAAATTTCAATTATTAATAAATTTAACTATAAAATGTATCGTTGTGAGTCAAATGTATCGTTGTGAGTCAAATGTATCGTTGTGAGTCAAATGTATCGTTGTGAGTCAAATGTAAATTGATAAATGCTGTATTGTGTGGACAATCTAGACATAATTAAAATAATTGTGTGGACAATTTGGACATAATTATTTTAATTGTGGACAATTTGGACATAATTATTTTAATAGTTCATTAAGTTTATTCTTTATCAAAAATTATAAGAATATTGTCAAGGATAATAATAATTGTAGAAAAAAAAGGATGGATATATTAAATTTTTTTCCAAAGTATCCTAATATTTATCAAAAACCGGAAGATTTAGATTTATTAAATCCCTATTCAGAAGATTTTAATAATGTTATTATATCAAAAAAAGAATTTACTGATTTACAATTAGAAAAGTCAGAACAAATACAAATAGGAGATAAATACAAACATCAACATTTAATTTCTCGGTTCTTAGCTTCTGTTACGCCATATAATGAATTACTTTTGTTCCATGAAATGGGAACTGGTAAAACATGTACAGCAATTACAACAATAGAGAAATTAAAAAAAAGTGTAAATCCACCTAATCATGCATATATATTTGCCAAAGGTGATGGTTTATTAAAAAATTTTTTACAAGAATTATTATTTACATGTACTGATGGGCAATATATACCAGATGGTTATAATACTTTAACAGATGGGGAAAAAGTACGACGAGTTAATAAATTAGTATCAAAATATTATTCTTTTTGGACATTTGAAAAATTTGCACGTAAAATTGCTAGTATATCTGATTATAAATTACGAAACGAATATAGTAATAGTGTATTAATTTTAGATGAAGTTCATAATTTACGTGAAAAAGAAAACAAAAGTAAAAATATAGATAACGAGGACGAAGATGATTTGAATCTTCTTTTCACTCATGACGGTGTTGAACGAAGCGAATTTAGCGACGATTCAACACAAAGACCAAGTTCAAATACTTCCCATCATTCTAGAATGACTAATATTTCACCACATAGCGCAGCAGAGAGTAATATTACACAGTCCGGTGCACAAGTGCGACCAAAAAGATCTACTCGAAAAAAAGGAGAAAACACTCCGAGCGGAACGAGGTCTAAAATTGAAAAATTAAAAGAACGAAATTTACTTGTTGAGCAAATGCGGGTTGTAAAAGCACGAGCAATAGGAAATAAACCGAAAGTTGATATTTATAAACAATTTCATAGATTTTTACATGTTGTTAAACATTGTAAAATTTTATTAATGTCTGGAACAGTAATGAAAGATAATCCATCAGAATTTGCAAGTATAATGAATTTAATACTCCCAGAAAATGCTCAATTTGAACTTGATAAAACTTTTTTATCAACATATTTTGGTGGACCTGAAAATAGATTATTTAAAAGAGAAATGGTAAATTCATTTAAACAAAAAATTAAGGGACGAATATCATATCTTAAATCAATGACATCAGATGTTAAAAAAGTATTTATTGGAGATAAAGTAGGCAATTTAGAACATTTTATTGTTTATGTAGATATTATGAGTGATTTCCAAACAAAATCTTATATGACAGCATATACTAAAGATATGAATGATAGTGAGAAAAGTTTTTATAGTCATTCACGACAAGCTATTTTGTTTGTATACCCAGATGGGACGTATGGACCTGCCGGTTTTAATCAAACACAATATATAACACAACGAAAAATACCAACAGCAACATCAGGAAAATATCAAACAAAATATTCTTTGGGATCAAAATTAATTGATGAAATTAATAAAAAATCAGAAAATATGGAAAATCTAGGAGAATATAGCGCAGTTGAGCGCAGCGAAAATACTAAATTAGAAAATCTCGGGAAATATAGTTCTAAATATAAACAAACAATAGAAATTATTTTAAAAAATAAGAATAAAAAATCTTTAGTTTTTTGTGAATATGTTTTAGGGAGTGGTGCAATATTATTTGCAAAATTATTAGATCAATTCGGGTTTTATCAAGCTACAGGACATGATAAAATAAAAACACCTCGATATGCATTATTAACAAATCATACTACAACTCAAAAACAGATACAACTTTTAATTAATAGATTTAATAATCGTGATAATGCCGAGGGTGAATATATTTCAGTTATTATTGGAAGTCGTGTTATTAGTGAAGGTTTTACATTTAAAAATATAACCCAAGAATTTATATTAACCCCACATTGGAATTATTCTGAAACTGCACAAGTAATTGCTAGAGGTTGGCGATTGGGGTCTCATGATATTCTAAAAAAAAAAAAAGAATTACGTGGATCAACCGAGGATATTACTGTATCAGTGTATCAACAAGTATCTTTACCAAATAATAAAAATAATCAGTTATCAATCGATTTACAAATGTATGAAACGGGAGAAAAAAAAGATATTTTAATGAAACAAATTGAACATATTGTAAAAGAAAGTTCTTTTGATTGTCCATTAACTATTGCTCGAAATACTATTATTGGATATAATGGCATGAGAGAATGTGAATATATGAATTGTATATATAGTTGTGATGCTGAGATGCCGCCACAAATATCAGCGCAGCGTAGCAACGCGAGTATTTTAACACCTCTTATTCCTACTGATAAATTAACATATAATTTGTATTATGCTCCATTAAAACCTATTCAAATTTTTTTAAACAATTATTTTAGAACTCATTTTTACATCTTTTTTACTACTTTATTAGAAAATGTCTCATATTTATCAGATTTTGAAGTAATACAAGGTATTAAATTATTAATTGATAAAGATATTCAATTTATAAATAAATTTGGCTTTCCAACCTATCTACGAATTCAAAATAATATTTTATATATATCTCCAGATCCTAAAATTTCTAATAATAATAAATTAGCTGAATATTATTCTAAAAATTTAATTATTAAAAATGGTGATCCTTTTGCACAAATTGTTCAAGATTTATATTTTCAACAATTACCTAAAAAAATTAAATATATTTTCTCAACACCAGATTATTACAGATCTATTATTGGAACTCTTCCTGAATTAGTACAACGAGTGTTATTACAAGGGTGTATTCAAGCAGATCAAAAACAATTAAATAAAAATAAAAATACAAGAAAATTAATATTAGCTTATTTTAAAGGATTTTATGATAAAATAAAATATACACACAGCGTAGCAAGCGATCAAGTACCCGTTGAACATAAAATATGGGTTGTTTGGTTATATGAAGATTTTGGTATAACTTGTTTATATAATAATAAATGGATATATTGTAAAGATTTAGATAATAATATAGAAAATATTATACATACACACAGAACAAATATACATCAAAAGTTTTTAAAATCTCCTATAGGTTATTATGGGTTATATAATCCACAATTAAATGATTTTTGTTTAAGACATGTAGATGATGAAACAGCTCAAACTGATTTTCGTAAAATTACTGTAGGAAGACGATGTGTTGATTGGGATTTAAATCCTTTACTTGACATTGTTGTTCGACGTATGAAATTAGAACCACTCGAACCAAATTTTTTAAGAAATCGAGATAAACATTATTTAAAAGCTCAAGTTGAATTAAGTAAATATAAACAATTACCTGCTGATATTTTAAATAATACAACAATGAAACGATTTTTATACTGGCAAAATCAAAACAGAAGAACAATATGTGAAAATATTCGTGAGTGGTTGAAAGATAATGATTTAATTGAACAAAATTTTAATTGTGGTCATCAAAAAAAACATCGAGTTAAATAATATCAAAAAAAACATCGAGTTAAATAATATCAGACATAGTAATAGACTAATCCTAGAAAATAAATTTATAAATGACAAAACAATCTTATGTTAAATTTGAATTTTGTAGTTATAAATATACTCCCCAATTAACTTACTATGAAACACATATTAAACCCGTACTTATCAAAGTATGAGTGCAGCGAATATAAGACCACAAATATTGATGTTACTAATATTGATGTTACTAATATTGATTCACAAAGTGAATCAAAAAGTGTCTATGTTACACATAACCTACATAACCGATCTAGCGCAGTTGAGCAAAGCGAGAGTAAAATTAAAAAAACACAATCTAATATTAACCCCCTTGGAGTAAAAAATCCAATATTAAGTGGAGTAATAGATCCGATATTAAGTGGAATAGATCCAATAATAAAAAAAAACATCTTCGCTCGCGAAATGAGTATATTTGATACCAAAACCAAATATTGGGGGGAAAATACCGATTTTTTTTCACAAATATCAACTTCATCAAATAAAGCATCTTATACATCAACATGGGGGTACTTTGCTCGTGAAGATAAAGAAAGCACAAATTCTGTACAATATCAAACCCAATCTTCAACAGATTCACAATATTCCATTGAATCACAAGATTCCACCGATTCACAATATTCAACTGAGTTATTTGACACTGAGTCGTTTTGTGAACAAAGTGATTATTCTCACTTCGTTCGCAAAGATACGTTTAATCTTATTAAATATTGTTTTCCTGAATTATATACTTTACAAAATGAATTATATACTTTACAAAATGAAACACAAGAAAATACTTCACAACCCACAAACGCTGCGCAGCGAGCGCAGCGAGCGCAGCGAGCGCAGCGAGCAATTGATTCGATATTAGATGATCATACATACACTTTATCTCACTCGGTAAACCCAAAATTTATATCTTCCGATACTTTATCTGAAGATACTGAAGACATTGAAGATATTGAAGATTCTGAAGATTCTATGTCTGTAAATACTTTATCTGATACTGACGATACTATATCTGATATAAAAAAAAAAAATTTTGATGAAATAAAAGTTGGGAATAAATTCACCAGTAATAAAAAGTGGGTTTCAATATTAAAACCGACTTATACCATCAAATCCACCGTTGATCATACTTCGCAATACTGTCCAAGATATATAAGAGAAAGAGAAAAACAAACTAAAAATCATTTACATAACACAATTAAAATTTCATCAAATTTGGTTACTTCGCGAGGTGAAGCCGAGGAGAATGCTGATGAGGAAGAGGAAGAGGAAGAGGAAGTCGTGGATGCTATGACGATGGTAACGAGGCAAAAAAACCGAATCTATAGAAATGTTTCTCATTCAAATAAGTGGCACGAGAGCGAAGCCAAAAAATTATCAAAACATAAATTTACACATAAACCCAAATGCAATATAAATATTTCCCCCCAAGCCCAAACAAAACCTAACACAAATAAAACACACTCCGGCGCGCAAACGCAATCGTTATTACGGCCAAAACGTGATCTTAGTAAGCGAATAAAAGATCGTCAGTTTAAAAACAGCTTATCGCTTACAAAATGTCAAAACCGAAGCAAAACCGCGCATTGCGATTGCTCTCGACGACCACCAACCGTCTCACGTGACCAACGATTAGAACAAAATATTGGAAAACGCGACAGATTAGAACAAAATGCTAAAGAACGTGACAGACGATTAGAAATAAAACAAAATTTAACTCAACTAAGAAAATGTATAATATTTGATGACGATCACAAACAAAATAGTGAACAGAGTAGTGCTCAACATAAATCTACTTATACAATATTAAATGAAAGTAAAAAACTAATACATCTATTACAACAAAGAAATAATAAAATTAGTCATGAAAAACAATTATTATTAAAAAGAAAATTTTGTTTAAATAATAAACTAAATAAACTTAGAAATGATTGGGGTTAATTTTATAAATATTGTTTATAAAATTATACAGTCAAACTAGGTTATTTGCCAGTAGCAACCGTTTCTATTGGTTCGCTCACGGTTTCACTGTGTTAACAGTGTTAACGGTGTTAACAGTGTTAACGGTGTCTTTATCTTTAATAATCTTAGGCGGGTTTGTAAAATGAACGCCAATATATTTTTGAATGTGGGGATAACTTAATTCTTTATCTTCAAATCGTAATAATTTTTTTAAAACATCATCTAATAATATTAACCGTTTATTTTCTGGTTTTTGTAAATCTTTTTCTTTTACATAAGTACATATTTTTTTAGTAACTTCAACACGTGAATGTAATTCACTTGGATCCCAATCTGCAAATTCTGCCATTTCTTTACTGATAATTACAGGTTTTTGTAATCCTGAATTTTGATTTTGTCCTCGGTTTTTATTTGTTTTACGAGGTTTAGCACATTTCCGAACGACTTCTAATTGTTTTAATAATGTTGTTTTTGTTTTAGAATTACGTGCTGGTTCATCTGTGTTTTGATCTATAAGAGAAAGATCATTAATCATTGATTCTAATAAAACAAATTCCTCCTCAATATTTTTTTTCATTTTTACTATAGAAATATGTTTCTTAACCCATTTTCTCGTCACATAAATTTTCAAGTGATGTTATGCGAATAAGGTTTAAATATTTAGTAGAAAGGTTGTGATAAAAATTGGTTATTTATATTTCATCTATTATTGAATTACATTTCTATTTGTTATGATAACCTAAATAAATGATACAATGAACCTTGATTATAAAAAAGGTTTAATATGAAAATATACAATAACAGCTAAATGACCATTTGATATTGGGTGTTCTAATGTAATATTAACATAACTAGGATATAGAACTAAATGTTTTTGATTCCTCCCAGTTGGTGCATTTGCTATAAATTGTCTACATCCACCAATCTTATCATTTGCAAGGGCAGCATCCGCCCCTTCAATTAATGGAACCATAATTTTATCATTTAATTGGCCTAAACCCAAAGAGTATGTTCCTTTAGTTGTGAAATTATTCATACTATAAAATTCAATAGAATCTATAATCGCATTTGTTGGTATAATAGCTAAATCATGATCTACCCCGATTGTTTTTTTTTTTTTATTTGGGTTTAATAATAATGAAACAGTATCTTTTGCGGTGTCGGGAGTATAACATGTTATTGTTTGAGTAAGTAAATTATCTTGTTTAGGAATAACAGAACATTTTATACAACGAAAAGTTGATCCGTTTCCTCTGCTTTGAACGAGTTGTTCTTGAAAACAAATACAACATTTTTCATTATCACGTCCTAAACCGGTATTAAGTAAATTAGTATTAAGTAAATTAGTATTCTTATTTGTCATAACACTGGAATGTAATCCAAAAGAAGCCATAATTATTTATTTTATGTATGTTAACTATTTTTTAAACAATTCTCTATGTACATTTTCCTATATATCGCTAAACTCGGTATAGTAAATTTTTTATTCCCGTAACTCTCCTCGGCGTCGATTCCCTCTTGTTATTGGTTCTGGTTCGATAGTAGTTTCTATTTCTGGTCGTCATTGTCGTCAGTAGAGTTATGGGTTGCATTAGGAAAAGTCTCGGGAAAATCAACAAACGATTCAATTTCGCCAGAATTAGTTCTAAATTGTGGATCTAATAACATTTGTTCAATATTTATAATTTTTTGTAAAAAATTAGGATTTGACATTATAAATAATCGGGTTGATACTATACGATTAATTGAAATACCAAATTGATGTGGTGGTAAAAGTACTAAAGATGTTATGTCAATAGTTGATGTAGATAATTTATTTTTTAATAATGTAACAATATTATTTGAAACTTGGATCGCTAAATATTTTTTAAATTTTTTCAAAACAATTTCTTGTTTTATTTTTTTTATATATATATCTAACCGTGTTACATTATAATATATTTGAATGAATTCAATAAAAAAATACATTTCATCTTGTGTTTTTCCAGTCACTTTTTTAACCTCAAATCTATCTTTATTTCTATTAATTGTGAAAAATTTATTATTACTCCATGGAATTTCGAAATAAATACCAGGTTCATATATTTTTTCTGAATTTGTATTAGTATAATATCCAACTTGTTGTTTTTTTACTATTTTTACAGAAGAACTAAATAAATATCCTCCCCCAACAATCCAACTTAATCCTATTAAAGTTAATAATTTAAAACAAAAAAGAGATTTTGTTTTCCTCCTTTTTGGGGGGGTTAATGTATTTATTGCTCCAAGCATATCTACTGCCATTTTAGGAGTTAAAAGTTGTTGTTTTTCATTATCGTTATCTTCTGGTGGAGGAAACACATCGTTTTCTTCAAGTGTTGGTAAAAAATTTTGTTTCATTTATTAAATATGATTTAATCCTTAAATTTGGTTTTATAACATTTTTTAAGATAAGAATCCATATTAATGTAGTAATAATTGATTTTCCTTTTTTTAATTTGTAAAAACAATAAAATGGTATCATATATTAGTATGTGGTTAGATAATTATATAACACAGATTGTTAATAAATCACTAACAATACAGTTAAAACAATCAAATGAGACACGTGATTCTCGTGATTCTCGTGATTCTCGTGATTCTCGTATTGCTCACAACGATAAATGTTTATTTATAAAAAAATTAAGTGATAATGCAACTATACCTACACGAGGCACGTGTGATTCAGCTGGTTTAGATTTATATTCTGCTAAAGATATCAATATTAATCCGCACGAGCGTGAATATATTTTGTTAGATATAAGTATCGCATTACCCCGGGATTGTTATGGTCGTATCGCGTCTCGATCTGGATTATGTAAAAAAAAAGGAATTGATGTAAAAGCAGGTGTTATTGATGCAGACTATCGTGGAAATATTGGTGTAATTTTAAAAAATGATTCTCAACATATGTTTGAAGTTACTAAAGGTATGCGTATTGCTCAATTAATTTGTGAAAAAATTTTATATCCAGAAATTAAAGAGGTTGATGAATTGAATGATACAAATCGAGGTGAATTGGGTTTTGGATCAACTGGATATTTTTAGATTGGTATCAATACACAATTTATAAAACAGATGTTTTAAATTTTTGGTTTTAAATTTAAAACTTATCATTGTATTTGAATAAAAAGCTGTTGGATTTCGGGATATGTTACAGAACTATTGTGAACAAAAATGTAACCTAGGAATTTATTGTTTGAAAACATGAATTGTTAATGGAAGTTTGGGGTTTCGTCCTAATCGTAACGCTCGACCAATAATTTGTTTTTTGCGATTAGTAGTTAGATTTGATAAAGCAATAATATCTGTTGTATTTTCTAATCGTAATCCAGCATAATCAGTTAATGTTGAAAGAAATAAAACTTTAATTTCTCCTTTTTTATATTTATTTAACATATTTGTTTTTTCTTGAACAGTTCCTTTAAGATATCCAATATGTTTCTCATCCCCTTTATAAGTTGAATGTTTACTAAAAAGGATTGCTGATGACGCATTATTGATAATATCATGAATTACAACAGGCAACGTCCGTTTTTGAGATTCTTTTGTTTTCGTTTTCGTTCTATTTTTGAAAGTAGCAGTTACTAAAGTATGTCTACAAAATGGACAGCTTTAGCACATTTGTTACAAATAACATGTTGACAACATGCTAAAAAAGTTGGATTCCCAATATTATCTAAACAAATATTACATTCTCCTTTAATAACATTATCATATCTTTCTTTTAATTCTTTAATTTGTGTTTGAAGAACATTAATTTTATCTTCTGGTTTATACATCTCTGATTTAGTCACTTTTTCTAATTCTTTTAATTTCATTAATTTAATCCAAAACAATAAATTGTTTTCATCTATTTCATCTTGGGTTAAATTTAAATCTCCACATTTTGTTTTTAATGTTTCAATAACTTGTCTAATATCATTTTCTCTCAACATTTCCATTAAATCTGCAGCATAATCTTGAATAAAATCTGCTGCGATAGTTACCGCTTCTGATCGTTCATATTTATGACTTATAGTTATAGGAAGTGGAAAATTTGGTCTTAAAGGTGTTAGATTTGGTTTAATTATAAAAAATGTGTTTGTATTAAAATCTACATTTGGTAATGTAACTGTACGTAAATTAGCTAAACAACTTTTAACATAATCATTCTGGTTTGTTAAACCAAGAGAATATTCAAGAATCCCTTTTCCGATATAATTTCGTGTTCTTGCTATGAGCAGTAAAGTTATGAGTATCAGAACTAATAATAATTGCGGGATAATGCATTGTTTCTTCAATACTAACAATTTCATCATAACAAACAATACGTTTTTTAAACTCGGTACTATGTGCTGTTTTAAAAATATTAACAGAAAAAGGTGATATTAAATGAATATCAAAATTCTCATTAAATAATGATTCATCAGTATTAAATGATATTTTGTTGGAAAAATAATTTTGTAAATCATCAACCCATTGTTCTACAAGATTATCCCTTAAAACGATTATAATTTTATAAGGTAATTTCCGTTCATACACCCATAATAAAAAAGTTACTGTTTTACCAGTACCAATTTCATCATTAATAATGATCGATTTTTCAAATCCTTTAGCAAAACATTTATGAATTTATTTTACACATTCCATTTGATTAGGTAATGGTTTTAGTAGTGAAGGCATAGTTTATCAACTAATATTATAAACAAACTATGATTTCAAATATTACAAGTATTTTGAATTTAAAAATAATGTAACACGATATAATATTTCATCTAATGGACCATTTTTTAAATCTTCCATTCGGTTAGTAAAACCTTTATCTAATAATTCATCAATGTCAAGTGATATTGACGATCCAACACCAGGTAATTTTTTAATATTTTGTAATGTTGTTGGTTGTTCTGTTTTAATATTATGTACTACTGTATCATATGCGTTAGCACGGTCAATATCTTTAAGAAGGTGATAACCAGTCCCAATATTTGTTAATTCTAAAATAATACGGTCTATCATTTTCCGAGATAAAGGATATTGTTTAGATTTTGGTGGTAATCTGGTCTCTCGTCTTAGAGGTATTTGGACAATATTCGGGGACCCTCGACCTCGTACTCGCGACCCACCTCGGGTCGGTGACTGTGAGTCGCTTCGTCGGGCCCGAGATCCACTTCGCACTCGTGAGGCACTTCGATGCGGGGAATCACTTCGTCGAGCCCGAGATCCACTTCGTCCCCGAGATTGCGGAGGTAAAACTCTAGACATTGTTTGAATATTTTGTAGATCAGTTAAATAATCGTTTGGACATGGACCAGGTTTATCACGTATATTTTCACGTGAAATCGCTCGGGCGCTTGAAGCGCCTGGTTGATTTACTGCCCGTAATGGTTGTTGTCTTTGATTTTCGCGCGCGACACGAGTATGCGCGGCATCATTTCGACGGGTTTGTGCTCTTGTACGCCATGCTATTAATTCACGAATTAAATCTGCTTTTCTTAATTTAGATTTACCCACAAGTCCACAATTCTTATATAATGAATGTGCTTTTATTTGAACAACAGTCATTGCCTTTAGTTCATCTGCCGTTATTGTAGTATCCATTTTAAATCCTAAGAAAATTAAAAAAATTATTAAAGAATTACTTTATAGGGAATAATGAATCTATTCCAATTATGTTTCTTTTTGTGACAACAACAGCTGCAATATAGATACAACGACCGTGACAGATGTAATTATAGAGACAGCGACAGCGACAGCGACAGCGACAGCGACAGCGACAGCGACAGCGACAGCGACAGCGACAGCGACAGCGACAGCGACAGCGACAGCGACAGATGTACTAAATATTTCCGAAATTTGTTACTTTGTAAAATAATTACAAAATCAGAACTAACGATTTTAAGTAGTGTATAACTGGTAAAATAATTACAAAATCAGAACTAACGATTTTAAGTAGTGTATAACTGGTAAAATAATTACAAAATCAGAACTAACGATTTTAAGTAGTGTATAACTGATAAAAATACGGATTTTGGGTAAAAGGATATAATTGAGCATCAAAATTTTGGATTAACTAACAAAAAAAGATATTAAAAATGTATTATGTTGTTAGTGAAAAACATAAAATAATATTTGGATGGTCGGCAAAAGCAGGATGTACTCATATTAAACAATATTTTTTAAAATTAACAAATCAATATGGGAGCGCAGCTGAACGCAGCGAAAGTACAAATTTACAAACGGCTGCGGCGCAAACGCATATTCATCAAAACTTTTTTTATAATTCTATTGATATAAATCAATATAAAAACCGTGGTTATAATGTATTTTTATTTATACGCAATCCTTTTAAACGGATTGTTTCTGCTTATATAAATAGAGTTTTACAATGTTATGATATTCATATCACTTTTGAACAATGTTTAGAATTAAATCCTATTATAATAGATAAACATCATTTTATAAATCAAACAGAAGAACAATTCTCATTATTGTTAATTCCAACAAAAATATATGATATTGAATTTATAGATTATAACTATATAAATAGTTTATTTAATACCCATATAGATTCAAGTTCTATTACTTATGGAAATTATATAAAATATAACACAGAGTTACACAAACATAATTATATTGGTAACACGTTAAAATTTTGTATTAATAACCCACCAAATTATAAAGCGTTTTATAATAAAAAAACAATAGATTTAGTAAAGAAAATATATAAAAAAGATTTTGATCAATGGGGTTTCAATTATACTATTTAATATCACGGTTTTGTTTATACCATCCTAGCAGATTCCGACCTAATTGATTAGTATACTTGTTAAACACGTATCAATATTAAGATTTTTGATTTTTTTAATTATAAAAATAGTAAGTTAATTTAAATTCTGTTTAAAATGCATCCTAATTTTGATACAATTAATGTTTCAACCCAAACATTCACCGTACATACTAATATTATTAATATTGATTTAGCAAAAACATTTAATATTTTTGATCTTACATCTGAAATAATTCAAATTAAATTAGATTTATTATCTTATAGTACTGAAAATAAATCTGAATCTTCACAAATGATAAAAGGAATAATACCCAAAAAAAAGAAAAAACCAAAAAATAAACCAAAAAATTTTTTGAATTGTGTCACTTTGATAATTCATTTTGATAAAAATATTAACACAAAAATTTTTCGTAACGGCGTTTTTCAATTAACTGGTTGTAAAAACATTTCTCATGTTAAATCATGTGTTAATTTAATTTTAACTCAATTTAAAATTAAACCCCAATGTTATAATTTACCTTCTAATGTGACAGAGTTTGAAGTGTATATAAAATCAGCTATGCGAAATATTGATTTTGATATTAATTATAAAATTAACCGATTAGCAATCGCTTCTTATCTTGATGAAAATACAGATTATAAAGTAATGCCCCCAGCGGCACGTAATGTTGGAGTCAAAATTAAAATTCCAATTAATGATATGGGAATTTTACCAATTCTTCATATTAATTATCGATGGGAAGCTGAAACAATTTCAAACACTCTCCAACGCGAAAACGCTATATTGCTAACTAACAAAGTTAATGGAGATCAAGGAATACAATGTCGTAATTCGTTAGAGAGACATCCCACAAGTATAAACACAACTCCGCAATGCAGTGACTCAGTAACAAATCAGACACAATCCTTACCCAAAGCCCAAATTCAAACACGATCATCTAATATCCAACAACCCACAAATAAATCCAAAACCCAGGTGAAGTGTAATGTATCCACTCAACAGGTGGATACCGACCACACAAACCCGACCACCTCGACAATCTCGACCACCCCGGTACAATATATAGAGATAGAGGATATAGTTGCGAACACGAGTATTAATGGAAAATTAATCTTTACTGAACAAATAATGAAATTTAATGAATGTTTCTCTATTATTGAACCAGATGAACGAAAACTTCGATTGAAACTGATTGATAAATATGTTAGTATTAGTATATTTCAAAATGGGAAAATTTTGATGTCTGGCCCTGATGCATTATTTCAACAACCTATTTATAATTGGTTAACAGATTTATTTACTAAAATTAAACCAGAAATTGTTAAATATGATCCCCCGAAAACATCATTTAGATATTAGATTTACCCATTGTCACTATTATATATCTAAATAAGATATATAATACTAAGTTTAAATCTAGTTAGTTAGTCCTAAACATGAAAAAACCTGTCGTTGGATTAAATCTAAATTACTTATATCCTCATTAGGGTTTCGTATTTCTGTTAAAATATCTTCAATTTCTTCAATTCGTTTATCAGAAAGAGTTCGTACTGAGATTTCACTTTCGTTTATATTTTTATCTTTTGATTTTTGTTTAATTCTCGTTTTAATTGCTTGTGAAATAATATCTAAATTAGGATCTGATTTTTTTTCTCTTATATTTTCTAAATCTTCCAATTCGTCCAACTCATCTTCAGACTCATCTTTCAACTCGTCTTCCAACTCATCTTCCAACTCATCTTTCAACTCGTCTTCCAACTCATCTTCCAACTCAATATTTTCTATACCAGCATCTATTTCTCGTCGTACATGTCTTATACTAGGCTGTTGTGGAGACGCAGATCTCACAACAGTAATATCATCAGCATGATCTAAAATAATATCTCGATTTTGTCGATTTTGTGAACGATCATTTCGTCGTCTTTCACCGGATCGTCCACCTGGTCGTTCGCGGTTTGCGGTAGTTATAGGATTTCTTGCATTATCAACCTCAATAATTTTATCCAAAAGATCCGCTTTCTTAAATAAATAACCTTTAATACCAAGAGATCCAGCATAATCTACTAATTGTTTTTTATTTATTTTTTGTAATAACTCATTTTTAGATAATGTGCCAGTAATACTAATATTACTACCTAATAATCCTTCAATAATATTATATGGAACTTCAACATTTTTAATAATTATTTCTGGGGTTACATGTCTACCTATCTCCACATTACTTTGCATCCTGCTTTGACTTTGACGTCGACTACTTCTACTTTGATGTTGACTACTTCTACTCCGGTCTCGGCTGGGAGTTTTTGTAACATATCGAACCGGAGATTGGGTGGATAATCTACTATCAATAGATTGACTGGGAGTTTTTGTAACATATCGAACAGGAGATCTGGTGGATAATCTACTATCTATTGATAATCTACTATCAATACTACTACGACTTTGTTTAGTAATATCAAAATGATTAACAATATCAGCAATCTCATCACATAATTGAAGTTTTGTTTTATTTATTGAGTTTACCCCTATACTTTCTGCTATTTGACTTATATCTTTCTTAAGGTGATTTATACATTTTTTTTTAGGTGTATAATTTGCTTTTGTAAATAAAATTGCTGTTTGTAACTCGGATTCTGTGTTACGTACCCGTTCAGGTGTAGGATTTCGTATCCGTTTGGGTGGTTTGGGTGTAGGAGTTCGTTCAGGAGTGCGTTCAGGAGTTCGTTCAGGAGTGCGTTCAGGAGTGCGTTCAGGAATGTGTTCGGGGGTACGTATTTTGATTTGGGTTTTGGGTCTAGCCCCACCGGACCCTTGGTTTAATGAAATAATTGCAAGATCAATTTCATCACATAATTGTTTTTTTGTTTTATTATTAGTATTAATACCATAATCCCTTGCAACTTCAATAATATCATTTTTTAAATTGGACATACATTTTTTTGTTAATTTTTTTGGGGAAATTTGTCTTATAACTCTGTGTTGGCCATGATCGGAACGATCAACACGAGCATCCGCCGGATCCCTGCTATCGGAATCTTCAACTTCAGGTCGTTGTCGAGTAACTCTAACAATTCTTTGAGGGGTTATTTCTTGATGCAGTTCGCGTTCAGGTCGTTGTCGAGTAATTCTTTGAGGGGTTATTTCTTGCTGCAGTTCGCGTTCACGCGGCATATTTCGTGGGGGAGAATTACGTTCAACTACATATCTATGTGGAGATGCGGTAGCCCCTAACTCATCAATTAATAAATTAATTAATTCGGCTTTTTTTTTATTTGAAAAACCTCGAATATTGTTATTTCGAGCAATTTCTTTTAATTCTACAACGGTTTTTGTTTGTAAATCAGTTGGATCCATGTTTTCATTTGTAAATATTTTTTATAAATTCTTTTTCAAAATTTTAAAAATAACTATATCCACAGTCTTGAACATTATTGTTTATTTTTATTGATCAAAAACATGATAAAAAAAAGTAATAGATGGGTTGTGATAAGCAAAATATTTTTGTAATTCAATCATTTCTTGTTCATTATTTCCAAACGCCCCAGCACCCCAAGCCCCTGTACTAATTGTAATACTTTTGCATTCTCGTTTTGCTAGAGATACATCCAAAGTCGAAGTCGAAGTCGAAGTCGAAGTCGAAGTTGAAGTCGAAGTCGAAGTCGAAGCTCGCCCACGTGGCGCTTGATTTGTTTGTGCTCCTTTGAAATAGAAGCTGGTGTTTTTGTGTTTATTTGATATATTTGTTTGATTAATTCTATACCGGAATTAAATTAAATTTTTTTGCAGAAAAAGTATTTTTTAATACCCGAACATTATAAGCATCAATACATAAAATTGTTTGAAATTTTCTTGTTTGTGTATTATACATATTTGTAAATACTACTGATTCGTTTTCTTCTAATTTTGAAGTTATTTGAGGAAAAACAGTTAATTGAGGGAAATATCTAAACAACTGTATTTCTTGAGTATTTCCAGTCCCAAAACCAATATATTGATTAATTATTAAATCTGCATCAGTTAAAAACATATCACCCTTGATAATTCTAAAATTTGGTAGATTTTTGTTAAGACTTACTTCGTTCGCGAAAATAGATTTAAATGAAAAAATTGTTTTAAATCTATAGACTCCGATTTTCTATTATTTCATTAAAAAATTTATTAAAAATTGGGTTAAATATGTGTAATAATTTTTTATTAGAAAAATAAAATTTTGTTGGTGCAACTCTATTTTTATTAATCACAGTTGATTTTTCTAACAGTTTATTTGATAATAAATAATTCATTAATGACTTAATTTCTTCTGGTGAAAAACGATGTTGAGAAATTTTAACAGGGATGATTGGATTTATTTTATTTAAAATTTGTAATTCTATCATTTTGATTATTATCATATTTTATAAAGAAATATCAAATTTAAACCGTAAGTCAACTAGCATTTTAGCATAAAAGATACAAAGATAAAAGATACAAAGATACAAATAAAATTTTGGCAGGTCTAGTAATATCCTTGTGTTGATTAAATCAAGAGAAGTTGATTTTAATTTTAAGTTTAAATTTTAAAAATAAAAATGCTTATAGCTGAACAATATTTAGAAGAAACTAAAAAATATAAAACATTATATGGTGAAAAAACAATTGTGTTAATGCAAGTTGGTACATTTTATGAGATGTATGCATTAAAATCAAATAAAACAGGTGATCTGTATGGTTCTAATATATTAGAAGTGGCAGATATTTTAGAATATGCTGTAGTAGACAAAAAATCTACTGTTAATGGAGAAAAAGTATATATGGCTGGATTTATGGTGTTTTTAAAAGATAAACTTGTAAAAAAAATAATAGATGCTGGATATACAATTCCAATTATTGATCAAGAACACCCTGGCACAAATACTAAACGACGTTTAACAGAAATATTGAGCCCAGGTACTAATTTTAAAACAGAAACATTAAAGTTATCTAATAATATATGTTGTATTTGGATTGAAGTAACAGGTTATGAAAATAATTCAAAAACGCTCCGCCGCGCAAACGCATATGTGGATCGTGTAGGGATTCCAACACATATTTTATGTGGTATGGTATCAATTGATATTTATACTGGAAATGTGTATATAAACGAATTTAATACGGAATATGCGGAACATTCACCAACAACATTTGATACATTAGAAAGATTTATTAGTATTTATAATCCCTGTGAGGTAATTTTAATTCATAATTTAACAGAGAATAAAATTAATGATATAATAAATTTTATAAATATTCAATCAATAAAAATTCATATTTATTCAACTATACGTCACTCACTGCGTTCCCAAAGTACTAATCTAAGCGCAGCGCAGATATCACAAAAAGAAGTCCAAAGTGCAGAACAACAAAAAGCGCAAGCTGAAGTAAAAACACAATTAATAAATTGTGAAAAACAAAATTACCAATTAAATATTTTAAAATTTTTTTATGGTAATAATCGTGTTTTTGAAGATATTTATAGATCTCCTATCAGTTGTCAAGCTCTTTGTTTTCTTTTTAATTTTTTACATAAATCTAATCCTGGTTTAGTTAAAAATATTAAACCACCTATTTTTGAAACAAATAAACAACATTTAGTAACAGCGAATCATTCTTTAAAACAATTAAATGTTTTACCAAGTGAAGAAGCCGCTTTTACACACAGCGCATACAACGCAGCTAACGAACCCCTTCGGTCCTCACAAATAACACGACCAGTAATAGAACGAGGAAAATATAGTAATGTTTTACAGCTGTTAAATAATTGTATAACTGCTATGGGAAAACGTGAATTCAATCATATTATACTTCATCCAATAACAGATGAAGAAATTTTGAGTAGAGAATATGAAATAACTGAAATAATGTTAAAATGTACATCCATTAATGGTGAAGAACAAGATGTTGATATTATTCGAAGAACAATAGTTTTAATTCGAGATCTAGAAAAAATAAATAGACGAATAGTAATGAAAGATGTTTCTCCTGGAATGTTTTATATAATTTATTGTAATATGGAAATTATACAGAATTTATTTAATAATTTAAAACATAATCAAGTATTAATTGAATATCTAGATATTCAACATAATTTAAATAATGATTATAATAATTTAGCATCTCGTGTTTCTAAATATATTAAAGATATTTTAGATTTAGACAAATGTAAAAATATTCGTAATAATAATATTGATATCAATATTATCAAACAAGGGGTACATACAGATTTAGATATATTGGTTCATAAATGGTGTGAAAATAATGATAAATTAGAAGCAATTAAAAATTTTTTTAATGAAACAATACGTCATATTGAAAAACCACGGAAAACTACAACCGCAGTTAAAAAAGATTGTGTAAATATACATACAACAGACAAAAGTGGTAGTACAATTATAGCGACAACAAGACGTGTTCATAATTTATTAAAACATTTTTCTAATAATAAATTAACACATTCTGAAATTACTTATATTTCTTCTTTTGATAAAACATCTAAAAAATTCAATTTAAAATTAGATAATATATGTGCAGATCCAGCAACTGGAACCAATAAAACTATAAAAAACCCACAAATTAATACTTTATGTAAACATCTTTTATCGTCTAAAATTGACATGTTAGTTCAAGTTGAATATAGATACAAACAATTTGTATCTTCATGTTGTTCTACTTTTGTGAGAGATATTCCAAAAAATTCTATTATCAATGAAAAATACATTAATATTTATCCTACCCAAAACGATGACGATAACGATAACGATAACAATTCAGACGATGACTCAGACGATGACTCAGACGATGACTCAGATCAATATAGCGTTGCGACAAATCCAAATGTTGGGGAAACAAACAGTACTCAAATAAATGGGATAACGGAAGAATTATCCCAAATATCAAAATATGTGAGTGTATTAGATGTATTACAAAACAAATGTTATATTGTCACCAAATATAATTATTGTAAACCAGAAATTATTAAAGATGTCTCAAAATCTTTTATCAATTGTACACAATTACGACATCCACTTATAGAACATATCAATACTGATGAAATTTATGTTCCAAATGATATTTCAATTGGAGATACTCGTATTGCGAACAACGATATTTCGCAAAGCGAAGCAGAGCATATTTCGGGACGTAACCAAGTAACTGGTATGTTAATATATGGTACAAATGCTGTTGGTAAAACAAGTTTAATTAAATCATTGGGTATAAGTGTTATAATGGCTCAAAGTGGGTTATATGTCCCTTGTACAACATATAAATTTAAACCATATCATCATATTTTCACTCGAATTCTAGGTAATGATAATATATTTAAAGGATTATCAACATTTGCTGTTGAAATGAGTGAATTAAGAACAATTTTACAAAATGCAACATCGCATAGTTTGATTTTAGGTGATGAATTATGTTCTGGGACAGAAACAGAGTCAGCAACTGCTATTTTTATGGCAGGAATTAATGATTTACATCAACGTGATGCTAGTTTTATTTTTGCTACTCATTTTCACCAAATCACAGAAAGAGAAGAAATAATTAATTTATGTGCTAAAAAACTTCGTTTAAAACATATGGCAGTACGGTTTGATCGAGAAAAAGGTACATTAATTTATGATCGAATTTTAAAAGATGGTGCTGGGTATAAAGCATATGGGTTAGAAGTATGTAAAGCGTTATATCTCCCAGACCAGTTTCTAGAATATGCTCATATGTTGCGTAGAAAATACGATGGTACACAAGATATGTTATTACAAAAAACAAGTCGATATAATACCCAAAAATTAAAAGGAGGGTTATGTGAGGATTGTAAAAAAAATAATGCGACTGAAATTCATCATTTACAACCCCAGAAAATCGCCGATAAAAAGGGGTTTATTGATACTCAAAACGGGGAAAATAGTGGACGGGTATTTCATAAAAATAATCTAGCGAATTTAATGAATTTATGTAGTACTTGTCATTATAATAAGTATACAAAAAATGACACTCGTGTATTTCGGAAAATTACTACTTCTGGAGTAATATCTGAAATTCAATAAACGGGTTATTTGTCGCGTGTTTAACAAACAATCTGGCTATGAACGTTCTAAATCTAAGTTGAAATATTTTGTGTTTTATGGTGATATTTATTTCACAAACGAAATAAATATCTTAAATTAAATTGATAATTTTATGTCATATCTCCTAATTTTTTATATGCATTAGTATATGGTAAATAACAAACTTTTTTTGAAGCATAATTACCAGGAATACCAATTGAGTATGGTGGAATATCGGATACATCATCTGGAACTTTTGATGTTTGATTTATTTGTTCTGGATTTGATGCATTTTCAATTAAAAAATTTGTCATTTTTTTAACATTATTTTGAGGATGATCCTCATCAGGAATATATTGTTTTATTTGTTTGCCATTATAAAATAATACTAAGTAGGGTACATAATTAATTGGGGTTTTTGATTGTCGGGATTTAACAACAATTTCTTGATTTTTTTGAGAAACATCCATATAAAAAAAAGTACATCCTTGGATAATTTTTGCTAAATGATCAAAGGCGGGTTTTACATCATCACAATATGGACAATCTAAAGTCATAAAAAAAATAAAACTATAACCAGGAAGTTTATTACCTAATGTTAATTCTTCATTTATATAAAAATCGTTTGGAGTTAAATGCATTTTATATTAACTAAATTAGTTTTAACCCATTTCATCTAAAATTTCCCCAGATTATCTTTTGTTTTTTCTTTTGAGTTATAAACCCAAATTCCAAACAGTATAACACAAACACTAACAATAAGGATAATAATCCACCATGGGAATGATTCTAATTCAAGAATATTTAATTGTTCATCGATAAAAGTATCATTATCTGCATTACTTAATGCGAATAACAATTTACCATCAAGATCATACACACGAATATCATTTGTACGACCATCCCCTCTTCTAGTAATACGTAATTTCATATCATTATAAAAAGGTAAATACTCACTTGTAATTTTTTGTAAATTTCGTTTACGACCAATCCAACTAACTTTAGTATATTTTAAATCTTTTCCTGATTTATTATGAATACTATAAAAACCACCCATTTTAAATAAATGTTAAATAAATGTGTTAAATAAATGTGTTAAATAAATGTGTTAAATAAATTTTAACATTTAATAACCCATAGAATGTACAACCATTAAAACGATTACAAAAAGTGTGGTTTTAATCATTAATAAAAATAATGGTGATTTTGTAAAATTATTTATTAAAAGTGTTTCCATAAGAGGTAAATTAATCAGAATAAATATTAAAGCTGGTATAAGTAAATACATGTATGAATTTAATTGTCCTGGAACGGCATTACCAAATAGGTCATGCATTATATTATTATCATTTATTGTTGGTTCGTCATTTGATGTTGGTAAATCAGAAAGTTTGTCGCCCATCTTTTATGATCATATAATAAAAAGTTATACTTGTTACTCATACTTGTTATACTCATACTTGGTATACTCATATGTTATAACATAAATAAAATCTTTACTGTTAAATGTAATTAAAATTTGATTTAGGCCCAATAAATCACGTTATTGTCTTCAGCCCGTCGGCCCTTCGGTTATTCACGGTTTTTTCGGTAGTGCAACGCTCCACGTATAATTTTTTTTTTTAAACAAAATGACACAATTTAACTATGGGGACGTAACTTTAAAACAAAAATTTTTACCTGATATCACTCCGGTACTAACGCCGCGACTGAGCATGATCACCTAAATTGGTTATTGAATGCTAACACAACACAGCAGCATAAGAAAAAAAAATGGATTATAAGATCTTCACTTTTTGGATGTTTAACTTTTATATTGCTCTTATCATTTATTTTTATAAATCCATCAATAACCAATACATCTGCGGTTACTTCCCCTGCAAACGCTACGAGTGCAACGCTAATCCCAACGTCATCAATACTCGTATCAACGTTATCTTCAAAAATCATATCCTATCAAACACTCACACATGTGACCGAAATTAACCGCGCAAATACACAAATAACAGGCATTATACCACTTCCAACCCCGACAAATATTTTATCAACAGATAATCCCATTTTTCTTGGGGATATTTTTTCATGATTTCTAATGCAATATCTGGAATAAATTCTTTAAACTTATTACAATTTTTATTAGTTATCATTGTGTTAATAAAACTTGTTCTGTAATAGGTTTGCAAATTTCGTTCTTCGATTTTAATTCCCATTTTTTTTTAAACCATTAAACATAAATCAAATTTTTGTTAACAACATGTTGTAACATCAAAAAAATATTATTTTAAATAGATTGAAAAATAGTAACAATGCAATGTCAAGGAATTGTTACAACTGGAGGTTCTTCGGTCGTCGCGCAGCGAGGGAAACATCTCCACTGGAGGAAACACAAATCTTCACCCATTAAATATTAGAAAACCTGTCCAATTTGTAGAAGGGTGTTAAAATTATTTAAAACCTTAACGGTTTTAAATAAAATCAAGTTTATAATTCGACTACTTCTTCAAATATTCCTTTTGTTGTTTGATGAGCAATACAAATAATATCCCCAGAATAATTTTCTCTAATAGCATTTATGACAAGATTAGATGTTTCTTGATCTAACGAAGCCATACATTCATCCAATAATAATAATTTCACATTATTAATTTCTGCTATTGCAATTGTATAAGCTAAAATTACACGAGCGAGTTCCCCCCCAGAAAGATTAGTGATATCACTTTCATGTTTATCATGCAAAACATCAACGTTTAATTTTAAACCATCGAATAATAAAGTAACTTGTAAATTTCCTGAAAACATATGATCTAAATAAATTTGAGCATGAAGATTTATTTGAGCGATAACTTCTTCTACCGCTAATTTTTCTGCTTCTTTAATAATATTTTGTAGTTTTACAGCTCGTGGATAACTAGTATTTAATTTTTGTTCTGTTTCAGATAATAATGTGACTTTATTCCACTGAAATACTGATTTACTAAGTTCTTGATTTTTTTTTGTAATTGATAAATCAGTATTTAATTTATTTAATTTATTTTCAAGACGCTCGTCGCCGCTAATATCTGTATTATTGCTTTGCTCACAAAAATCCAAAAATTCTTGATCTGTATTAGTAGACCGTGTAATTAATGAAAATAAACAATTTTCTTTTTCTTGACGTGTAATTTTTTGTTCTTTTAATAATGTTAATTGTTTACAATATATTTCTGGTTGTGTTGGTTCATTAGTTATTAATGAATTACACAATGCAAGTTGTTTTGTATATTTTTCATCATTATATTTAAATTTATTTAATAAACGTAATTGATCAGATGGATCATCAAGATCAGGATAATCTGATAATTTTTCATAATATTTAGTTTGATTTTCTAATAATAAATTGTGTTTTGTTTGTAATATGTATTTTGTTTTTTCTTGATTTTTCAAAGCATCATAAGAGGCTGCCGGATTTTTACTTGTGCTGTTAGTCTTTGTTTCAATATTAGGAATAATTAATTTATCACCATGTAAATATACTTTATTATTACATTTAGGACAAATTAAAGGATATACTGTGTTATTAATTTCTTTTTCTAGTATTTCTAATTTTTGTTCTATATTATCTAACATATATAATTCAGAAGATAAATTAATTAGTAATTCCATATCTTCACTCATTGAATTAATTTCTTGTAATGAAAAATCACTATGTTGTAATTGGTTTAATTTTTTTTTCTCTCGATTATATATATTCCATTGTTGGTGTTGTTTTGTTAAATCACTTAATTGAATTTCTAAATCTAATAAAGATTCATCCACAATTGGAATTTTATCTAATTCTTGTTGAAGTTCAGTTTTGAGTTCTAAAAAATCTGTAATTTTATGTAATGTTGTAGTTGTTTTAAAAATATTATCTTGAATTTTTTTAATTTCCTCCTCATATTCATGGTTTTTTTTTAATTTTATTTCATGATAAGATTTTTCTATCTTTTTTATATCCATTCCAACTAATGTTTCTTCAATTGTTATTCGTTGTGTTTGAACAAGAATTAATTGTTCTTTCCGTTCTTTTACCAAATTTCTACAATTTTTATGTAATATTTCAACCTTTTCTTCACCAAACGCTAAATCTTCAATAAATCGTAATTTATCTGTTGGGTTCATTAAAATAAAAGCTTTATGAGTTCTTTGAGACATATAACCCAAATTATATTTAGGATAAAAACTATCTATTATAGCTTGTGCTTCTTTATCCTCATAATTCCGATTATTATAGTGTAATATTAATCGGTTTGGTCGTTTTGTTCTGGTTATAATAAATACGTTTGTATCTTCGGCGCCTCCTTGGGCGCCTCCTTGGGCTGCTCCTTGGGCTGCTCCTTGGGCTGCTCCTTTGCGAACAACACGAGCATACCTTGCTTCATTTTTCGACGCATGTTCGGTCGTTTGTTGCGATGCTTCTTCTCGCAAAGCATTGGGCATATATTCTAATTTAACACTACATGATTTTTGGGTATAACTCGTTAATTTTTTGCCATCTCCTGTTAAAGCGAAAATTATCGCCATAAAAACAGTCGTTTTACCACTCCCAGATTTACCATTTATTAATACCAAAGATTTATTAAATTTAAATTCTTTCTGTTTAAATCCACGAAAATTTGTTAATGTTAAAGTAAGCATTTGTTTGTTTAAAATAAAGATAATCTAAATAATAATCAATTTTCCCCCCTCCTATATTTAGTATTGTGTGTAACAAAAATTTTTATTTCTGAAAATTTTAATTACACAAATATGATGCTTGAACAATATGGTGGGATTATAGGGATTTTGTATTATCTTATTGATTTTACAAATTACAAAAACATAGTGGAATAGAGTAAACATCGAGAAAAACATAGTAACATAGAGGAAATATTACCAGACCCAGAAAATATTACCCAGAAAATATTACCCAGAAAATATTACCCAGAAAATATTACCCAGAAAATATTACCCAGAAAATATTACCCAGAAAATATTACCCAGAAAATATTACCTTACAATGTAATTTAACTACACAAAATTTAATATTAAAAAATATTAAATTAAAGAATCAAAAATTTAATAAAAAATGTTTTCTGCAACAACTAAATATGCCGGGAAATTTAAAGCATTATTCGAAATTTTATTTCAAAATATGACAACAGTGTGTTTTACAATTAACAAAACAGGATTATTTTTAGAAACAATAACAACACAAAATGTATTAATATCATTAGAATTACCAGCACAAAATTTCGAAGAATATATTTTTGATGAAATAGAATCATTACATATTGGATTGGGATCAATAATTAGTAAACAATTTTTTAATTCTGTTAATAATAAAGATATAGTAACATTTGAAATAAATAAACCATTTGTGTTTGAATGTAAAAAAAAAAGTAAAGATTCCTGTATTCATACATTAGCTGTAAGTATTGAAGCAATACAAAACATTACTCCCCAAGAACATGATGTATATTCTTCTTCACCTATATTTATTGAAAAAACAACTTTTAACCAAATGTGTAGGTCATTTTCAACTCCTGAAATTGCGGTAACCCAAAAAAATAAACAAATTCATTTCACATTTGAAACTGGAATATCTACAAAAACCCTAACATTTGGAACTTATGATCAAACTGATCTAGCACTTGTACATCAAACTTATGTTACAGATCAAATTACAAGAATTAAAAAAATTGCAGCTTTTATAACTGAACCTATTCAAGTATTTGCGGAAAAAGATAAACCATTATATTTTTTATGTAATAGTAGTATAGGTGTATTAAAAATATTTATTCCATTTAAAAATAATGATATGTAGAAATCTAATAGTTGAAATTTAATATTTAATATTAAATTTCCAGAAATCATTGAAATTTATTTTTGTAGAAAGATATTATTTTCCACATATTGTAAAAAAATTTGATCCATTTTCTTTTTTATTTTTCATCGCTTCAAAACAAAGTAAATCTTTATGATTTTGTTTAGTAATTGTTTTTCGAACGCATACTTGTGCAAGACTTCGCCCCATATTAGAATATATTTGATGTTCTTGATATTGTGTTGTTGATTTAATTAGCTCTTTCACTTCTTTGGGTTTAGTTTGTTTTTGAATTGAGGGTGGTAAATGAAAAAAACAATCTTTTGGGGTTTTTAAATAACATTTACTTGTTGGATCTTGCCATAATGTTATGATTTCATTTTTTAACTGATTGTTTGGATTATCCATTTTATTATGATTTAGATATTTGGTGTTATAAAATCAAATATTGCCATATTAAGCCATTAATACAGTTGTCTCTAAAGAAGCACAATGAAGTAACCCACTTAATTCATTATCATAATAAACAGCATTATGAACATCATCAGGAGATACTCGAACACGATTATTATCACGTGTCAGATTACCTGCAAGTTCTAATATTTCAGCAGTTAGATATTCTAATACTGCAGTCAAAAAAACTGGGGCTGTTTCAGCAACTCTATTAACATCATCCCCCCCAGAACTATTAATTTGACTAAGTATAATTTGTTTGGTTGCTCCAACAGAAAAAACAAGACCAGATTTAACATTTTTAGTTTTACCTTCTCTAATATATTCAGAAATTTTACCTTCTCTATTTCGAACAAAACTATTTTTATCAAATTTTTTCACAGCTTTTGCTCCCTCAGCACATGCATGATCTCTCAAATTACCAGGGAAAAAAGTTTCAACCGCTAATTCAAGTTGTTTTGATGTTACAGTTTTCATTTTAGCATTTTTAGCAATTAAAACTGCTGTATGAGATAATTTATCTGCAACTGCAATTAATTTTTGATTAATTAATTCTTTTCCTTCAGAAGACATTTCAGCATCTGGGTGTACTTGGTTTAAAACACGAGTAATATATGTTTCAAATCCACGAATCGGTATTGCCATTTTTATGTTACTCAAGATTTTTTATTATAACATTTTGAGATTTTTTTTGAGATTCTTTGTTTATTTTTTTTGATTTTTTCGTCGTATTATATCCGCCACTAGTTGCCGCTTGAGGTCTGCTTTCTTTGCGACTAACCAAAGGGAGGTGTGCATACTCGATTGTAGCTTGTGTAGAATCTTCGTTTCCTAACTCATGTTCACCGGTGATGTATTTATGTTTTCCACTATAATCTCCATTTACGGTGGATTCACGTTGGCTATTTTGATGTTTAAGTGGAGATCTCTCGCGCTGCGCTTTTGTCACAGATCGCTTGCGCTGCGCTTGTTGGTGAATATCTGGTTGCATTTGTACAGTTGCTGTTTTAGATATTAATTCTGTATGGTTGCCGATATACTCAACTTCGGATTGCGACAAATCGGACTCATTACGCGGTAAATCAATATTTTGTGAATTAGAATATTTAAATACTTGTTCATGGTTAGTTTCACCCACTTTCGCTCGGCGTTGAGCTTCTTCAACCTCATTTTCTATAATTTGATCTAAGTCTTGTTCATTTATAATATTTGGGGGTGTTAAATCACATAATCCGGAATTACAATTCGGTTCTCGATCATATATTTCAGTTAATTCTTCCCCAATTTCAGGGGGATTTAGAAATAACAATTCTAATGCCTCACATCTTTTTGATAATTTTAATAAATCAACTTGTTGATTTGTATATTTTGTGTATAAATAATATCCTACGACTGCTGTTGCTACTAAACAAACAATAATGATTACAACATTTTCTAGGTTCATTTTATAATGAAAAATACAAAACTTTAACCAAAAGTAATTTAAAGCGCACAAGTGCCGCGAACATGCGTATCTAAGCATGTTCGCATCATATCTGCGAACATGTTTAAATAAGCATAATTTAAAATTTATTAAACAAATAAGTATAATTTTTGGTTATATTTAATTACGTAAAAGTTTTGTAGTATATAAAATGGAAAATTATTTGAAATCAAAATCCCCATTAATTATATCAGAAACTTTGTTAGATAAACCATATACACAAACATTTTCTAAAAATGTTGGTAAACACAAGCCAACTTTTGGTTTCAGCGGCCAATTGTCTCGTGAACATGACTTACAGGGTTATTTACAAGAAAAAAAACCAATTATTATATTAGAAGAAACACGTAAAAATGATCATCTATCTAATAGGGAATTAAAAGAATCTTATACTAATCCTAAAGGAGCTTTAATTATTCCACCATTAAACACCGATATAAGATTTTCAAAATATCTTAAACAACATAAAATTACAACAACAGAAAAATTTGGTATTTCCCAAAATAGTTCTAATACACCTTATGTGACTGAAAATTATAACCCAAAAAATTATGATCATCGTTCTGATGAACCAGGTGTTATGAGTAATTTACCAGAAAATTTTTCATGGGGTATTACGACAGATAATGATTCTACTATTGACACAATTAAAAAAACATTAATTCACGAAGTTAGTACCCAACATGCTTGTGGTTCATGTTGGGCGGTATGTTTAGCAGATACAATTAGTGATTGTTTTGTTGTGTCAGGAGCTGTTGGTTGGTCTCCTAAAATATCAGCTACTTATTTAATGGGGTGTATACCATTGGGAAATTTACATAATAGATGTTTAGGAGGAAATCCCGGCGCAGTTGCTGCCTATTTAGAACGGGAGGGATTAGCAGATACATCGTGTGTAGATTATTCATGGTGTGCGGGGGATGGAGAATTATGTACAAGTGTGGAATCAGCACAACATTTTGATGCGGCATCTTTAGCATCTAAACTTAATGCAAATATACCCGAACCATGTGGATGTTATTTTACTACATCAAAAAAATATTTATATATGATTGACCCACAAACTGATGTATTATATATTGATCAAGAACTTCTGATAGAAGATTTTCGAAATACAATTAAAACACATTTATTAGATTTTGGGCCTGTGGTCGGCGGATTTGCTGTTTTAAATAATTTTTTTACAGGTAATTTTACTGATCCAACAATTAATGATGGGGTATATTTTGACAGAGCGGATTATAATAGACATAATGGTGGACCGTTACATTTTAGTGATCGTATTATGGGAGAAACTGCTGGGTTACATGCTGTTTCTATTGTTGGGTGGGGAGTTGCAAAAAATATACAATATGATAATAAAAAAACAGGTGATGTACCATATTGGGATTGTCGAAATTCATGGGGATCTCAATGGGGTAATATGAAAGGATATTTTAAAATAGCAATGTATCCATTTAATAAAGTTGCACAGTTTGATAAGCAAGTGATGACAAATATGGGGGGTCCGGTTGGGTCTATGGTGTTAATTCGAGCGACAAAACCTCCAAAAACAACTACTATGAACCAAATAGCAAATAAATTTTTGGATAATATTGATCGACTCAACACCGACACATATTATGAAGGGGATCCAGAAGAAGTTAGAGAAATAAATAGAGAAACATTACCTGAATTAGAACAAAAAAAATCAACGACAACAACAATTGTTATTGTTGTATTAACTGTAATTCTGATATTTATTTTGAAATAGTATGGCTCGCTTGTATTGACGTTATATTTGATGTCTTGTGAAGTATAAATGTCAAAATTATATTACATATGTAATATAATTTAGTCTTATGTGTTATTGTAGTCTTATGTGTTGTTATTGTAGTGTGGGGGTTTAAATTATTGTTTTCTTACGATTTTTTTAACAATTTTTGGAATTTCTTCTGTATCAGAATTATCATTTCCCATATCATTTGTAGAGATTGTATCAATTTTTTTGACGGTTCGACTAGCTAGAATTTTTGATGGAATATGGAGCCGACTAATTTTTTTAAATTGCTCTGTTACTAAACATTCATCTAATTTCAATTGAACAGATGGTTTAGCCGAAATATAAATACTTTCTAGTGCAATTACGCCAATTACTTTACATTTCGCCATTTGTAAAGTATTTGGAAGAATTTCTTCACCAGAAGAATCCATAAAATTTGTAACAATTGGTGGGTTTGATGATTTATCAAATTTGGTTTGAAGTTTCACATATAAACTTGGTGGAACCCCTTCAATTATTGACCCGTTATTTTTATCTGTTTGATAAGATAGGACTGCGAGTGAATCTACTAAAGCAATCCATTCGGCTCTTTTTCCCATTTTACCTAATTTTTTGATTGTTTCAATATCTTTTAGGTGGCCTTTAATTTTATCAAGCATATCTTCAAACATTTTAATTGTTAAAAGTTCCTCTTCGGATGCAGATTTGTTTTTATCAAACATAATAAAAGAAAAATTGTGAGTAGAATGTTGTGGTGGATTTGGTGGTTTAGTTTTGTTTTCAAAAGTTTTAATACCAAACGAAAACAATTCGGGGGTTTGGATAAACATTTTATCTACTTTACCATCTGGATAAATATATTGAGGGAAAATTTTCTGAAAACCATAATCATCGTGTTGATAAATTTTATCACTGAAAACCATATTCTCAATATTAAAATCCTTTGCCGAAATTACTTGCCCTTGTTGTTGATCTGTTGTCATTTTGTTTTATGAATTATAAATTTTAGAAAATATTCAAATTTTTCTAAATGGAAATTTATAAATGAGTTATAGATTTATTTTATATTTTTTAAAGACGATATGAAAACAAATATTGAACGTGAAATTCTAATCAAAGAATTAAATCTAGATTTAATTAGACCAAATTCTGAAAGTATCAAAACAGATTTAGGGGGATCAAAAATAACGATTATAGGAAAACCAGGTACTGGTAAATCTGTTTTAATTAAACATTTATTATATGCTAAACAAAATTTAATACCAACTGGATTAGTTATTTCTGGGTCTGAAGATAGTAATAAGTTTTATTCAAACTTATTTCCTGATTTATTTATTTATGATCAATTTAATTTAAATATTGTAACAAAACTTAAAAATAGACAAAAAATAGCTAAAGAATATTTACAAAATAGTTGGGCTGTTTTTGTTATGGATGATTGTATGGATGATGTAAAAATTTTTACAGAACCATTAATGGTCGGATTATTTAAAAATTCAAGACATTGGAATTTATTATCTATTTTTGCAAATCAATATGTTTTTGATTTTAAACCAACTATTCGAACTAATATTGATGGTGTTTTTATTTTTAGAGATCCAAACCAAGCGAACAGAAAAAAAATTTATGAAAATTTTGCTAGTATTATTCCCACATATAAATTATTTTGTGATATTATGGATAGTATTACAGGAGATTTTACTTGTTTATATATAGATAATCAAAGCCAATCTAATATTTGGACGGATTGTGTATATTATTTTAAAGCACAAGAAACACCGAATTTTAAATTTGGTTGTATCGATTATCAATTATTCGCTAAAACAAGAACAAAATCTTAATGACAAAATCACAAAAATTTAGGGTTTTTGAATTTTGATTTTTGGATTTTGATTTGGGAATTGTTTAGATGATTGTTTAGATGATTGGATTGGATTTTAGTGATTTGGACTTTGGTGATTTCGGTGGTTTGGATTTCGGTGATTTGGATTTTGGTGATTGTTTAAATTTTTGAAAACAATTTTGGTCTGTTATAGGAAAATATTGTGCTAACATCTGTTGTTTGAAATTATTTAATACTTTATTTTCAGTCCCATATTCTGAAAATAAATATTTATAAGGATTGGGAGATGTTATAGTAATAAATGGTACTGTTGACCCAGATCTTCCCGATATATATTGTAATTTTTTATTATTAATATTGATATTAATATCTAAATTTTTAAATTTCTGTTTAAATTCAATTGATGGGGTATTATACCGTTTAATAATTTGTAATAATGTCTGTGATCTAAAACAATCACTAGTAAGTATACATTGAATTAAATCACAGTATTGTCTTACCACAATATAGGTTTGTTCTTTCCGTAACTTTGGGAAATAATCATAAATTGTTTGTAATACTCGATATATAACACTATAATTATATATTATATAATCTCGTACATATACTCTTGGATCAATATTAAGTTCTTGTATTTCTTGGATAATAATGTTTTGTAATTCAAACGATGATAATGTCGGATTTCGTAACTTTGCTTCAAGAAAAATAATTCCCCAATAATGACAATATCCGTATAGATCTAATTTAGTATCTTCCCCAAAACGATTTTCATATTTTTGTAAACCTAAAGTAGGACATGTTTCTGAGGAAGGAAAAATTTGTGTTATATGTATATGATATTCTTTTTCAACAACTTCTTTTATTTTTTTATAATCTTTTTTATCAAACATACCCATTGGCCCAGAATCACCACCCCATGGTTCAAAATGTTCTAATGTTTTTGAAGATAAATCTAAAATTAATAAATTAGCATGACTGCTGCCACCATAATTATTTAAACCAATTGGAATAAAATAAAATTTACAATCTTTAGATATTTGTTGTTTCTTATGTTTAAATTCTAAAAATGTAATCCGTTGTTTTTCTCCTTTTTTTTTATTGGATCCTCGAATCTCTAATTCATTTGAATAATTTATACATTTATGTGATGAATTAAGACTAGTTATCATATTTTTATATGATAAGGCAGGTAATTTTTTTAAATCTATATTATGAAGAATATTAACAGGTTTTTGCATTACGGTTTTAAACGCCGTTTTAGGTCGATTTAGTATTTCATCTTTTGAAAAAAATTTATTTAATTTATTATAGTCATTTTCTATTGTAGTAGACATTTTAAATAAAAAATGAATTTTAATAGTTAAATAAATTTAAAAAACAAAATGTATGAACACACGATTATTGTACCAGAAAAAAATGTTTTTCAAAAACAAACTTCACAATATCTGACCGAAGCCGAGTATATACAACGAAACATGGATATGGTTTATTGTTATAAATGTGGATATTTTATGTCTCAAGAACGGTATGCTAATCATAAATGTAAAAGTTAAATAGGATTTATTTGGGGATTTCTCCAAATAAATCAAATTGTTGTAAATCAAATTATTGTAAATCAAATAAAATTAGAAAGTTGTTGTAAAAAATTTTTATTTGGTCGAGCAACAAATCTTTTCTAATTTTAAAGCTGTTTTTTGTTCTTCTTTAATTAAATAAAGCTATAACAACAGCAACACTTCTAGAAACCCCACACATACAATGAATTAGAATATTCTGTAGAGCGCAATCATCAGCCTTTGGTTGTTCAAAACCAGTTTTTTCGGTTCCTGCGCAGTAGACCGCATTTAAATTAGTACACTATACTGTTAAAGGTATTTTCAATCGCATTTAATATAAAATCATTAGAAATATTAAATATTGGTGTAATATCACTTGTTAAATTATCAGCAATATTTAAATATAAATAATTATATGGTTGGATAGTATCATATATTGGATCATTAAATTTATATCCATCATATTCTGATATATTTATTACATATGTAATAAATATATTAGATCTTCTTTAGTTAAAAAATCATATCCTCCAATATATATTTGTTTATAAATATGAGTTATTTTAAAATCATCACTTGTAATAACCGTCATTTTTTTTAAAATTAAAATTTGGTTTTAAATTCAATAATTTAGGTATTTCATGTTAATTTCATGAAGAATATTATATCACATGAAAATTTTTCCTCTTTATCAAAAAACAATGACAACAACCGGATCTAATATTACGAGTGGATTTATTGATCTCGCCACATTTGATGAAATCGAAAAATATCAATATGGTTCAAATCAAGCGTTTGCTTATTTTGTTCGTGAAACCCGAAAATCGACCTGGTTTACACAAGTTCCAGTAATTTTATCACGATCTTCAGGAGCGGCTGGATTTAATCAAGAATGGTCAGTATCTATTTCTAGGGCAGGAGATTATTTAATGCATACATGGTTAAGATTAACATTACCTAGAGTTGATTTATCTGCACAAAATCAACACGGCGCGGCCGGAAGAATTAGATGGACAAGAAATTTTATGCATAATATAATAAGAGAAGCTTGTATTTCATTCAATGATTTAGTAGCAGAACGATTTGATAATTATTTCTTAGATTTTTGGGCTGGATTTACCCTCAGCGCAAGTAAACAAGCTGGTTATGATAATATGATTGGTAATACAGACACTTTAATTAACCCTCATGCCCCTGGTGATCCTCTACCAGCCCAAACACTTAATTTACCCCTTCCTTTCTTTTTTACCAGAGATTCGGGGGTAGCATTACCGACAGCGGCATTACCATATAACGAAATGCGAATCTCATTTAATTTTAGAAACTGGAGTGATCTCCTTGTACTAGATAACTCAGTCCCTGTGGGGGGGGTTAATCCATCTTCTATCCCTGTTATTGGAGTAGATATACCAAATGCACCAGAATTAACTAATATCCAAGTATGGGCGAATTACTCTATTGTTAGTAATGAAGAACGAAAACGGATGGCGTGTGCACCCCGCGATATCTTGGTTGAACAAGTTCAAACGGCACCTCGTCAAAATTTTACACCACAAACAAATCCAAATCCCAGTTTTGATGTTCGATTTTCTCATTCAATTAAAGCACTTTTCTTTGCTGCAAGAAATATTACAAATCCTAATATTTGGAGTAATTACACCGCTGCATCCCCAGTTCCTACACCACAAGCGATTACATTTGAACCTAGTGGGGCGTTTGATCCAATTTTAAACACAACAATTACATATGAAAACACTAATAGATTAAATCAAATGGGATCAGATTATTATTCTCTTGTTGAACCTTTTTATAAAGCCCCAGCGATTCCATCATTAACTGGTTATCATCTTTATTCTTATTCATTAGCTTTTTATAATATTGATCCTCTTGGGTCTACTAATTATGGGAAATTAACCAATGTTAGTATTGCACCAACAGCCTCTCCAGGTGCCCTTACAGCTGCCGCTGGAACCGGAGTTGCTGGATCGGGTGCTGATTACCCACAAACTTATGAATTTATTGTTGTTGGATTAAATACTAATATTATTAGAGTTAGTGGGGGTGCTTTGGGATTCCCAGTGTTATAGTTGTAACATATTCGTATTGCTTTTGGGATTCCCAGTGTTATAGTTGTAACATATTCGTATTGCTTTTGGGATTTCCTATACTCAATATAATGAAATATATTTTTACAAATATATTTCATAACATTTTCGTGTAAGATTTACTATCAAATATTTGTTAATGTAACAATTGATTTAGTATCATGTATTACTTTTTTATATGGTTTTAATAAATCTGAAAAATATGTAGGATAAAGTGATTTTTCTTCATGATACCACCAATATCTCATTTTGAATATATAGTTTTTAGGAAGAGACATACCTATATCAATAAACTGTATAAGTTCTTTTAAATTATCTGGAAGTATTTTCTGAATATAAATAGGTTGAGATTTTACTTCTTCATCCTCTAATGGAAGAGATAAAACTTGCGGAAAAAAATAATCTTGTTCATAACGTGTATTGGTTACAAAATACGCTGGTTCTGTATTAAGATATTTTTTTAAGATATTAAAACATACTATTTCTTCTTTAATAATTAAACCACTTCTTGTTAATATCATTTTATAATGATTTATAATTAATGTTTTGAAAAATCAAATATCAAAGGTTATTTAATCGTTTTCAAAAAATAATTTGTTGTGTTAATTTTTTATAAATTGGTTTTTGATATAATTCATTTAATCCTTCTTCATTTAAAAACAAATCTTTATCATAAGATTCTTTCATTATATTATTGTTACTTACATTTTTCTTAGCTAATGTTTTAAACTGTTTAATATCAGGAGGAAAAGTATTTAATGTTTGGAAAAATTCCCAATGTGTAATATTTGTTGTCATTATAATATAACAATAATCCTCTAATGTTTTTAACGACATATGTTCTAACATATAAGCAGTAATCCCCCAATCAGCCATTGCAATAAAAATTCTTATACAAAAAATACCATTTTGTTTCCAATTTTTAATATAATTAAATGTACAAGTTTTTTGTAATACAATTGTTTCACATATTTGCGGATCCGACGCTATTTCCTCGACCGTGATATTTGACGTGTCATATGAGTTCTCACTTTGGTCTACTCGAGTATTGTTATCAACGCGGGTATTCGGTTCGCAGCCTCGTGATTTTAAATAATAATCTATAAAAGATTTTCCGCCAGATGATTGTTTATTAATAGGAGTTGAATACATTGATAACAAAGTAGGATAACATAAAACACAAATACTGTAATCTGGTATTTTTGTTATTACTAAAGAACTAACACAATAAGTGTTATCATTGAGAAAAAAAGAGTTTTTCATAACACATAACCAACATTTAACTTTAGGTAACATCTTTACATAATGAATATTTAGAATATTCTATATTCAAAAATTTCGTGTTTCGTATATGTTTCGTATTATATTTCGTATTATATGATTGTGTCATATAATACTGTTTACAAATTATCTACATACCTGAAGTTGTTTTCATATAATTTGAATTATAAGCATTATTGAATGCAGATTGTTTTCGTAAATATTCAGCGTCTTGAGCCATTGCCCGTGTATATTGATGAACCCCACAGTTGGGAAATACATTGGACCCAAATTGTTTACCAAAATTTCCTGTCATACTATTTACTGCTCTTAAATTATCATGTGCTTTTATTTTATCTTGTTCAGGCATTGTCATATATTTAGGCTCCGATCCACCATACATTTCACCCTCAATCCCCCCACTACTTAGATTTACGTATTCAACATATTGAGGTCGTTGGTAATTCTCAACAAAAACACGATCTTCTGCGCTATTACATCCTGCATTTTTTGTAGCAAATGAATCACTACATACAGGACGACCCGCGCTGTCGTAACCATTCCATATAGGACATACCATATTACTTGGGTTTAAAAATCTATCACTTTGAACTTTTGCGGCGTATGCCGGATCAATTTTACATGTTCGTATCGATGCGTCTAGACTTACATTTCCTGCCATTTTACTATAATATTTTTTTTTTTAAGCCAATTGTTTAAAATTTCTAAAAATTGAAAACACCACTTATAAATTTATTGAAACATTGAACTATGTGGAGAAACAGATTACAATCTATGAAACAAAAAACAAATCTAGATCTTCCTAGTTGTTATTCAACTAAAATTTGTTTTACAACACGATTTCCTGCTTTCCGTCAATATGAAACTATATATGTTTCACTACTAAATACTGAAAATCTGAGTCCTGAATACGACGATAAAAAAACTAGAAATGAAAATGGTGATCCTTGTGTTTTGTGGTGGGATTTAGTTGATTACACCAGATGTACCATTTCCCACTTTTGAAATTAATCTATATGATACATGTCGTATATGTGAGGAAACTGGTATCATTGAAGAATTAAAATGTTGTACGGGGGGATTATGTCTAGATTGTTGTGTTAAATGGTTTTCGTTAGCAAATCTTGATAATATTCGACAGTTTTATTGTCCATTTTGTAACACTATTCCAAATATGGAGAAACAATTTGTTAAAAAACAATTTATTAATTTCTCAAAAAAATTACCACAACTTAATGATAGTTTTATTACCGGATGTCGTAAATGTTATATTGTTTTACATACGAAACAACATTTCTGTACAAACTGTGTTAATTATCAAACCGAGACAAAATTTTGTCCGCAATGTTCTGCTCCATCTGTTAAAATATCTGGTTGTAGTAGTGTTACTTGTACAGTGTGTGATACTATGTGGTGTTATCGGTGTGTTAATATTAACTGTAATTGTGAGGACGAAGAGGACGAAGACGAATACGACGAAGAGGACGAAGACGAATACGAGGAAGACGAGGAAAAGGACGAAGACGACGAAGACGAAGACGACGAAGAAGAGGAACCATCTACTGATCAAGTTAGTTTTGAAAATGAAACGGTGGAACCGGCTATAGCCGGTACATGGCTTCATGTACCGGCCAACCAACAGATGTATATGGTCCTGGTTATGATGCTAGGTACACATGCTCGAATTACACACATGTGGTTGAGGGCTTTACGTTGGACTTGATAGTAGTTTCAATATTAAATGTCGTAAGAATCGACCAGAAATGTATTATGTGCTAAATGTGAAATAAATATTTAAAAAAAATATTTATTACATTCACATTTTTGGAAGTATGACAATAGATTATGTTGGGAGACAATAATCAGTAGGTCGGGGTTTAGTTGGATCATATAATCCATAAAATTCAGCACGTAATAATAATGATTTAAAAATAATTTGAAATTGTGCACTATGACCTATTTCCAAACATAATACATGAGCTAATTCATGTAATATCACATATATTAACATATTATCGTCATACAAAACACCTTTAGATTCTATACAAATATAAATTTTTGATTTATTAATAGTATATGATGTCGTTCCTCTCATTAATTTAACATAACGTAATTCTGGAAAAATGGGTATTAGTTTATTTTTTAATCGTTTAATAGTATAATCATTTTCTAAACAACTTTCTTGCTTTTTATAAACCAATGTTATAGCCCATACAATAGCTAAAAATAAGAACAAGATAATAAATAATTCAATATTAAACATTTTAATATATTATGATATTTCTATAAATACATGTTACTCTCGTTGCGCAGCGTTACTTTATAAGCGAAACTATCATATTATAATTTATTAATAAAATGCGGTACTGCTTTACAACCACAAAACAAAACGTTGAATCTTTTTTACAAAAATATTATAAAGGATTTAATATTTCAATTACTGTAGAAGGAGAAGAAAGTTGTATAATATTACATGATCGATCTAAAACAAAACAACATGAATTCCAAAAAATCAATACTAATCTTGGGGAAATAGAGGGGTTTTCGGAACCATTTTTTGTACCCAATTGGTCTACGATAAGTCATAAAGGACCATATCTTTCTCAATATACAAAAAAACCTTTTTTAAATTCAATATTGTTTCATAATAATAATAAAAAACAAATACAATTAACACCACAAGAAGAAGAATTTGGATTTTTATATATAGATGCTGGTCAATTAAATCTTATTGATTCTGTTTTTAAACAAAATTTTTGGAATAATTTTAAACAAGTATCTAACCATTATTTGAGTGCTGATACCGCCGATTATACAGAGACTAATACGGGGAAGGAGACAGAAATGTCTAAATTCAATATATTCAATACAATAAGAGATGTTGATTGGCGGAATGTTAAACAAAATTATGAAAAATATAAAACAAATATTACTAAAATCCGGGATGCCAATACTCCTGATCGACTATCATATGGATTTGTTACGATTGATGGGGGAAGATATTCAACATTTCCTTTTGTTGCAGATGATAATTTATTAGTATCGAAAGGGAGAGACCGAGGATCAATTAGATACGCAATAACCCCTCAAGATATTTCATTAAATTTATCCCCAAATGAAGCAAAAAAATTAAATAATAAAAACGAATTTAAAGAAATTCTTTATAAACCAGGAATGCGATGGGCAGCTAAATGGAAAAATCCATTAACAAAAAAAAATAAATATATGGAAATTTATTTCATTGCTCCAAATATTTCAACTGATAGTTCTGTTGAAAGTGAAATAGATCTCAAAAATATCGCATCTGATGATAAATATGTTAAAACCCGGACTGATACAAGAAGTACTGAAAGTGAAAGAGAATTATCTATTAATGCAGATTCGGGGGATTCTTCTAATGTCACTGATTCTGATAGTTCTGATATAGGGGTTCCCGATGATATGGTTAGTGATGAATTATATTATTCAGATTCAGATTCAGAAACATTACATAAATTTAATACTCGATTGATAAATTTGGGTTTAGACCCCCGCCCAAATGCCGCGAATGACTTATACGATGGTAGTGAAGAGTTTAATATAAAATATGAAAACAATATATTACCATTAATATATTTTATTCCTGAATATGATCAATGGGTTATTATTAATCGGGTATGTCAATCTTCTTTTTCTGATGTTGTTAATTTAATAAAAGTTTCTGATAATATTATCACTTTAATAGCTGATATAATAACTTATACAAAATTGTATATTAATCAAGATGACGAAATTGACGATGTTGATAACGAAAATGTTGATGAAGATTCTGAAATTCAGCTAAATATGCCTCATATAGCTGACTCACGAAGTATACAAAATTTATCATTATTACAACAAGCATTTCTTAATTATGCGCAACAACGTGGAATTTAAAATATTTTCCTAACTACACAAAAAACAATGGCAGATGGTATTTCAAAAAATCTATCTTATGTACTTTATTTCATTTTAATTATCTCGATGGCGATTGCTGGCTGGTGTCTTGGTAAACATTTAATTGACCAAGAAGTAGGTGGTGCTGTTATCGGACTTATAATTGGTGCGGGGGTGTCCTGGGGATTTTGGAAATATGGAACACCGGCCGATTCATCCTCAGTAACTGATGATGTGTCATATTAAAAAAAAGAGTCATATTAAAAAAAAGAGTCATATTAAAAGAGTCATATTAAAAAAAAGAGTCATATTAAAAAAAAGAGTCATAAAAAACGTAATTTGTTTTAATAAAAAAAAAATTAAAAATAATTTACATAAAAAAATGGCTAGTTTTAGTGACATGAAAGTAAAAGAATTACGCGATTATGCTAAAGAACAAAATCTTAAAATTCCCGCTGGGGCTTTTAAAGCTGATATTATTGCAAATTTTCAAAACGGTGTTCCGTTCCCCGCGCGTGGTTCTCCTAAACGCGGTTCCCCTAAACGAGGTTCCCCTAAACGAGGTTCCCCCAAACGAGGTTCTCCGACCCGAGTTGCATCTACAGCTCCGGTCAAAAGAGGTCGTGGTCGCCCACGTAAAACACCCGCTCCCACGGTCCACGTAATTTCATCATCCAGGGGCTCATCAAGATCTTCATCGCCAAGTCGGTATGTTTCGAAATCACCAACAAGAGGAAGCCCAACCAGAGCAGCGACTAGGGGGAGCCCGCGTGGACGTGGAAAAAGTCCAGTTAGCGGAAATGGCCCAACAAGTTGTCCATCACATCAATATCTTGTGAAGGCTCATTGTCGGGATCGTCGAAATAAGTAGAAATTAAAAACCCATAAAAACCCATAAAAACCCATAATTTAGATATTAAACATAATACAAAATTTAGTTTAACCCATACAAAATTTAGTTTAACCATACAAATTTAGTATACCCAAATACCCAAAATACCCAAAATACTCAAAATACCCAAAATACTTTATACTGTGAAATTTTTATTCAATCTTATGAATAAAACTTATGAATAAAACTTATGAATAAAACTTATGAATAAAAAAACCTTATTAAAATGACACAAAACGATTTTAAATTTCCTATTGCATATTTAGAACGTAATGATTTTTCTGATTCTGGGGAATTATTGAATCAATTCAATAAAAAACCAGTTTTTATTATGATTCAAGCATCATATTGTCCAGCATGCACTACTGCTAAACCGGAATTTCAAAAATTAGCAAATGAAGGCATTATAACATGTTTAACAATTCAAATTGATGGTTCAAGAGAAACTGAAAAAGAAATTAGTAATATTTTAAAAAAAATTTATCCTAAAATCCCGGGGATACCAGCATATTTATTAATAACCGAAAATAAAAAAATTCCATATAATGAAGATCGAACTATGGATAAAATGAAACATTTTATTATATCCAATCTTAACTAAACATTTACTAAGTTATATAAATTTGTTATTTTAAAAAAATAACAAATTATAAATCCACCTGGAATCAATAATTTATAAATTCCAAATAATTATTAGCATTTATAAAACAATTACATCCAACAAAACCAGTTGTTAACGGGGATGGATGCCTATCAATCAATACTAAATGGTTAGTTTTATCAATTAATTTATATTTTTGTTGAGCACTTTGTCCCCATAATAAAAAAACTAAATGATTATGTTTTTTATTTAAGATTTGTATTATTCCATTAGTTATTTCACTCCACCCTTTTCCTTTATGTGAATTTGGTATTTTATATCTTACAGTTAATGATTCATTTAACAATAATACCCCTTGTTTTGCCCATAAGGTTAAATCACCATTATAATTTGTTCTATTAAGTTCTTTAAAAATATTTATTAAAGATGGTGGGGTATCAATTTTACTAGAAAAAGCTAATCCATGGGCTTGATTATAATTATGATATGGATATTGTCCAATTATTACTACTTTAACATCATTAAAATTTGTTAAATGTAACATCTCAAAAATCTGAGATGTTGGAGGAAAAATAGTATATGTTTTATATTCTTCTTGTAACCATTTTGTGAATTGTTGAATAAATTCATTTTTATTTTTAAAAAACAACTCTAATAATAACCGCCACCTCTCATTTTTAATTAATGTCAGAATATTAGAAGTCTCCATCTTTAAATATTAAATATTTAAGTTTTAATTTTTTTCAAATTTTTAATTGGGTTTCATATTTGATTCACTAAATTCTTTTTCACTAAATTCTTTTTCACTAAATTCTTTTAACATTATTAATTTATATTTATCATGTAGTTGTAAATAATCAAACCCGCCTTTAAAATATTTTGGAGGTAAACCTGTAATTTAATTTTAATTTAGTTTTATTATTTTGTATTACAAGTAATAAATCATAAATTCGAATATCAAATACAGTGTTATTTACAAGTAAAACACAGGATGTTTCACACATCATTATTGAACATAATATACACCAATTCGCACTTATATCTCTTGGAAATTTACCTTCGTTATTATCATAACCAATCCATCCACAATCAAACCATAATTGACTTGATCCATAGATATGTAAAATTGGTGTGAAAGAATACATATATTGTTTCATTGCTGTTTTTGATGCATTAATTATACCATGTTTGCCATTAAAAACTTTATTTTTAAATTTAGTTTCATCAGCATCAATAAAGACAAGATTAAAAGGATAAAATTTTTTAGAAATAAGATTATTAATAAATTTTTGATAAAAATCAATATATTTTATTCGACTAAATATTTTTGAAGCAACATTTTTTTCTTCAGAAATAATTGTATTCCATTGTATTCTATGTTCTTGATTATGTTGACATAAATCAATAAATGTTGGCCATCCAATACAAAAAATTATGGTTTTAGATGGTTTCATATTCTCAAATTTTATTTTTGAGAAATCAAAAGTATATAGATTATCAGTTTTAATTGTTAAAATCTGAATATTTCGTGTTAAAATTTTCTGTATTTGTTCATTTATTAATTTCGACTATATTAATTATAATATTATAATGTAAATCATTAATACAGTTGTATTTAATTTTATTAAATATTTCATCTAATCTTTTTTCACATATTTTACATAACATGTTATTTAATAATTAAATCCCGTATTACATACAACACATTTTATTCGTTTTAAATCAAAAATATGTAAAGGTGTGTTAATATACGGAAATATTTTTTGTGATAAAACACAACAATAATCACATTTCTTTTTTTCACTGTTGTTATGTTCCAATTTTTGGTCGGCCGTTTCACAATTACATATGATATAAGTTAAATCATTAGGTACAATTTTAATTGAGAAATTAAACCAATTTCTTTTTTGGTATAAACTTATCCTTTTTTTATTAAGATCCTTCATTATCCATTCTTGTTTTAAAAAACATTTAATAAACTCAGGATCAAAATATATTAAATTTTTGTTAAAATTTAACACACATTTTACTAATGATAAATCATAATATTTTATGATATCTTTATACTCAGTAAATTTATCATTTTACTAATGATAAATCATAATATTTTATGATATCTTTATACTCAGTAAATTTATAATACAAAAGTTGTATTTTATTTTTTTTTAAATCTGTTTCGCCTATTCCCATCTTCAATAAATTATATTGATTTTTTGCGGGATTTTTTAAATATATATCTATATCATTGTTGGGATATAGTGATTTAAAATTTAAAAATAAAGAAATATTATATGGAATAAATGAACCCGATATATAACAATCTGGATTATTTATTATAAAATTAAATAATTTCGTATTATTTTTCGATGATATATCATATTGGTTTATTATTTTATCATATTCTTCATTTATATTTTTTGGATTATTTTTAATAATCTCATTTATTTTGCTATAAATACTATTTTCAGCTTTACTAAATAAATGTTTTTTTTCTTCGAAAAAATGTTTAAGAAATTGGAGTTTCAAAAATGATATTAAATTAATTAATAATTTAGGTTGTTCATTTTCTGAATAATGTTTGAGTTCTAACCATTTTTTCATCATATCCTCCATCATTTATTGTTAATAATTTATAAATTATTTATAATTCAACTTTTGGTAACACATTTATTTAATTATAATGTTATAGTAATTTAAAAAATATCAACACTATAAAATGAATCAACTACTTTTAGCTCTTATCATTGCGATGGTGGTTATATTAATATATAAATCTGTGTATTGTGAAAATGTTGAAAAATTTTGGATGAATCCATCTAGAACATGGAAAACTGAAAAATTATTTAAAATCCCAGGTTCGTCTAATATGAACTCAACAAAACACAGCGATACATCTAATTTTTTCCAAGTTCCAAGTTTTCAATCAGTATTAAGTCCCCGTTTTTCAAATGTTGATTATGGTCCAAATTTGCGTACAAATTTACCAACAATGAATCATTTAGCAGTCCCTCAAGATCCATTAAATAGTAATATTACTAATGCTTCACAAGGCCGGCGCGTACATTTTGCGGTTTCTGATGCAGCCGAAGGTGTTACTGCAATAAACCCCCATAATTCGGAAACATCGTCTCAAGGATATACAAATGGAAATTATAAAGAATTATTAGGAAAAGTGACATCATTAGGAGCAACTAATGGATGGCCAACTTCAACATTATCTGTTAATGATTCTGATAGTTTTTTAACTCCTGACGGAGAAATGAAACAACCAATTATTTATGATAGATATATGTATGCAAACCGAAATTCAAGATTACGCGGTCAGGGAGACCCGATTCGAGGTGATTTACCAATCGCACCAATTAATGGTAATTGGTTTATTCCATCAGGTGCATTTGAAGGGCCAAATGTTGTATTACAAGCAGGGGCATTAAATGTTATGGGTGGGGTAAAAAATGAAACAAGTAATGAACTTGCTAATTTAATTTATAAATCATCTGGGGGCGGCGATACTACTATTGGCGGCATTGATTTAACTACCACAAATATTCCAAGTGGCCCGCAACTGAGTATGGCCCATAATGTATATGGTACAACATCAGCAGCCGGAGGGGATGTACAAATGACCGCATTCCCATAACAAATATGTTATCAAATGACTGCATAACATATGTTATCAATGTAAATTTTAAGGTCACCACAGATTTATCTTTCAGTTACCATTATTATATGATTAAGGAAATCGATTTTATACGATTTAGAAAAGAACTAATGAAACAGATTTGACAAAACACGCTGTTCACGATGTTTAATATACAATTTGATAATATCTTCAAAAGGTACATAAAAAGGCTCTTCTTGGTTAACAGATAACATATAATCTTGAATAAAATTATTGAAATCATCTGATAATATATCGACTAAACATTTGTTTTTAAATTGTTTAGTATGTTTCTTTGATGGCATGTTTTTTATCATTCTTATTTTTTGAATCAAAAAATCAAACTTTTTGATTTTGTTAAATAAAAATCTAAAATAAATAAAAGGATGATTATTAAAAGTGATAAACAACTTCCGAAATATAGACCATACCAACAAACACCCAGTGATTTATCTCCTTATCATCAAATATATGAATGGGTTAACAATAATTCACCATTACGATCATATCTTATACAAAAACGATCTGTAGGAGATGGATTCAGTAAGTCGACAACTACATTACACAAAGTATTACAAGCATTAAAAGATATTATATCATCAGAAGTTTTATATGATACAACAAACCCATCAATTATTTTATGTGATTTTGCACTTGAAAATGCTTTAAATGTACGAGCATTACATCTAACAGAAATACGAAATCAGGTGTTATTACAATTAACATTACAATTAAAATTACAAAATATACTGCGCGCGCAGCCGAACATACTAGGTGTACCAGTTGACCATCAAGAAAATATACCAGTTGACCATCAACAAAATATTCCAGTTGATCATCAACAAAATATTCCAGTTGACCATCAACAAAATATTCAAGTTCAACCTAATATACAAAATATACTAATTCAAGTTCAACCTAATATACAAAATATACTAATTCAACTTCAAAATAAATCTAACCAAATAATAAATCAACTGAATCTTAATCCTAAAAAATATAATATAAAACCCGATTTTTATAAAGTGTTACAAAAACTTCCAAATTTATCTACTCCTCCTTATACGTATAATGATTTATGTAAATATTTATCACAATATATTCTAAATAATAAAAAACGTTTTTTCGATGACCGAAATATAAAAGTTGCATTAGTATTTAATGATGAATTGGGAAAAGCTTTTGGTGTACAAGCTTTTCATCGAACACAAGTAACTAATTTACTTAGAAAACAATTAGTAAATGTTGGAACGCAGTAAGTTGAAAGTCTAAGTTACCCTTACGAAGATTTTGTTTTTTGAAATATTACAAATATTGTAATATTTCATTGTATAATACTCTATCGCAGCGTAAAAGCTATTGACATAAAGCACCCATATATTTAGTATTAGAATTTTGAGCTTGACTTCCATATGCCTGTTGTATTTGAAAATAATTAGCGCCGGTTCCTTGTCCATGTGTTAAAGTATTATAACCAGGAGCAGAATATGCTGGAACAACATAATATCCTGAAACAGATGTCATAGGGACTGGGGGTCTTATTCCCCGAAACCCGTTATTTGCATTGTATGTACCTAATGTTGCATAATTCGCGCCAGCAGAAGGATCTGGTCCAGATACTCTTGAATTTGCAAACCCACTGCCTAAATTATCTGATAGTAATGTAGCCATTTTAATAATAAAAAAAAAAAAGTAAAAATTTGATTGTATTTGTTTCGTTTATAAAAACCCTATTATGTAAAGAAATATTCCCTTACAATCTTTAAACAATTGGAAAGGTAATTAAAAATTGAATAAGGGAATGTTTTTTTTATAATAAATCTAAAAATGTTTTTGAAAGCACAACAGTTGGCAATAAGGTCAGCTACTTGTCGTGAACAACATGGAGCTACTCTTCACAATGTAGTTTCCCCATTTGGAAATCGTAAACACCAAATGCTGTCTACGTGTAATGTTTCATCATTTCATGCCGAAATTAATGTGTGTTACGGGATTAAAAAACTAAACCCGTATTGTGTTTTATGACTTATATGTATGTAGAATACGCAAAAATATGTTAAAAAATTCTAAACCATGTTTAACATGTCTTAATACTTTACAAACAAAAATGAAAATTCGTAATATTTATTATTCAAATGATAACGGGGATTGGGTTAAGGAATCAATGCAAAATATGTCAACCACTCATTTGTCCAGACGAAATAAACTAGCGAATATGTGTGCTTTGATTTTTATTAAAATTAATAAAAATCTTAATGTTTGGTAACAATTGTTTAAGTTTATTAAAATATTTAAAAAATGGATTTATTAAATTCTAAAAATTTAAATTTAATGAACTATAATACAGCAAAAACTATTTTACATAATGCTCGATTATCTCAAGATTGGAAACTTGGATGGTTTTATGGTAATAAACTTTGTGATTTATTTCCTTTATCATATATAATTAAAGATGAAACATCAATTGCCGCGTTTTATTGTAAAGAATATGTTAATGCTAATAAAATTATTAATGAATTAATAGATTTATCCCCGCCTGAATCTATGATTCATAGAATTATGAATAATAAATTCTTTTGTATTCCATATTTAATAAAAAATATAATTAAAGATCAACCCACAGCAGGCGGATATGAGCATGAGTCGCACAGCCTCGGCCACATTTCGCGTAATCGAAACATTGCCGAAAATTATGCAGCTAGACATGTTGTAAATTCTCCATTTAGTCTTGTTTTTAAAAATACTAATATTAAAACAATTACCTCTTTTTTTTCTCAATGTTGTGATTTATATTTATTTTCTAAATTCTATTACATTTATGATAATTTTGAAAATATTTGTTTAATTAAAAATAAATTTCCAATGATTCAATGTTTTAAATTTAAAACAAATATTTTAAGTACATTACAAGATCAGTTAACTCCATATTTTTTTTATATTGAAAATGATTGGATTTTTTTTGATAAATTTAATTTTATCACTTATATGGTGAGTATTTTAGAAACATATAGCACAGCTGAGGATGTAATAAAACATAACGGTGAGGATGTGAAACAGGCACATGAAAATATAACAAAACCTGATGACCAGAAAGTTGATCATAAAGTTGATGATCAGAAAGTTGATAAAGTTGAGGATCAGAAAGTTGAGGACCAGAAAGTTCATAAAGTTGAGGACCAGAAAGTTGATGACCGGAAAGTTGATCAGAAAGTTGATCAAAAAGTTGATCATAAAGTTGATAACCGGAAAGTTGATCAGAAAGTTGATGACCAGAAAGTTGACCAGAAGATTGATTTACCTATTTATAAACCAATTTCACCCCCAATAAAAACATTTAGTCAAGTATTAATTAATCAAAGTTTAACACCTTATGTGAATATCTCAACTTTTCCCACTATTGGGGTTTCATGTTTTACAGAAAATAAATACCGTTTTTTTTCTATTGATAATTCCCATTGTAATTTACGTTTTAGCGCTTGCTATTCTAAAGCCGAAGGCGTACCAATGTCCCAAGAGCATTGCGGCGAACCTACCGCATGTAATATGTTGCCTGATTTATATAAATCAGAACCATTTATAACCCAGATTCCTTCATTAGTAAAAAGATGTGTATTATTAGAATCAAGTCCAGAATTACATAATTTAGCTTTATTAGATGGTATTCATGCTATTCCTACCACGCAAGTGTCTCAAATTTCTGGATAATTATATGCAAAAGGATATAATCAATATCTTACAAGGTGACATTGTAATCCAGTCCCCATTGTAAGATTAGTTTGTGTTTTTAAATCATGTCGTTTATTACTATCAATTAATGTGGTATTAAAATAAGTAATTAAAGAATTAATATTTTTAAACAATTCTTTAAAGATTTTATCTGTATTTTCGGTTGTAATTGAGTTTTCAATTGAGGTTGCAGGTGCCCGCATTGTCGCTGTCGCTGTCGCTGTCGCTGTCGCTGTCGCTGTCGCTGTCGTTGTCGTTGTCGCTGTCGCTGTCGTTGTCGTTGTCGCTGTCGTTGTCGCTGTCGTTGTTACTGGCGCTGTATTAGTATGTGTTTGATTTTCGTTTGTTGAAGCATCCCGCTGGAAATATATTTCCTGACCTATTTTAAATTGAGGGGAAGTGTTCTTTTTTCGCTTCTCACAAACTCGGTATGTTTCAATAACACTATCTTTTACTCCTCGTTCAAAAATTTCTATTAATTTAATTAAATCTTTTTTAAGTTCACGTCGTCTGTATAATAATCGTAATTGTAGAAACCAATTTCTTGTTATTCGCTCGCGCTGCGCTTGTTTAATCGTTTCAATATGCTCGGCTGCGCCTCGCGCCGCATTTTCGCGAACGAAGTGAGCATCTGGTTGAATATTCGTTTCGTTTGAACAGATATCCATCGTTTTTATTTTCTCAATATCATTTAATAGTTGAGTAATAAATTTTTCTTGTTTTTCGATTTCTTTCCGTTTAATTGGTATTTCCATCCATTCAGTATCTATACTAAATTTTATTTTTGCTATATATAATGGATTTAATCGTATTAAATAATTTTCTCTTAATTTCCGTTTTCTTAGACACAATCCTTCAGCATCATAAACGGCAGTTCCTAATAATGGTAAGATTGTTTCTATTTCAGTTAAAACTCTAGAAATAAAATTATGTTGAAATATTGGTTGATTTTTTACATATAATGATTTACATAATTCAGATTTATTATCAGTAAACATTGTGAGTGCCCAACGTAATTCGTCTCCACATGGATCATTACCTAATTGTAAAGTAATATCAGTGTCCCTAGTACGTAACCATTCAAAATAATGAGGATTATGAATCATACCAGTTTGAATTATACCTGTTCGCCATGAAAAAGCTGTTTTACATTCAATACAAAACATCTGATCACAACCATCTATTTTATGAATCGGGACAGAACATTTAGGACATGGTTTAGAATCTTTTTTTAATAATAATATAGTAGCAACAATATCAGGATTACAAATATGTTTATATTTACCTTTTGGGCGAAGTTCTCGACACTGACAACATATATGTTGTTGACAAATTTTACAAATTCCTTTTGTTACTAATCCATAACAATCTTTTAATGGACAAAAAAAAGATGTTGAATACCGTTGAATTTCGTCATCCGTTTTAAGTAAAATATCATTAAGTTGGTTTAATTCAACCTCATATGTACTCAATGTTTCTTCTAATTCTGTTTTTACAGAATTTACAATCTCTATATAATTATCGTTTAATTTATTATGAGATGTATTTCGTCGTAATCTTCGTAAATAATATAAAATTAATTTTTTTTTTTCTTTTATTATTTTACTTCGGAATATTCCGTCTAATCGTTCTTGAGTCCCTTTTAGTAATAATTTCTCTTTTAATATATCAATATCCGTTAATTTTGTCATATACTCTATACGAAATTTTTTAGTAGTATGTAAATAAATAAATTCTGTACTAATATTTTCTCCACAAATCATACATTGTTGAGATATCCCATCAGCGTTTGCGCGGTTGGTCATCAAAAAAGTTTTGAAACATTTCAAACAACTTTTCTCTTTACAAAAGATACATATTATTTTGCGTCGTGTTTGAGAAGTAAATATTTCACAACATATTGAACATGTTTCATTATTCTCCATTTTCTTGTTTTTAATTCTTATTTATTAGATTCAAGTTTTCTTGAATGATAAATAAAAATCAAAATAAAATCCATAACAGATAAATTCTTAATTATCCATTATTGTCAGATAAAAATTTATTTACTATATCTTTTAATAATAATTCACCTTTAATATTATTTGCTTTGTTATATTTAGAAAAATCAAACACTAAATCTCGGGTATTTTTTAAAATAGTTATTTGAAGAATAAATACTTCACCTTCATAATTATAATATCGTTTATCAAGAAGTAAATTCCATTCTTTTATATCATCCACATTATCTAATGGATAAATAAAAGGTTCAACCTGACAATTATACTCACGTTGGTCTTCACTATACACCCCACCCCCCCCCCCATGTCCATGTCCATGTCCATTATCGCTTGTAGGGCAACGATAATTTTTATTAACTTTGGGTATTTGTGAAACAACAGAAATTTCATTTTCTAAAAATGGATTTTGAATAAAAACTCTCATTTCCGGGCCATATAAAGCAGATTTATTAATTTTTAATGTTTGTTTATAACGATTTTTCCCAACTAATACAGTTCGTTTACAATTTTGTAATAATATTGAAAATAATTGTTTTAATATTGATTTATAAACGACTTCACTAATAATTAAATATTTATTTAAAATTGTCATTGCTGACATTTCTACATCTTGAGCAAATATTTTTAAAATTTTAGGAATATGTGTAAACCGTATCCAAAAATATACACAACCACATACAACAGATTTACATAAAGAAACATCTAAAATATCTGATTTTGTTTTTACTAATTTAAATAATTTAAATATTGGTTTTTCTAATTCTATCATATGTAAATTATTTAAAATTCCTTTTATTGATAATTCTTCTTCTTTATCATTATTAAAAGGGACAACATATTCACAATCTTTTGGTAAATTATTTGCTAAAAAAGCAAAACCTTTATTCGCTTCATTTGCTTTCACTAAAAACATACCTAATAAATCTTCAAACGAATATGGTGTATTACATATCGCTGCTGCTCGATGTAGACAGGCTAATAAAATTACTTGTTTTAATGTATTTCTATATATTTTGTTTGGGGTGATATATTTGTAAATTATTACAGTTAAATCTTTAACTTGATGTGATAAATATGTTGGTAAACTATTATAAATACTACAATCTCTTTTTTTTCGTTGTTTCCCAAGAATCGAACATTGTGGTGTTGTTATAAATTTTTCATGTAATATATTCCCACAATCTAAACAAGTTTCTTTACCATTTTCTTCAGTATATTCTGAATGTGTACAAATAGAATCAATTGTAACGACTGGATATTTATTTCGAGTACTAGAAGTTGGTATAAAATTTCTATTTTTACGAGCACTGATGCAGCCGTGAACAGTATCGGAGCATAATGTCATAGCTTCTTCAAAAAAGGCGAAATGTTCTTCCATTTTATTTATTAAGAAATTATCTTTAATTTCTTAATAAAAATTTCAAACGTTAATACTAAGTTTTATTTTCAAATAAAATGGATCTTTATAAACAATTTTTATCTGGAAACACCGCAACTGAGCACATTGGTAATGACTCAACGTTTACTGTTACCCCGGTAAACAAAACACAGTTAGAGTTTTGTCCTTTATCAAAATTTAATGAATTATTAGGAAAACCAAATGAAGGAATACACAGTATTCGTTTTTTTAATACTGCTATCATTGACTTTATTATTGCATTATTTTTTGCATTAACACTAACTTGGATAACCGGCCGTATTAATTCACAAGGAAAACCCAAATATAAACAAATTCCTCTTGTATTGTCCACAATTTTAATTTTAATAATTGGGGAAATTTTACATATAATTTTTGGAGTTAAAACTAACACATTAGCTTATTTTGGTATTAATTGTGACCGGTCATAGTTTACTTTACCCAAAAATACATTGTATTCCAATATATTTTTGTTAAAACAAAATCTGGATTTATATCAATAGTATCTTCCCCTAAAATTAAAATAAAACTGTAAAATTGTAAAATTGTTGGAGATGTTAATTTTAAATTATCACATTTGGGGTTGTTAAAAAAATAATTATCTTCATCAGAGTCAAAAAACACGAATTTAGATTTTCGAGGTTGGAAATATTTCACTCTTTCCCACAATGTTATGTTTTCAAATTTTTGTGGTATAGTCAATGGTATATTTATATATTCATTTTTATGACATCGTTTTAACGCAATATTAATATGTAATAATTTATCAACGCTCTTAGTTGGATTAGAAAAATCATTAAACCAAAAAACAATACAACCTAATGAATTATTAATAATTTCTGAAATCCATTTTTGTTCAGAAAAATTAGAAAAAAGTATTTGAATTCTTTCTATTTCTTTTTTATGTTTTTTAAACCAAACATCAAAATTAGATTTTGTTAAATATGGGTTCGCTTCAAATAATGGGTTTTCAATATTTTCAATAATTTTTTTTGCATTCTTTTGAATTAGATCTTGAACTAATAAAGGGGATGGGATGTAGTAAATATTATTTTGGCTATAGTTTGTTCATTTTTTTCACTATATACAACTGTTTCAGAGTCGTTCGCTGGGTTTACTGGATTTGCACGATGGTTAAATATGTTTGATCTACGTTGTTTTGGAGTAAATATATGATTTAATTATGATAAAAAATCAACAATTTCATTATTTATATTTGGTGTTAAACTGCTTATAATTTTTACAGGTTCATAATCCAAAATATTTTTGTATTTTAATTTTGTTTTTTTAATTCAATTAGAGTATTATCGTTTATTTTTTCATCACCACCATTATGCTTGTTTTTTGTATCATATTTAGATCCGTTGTTACGGTTATCGATGCGCTCCGGTCGCGAAATATCCCCACAAGATAATTTTAAAGGAATTTCATTTACACTATCTGATTCAAATAATAATAAAGATTTTTGTATACCAATCATTTTAGGGTTAAATGGTTCAATAATATAACGGAAAAATGGTTTTGTTTCTTCTAAATAACATTCATTAAAATCTTCATCAACAACAACTTTATAAATTTTATTATTAGGTTTTATTATTATTTTTACACTTTTATTATTAATAATATGTTTTAACATATAACGATCATTACCTAATGGTAACACAGTTCGATGCCACCATTGTTTTATAAATATTAATAAGATACTCCAATATGTTTTAAACACATTACTCCAACTATCCATAACCGTTGCTAAAACTGTTGCTCCATAAACATAATATTGAATTACGGGCCAATATAGTTTTATACCAATAATAATATTAATAAGTGTAAGAAATGAATACCATCCTATCATTTTTGTTTTAAATACAGTACAATTACTTTTAAATCAAAGTTAACATAATTTATCTTAAGAGTATAAACATCAACACGTTATTACACCTGCTCCAACTATACGCAAGCCCGAGCGAAATTTGTAATGCGACAAACACTGATGGGAATTTAGGGTTGTTATTTAAATAAAAAAATGTGGAGCAGATGGGGAAAAATCATATGTTAATTTATGGGATATTTGTTCATACAACATTTCATGTGATATATGCTCCCCACTTTCGAACACGCTGAACGACTTTTGATATTTGTTTGGAGATTCCAAAAACCCCGAATAACCCGAAGACCCAGAAGATCCTGAAGACCCCGAAGACCCTGAAGACCGCTTATGTACTGTTTCACACATTATTTTATTTGGACCGCCCCGGCTTTCGGCCTCCGCTTGGGTCATAGAACATTGAGGGGTAATTGCCAAATGTCTCGGAAAAATACTATTCTGTGTTGGTATAATCGCATTATATTGAAGTATAATTTTATTACCATTCTCGGGGGCGCCTCGTGTGCCGGTGCTGAGTGATTTATGGGAACGAAGCGAATATAAATCTGTTTCATTTTCTATATTAAATATAGGTAATATATTCGGTTTTCCCTCGTGAACAAAACTGCACTCAGAGCCGCACCCTTGTGTGTTTATACTGTTGGTTTGGTCCACTGCTCGAGAAGTATTTTTATCGCTCAACTGCTGCTCGTGCTGCTCGTGCTGCTCGTGCAGTATATGGTGTGTTTTTGGCGGAGATGGGGCCCGTTGTTTTTGATACCTTTTATATAATTGAAAAGCCGCTTTATCTTTCTTAATTAAATATAAAAAAATGACTTCTGTTTTAGGATTATTTTTTAACATTTTTATTTGATGTTTCATAAATAAATTATTTTCTAAAATTTTAAACCAGTTAATATGACAATTATATTTTTTCATTTCATTTAACACCCGAAAATTACATATATTTATAAGTAATACATCAGTCACATCATAAAAAGTAAAAATAATAGTTATAATATGTTTATATTTTTTATATTCATTTAATTGATCAATTACTTTAATAATATTGACTAAATTAAGTTCTGATGCATCTTTGCGAACGAAGTAAATATCTTCACTCTCACCAAAATTATATATTTCTTCATTAGAAAAATCATCTATAAGTTTCGCTCCAAATTCCCCCCCAAGTTCTACATCAAGATGTTTATACTCGGGGGCGGCTCGCGCTGTATATTTATTTTGAAAAATACTTTTAGTTATATATTTATTTTGAAAAATACTTTTAGTTATATATTTATTTTGAAAAATACTTTTAGTTATATATTTATTTTTAGATGTTAAAAATAACATCTCTTTATGAGTTAATATGGGAAGTTCACATAATGGACATTGGGGTTTGTGGGATTTAATAACAAGATTTATACATATTGAATGGTAAAGATGTTTACATAATAAAATTGTGGTTTTTTGCCAAATCCGAATATTGGAAATACAAATAACACATGTTGTTGTTTTACATATCATTTTTACATGGTTAATTATAACCATAAGTATCTTAAAATGCAGCGACGAATTTGAGTTTTGTTCTTACGTAGACTCTTTTATGTGTCGATCAAACTCTGAGAAATTAATTTTTGATTTTTATTATTCAATTTTATGAATAATAAAATGTCTATATCCAATAAAATGTCTATATCCAATAAACAAAATATACTTAGTGAGAGTAATCAAAAAGAAATAGAAAACACAGATACTTTCGCTGCTACAAAATTAATTGAATCGTTAATAAAAACAAGTCCATGTTGTCATACAAAAAATAAATTATTTCTTAGTGATATAATTCCTGAAATTATTAAAATCGAATATGGAAATGAAATTGGTTCAATATTTAGTATTGGGGAGTTATTAATTAAACAAGTATGTAAAAAAATAAAAGATGTTAATTTTTTAAATTCACAATGTGAGTATGGTAATGATTTAGAAATGTGTTTATATGGTATTTTGGGGGGGGTCTGACTGGTCGTATTTTACAAGTGGTTGTAGAACAGTGGTTGTAGAAAAATTCTGTAATCCTGTATTAAATATTAATTCTAATTGAATTAATATTAACCTAATATTGAATTTAGACTAGGATTTTAACTTAAACGTAGTTTAATACCCATCGCATTTAATTCTTGATATAATAATTTGGTTGCATAAGGCATATTTTTCATTTTGATAGTAGAATCTTGACAAGTATTACAATATTCTCGGTTATTTGATATCATTCCACAAATCTTACAGAGAGGTACTGTATATTTATCACTTTTATCAAACAAACATTCTTTTAAAATACGAGTAGATCCATGACTAACCATACAATCTTTCTCCATTTCACCAAATCTTAATCCACCATCTCGCGCTCTTCCAGCAACCGGTTGATGAGTGAGAGTATCAAGACGGCCAGCTACACGAGAATGAATTTTATCGACCACCATATGTTTAAGGCGTTGATAAAAAGCGGGTGCCATAAATATTTTATTTGGAAAAATTTTTCCAGTAAATCCACTTTTCATTATTGTCATAAATGGTGCTAAACTACTGTCTAATTTAGAAAATTGTGTATTCCTACATTTTATACATATAGAAGTTTTAGTACAATCTAAACATATATGTTCTGTTGGAAAATTAGTGCTTTGTGTGTAATTTGTAATATTTGCTTTTGTCCCTAATATTTTTAATTCCTCACCAATATTATTATGAGTAAAAGGAGTTGCATCCATTATTTTCCCTAGTTTACAACCAATTAAATTAAAACACATTTCTATTAACATGTTAATAGTCATTCGAGAGGGGATAGCATGTGGATTAAGAATTAAATCAGGAGATATACCATTTGCATCAAATGGCATATCTTCTTGAGAATAAATCATACCACATGTCCCTTTTTGTGCTGTGGAAGAAGCGAATTTATCACCAATTTCTGGAAATCGCGGGATTCTAATACGTATTTTAATAACTCGTACACCTTCATTTGTTTGAGTATCTAAAACAGAATCAAGAAATCCTTCTTCCCCGTGTTTAATAACAATACTTATATCTTTTGTTTGTTGAATACGATCCCCTTCCTGATTTCTAACCCGGGTATTATGAGTTTTTCCAATAATAACAACCCCTTTATGTAACCATAAAGATTGATTGTCAAATTTAGACATTGAAATTTTGTGTGACCGTTGTTTCTGTTGTAATTTTTCTTTTGAAATTAGACCATTCTCATCAATATAACTATAATCCCATTCACGATGCCGATATTGATATTTTGGGGGGCATATTTTTTCAAAATCTGAATTTCCTCGTTTTCGTTCTTCCTCTAATATTGTTTTGTATGTTGTTGTTGAAAATAACCCTCTTTCTAAAGCACTTTTATTCAATATTATACTATCTTCTTGATTAAATCCAGTATAAGTCATAATAGCCACAATTGGTAAAACGCCATGAGACATTTCATTAAAATTTAATAATGTTACTAACCTACTTTGAGTTAATGGTTTATGTGTTGTATTCATAATATGTAAAGTTGTATCATAACGAGTTAAATAAGCAGTACTTGGAATTCCCATTGCTTGTTTTCCCATAGATGCTTGATAAGCATTTCTTGGAGATTGACAATGGTTAGATAAAGGAATCGCAGATGCCATAATACCCATAATAGTTGCAGCTGGACATATTTCCATAAAATCACATTTATTTTTTTGTAAATCTGTTTCAGTCATAGCAACAACCGAATTCTCTAATTCATATGTATCACGAAATACAATATTATTATTAATACAACCATCAGTCCATAATGTAACTATAGGTTTTTTTTGTTTTTTAATAACAAAAAGAGGTCTTAATAATCGTCCTTCATCTGTTTGAATATGAATTTCATGTTCATTTCGAACAAAAGCAAAAGAAATATAATTCGATAATAAATCAGATTCTCTATATAGTTCAAATGTTTTTTTAAATGAAAAAGGATTTTTTGTATATCCCACGATTTCTCCATTTAATATTATTAAATAATTTTCACTAACATTGGTTTTGTGGTTTTCTTTTCCACTTCCACTTCCACTTCCACTTCCACTTCCACTTCCACTTCCACTTTCACTTCCACTTCCACTTGCGCTATAAGTATTTTCATCTGATCTAAAAGTAGTTAATGAGAGGAAATCAGGAAAATGAGATATTATTGGTAATATTAATTTTGAAGACACTGGAACTGATATTTCTACAGATAATGACAGATTTGTTACTATTCCTACCGTTTCTCCTTCCGGAGTTTCATAAGGACAAATAAAAGAAAAATGAGAAGAATGTAATTGTCTTGCATTTGTATTTTTCCCTTTTGTTCCAATAGGTAACATTATTCGCCGTAAATGAGATAATTTAGCCCCATAATTTTGCATTGTAAATAAAAATTGAGATACCCCAACTCTAGTATATGAAGAACTTTTAGGTGTATTCCAATTCCCAGTCATAAAACTCATATTTAATCCATGAGTAATAGTATTTTGAGCTTTAATTACAGTAATTGGGTCTGGATTCTTTTTTTGTTTTATTTGATTAAAAATCGTTTTAACAAATTGTTTAAACAACCCTTGAAATAGAAACCGTATTAAACTACCAGTTGAATCTAACCGTTTATTAGCTAAATTTTCTTTATCATCACATGGTCGAATTTTATACATAGAACTTATTATTTTTTTAATCATAAACCCTAGATGTATTGCGGCCGAGGAAGATGTTAAATCAATGTGATAAAATAATTCTTTTTCAAATATACTTTTTACATAATTTATATCTCTTTCTGCCCCTAATGAATTACTTATTGCTTCTAATGCATCATTTTGGGTTGCTTCACTATGAAATTGACTTAATAATGTTTTAATATGAAAACTATTCGGAAAAAGTGAACTGTGACAATATGTTAACATATCTGATTCAGTAATACCCAACGCTTTAAAAACTAATCCAGCAGCTACTAATGATTTAATATAAGGTAATGAAAATACAAGTTCTGATGTTTCAGAATTTAGTTTTAATTGTGTTAATATTGATGAACCCTGTTCATTAACACTTCGTATTTCTGCAACATAATTATATTTTTCTTGTGGAATATATTTAACATATATTTTATTATATGCTTGCCGTAATTGACCAACTAATACACGTTCTTTGCCTTTTATTATAAAATAACCACCAAAATCATTTTCACATTCTTCTACATCAAATTGTGATTTATCCTTTATATTACACGCTATTGATCGTAACATTATTGGCATTTTCCCAATAGGGATTTGGTTATGTATTATATTTTGATTAGTTTCAATATCTAATATTTTAATTGTTGCATATATTGTACCTTCATAATTAATATTTCTTTTTCTTGCTTCATTCGGATATAAAAATCTACTTGTACGATCATGATTAATAAATTTAGGTTTATCAATATATACTTGATTTATTTTAATAATCAATTTTGGATCTTCTTGAGGTATAACAATTTCAGATTCTCGATCAATTACTTCTTGCATTCCAATAGTAATGAAATCATTATATGTATCAATTTGATGACGAACAAAATGTGTTTCAGTAAAGTATTGTTCCATAAGGTCCATAATGTTTTCATTAATTTTTTTTATAATTTTTTTAACAAGAAATCAAAATTAATTTTATTATGACTTAAAATGTTGAATCAAAAAATCTTAATAATTTTGATTGTTGTAATTATTGCCGTATTGGCATATGATTCTATGACCCAAATAGAAGGATATTGTAATTGTAAAGGTATGGGAACTAAAATGGCAAAACCAACATATTTTGTTTATAGACCTGATGGAGATGTAAGTAATTATAAATTAGCCCCTGAAAATTCGATGACAACAAATTCATCAGCATCATTATCAAGTGCTAATTTAGGTTGGCATTCTGGGTATCCAAAACAACCAATTCCAAATACTAATAGTTGGACTGCTGGTTCTAATCCAAATCCATGTAATCAATCATCTGTTCCCATGGCAACCATACAATCACTTGGTGGAGGAACCGTTGGACATGAACTACGTCAAGATGAAACAACCCGTCAACAGAATGCTTACGTAAATCACTATGGATCCGCACCCGTATTTGATCCATTACAGAAAAATATGTATGGTAGTTCTAATAATGTACCATGTACTAACATACCTGATTTAGGGGTTGGTGTATTATAAGATTATAATATAAAGAAAAAAAACTTATTTAAAATCACTATGAATCAGTTTTTAAAATATCCAGCAGATTGTGTTTGTATGGAAAAAATTCAGAATAATTCACTTGTATTAGAAAATTTGGAATTTAATATTGCAGAAATATCACAGATGAATTCGACATCTTTAGGAAATATAAATGCAGTATATAAATTAGGTTTAGATAAAGAAAAATTTAAAGCACAAAATTATTTAGAGAATTATTTACAATCAAATACACCTTTTCCCAATATTTTAAATGTTAAAATCCAAATTAAAAATAATATCCCCTTTTATCATATGACAGATTTAGTAGGAAAATCCAACATTAAATCAATTCCAAATAATTTTAAATGTTTAATTTGTTTAAACCATATTGTATAACAGAATTGTAACAGAATTAATATTTAAACAAATGTGTTTAAATATTTTCACCATTGATTTAGAATATTATTTTGTTTTCAATTTATATAATAACATTAATATTATTATTAACAATATTATAGATATTTGATACGGAATATATAGGAAGGCTGATTTTTGTGGGAATAATGAATTATTAGATAAAAAGAGTTTAGAACAACCAGGACATTTCATTATGTGGTTATATATTTTAGAACAATTTATAATACATGTTTCGGGGTTTGTCTGCATTTGTTCATGTTTTTTTGCTATGCTCCCCGATGCTGGATTTAATTGTTGAGTATATTCGGCTACACGGCCACTCCGTGAGGATGATAATGAATATGCTGATGACGTTAAATATGTTGGCATTTTACTTGATCAAAATCTTTTTCCAACTCGGGGTTTGTTTCTTTTTTTATTAAATTATGTAATATCGTTTGAAAAGGTATTTTTGTTTTTTTTTCTAAATCTGGTCCAGCACTAGCATTGAATACTTTAAATACTACTTTTATATCAGAATTACACAATTGTTTATATTCTACTGTTTTTTTAAATTCAGATATTTCTGCTATATTACCTGTTAAACATACTTTAGTATTTTTATTTAAAGTTTGAGAAATTTTTTGTGTTAATTGAGGATGTTCAGAATTGGGATTCAAAGCACAATATAAAATTGTTTTCTTTTCTAAATTTAAATTGATTTTTGTTTCGTCATATAATGTAGGATGAATACATTCACCTGTATTATTAAATATGGGTTTAAATATAAATTTAGATACTCCTTGATTATCTTGGGAATATGAATGATTTATAACTGAACCAGGATATAATACATTTTCTTTTATTTTTTGACGTTCATGAATATGTCCAGATATTAACATTGGCCAATAATCTTTCCATTCATCACCTTCAATAGATTCAATAGGACCCATTTTACAATGTTTAATTTCTTGATGAGCAAAAATACAAATAACAGATTTCCAATTATTGATTGTATCAAGTGCTTCAATAAATCGTCCCACCGGAACATAAGGTATAAATAAATAATTATATTTAATTAGAGGTTTATCTACAATAATAATATTTTTCCATTCTTTTAACCCATTTAACCAATGATTTGCTGTTAAAAATTGTTGATTATTTATATAGTCATGATTACCCACTAATATAATAACTTCACTTATCTTCCGGAAAGAATCTATTAACTTGTATGCTCTATTTAATAATTGTGTATTAATCCTTTCATGGGTGTCCAAAATATCACCTGCAACTACAATACATTGTATATCATTATTACTAGCATCTCCACATTCTTGTAATTTTTTTTCTAATTTATCAATGTTTTCTATATTATTAAATTTAATATGAATATCCCCTATAAATAAAACCGTTTTTTTTTCTACAGATTGTATTTTTTCTACAGATTGTATTTTTTCACTTTGCCTAACATTTACTATATCAATAGATTTACTTTCGCTGCGCTCAGCTATGCTCTGTTTAGAACTCATTTGTTTAAAATTAAAAATCGTAATTTATAATCAAATATTCCCGTAATTAAAATTTTAGATATTAAAAATAGGAGAAATGTTTCAATTTTATAATTCTGATAAAGTTTTAATTATAAATCTGAGCAATACCAATACCATTTTTTTGGGCATCAATTTGTGCTTGGTCTCTAAATGCATTATTCGCATGATATAAAAATTCCCCCGGTAATACATTTGGTAATTTTTCATCAACATTATACATACGATATGAAAGTTGTGACATATCCTGATTCGCATTTGCTTTATTAAATTTTGCTGTCTCAGTTGCAGATCTTGCTTTATAATTCGAATCAAATTGTTCATTTAATTGATGCCAAAATTTGTAAGATTTGCCATTAAAAAATTGGTCTTGATCTTCTGGCGAAAAATTTGATACTTTAAATATTTTACCAAAAGAGATAAAAATACAATATAACCCATCAACTGGTAAATGATATTTAGTTATTTCTTTTAAATCATTTCTTGTAAAATTACTTGCATTATCATATTTTATAATAGATTTAATAATCTCTAATACTGTTTCATTATAACTACCAAAAATTTTTATTTTTGCATTTTCCCAACTACCTCCTTTTGTTATATAAAGATCAAAAAACGTTTTTGAATCTTCCATTACCTTTATACCAACAACCAAACGCCCCTTTTATATGTGGATGTAATTGATCTACAATTACAACAATAAATGAATCTTTTGTATCACCAATCACTATTATATCATTGTCATTAATATCATTTAAAACTAAATATTCACAAAAATTAATTATAGATGGAATTTTTTGGTTTTTTTTATCTTTACGAATAAAAAGAGTTTCTAAAGCCAAAGGTTTATTTAATTGCGACACATCACTTTTATGATACATTTTATCATTTATTTATAATTTTTAAATCAAAATTACAAATACAATTAAATTAAATTACAATAACGTTTTCCTGTTTCTTTTTGTTTAGTTTCTTTTTGTGTTTCTTTTTGTTCAGTTCCTTTTTGTTCAGTTTCTTTTATCCCTGATATTTCACCTAACATTTGGGTTTTTACACACACACTATCGAAAGATGGACTGTTTCGAGATCGAGGCATCTTTCCTGATGTTGGGGACATCATATCTGTTGTCACAGTGCCAAATGAAAACCTGAAAGCCAAATCATCATTCAGCATAGAATATAAATCATCATTAGAAGAATGTATATTTGTTTTTAGGGGTTTTTGGGTTTTTGGGATATTTAATTTATTAACAACATTTAATATTACATTTTCAACTGCAACATTATCTGTTACATCTTCTATTTTTGTCGCATCAATCATTTCATTGTCTTTATTCACAGAAACCATTTGCGCAGCCGTCGACGTATCATTGTTTTTCTCACTATTCATTTTGGTATGTTTATATTAAATAAATATTAACTAAAATAAAATCAAATATTAATATGTTAACATATTAATATTCTATATATTTATGAACATCAGTTATACTACATAAATTTAATAATATAACATCATAATATAAATACATAGATATGTCACTGCATCGCGGAGTTGTGTTTATTTGGTTAAAGTTATTCATTATTTGTTAAATAAGTTGTTAAAGAAGTTATATTAGAATGATAACTATGTTCCATTTGAAGTTTCATAATATTATTATCAATAACAGCATATCTAAAAGGCCAACCCCCAAATTGTTTTTCAATATTATTATTAATTAAATCAATGTAACAATTAAAATAAGGAAATAAATCATAATTTATAAAAAAATCATTAGCAATTTTTATTCGATCTTTCATTGTAACATGATTTCTAACTTGTACAGGTTTATTATTATATGTATTTTTTGGGTTTGGTAATGGCCAAGTATCAATAGCATGTGCTTCCATTATATACACGAAAATAAAAGAGTAATTCTTATATTTTTTAGATAATACTTTAAAATTATCCAAAAAATTAAGTAATGGGGGTCAAGAAACAGATCCTGTAATTAAAATTATTGGTTTATTTTCAACCCTTTTATTTGGAAACAAACAAATCTCTTCATTTTTTAATGTATAATTCGCTCTACTTTCGTTTCGGTCAGTACCCAAACTAGTTTCACCGGCCGTTGCTTCGTCCACGTCCACGTCCACGTCCACGTGACTAGAGATCGGATCAGTCGTGGTGTAACGTCTCGTAAAAATACATTTCATTGGGGGAATAAAATCACCGATATTCAAATTACCATTAGAGATAATATTAAATTTTTTTTGGATTGGTATTGTTTTAAATTCATCATTATCAGGATAATATAATTCAGCATTACGAAAAATAAAAAGATTCTCTTTAGTTTGTTTAATTTTAAACATATTTAATATTTCTTTTTGTAATAAATCAATACATTTATCTCCTGATGAAGTAAGTTTTTGATTTTCTAATAAAACCAAATTTAAAAATTTAGGATTCAACCTTAATTTTTTTTCTAATAAAACCATATTCATAAGTGTTTTTTCATCAATCATTTATTTTTATTTAAATGCATGATGATATAAAATCATTTTTTAGTTAACTTGATTATATACATAATCCCACCTATCTTTGAATGGCTCTAAAGGAATAAGGAAAGGTTTTAATAATGTTGGAATTTGGCTTTTATGAAAATAATTTATTTGAAATAAATTTCCTAATGGTGTATTACGTATGTCCCAAATATTTGAATTACGTTCATCAAATAATGGAATATCTCTTGGTAAATTTAAATAGTCAAGACACAAATTAGATATTTCTAAATAAGTAAAAATTTGTTTATGAGGGATGAAATTTGGGATTGTAACAAATATCTCATGTAAATTATTTTTAATTGAGAATTGGTTAAATCTATCTAATTCTTGACATGATAGATCTAATTTATCATGCATATCATAATCACTTTTTGATAAATAAGATAAAACTGTATCTTTTACTTCTAGTATATGAATCATTTTTGTATTTAAAGCTGTTTCTAACGCCGCATCACATATTATAATTGATGGGTTTGTTTTATCATATAGTTGTTCATTAAAAATTATAATTTTTAAATCATTTAATATTTTATCTAGTGTTGTTGCTGTGTTTTTATGATAATTTGAATCAGGTTTTTTACATTGTAAATATTGTAATAATAAAGGTTGATAATTTGTGCAACGGTGGCCGGGCTGTGTTAATTGGTTTGTTTCTTCCGCTTGCGTGCTCGATATGCAGGTAGTTAACCACTCCCGGGTAATATTATACATACTAACCATAATTATATTAACATTTTCAATATTATATAAATTTTGATCAAGTAATTCTAATTGTTTATTTGTTTCTTGTTGGGAGTCTATATCTAGCGTGGGCTTATTGGGTGGAGAGTTTATAATTTGTGAATCTAAATTTGGTGAATTTATAGATTTTGGGGTGTTGAATATAGATGAATCTCTGTTTATGGTGGGTTGTGATACGCCGGGTTGTGGAGATACCTCGCTCTCACTGCCCATGCTCGACAGCACCTCGCGTGATATGTTAAGTGGATATGAACGTGGGTCGTGTTGAGTTTGTGAAATTAAATTTGTTAAAATTTTCTTTGGTGTTTGGTTAAATAATATATTACTTAGATTTTGCAATTGAGATTCTGACAAAGAATTCATATTTAATTAACTTTATTAGTTGTTTAAATATGAAATCAATATTTATAACATATTTGGAGTTGTAAATGATGCTTACCCTCGTGAAGCCGAGGGTTTCTTGTTGCGCACTAGTCGTATATTTGTAAATTAACGATTTTTTCTAAATAAAGTAGTATGTCGTTTTATTTGAGGTTTTTCTATTTTAAGTTGGGGTTGAATAGGCGGTGGTGGGTATAATTCTGTTTTGTTTTTTTTAAGATATTTAACAAATTTTTCAAGGGCTAAAATAAGATCTGAAGTTGAATATGATATTCGTTGTGTTGCCCATTTTGTTAATTGAAGTTGCTGTCGTGGAGAGAGAGTTGATATAAATTTATTTATATCTTTATGTGCGTGACTCACCCAAACACTATATAATTCAGCTCGATCTGTTATATCAAAAATACCAAAATGGTTTTCGTTAAAACCTTGTATATCAACAATAATTTTATGTAATAAGATCATTACATCATCCATAGTTTTATATCACGAATTATTTTTTCTATACTTAAAAACACCATGTTTAATTTACTTAAATATAAGTCAATAAATTCAGAAAAAGATTTAACCAAATCACATATTGAGGAATATAATCACTGTGTACTACAGAAAAATTACACAACACCAAAATATGGGGCAAAAGGGGCGACCGAGCGAGAGCAAAACTCGCCACATGTTCATTTTGTTCGCGAAGATAAAGCGCGAAAGCCGGCGGCCGACCATATTATATTAAATAAACTCAATTATTATGACACAGATTTTTTTCCTAAAAATGGAGGGTATACTAGTTATGACCCAAGATTATTAAATGGTGCTAGAAATGGTGAAAGTGATAGATTAATATTAGATACAATACCATTAAATGGAAAATTACACGCACCCACACACACACACGCACACGCTACATCTACTCTATTTCGAAACACCATAACACCAAATAAATTTGCAAATATAAACCAAGGACAAATAAGATATTATTATAGTTCTGATTTGGCTACTCCTTTTATACCACAATTATTTGGAGATACACCCAGCGTAAGTGCATCTCGTAATAACGCTTACACAGCTGAGCATGTCTATTATACAAAACAAGATTATTTTGATCCCATGGGAGTATATAAACCATATTTTATTAAAATTAATAATGAATGTATTATTCCAAATACTTCTATTGGTGTTTGGGATCTGCCCGAACACGAGGACGATGGCCGTGAGGGTCCGACTTTTGGTCCGCGTGTAACAAGCGAAAATTTTACGAGGTATAACCCGTCTAAAATAAATTTATCATGGATTCGTGATAGTCAGTATCAACGAAATGAATTAATATCGAAACAACTAATTTCTCAAAATAGAAATAAATTTTCAATAAATTAAATAAATACATATAAAGCTTTATTATAAGCAACTGTTGTATTACATGAAATTTGGTTTATTTTTTTCCATTTCCCATAACATTTTGGTTTTATAACATCCATCCAATTTGTTGTAATATTAAATATCCCTTGTCCATAACATCGATATTTAGGTTGTAGAGTTTCAGAGAAATATTTGTTTGTAAAGCGAGAGTGCCGCAGCGGTTGTTTTTTCGGTTGTATATTACGATTTCTTTGTGATATAATAGGACAGAAAATATTTAATTTTGTTGGTATATTACATGCTTTAGATTGGTGTATTATTTTATACTCTAAACAATATGGTGATTTCTGAATATTTGTTGAAAGTTTACCTGTGTTGCGTGTGAATAAATTATGACGAACCTCCCAATATTGGGGGATTGGGAGTAATTTTACAAAAAATCCTCGTTCTCGTGATAAATATTTATCTTTTGATTGTTCGGTGCGCTGCGCTTGTGTTAATGTAATTAAATACAACACAGTAGATAATGAGATTAAATTTCGCGAAGCGAAGCCAAGCATAAATGGGAAATTCTTTTGCAATGAGTGAAGTGAGATGGTATTTGTTTGTTGGATATGCTGATGCTGATGCTGTGCGAGGCATAGTCGAGCATACAAACAAGTGATAAAAAGTAAAATATAATTCATTTTTTATTATCCATATTATCTTTAATTGATCATAATACAAGTTTTTATAGATTTAAAATTATTAAATTTTAAGTTAAAATTCTTTTGAATTAAACTTTTTAAATAAAATGGAAGGAATACAAAAAAATATGTCGAATATTAGCGTTAGAGCTAATAGCAACGAAATTCGAGAAGATTTTTGTGGCATGTGTCTTGCAGCACCTTTAGCTTTAACAGGAATTGGTTTAGCTGGTATATCATCTAAAGCGGATTATGAAAAATCTAAAGAAATCAAATTATTTATGGGAATTAGTAGTGTTATTTTATTAATTTTTATATTATGGTATTTTAAAGATTGTGCTGATTGTAAAATTTAAACATACGTTCGGAAAGGTCCAACTGACTATAATCAATTTGATTAACAATATTATCCTTACTGAAATATTATCTCAAAATTGATAATATTTCATTTTTAAATATTAAGGGGAGTATTCTCAATTTTAATTTTTTAATTCTATATTATGTAATAGTAATTTTTTATTTTTTTCTCTTCCTAATCTAAATACCCTCCCTATAATTTGTTTAACATAAAACGCATCTATAGTGTTATCTAAAAACACAATATCAGTCGTATTTTCTAATCTTATCCCAGCATTATCATTGTGTATGTTTAAAAATATACATTTCGATTTTTTTGTTTTGTATCTTTCCAATATTCTTTCTCTATTTTTTATTGTACCACTTAAAACTTCTACAGGATTTTCCGTCAAGTTTTCTAAAATAATAATTGATTTTCCATTATGTTTACCAAAAATAATAATTGATTCCCCATTAGAAACAATATCTTTCAATATATTTTCAATTGTATTTTATTGTTTACTTTCAGGTGCGTTCATAATAGTATAAGCATTACTTTCTTTAACATTATTAGGATTTATACATCTACAAATAGGACAATTGTTATTTTTTGATAACCATTGACAACAACAATTATTACAGATAAAATTTTGACAACAAGTTAAAAGTGTGGGATCTGAGAGTTTTAATGTACAAATTATACAATCATCATTTAAAATACTTATATATTTTTGTTCTATTAGTTCTAGTTCGCGTTCTCTATCTTTTAAACGTAATTCAAGTTCTTTGTAATATTTTGTATTACTTTTATCTTCTTTAAAAGATAAAGAAGTTTTTATTTTTTTTATTTCTGATATTTTTAATAATTTAATAAGTGTTATAAGATTGTGATAGTTATTATCATATTGGTTAGTTGTTATAAGATTTTGGTTAGTTGTTATAAGATTTTGGTCAATTTTAACTCTTACTAAGTTCATTTAAAACTTCTTTTACATCATATTCTTTTATCATTTGAACTAAAGAAACATTATTTAAAATATTAGATGCTGCTTGTAAAGTTTTATTATTTAATACACATTTATGTAATTTTTTAATTATTAATTCTTCATTTAAACCTAATTCAGCTTTGTTACTAACAACATATTTTTTAAAATATTCTACATATGAATATTTATTATTTGTGTTAAATGTATTAAAATTATGTTCTAAAATATTACACATAACAGTTCTTACAAATTCAGAATTATATTTCAAAAGTTCATTTAAATACATTTGTTTAATTTCTGGTATTTCAAAAGGTTGAATAGACAATAATTCTTTATAATTATTTGTTGTATTTAATTTTTCTTTTATTTTATTTAAAATTTTAACTAAAATTTCATTATCAGATTTAACAAAAACAATTTCTGAATATTGTATTATTTGTGTAATTATATTTTTTATTTCATAATTTGGTAATGTAAAATTTAATACCCCTTCTTTAAAATATGTTGAAACAATTTTTCTTTCACTAGGTTGAATTTTATTCAATAACACAGCTTTTGCTATTTCCTGAAGATGATTATCTGGTTTCTTAAAAGCGAAAAAATTATTATAAAAACTTTTAGCCACAATATTATCTTCACATAATTTATCTATTTCAATCAAAAGAAACTGAATTTTTTTACAGTTTGAAATCTCTTCAAACAACTTATTATCTTGAGAACTAAATGTATTTGGTATTTAAAATTTTAACATCCATAAAAGGATTTATAACAATATTTTTGAGATTTAAATCTTTGATTTTTTTATTTTTATAAAGTTGATCACATTCTTGATAAAAAATTTGTATTAAAAAGAAAGATAAATGTTGTTTAAAATTATAATGTGTTAATATCTTCTTCATTTGTAATTGCATTAATTAAACCAAAAAACATTTGTTTATTTGTTTCTAAATAACTAAATATGTCATCCACCCATTTTTTTTTACGCGTAAATGCAGAAACTTCATCAATAAAAAAAAACCCCTTAAAATCTACTATTACTTCTAAATATGTTAATTCCGTTACTATTACGACATCATAATATTTAATTTGTTCTTTAGTAAATTTTTTTCTTCTTGTGTCGTAAATAAAATACTTAAGTTGTCTATTTGTTTTTTCTCCAAAATATGTTATTATATCTGATTCCCATTGTATTCCGGGAAACTAACACAATTAATTGTGGTAAACTTTTATAATCTTTTTTATATTTAACATAATTAAGAAAACTTAGAGTTGTTACAGTTTTTCCACTGCCTACTTTGTCTCCTAAAATACAAAATTTTTCGCCTCTTTTATAAATATCATACATATCATGTATAGATTTGACTTGGTGATCAAATAGATAATCAAAAGCAGCCATTCTTTATTCAATAATATTTTGAAAAAAATTTAAATAATCAATTACGCTAGCCAATAAGATTAAAGTAACAAACCTGATATTAGGTATACCTGGGTTTACAATAGATATGACTATCGAAATAAACGATTAATCTAGGATAACTGTGAATATCAACACCAATTGGTGTTAATGTTAAATTTCTATTAAATGTTTAATTCTTTATTTATAAAATGTATATCATACCCACAGATTTGAATTATTTAGACAAATTTTTAAAAGACGGTTATATTAAATTCAAATTCGTAAAAATTTATGAACAAGGATTTTTAATAGATTTGTTTCATGATGAAAAAGCTTATGTATATCTTATGGTAAATAGTAATTTTGTAAAAACATGTAAATTTGAACTCTCTAATGAATGTGAATTAAAAAACACTATTTTATCGATTCGAGATATTGATCGTATTTGTTTCTTAACAAAAGAAGTGTATCAACAATATAAAAATAAAATTAATGTTTTACATATTTCATCAGGTTTTTTAAGTCATAAAAATTTTATTGAATTTTTAATCCATCAAACATCAGCTAATAATTTATTACAAATTTTAAATTCAGATAATCTTCTTACAGTAGGACAAGTAAAAAACAAATCAAATATAACAAAAGTTTATAATGAAGGAACATTATCTAGAACACATATTAAATATAATGCAAATAAAAAATATGATGATAATATTGCATTATCACATGAAATAGATGCTGTATATTTTAGAGTAAAATTTCAAAATATACCTTATGAACGAGATGAAGAAACAGATAATCCAGTATTTTTATATTTGAAACCATCTATTTTAAAAAATTATAAATGGTATTTAAACTATGTAGACAATTTTGGATTTCCAGACCGAAGAACTATTTTTAAACAAAATGAAGATTTTATTATTGATCACCCAGATTTTATTGCTAACATGTTTGAACTCGTAGTTTTTGGACCAATTAAAAATTTACACTCATATATAAGTTATATTTGTATACCAAAACATCTTAAAAATCAATATGTAGATTTAACTAAATCTTTAAACATTAAATGGTATTGAACTAGATATTAAAGATTAAAGATTAAATGGTTGGAATACTCAATTGTATTGAACTAGATATTAAATTAAATGGTCGGAATACTCAATTGTTGAACACAATTGTAAATCTAAAATACTAAATCTTTTAATGTCGTTATATTTCATTAAAGCATGTTTAAAAGTAGGATAATTTGTAAATTACTATCATTCATTGATAGTAATTTCGTTTTGTTGATGCTCAGGTAAATATAGATTGTTATTCTGAAAAATTTGAATCACAAACTCATTTGTATTAGAATTAATCAGTTTTATTAAAGGCTGGAGGAGAAAGTCGCATAAATACGCGTTTTGCCCCCCCTCGATGCATTACACCCGAAAGCGGATCTGATCCTTCATCATGCCTCGCTGCGCTCGTCACGGCATGCCTCGCTGCGCTCGTCACGGCATGCTGCTCGCCTCGTATAGTATTTGTATTTGTCTCGGGGGAGCCAAAATATTCGCTTCGCGAGCGAAGATCCGCTGAGCTGATATATGTAGAACTCAACAAGGATTCACTCACTGTATGTAATGCGTCTTCCTCAGGCGCAGCGCAGCGAACGGTTGTATTTAATCTTCGACGAATACTTACAGGATTAATTTTTAATTTATTTGTATTAATATGATCAGTAATACTAACATAATTTGGTGATTTAAAAGGAGGAATAAGATGTTTTTCTGGACATTGTTTATTTAAAAAAAGTTTTCGGGTATTTTTATAATCTAAAATTGATGTATCAATTTCTCCTTGTTGTGTTATATTTTCTAAAGTTGTATATTTTTTAATTAACATAAACGCTCTATTTGGTCCGATTTGGGGTATATTATTATTAAAATCAGTACCACACATTATACAAAAATCTAACCAACTTTCATGTGTCAAACCTAAATAAGTTAATATTGGATTTAAATTTATTTCTAAAAATTGATGAGATGGTAAATCACAATCTCGTAACATTATAGGGGAACTGCAAGCTAAAACATCCATATCTTTCGAAATTACCGCATCAGCAATACCCGATTTTACTAAATTTGCACATAAAATTTCTGCCTCTCCATTAGCTAATAAAAAAGGCACCCCAAAATAGATAAGTAATTTTTGTAATTTTATAAAATCAGTATTATTGATTTCTAATATCTGACTTCTTAATCTTTCTATATATTTTTGTACTAATCTGGGGGAAAAATTAGTAAATAACCGAGATTTTTTTATTTTTGTATTATTAATTTCCCATAATTTAGGAGTAATAATATGATATTTTTCATAATTTTTCATCCCTTGTTCTAATTGTTCCACATGTAAATATTGGTTTTTCTTTTTTTCAGCTCTTTTTTTTTTTTCTAATGATTTTTCTCTTGGAGCATCTCCATCAAAAACAAAAATAGGTTTTATTTCACATTCTAATAAAGATACTATTAAATTTATTAAAGCTTCTTCATAATCATCTATTCGTACAATTTTGTATGCACAAACAAACATCGGCGCATCTATAGCAACAATGCGATTTTTATATTTTCTAAAATTAACTTGTGTTTCAAAATCTGTGTTTTTGTAATAATTTTTTAAAAAATTACGGAGTCCTTTAATACCCATTATTTTATTTTTTTAATTTTTTTTTATTTAACTTCAATTCTTAATCAATATTGATGTATCTCGGCACAATTACTTGTGATGAGATAATTTTGGAGTATTGAATTTAGAAAATGCCGTCTCAAATGAGATTTGTCTAAGTAGATTTTAAGCGATAAAACTACGCCTGAGCCTGAGCCTGAGCCTGAGCCTGAGCCTGAGCCCGAGTAAGCGGATGCGCTTGAATATGAGGTTGTGCTTGAGTTCGTTTGATGTAATCGATCACTCGTTCTTTGGTATGTAGTCGATGACACTTGCGCAGATCAGGAGAATTCTCATACCTCCGCACCTTCTGACCATCAGATTTCTTTTTGAACACCAAAGTGATACTTTTACATCGCTCCCCAAACCGACATTCCTCAATGTTTTGACGAAGTTCCTCTTTGGCGTGTGCATAAATACACGTTTCACCAAACTTGCAGGTTCCTGTCTCCGTCACTTCTTCGGATGTAATTGTGAAGATATTTTTACACAATCGCATTTTCCTAGCGGCCTCTTTCTCAACCGTCATCTTCGGAACAGTCAAGCTCATAAGTGCTGGAGCAGGAAGAACATTCCCCGTGATACGACTGATGCGTTGTTTTGGAGATTCGTGTTTCCGAGCTGAATGTTGAAACGTGCATCGGGAATTTCCGCAGTTTTGACCATAGCGACAATATGGCTTGGTCGTTTTCGGAAGGGAATGTGGGAAAATGCAGTTGTTCCCAAATTTGCAAACTTCTCCAGCCGCGATGTATTTGCAGAGACGTGTCGTCATTAAGTAAAGACGTTCGAAAAGAATTGCCGCGTGACGCTCAGGCCGGCGACCAACAAATTGGACGATATAATTTGCAGTTCGTTTGGGGTTATTAGCAAAAGATTTGCGATTTCCACTTCCACTACTTCCAGTACCACTGCTATCGCTCTCTTGAGGTGAGCACTCCCTTGATCTCGGGGGTGAATCCATGCTCGGGAAATCAGCATCATCCAAATCAATGGAATAAATTTCTTGAACTGGCTCAGTAACCCAGTTCAACTTACCATCGAGAACAGATAAGCCAGCCAGTTGTTTTGCTGCTTTCTGATTTTCTAATTTCATGTAGATGACATGTTTAATCTTCTTCTCTTCTTCTGTGACCGGTTCATCTTCATCCTCATCTTCAGAAAATTCGTCTTCAGAGTCATCGTCATCGATGATTCGGGGGACGAAAGTGTCGTAAGTATCGTCAATGTCGTCAATGTCACTGTATGAATCCTCGAACTCCATCTCCGGGAGTTGGGTGTTGTATTCTTCTTCTTCGTATTGCTCTTGGTTGGCGTCGACAGATGTGTCGACTTCATACGGATGACTTCCGTATGTTTGAGTATTTAGTGTTTGGAACATATTGGTTCGTTATATCATGGAATAATTTTTGAAAGTGATACTTCAAATTTTATAATGATCTCATTACATTTAAAGCAAAAATTCTTATCTATTACAGGGAAACATAAATTAAATTGAATGATGGATATTTAAGGAATTTCCGTGATAGAAACATGGAATGATAAATTTAACAAATTTTATTACGAGACATAAATTTGATTACTTAGCAATATAAGACTTACATAACATATACCCACTATCAAAAAAATGTATTAAATCTGTATTAGAACTCTCAAATGTTAAATATCCACCATCAAATATTATTTCGATTATTTTGTTATCGTTGCAAGCATATGTACCCGTTTCGTGGACAGCATCCATCGCTGTAGTTGTAGTCGCTGTGCTTGTTGAATTAAAATTTCCGGAGTGAATCGCTCGCGCAGAGGTTGTTGATTTAAATATATTAAATAATTTCCATAAATATTCAGAAAATGGTTGATCTGGAGAATATGGTTTTTTTGATGCAGATGTGAAAACAGCATAATTGTTATTATTTGGATATTTGTTCATCATATATGATAATGGTAAATTATCAAACATACCACCATCTAAGTAATATTTTTTATTAATTAAACAAGGCCCAAATAAAAATGGTACAGCACATGTCATTTTTAAAGCATCTGTAATTAATACATCTGGATGAGATGTAGATGTAATATATTCTCTTATATCATCAGTTAAATTATAAGTTGTACAAATAAATGTTTTATTTGTAATGATTTCAAATTCTTTTAATGTTGGAATACGGGTTCGTGTGTTTTCTACTATTTTATAATACTCTAACCGTGCTTCATTAGGCCCACTACACTCTTTGAAATATTTTAAATAAATATCTTGAAATACACCATCTATATCCATATTGGTATCAGTATTAGTAGATTGAAGATTTTCATTAACAAAATGAGCATGTTTGTGATTTATATAATTAACCCATTTTTTTTTAATTAATATATTTAATGCTTGTTCAATTTCATTGAAATCTGAAAGAGGTTTACCGGTCATTCCACTAGAAAAATTTAAATATAAATTATTATATAATTTAGAAGTACATAAATACATTAAAATTTCGATTGGTTCATAATTTAACATTAATAATATAGAAATCATTGCCCCAGATGATGTCGCACCATAATGGGAAATTGTAGTTAAATCACATTGGGTTTCATGTATATATTGAAGGGCACCTAATACAAGTACAGCATTCGTTGCATTACCTGAAAGAATAAGTGATGTTGGGGATTTTTGTGAACAAAGTGAGAATCTCTCGCTGCGCTGCGCACGCGGAGTTTTTGTTGATATATTAGGAAGTGTTTGTTCCACAACTATTTTTTGGGAGCACACTGGAATACTCGTATCACTCGTAAAAATATCAGGTTTGTTATATGTTTTAATAAAATTTTTAGAGTTTATTTCATCTATTGAAAGGGTTGCCATTTTATGTTATTTAACTATTATTGTTAAATATTATTTTAGATTTAAAATATGAAAACTCATTTTAATAAATATTATCAAAATTGAATTCATATTATAATGGCAGATTTTTTAACCCAAAGTCAAGTAACACAATGTCCGATAAACGCTACCCAGCGAGATTATAATCCAAACGAACTAACCTTAGCATTAAATCAATTAGCGCGTCCGCTACGTGTCCCTCAACATGTCGAAGCTAGTATGATCCTTCCGACTACTATCCAAATAAATATTTATAAATCGCCCGAAGACGATTTAGATATTTTACTTTTCTATGATTTTTTAGAATTTACAGGATTTAATAACAAAAAAATTATTGATAAATTATTAAAAAAAGTTATTAATAATTTTGTTGATAATTTCCCTATGAAAATTAGTTTTAGTTATATCCATCTCGGCACAATCTTTATTCAAATTAATACAAATATTGTAATACAAAGTTCTCTTAATATTCATTTAGATATTGCGTCTAAAAGAGTCTTAACATTGTATAAAACTTTAACAGAATATGTGGTTAAATTAACAAAATATTATAAATTACAATTTGTTAATTTTGGATCGGTTTAATCGGATCACCAGCACCCCCCCCAGGCAATGTAATACTTGAAATAACATTACCTGCACCATCAAAATAATAAATTTGACACATCCCACAACATTCTACCGTTCATAGTTAATTTATACAAAATTATATTGATAACATAAAATGAGGAATATATTGATTCTTTTAATTTTCATCATTGTACTTTGGTTAGTTATTATTTATTATGATTATGATAGACTGCTTAGATTAAGATTTTCAAATACAAAATCATTATTAAATACATATTTAACAAAACCTCAAACTCTAAAAAGAGTGGTTGTTGTTATTAATTGTAAAGATGATGAACAATTATGTCTGGATACAATTAAAACATTACTTGATCAAAGCAGACGAGTCCATGATATTGCTGTTGAAACTAATACCCCATATGTAATATCAAATGAATTACAATCAATTGTAACAGTTCATAAACCACAGACAACTATGATTAGAGAACCAGATAATCAAACTTTAATTTTAGAAATCGAAAATGGGAAAATATATCCATTTGGATATATCGAATCATCAGAATCAAATATGTAAAATTTGATTTTTAATAATCTTATAATTATATAACAAAATGAATTACATTAGTATTGTAAATGAATTTTGTCAAAAACAAAAATTACAATCCCAATATAAATTAATAAACCAAACTGGTCCATCTCACGCCCCCGAGTTAACTATACAATTAACTATTTATGTTTGTCCTTCACTAGAAGAAGCAAGGGCAACTACTGAATTGTGTGAGACACCTCAACAGGGAGCTGAAAACGAAACTAATACTGTTATAAACACAGAGGAAAACTTGCCTGTGCTTAATACAGTAACTAAAACATTTGTTAATACTGCAACAAAACAACAACAAGCAAAACAAATGTGTGCAGAACAAGCAGTAAATGAATTAAATATGGTTTCTATTTTAGACGAATTAGCAGAAATTCAAAAAATAAAATTCGTTGAGATAACATGTGATTTAAACAAATTATGGGATGGGTCCGTTATAGAAACTGAAATTGTTTTAAAACGAGGTAATCAGAAAAAAAATATTTTAAAAACGATTAAAGTTGTTGTTCAAAATAATTTAGATTCTTAAATTTAAGATTCTTAAATTTAAAATATTACCTTTTAGGTAATATTTTACTATAACTTATTAAGACCACTCCTAACGATTTTCATATACTTCCTGTGACATCATATCTTTTTGTCTTAATTCCGGAACTTTTTGTATCAATTCAATTAATTTATTAATAGGTAAAATATCAAAACCAGGATTTAGTACAACAGATTCTTTAATAATCGCAAACGCAATTTGATTTGATAGAATAGATTTAAAAATATAATGATCAGAATACATTTCCTGAAAAATTTTCATCTGAAGTTAGATCACTAACAAAACCAAATACACTCAATCCGTGGGCAAATCGTTGTGCTAATTTAATATCTGAAGTTGTATTTATACCTTCAAAAGCTTTTCCTATTTGAAACCCATTTTGAAATATTATTTTATAATTACGGGTATCATATATAAAATAAACGAATATTTAATTGTTGAATATTTTGGTTAAAACAAGTTTTTGTAGGTGTATTAACTAGATATCTTTGGATAAGTATATTTTTAATTTTATTTTCATCCCATATTACTGTAATATCATCATCAGATAAATCAACACAATTTTCAATATGTATTCCATGTAATAACAATAGTTCAGTGATAGTGGAATAATTATCATTTGGGTTATTACTCTTAATTCATCTAAATCTTCTTGCATTACTGTTTGTAATCTACAATTTAACCGTCGTTCATATGATTGTTCCCACATATCTTTCCAAAAAGTACCTAATTTTTGAATAACTATACTTCCTATAGGGTCAATTGCTGTCATATTAATACCTAAAATTATATTTAAAGCTGATGGAATATGTATATTTTCTTTAGTAGATAGTGCTTGTACAGTTGTACGTGCCCGACTAACATCTCCAATATAACCAGTTACTTCTTGAAGACATAATTCATGAGCTTTTAATAGAAAAGCATCTGTCCCATAACATTCTATTAACATAAGTTCTTTTTTTAATAAAGCGGTTAACGCCTGAATACATCCGTAGTTTGTATCGGCGGGGGGAAATTTTTCTAACATAATATCACGTTCTTTTTTGTTTTTTATTTTACTCATTAATGTTATATAACGTAAGAATAGTTCCATAAAATTAAAAATATCATTTCTTGTTTTTGCTTGATATCTAGTATCATTTCCAATAAATTTTGCCATTAATACAATTTTATTGATATATTCTAAGTTTATTTTTTTTGTATATAATACACTAATTATTGCAGTTAAATCAAATTGTGCTTCTGTTCCAGTAATACTTTGGGATTGTTTATATTTATTATTTAAAAAATGAAATTCTGGATCACTTTCGAAGGTTGTTTGACATTTTTCTTAATATTAAGATCAAAATTGTAATTCAATTTTTCTATAGATTACATATTCTAAACAAAATCTGGTATTACTTACAAGTAATAAAATCGTAACAAATTATCTAACATATTAACAAAATATTTAAACGAAATCTGATTTCTAAATTATTTTACACAGATCTCTCTGGTATAAAACCGGTTAAATACCGTTTTAAATTTATTGATTTGAGTTAACTCAGCGTTGTACTGATTTGAGTTAAAGCTTTGCAAAGAAATATTACCCTAATGGTAATATTACAGAAAACTAAACAGCTATTTGCCGAACTAATAAGGATTGAAAATTTTCAGAATAAAGTGGGTATTGGAATAATTTAAGATTCTGAGTTGATTTGACGAATTCTATATTCTTTCATTAAAGAATTTAATGTACTAGGTTTTTGAAGAGTTAGAAGATTATTAATCCGTGCCAATGTTGTTATAATCCCAGTATTTTTGTATGCATAATGAATACAATTATGTAAAATTTCTTGTTCTAAATCTGTTATTTGAATAAATGCTTTGTTGACAAAAATAATTAAATATTTTGTAAAAAGGTCATGACATACATCATAAATTTCTGACTCAATTTGTTCTGATTTTTGTTGAAATTCATATAAATCGAGAAAATGATGAAACATTTTTTCATCAACAGATGAGGTGGGTGTACCATATTTACGTAATTGTAGGTATCTAAAATTTAAACTTGGAACATTTCCGCGTACTGAAAATAAATAACTGTATCGTGGATGTAACAATTTAAAATGTTGCGGTTCGTAATGTGGTGTGTCAATTTGTTGAATAGCAAGGTATCCTTGATGATAAGAGATATTAGTATTCATAATACCTGTTTTAAGATCATGAAGATCATCAAATATAACTTCTTTTGGTTTATCTACCTGAATTTTATTGAAAGTAACTTTCTCATCTAAAAGTAATTTATTATTCTGATCAAATGTTCCTACATGATAGATTGTGGGAGTTGGTTCAGGTTTACAAATTATACGTTCTTCCATAGATGGTTTTAGGATAAACATATATTTTTTATTTACATCAAGACTCTGATATATATCATCCAAAAAGTTTTGATCTCGATTATTACGGATTAATGTTTTTTCAGAAAATGTTAACTCTTTTTCAGATGAATTTTCACTACATGATGATGAATCCTCGTCTTCTTCTTCATTTTCATCTACTAATTCGCGTATCGCATCACAAAAACGTTGTCCAAAAGTAGTATGTCGGGATGCCCATCTACTTTTAAACGCATCAAGTTTACGATTCGTTGATGTATACCATTTTCCATCAATATTAAAAACACGAATTAATGTTCCTTCATGTGATTCAAAAAATCTACATTGAGAGAAGTCAAATTGATCACAACTATCAATTGTTTCACTTGTAAGTTCTGTTGTATATGGAAATCCTTTGAAAAAAAGGTTGTCTCCATGATACACTATCCCACGACAATTATTTAAATAGCTGTTTTTGACATTGTATTCTGAACAGAATAATGTTACATTATTCTGCTTATCAATGTCGGGTTGTTTCTTAATCTCTTTGTATAACGTTTCTTTGGAGATAGACATGTTTGTTTTATCTATTAATATTAGTTCATAAATTCAATATTGAAAATTTCAAATTTCAGGTTTAAAATTTGAAGTTAATCTACTTTATCATTTGATGATGTATTTATATAATCATATTCTCGTTTTTAAAAATGGGTATTTATATAATCATAATTTCGTACAACAGTATATAATATTTTTAATTTTTCATTATTTGTTTGACCAGATATTGGGCCTGAATCAGTATAAAATAAATCTCGTTTATATGGAATAATATCGATTTGGATATTAGAAACGAAATAAGCAAAAAAGATATAATAGAAAAAAACTTCAGTATCAAATAATTCCTGATTATTTTTTACCCACCCAGATAAACTTGAAACGGTATATAAATCACAACAATCACATAACACATGTGATGTTGATAAAATATCAGTTATTTTGAAATTATATTTCATTATGTATGGTTTAAGTTCACTAAAATATTCTTCAATATTATTAGTATCAATTTTATGTTTTAAAGCAGAAATAATCTCAAGTAAAGATTCTTTAGATGTGATAAAGGAATGAATTTTAAGACAGAAATCATCATAACTTAAATTATCATATGCCAATGGAATAAGCATTTTCTGAAACCCTATTTTTAAAAATAAATTTCATTTGTTACAAAATGGATCATTTGCTACATAAAAAACATATTATTTTCCTTGGATTTACTGATAATGAACTAAAAATTTTAAATAAAGAATTGAAATGTTTAATTCTAACGAAAAATGATTGGAATAGGTATAAGTATTTAGAAATTGAACAGGAGCAAAATTTAAACACCACTAAAGATACCGAATTTTGTAACTTACCAACAGTATACCACACACCTGACTATAAAATTTTAATTAATATCTTAAATTCAAAATATTATAAAAACAAAGATATTTCTTCTGTTTCCAAAGAGAATAAAACTCATTTTGTTCCAAAAAAACACAACGAAAGCGTTGTGAGTCGAGACAAAAAAAGGGCAAGTGTAGATAAAGAAACCGTCGTGAGCGGAGACAAAAAAACGTATAGCGGGGAAAATACAATGATAATATTTTTTATAACCAAAACAAATCCATATATTAATGTTTTATATTATTTAGAGAATTATTTTAAAATAGGTTTTATGTCTGAAAATCGTTTAACAAACCTACAAACAATCAAAATAATTTTATCTGAAAATATATACCAAGATTTTAATAATTTTTGTAAAACTCAATGGTTTATTGTGAATGATTCGATTATTTATACAGAAACCATGTTAGTGAATTACCTTAAACAGTTTTAATTTATACTAAAATGAACATCTTTTTAGAAATTTATTCCCCATTTTCAGAATTAACTAATAAAATTGATACAGATCAAATTAAAGAACCTAGTGGGTTTTTTTTAATTAAAATTAAAAAACTTTTAACAAAATTGAATATTCCAAAACATGAAATTGATTCTATAACACTAAAACCAACACATACGCTCCGCCGCACAAGCGCTAATATTCAAAAACACGCGCCCAAGCGCAGCGAGCACATCGAAAATACGCACGTTATGAGCGTTATGAGCACCGATATTAAAGCGGGTACTATAACGAATCCGAACGTTGCAACAAGTAACGAAAACCAACAAACATATAAATTATTGGTTGATGATAAAGTAATTAATTTACACCCAATTGTGAATTGTTTACGAGATGAAGCAAATTTAATTGAAGCTTTAAAAAAATTAAATTTAACTATATCAGATACTGTTTTTGAAAAACAATTTTTATTTAAAGCATTTTATTTAAAACATATTAAAGGATTTCAACAATTACGAATATTAAAACATAGAAAATTTTTATCAAAATTATTAACAAAAAAATATAGTAGAAAACCATCTATTCAACAATTAAAACATATTTTAGTGAAAGAACCTTTACTTAAAGATGTTTTTGAATCTTCTTTGAAAAAACCCTATAATACTGGGCGAGCTGCTGAATTAGACCAAAATATTAGGTATAGTTTATTAATACCAACTAATACATATGATGCTCGCGTTGCTTACAACGATATTTTCAATAAACCTGGGACATTATATCAGATTTATAAATTAATTCTTCGGCATAAAAAAACGATTGCTGGTTGTTGGTTAATTAAAAGTAATGGGGTTAAATGTAAAGTTAAATCTTTAACATGTTTGGAACATAAAAAACCGAAACAATCTCGAATTCGCCGCGTTAAAAACAATACAACGCCCCGAATAACATCCAACAGTCCCAACAGTCCCAACAGTCCCAACAGTCCCAACAGTCCCAACAGTCCCAACAGTCCCAACAGTCCCAACAGTCCCAACAGTCCCAACAGTCCCAACAGTTCCCTAACACCTAGCACTGACACTGCGCGTATCCCTGTACCTGATCCACCCGAGCATATAAACGCCGCGCGAGTCACTGCTTTTAACATACAAAAAATTACACCTCTAAATAACATAGATAACATTGGAAATTCTATAATAGGCCGGGTAAAAAGGAATTCTTTTTTTCAGCAAAATAGTACACGTGGCCAGAGTTTTTCTGCCGATAATACTACCGAAGATTCTATAACAAAATTATCTAGTCATATTAAAAAAACATATATAACAACACAACACACTAAAACAAATATATCATACGATGCACACGATGCACAGTCGAATATGGTTACTTCGGTCGCGAAAACACCGAGTGATGCGCAGGTGTTATACGGGCGCAACGAGCAGTCGAGCGACGCGAGGGGTATAAAAAAAACATTGTGTGAAAAAAAATCCTGTGGACCAAACAAAGATAAAGAATGTTTTTCATGTTTACATTGGTATAAAAATATTTGTTCCCAAAATATAAAATGTTTAAATTCTAAAAGTTGTAATGAGGCTTGTTCTAATCATGCAATTGAAGTTCCTGATGATAGTGTTTTATTTTGTGTGAAACAAAATTTCTGGATGGCGGCTCAAGATTTTTTTAATACAAATTTTATTTTAGAAAAACATTCTGATGATCTTGTATCTTCTGGGTCAGAAGATACTGAAGATACTGATGAAGGTTCTTCAGAAATAGAAACTAAACTTTTACAAAACGGACAAACAAAACCTATTTCCAATTTTTTATATAATACTTGGTATATATGGGTATTATTATTAGTTGTAATAATATATAAAAAATATTCAAAACATATATAAGGAAAATGATTTTTTCAATATATAATTACAAAACTATAAAATGGATAAAGAGCATCAAAAGAGCGCGACGGACCATTCTGATAAAATACTCCCGCCAGCGGCGGTACAAATGTTATGTGAAAAATGTATAAAAAATAACCCTGCGAACGCAATGAGCGATGACATACCTTATAAATATAATGAAAAAGAAATTATAAATGAAATATCAGAATTTATTAATAAAACATATTCTCAACATTATGCACAAAATAAAATTCAAGCTATGCAATTTATTATTGATATGGAATGTGGCGAACAATTTTGTTTAGGGAGTATTTTAAAATATATCCAACGATATGGTAAAAAAAATGGAAAAAATAAAATGGATTTATTAAAAATTATACATTATACTATAATGTTATTATATCAAAATAATCAAAATAAAGAATAAATACGATTCTAAAATAGAGTTCTATTTTAGAATTTATTGAATACTTGCGGTTGGGTATAACAACTTTACTTTATGGTTCAACTATTTGTTCATTTGCTGCTTTTTGAACTTCAAATTTTCTTGTATATTCAGAATGTAATGTTTGATCATCTTTTACTTTTCCCCATCGGATTCCTAATTCTTTCATAGTTATTTTACTTTCTTTTTTACGTTCTTGTTCGCAAAAGAAAAGGTAAACCGATTTAGGATTACGTTTTTCTTTTTTAGGTATCATATTCTTTTTTTCTTCATCATATCTTAATTTATCTTCAGCAAATGCTTGTTTTATAAATTGTTTGAGTTTGGGGTCCACATCTTGATTTATTTTGAAAATTTGCCATCTTCGCCCAAGTTCACATGTTACTTCTTTTATACTTAATTTAGGTTGTTCTTCAATAATTTTTGGTCGTATTTGTTGACAGAAAAATAAATATTCACTCATCACTCGTTTAGGGTGTGTTGGACCATCTGTTTTTCTCATTGTTAATCGTAATTTTGTGGTATTTCCTTTACTTTTCCAAATATTAATTACTTCCTGACTAACATTATTATTTGTTAAAAAATGAACAACAAATTTATTTACGGCGTGATATGGTGCATTGACTTCTAGAACCATCTTCTATCTTTATTAATATTTTACCTTAAGTTTAAGTCATTTTTTCAACCATAAAAGGACTACTAAATTATTTATCAGTTTTTTTTCAATTATAATGAACTAAATTAATTAGTCATTTCCCAACCATAAATTATATTTATTAGTTATTTCCATAAATTAATTATATTTAGCCATAAATACTGATCTAGAAAGAATAGGAATATTTTTATTTTTTGCTTGTTTAAATTTATTTGACTCTTTCATACCATCAGTATAAATAAGATATTTACATTTTTTTGTAAGCGTTGTTTCTATTATAAATCGATCTTCTAGTGTAACATCTCTAAATCCGGTTAAACATATATGTTCACGTGGTGTTAAATTAATGACATTTTGTGAGGTATTTGTTTGATGATTAGTTGTTTGCGGGTGTTGAATCGTTGTTTGTGAGATCGTTTGCTGCGTTTGCGCAGCGGTTGTTTTGGGGATCGTTGTTTGGGAAACAAAAATTCTCATATCACAAAATGAATTTTGAAGATGTAATCCTTCTTTAAAACATAAAAGAATAAATTTCATCATCATATTATAGTTAGAAATTATTTTTGATCCAATAATTTCTGATATCCCATTAATTTGGGTTATTTCATTAATAGTAGGTTTCTTAATTAAAATTGTTGGTAATTCTTTAAATAAAAAAGAAACTCTTTTAGCACCAATACCATATCCTAAAACCCCTGATCCACCAATTAATTTTTCTAATTGAATTTCTTTTGCTTTTAATTGTTTCATTTGTTGAATTATACGGTTTTGTATTTTAGGCCCAAAATGAGGGTCTAATTGTGTTGGTTTAACATTTAAAATACTAAAAAATGTGTGTAAATGACATACATAATACATTTTTTCAATTGTTTTAATATTTACATATTTTACATCTAATTTTGTAAATAAATTAGTAAGGGTTTTTATAGCTATTATATCATCAACATTTTCCATCCGTGTATCGCTCAGCTCTCCTACAATATTGTCAAGTGAACTAATTTTATGCCTCGGTTCGCTCGTCGAAGCATTTGGATTTATTTGTAAATGAACACCATTCCATTGATTAGATGGTAAGATTACAGGAGAAAGCGATGGTGTTAATATTTTAATAATATGAGGAATTACATCCCCTGATCTAATACACACGACGGTTGCCCCAAAACCGATTTGATTTTCTTTAATATATTTTGCGTTAAATCCTGACACTTGTTTTATCGTTACACCACAAAGATTAAATGGTTTAACATGTATTACTGGATAATAAATTCCCCATTTACTAATATTCCATACAACTTTCTCTACTGTTGTTGTCATTGACGCTATATTTGTTTGAGGTTTAAAAGCGATTATATTTTTAGGATTACCTGAGATATATCGTATATATTCAGTATCTAAACCTAATACTAACCCATCTAAATTGTAATTAGATGTAGTTGAAAATTTTTTAAATAAATCTTCAAGAATATCTATTGTAATATCAGATTGTTGCATAACAACCCATGGTATTTTTGAGTTTTTTTCACCAAATAATTTAAATTGTTGAATTAATGGGATTTGTGTTATTCGCTGCGCTTGTGCAGATAGGTTGTTATATATTATTTCATAAGGGATAAAATCTATATCATTCATGATATCTGAATTAGTTCCAAATTGACCAGCAACTAAATTTCTAGGATTTTTATATTTTTTAGCATATTTTTTAAATAAATTATTATCCATTATTAATTCCCCACGGAGATAACAATTATTATTTTGGATATAATTTGTTAATTTATCCTCTATATTGAGTTTTAATTCAGGTAAATAAACAGATAAATCCATTCCTTTTTCTCCGTTACCCCGACTATATAATTTTTCGTCAAATTGGTTTATGCTCACTGCGCTGCGCGTGTTATGATCAACTTCAGTAACCAAAGTCTGATCACATGTGTTGGTAGCGCGAGGGGTATAAAGTGCACTAATTCCATCTAATTTGCCTGATATCAAAATCTGAGGATTTTGTATAATATGTGGTATAGACTGTACATATTTAAACCAATGAGTTAATTGTTGTGATGTTCTGATTTTGTCTAAAGAACCCATCCAAACTGGAAGTTTGATAATTAGATTTTTACCATTATCTTCACAAACAGAATCATTTGGACTATTATCATCTCCAAATAATGTATCATATATTTGATCATCAATAATAGGGTTACCATTAGAATAATTAATATCACATATTTGTTTGAAACTTTCCATTTTATTTAATTTTAGTTTAGTAATCTAGATTTCAAGTTTAGTTTCATAATATGTATTTAATATTTATTTAACGTATACAAAATAACTACAAAATGAATTATCTTAAAACATATTTTAATCAAGAAAATAAGAAACAACCACGTGAGCGGGTTGAACAACGTGAGCGGGTTGAACAACGTGAGCGGGTTGAACAACGTCATCTTCGCTCGGTTTCAAAAAACGACGCGGATAACGAGCTTGTAACTTCAGAAATTTTAAGAAATAAAAACACAGTCAGATCAAAAAATACAATTTTTAAAAATACCACACAAATAGTAAGTGGTCGTATAAACAGCGAACCGGTTTCTGTGTCAACTGACACAGATAAACAATTAGAAATCTCAAATGTACATGATACGCACTTATATAAAAAACCCGACTGTTTGGAGGAAATAAGTAAAAATGAATTAGAAATTGAAAAAAAAAAAGAAACAGAAACTGATTCAACCCAATTTGATAACAATATGTTTTGTTTTATTACTGCCCCAAAAAATCTTACTGATTTAAAAAATTTATTTGATGGAATTTATTATCCTTTTAAAAAACAATGGAGATTTTTAAAATCTGACGAACAAGTTGTACAACAATTTTTATTAGATATTGCTAATGAAAAAAGTAATATATGCAATTATGAACAGTTAGTTAAACCGGAGGTGGAACGCAGCGAGAGTACATTTGTTAAAAATATACCATACGAAACACCGAGTATAGATATCTTAAATTTACCACATGAAGATAGTGAGAGCGAAATTGATGAAACACAAATATCTGAAGCAGTTAAAGAAGTTTTAATTATGAAACGGCGTAGTCGTGACAGATTACATAGGGAAAATTCATTTAATGCATCAGATGCGTCTGATGATTCATGTGATAGTCGTGACATTATTTATCGACGTCGACGAACTTCAAGTGAAGAAGTTGCTCAAGAAAGTGATTTATTAATGGAATTAGCAACAACTCTTAATAATTAAATTTTAGTAAAATTTTGAATTTATTAACAATGTTAATAAATTCTTTAGTTATATCGACATATTTAATCCTATTTTAATATAAATTTACCACTTGTACAGAAAACATTTGTTCCTGATGTAATTCCTTTTATACGTAAATCAAATTCATCATTATTAGTGAAATTTTCTATACATAATAAAGTCGCTTGTAATGAATCACCCGCTTTTAAACCTATAATTCTAATACTTTCTTGTAAAATCGAATTATTTTTAAAAATTCCCATACGATAATTTACAATACCACCGGATGTTCGTTGTATTCCTGCTGAAAAAAGTAATATACCTGTCCCAGGAACTGTCGTTTTAAATGTCCAATTTGCTGTTTGAATTATATTTATATTTACTGCCATATTATCTGTTACATCTACTAATTTTGTATAAGTTGATGTATTAACAGAGGTTGTTCCTTGAGATATAAATTTTATTCCGCCTATTACTGTATTTAATGGTGGTATTGATATAAACGATAAAACGCCTAATCCATTTGTAGTAATTACCTGATTAACTAATCCGTCTGTTATTGGTAATGAATAATTGGTTGTATGTAATGATACAGCTGTTAAATTTCCTAAATCATCGATGGTAACTAAAGAATTTTGGATTAATTTTCCAGTTGTAGAATTATATCGAGTTACAGCATTATCGTCGGAAGATGATGGTCCGACAACATTTCCAACACCTGTAGCCCCAGTTGGTCCAGTTATTCCCTGATTCCCAGTTGGACCCTGTAATCCTTGTACCCCAGTCGGTCCCAATAATCCCTGTATTCCTGGAACACCAGTTGGCCCTAATATTCCCTGTACACCCGTTGGACCCTGTATTCCTTGATTTCCAGTGGGCCCTAATAACCCTTGTACACCAGTCGGTCCCAATAATCCTTGTATTCCCTGTATTCCCTGTATTCCCTGTATTCCCTGTATTCCTTGATCTCCAGTGGGCCCCAATAACCCTTGATCTCCAGTGGGTCCCAATAACCCTTGTACCCCAGTGGGTCCTAATAAACCCTGTATTCCTTGATTTCCAGTAGGCCCTAATAACCCTTGTACCCCGGTTGGACCCTGTATTCCCTGTATTCCCTGTACACCAGTTGCCCCTAATAAACCCTGTATTCCTTGTATTCCTTGTATTCCTGGATCTCCAGTTGGCCCTAATAAACCTTGTACACCGGTTGGACCCAATATTCCCTGTATTCCCTGATCTCCAGTTGGTCCTATTAATCCTTGTATTCCCTGTACTCCTGTTGGTCCTAATAAACCCTGTATTCCCTGATCTCCAGTTGGTCCTATTAATCCTTGTATTCCTTGTATTCCTTGTATTCCCTGTAGACCGGTTGGACCTAATAACCCCGGTATTCCCTGTATTCCAGAAACACCTGTTGGCCCTAATAAACCTTGTATTCCCTGATCTCCAGTTGGTCCTATTAATCCTTGTATTCCCTGTACACCGGTTGGACCTATTAACCCCTGTATTCCCTGTATTCCAGAAACACCTGTTGGCCCTAATAACCCCTGTACACCGGTTGGACCCAATATTCCCTGTATTCCCTGTATTCCCTGTATTCCCTGTATTCCCTGTATTCCCGTTGGACCTAATAAACCCTGGACACCTGTTGGCCCTAATAACCCCTGTATTCCCGTTGGACCTAATAAACCCTGGACACCTGTTGGCCCTAATAACCCCTGTACACCGGTTGGACCCAATATTCCCTGTATTCCCTGATCTCCAGTTGGTCCTATTAATCCTTGTATTCCCTGATCTCCAGTTGGTCCTATTAATCCTTGTATTCCCTGATCACCAGTTGGTCCTATTAATCCTTGTACACCTGTTGGCCCCAATAACCCCGGTATTCCGGTTGGCCCCAATATTCCCTGTATTCCTTGTAATCCCTGTACGCCGGTTGGGCCTAATAACCCCTGTATTCCCTGTATTCCCTGATCTCCAGTTGGGCCTAATAACCCCTGTATTCCCTGATCTCCAGTTGAGCCTAATATTCCCTGTATTCCTTGTAATCCCTGTATTCCTTGTAATCCCTGTACACCGGTTGGACCTAATAATCCTTGTAACCC